AAGGAGCTGCTTCCCTTCACGGGCGCCTTCCCCTTTCAGAGAGGAAGCCACTTTGAAAATTTCCGATTTGATCTCCGTCAACATCTCGTTTTTACGGACAAAGTTTATCATCAGGTTAGCCATCTCCTGGCTTTTATGCTGCAAGTCGTACTCCAGCTTTTCTTTCTCCAATTGCATAATCTGTTTCTCTCGCCGGGATTTTTCAGCCTCAAACTCCTTCTCCATTTCATGCAATTCTTTATCTTTCTCCACAACTGCCTGTTGCTTCTTCCGTTTCACACGTACATCATCCCAACGGTAAATATACCAGACGCCCAACAACATAAGAACAAAATAGAAGACATAGGCGGGCACACTGCGATACCAAGGCGGAAGAATACGGAAAGAAAGTTCATCCAATGAAGTAGTACCGTCCGGATAAATGGCTTTTACTTCAAAAGTATAATCACCTTCGGACAGATTACTATATTCCTTGGTATGCACAGTGGTATAGTCTGACCATGCTCCTTCATTCAAACGATACTGAAAACGAATATCATCTCCTCCAAAAGCCAAGAAAGAAAGACTATAATCGAACCGAACCGAATTGGATGTATAGTTAATAGCGAGGGACGGCTTCTTTCCTAGAAAATTAGCTGTATATATCAAAGAATCTTTAGGATAGGTAATATACATATTCCGGATATATACGGAATGGGCAAGATCTTGCCGGTGCTTCACCGCCGGAATCGTGAACAGGGCAAATCCCTCTTCATTCGGAATCACCATAAGCGAATCCGATAAAGGAACAATGGCATACGTCGGCACCAACTCAAGCAAAGATTGGGGAATGGAATTGATACTGGTATTGGCTCCCCTCTTATAAGTCCCCAGGTTAGCTATACAGATTTCATAAGGGCTCAGACTGATGAGCCGGTCATGATATTCCAATAGACGCGTATAGGGAGCAGTGCCATTCAACAAATTATTCATATCGTTGCAAGGCTCCATCATATCTTTGTGAATATTATATTTATAAATACCGTGGGAAGTGGCAAAATAAACACGGCCTTCTATTTTAGCTACATAAATATCACGCTCAACCGGAAAACCTTCTGCCACACCATAGGATTTTACACTGATCTGACGGGTTAAATCCTCACTCAACTCCACACGGGTGATAATACCGGAATTATGAACCCATAGAATCCTGGCAGACTCCTGCTCAAACAAACGGCTTGAGTCAACAAATCCTTCGATCTTACAAAGCATATGCCATTCGCCCGCTTTCTTCTCCAAAAGATAAATGCCATTATACACCCCTACAAACATACGATCGGGGCGCCCCATAACCTCTTGACAGCACCAGGCACCCGTAATATCCGTGATTCTATGTATACTTGTACCTTTAATCTGAAAAATTCCACGATCATGAAGACAAAACAGATCATCACCAATTTTACACAGGTTCCACACCTGACCACTGGATTGAGGAACGGGATGAATATCCGGTAAACTACCGTTCAGCTTCACCGGATAAGAAGTATAATAAAGCCCCCGATTGGTACCCAGATACAAATAGCCATTCTCAACAGCAGCCGCATAGCCCGTACCGTAAGAATAAGGATATGAATACAAATTGGTAAAAGGAGAGCTCAGACAAACATGATCAATACCACTATCCAAACCCGCCCACAAGTTTCCCTGGCCGTCGAAGGCTACGGAAAGCACCGTATTATTACGCAGTCCGTTATTCTCGTTGAAGTATTTCACATCCATGGTAGCGCAATCTATCAGTAATAAGCCTTTATGAATAGTTCCCAAAGCTATCTTATCATCTTGAGCAGCCACACAAAAAACTTCGTTCTCACGCATAAAGTCCTCTGCACCGGTAATAAAAGGAGCAATGGTACGGCCATTATAATAAAACAGACCGTCATACGCCGTCACGATGATGATTCCCCCACCCTTATGTGGAATGATTCCACGGATACGATTGGAAGCCAGGGAATCCGCACCCTGCAATGGAAAGAAAGTATTTCCGACCAGTACCCACACACCACGATCGGTACCTATATAGAGGATACCGTTCACCATATTGGAACAGTCGATCTTGGCATTCATTTCGATAGCGGTATATTTTCCATTCAGATATTTCACTACACGGTCATCGCCTTGTATATAAAGGATATTATCCGCCTCATGGATTCCCCACACATTGCCAAGCATACGAACAGAGTTGTCAAGCGTATCGGACATGCAGTGGTAAATCAGTTCGCCGTCTTCTGCCGGTTCGTAATAGCCAAATTCATTAATACCACCGGCATAGATTCTTTTCTGAATAGTGGATGCCAATACGGAACGCACATCCGAGAAGTTATTTAACGGAAATACTTTCCACACATTACCATCAAATTGCACCATGCCGTTTTTATTGGCAAAATACACCCAATGGTCATCATAAGGAGCTATTTGCCAAGTCTGGGGACCTTTCCCATAAAGGCTTTTATCAAAGTTTACAATGAAGTTGTTCCAACCGGCAAACGCCTTACCAAAAGGGATCAGAAAGAGAAAAACGAAGAGTACATAGAAGGTATAAGGTTGTTTTCGTATCATAATATTAGGTTTTACAGAGCAAAGCTATTACTTTTTTCGTAAAAAACAAATAAAAAAGAGATACATTCTTGTTAGAACATATCTCCTTTTCTTTGAGCCTCTTGTCGGATTCGAACCAACGACCCCGAGATTACAAATCACGTGCTCTGGCCAACTGAGCTAAAGAGGCAATTCTGATTTAATTATGAAATATAAATCAGAAAATATCATAAAACTTAAAAGCCTTATATATGTGTAGTAGAATAAACGAGTGCTATTTCTTTACTACACTTTTTATATAGAAATAGTACTAATTACCTATGTCGTAGTAGGTATTATCATAATTTAAAGTAGAGATACATAGTTCGTGAGAATAGTGTATCTCATTTTTTATTCTATTCCATGTTCTTTTTGAAATAATCTCATAAAGTCTGCTACTATTTGCTTAGACTCTTCACTATTCAACTCTTCATTTCCAGATTCTTCTGCAATTTTTTTCAATTCAAGATCAGAACCTTTAACAATTATCTGACTCTTCATATCTTCTAATTGTTGAATAAATTGCATAATTTTTTCTCATATCTATTTTTAATATTTATTTTATTAAATTAGACTATATCATCTAAATTATATTTCAAATTTAGTTATACATTTAGTCGTTGAGAAAGGATTTATATTAGTAATCCTTTTTGCTGATTTATGTTTTAACTATCTTTCAGCATTTTAGTATAATTTTCTTAGTATTTCAACTAAGCCGCAGATATATTAACGGCAATAAATGAATCTTGTAAAGTCATTTGTGAACTATCAAAGAGTCTCATTGGATCGAGTATATAATCAATACAAAGACAAAGTTTAGAAATCATATTGAGAATTAAAATAGGTCTTATACTTTGAAATACCTCAGAAACATATAATTCTAAGATATGTCTAGACTTCGGATCTGCCACATTAACTAAAGTATTTGAGAGGCTTCCGAAATCAACATGAAGATCTATATTATATTCTTTATTATAACTAGTAAAGACTTCATTCAATTTATGAGTTAATTCTAGTGCTTTTTGTTCTTTTTGATTACTCGCAATAGCACTAGCATCCATAATAATATTGCGAGCCGTTTTAGGGAGTACTGGAGCTGACCCTATAATATTTTTTAGGTTTTTAGATACATCCTCTTCCGGCTGCAAAATCTCATAATCTCCCGGGTCATCAACAGCTCTCCCTTCTTTCCCTAAAATTTGTTTCTTAAATTCAGGGTCACTAAATGGGTTAACTGTTCCTATCATACATTTATTATTTTATAGTTCTCGCGCTTTACAACTATCAACCGTTTACTTTTTGCACCTAGTGCGATTAATCTTCGGTTGTAAAAATCTAGCGCGTTTGTTCTATAGAGGAGATTGATTACACTACCTCTATAGATTATTTCTTTTACTTCTTAGATCTCCATTTTTTAGCAAATTCTTCTTTTGTCATTTTTCCATCTGCTACTTTTACTCGATCTACTGCTAATTTTGTTTTAGTATCAAGACTACCACTATGTTTTCTAGCAAGCTTATTAAGTGCAACACCTGCTCTAGTACCAGCAGCTGCACCTGAAACAGCGCCAATTCCGGCTCCAATAGCTGCACCCTTTTTACCACCAACTACAGCACCTAATATACCGCCACTTATACCATTACCAATTGCTGCATACTTAGCTGCCTGTTTTCCGTATTTATGAGATTTTCCATCTTCATAAGCTTCAACAAGTGCTTCGCGATCCTTCTTAGTAGTCAGAGCTTTATTCAACTTAATATTAATCTTATCACTAGTTGTAAGTTTTGGCTCATCATCTTCCTCTTTTTTTTTATCAGAGAAATCCTTTTCTTCCAAACTTTCTGCATCTTCTGCAACACTAAAGGTTCTCTCTTCCTCATTTTCCAGTGTTACATCAGTAGTAGAGAAGTATCTCTCTTCTCCTGTCTCATCTTGTAGTAATGAGAATACTTTACGTCTAATATACATACTTAATTACTGTTTTTATTTGATTTATATTTAAAATATTTTTTAAGAGGTTTTATTACCTTCTTAATTCTATCACTCTTTCGTTTAGTTACCCCAAGTTTATCTGTTTCTTCTAAGGTATCTACACTAGAATCAAGAGGATCAAGAATATATCTTGTAATTACCTGACTTGATTTTTGATAAGTTACACCTTCAGGGGCAGCTTCTGAATAACCGGAAAATCTTTTAATTTTCATTTTATATACGGTCTTAGTGGATCAAATCCTTTCTCTTCTTGTTCTTTAGAATCTTCCACTCCTTCTGTAAATGTCTTTTCTTTAATCATAATCTTACAAGTTTGTTTTCATTGATACTGTTGGCGTAGGCTTTGATTTTGTTTTGTACAATCCTATATTATTTACTTCCTGCCTACTATTCTGAGCGTCAATTTTCTTTACTTTTAATTGATTATCTTTTTGAGCTTCATCCTTTTTCTGTTCTAGTTTCTGAGTTTGATTGACTTGCTTCATTTCTTGCATTCTTTCCTCAGCTTGCATTCTCTGTCGCATTCTCTGAGTTTCTAGGATTTGACGTTGAAGTCTCATTTGTTCTATTTGCAAGTCCTTAGAAGTCATTTCTTGTTTAGCTAGACCAATTTCTGGAGACTGTTCTGGAGTGGGATCATTAGAAGCAAATAATTTACGTTTAATTATCATCTTCTTTGAATAATTTTAACTGAGTCCAAGCTGTTCTCGTTGTGCCTGAAGTTTTTGATTAAGAAATTCTATATACTGCTTAATCGTATCTTCATTTATTAGAGATTCTGTACTTGGGTCAATATCTTTAAGTAAGTTTTGAATATAACTTAAATATGATTCTGGTTCAATTAATGGAGTTGCTTGTTCTAAAGTTTGGAGTGCATTAGATAAAACTCCAGAGATACCTTGAACTAAACCACTAACTGATTCAGCTTCATTTATCTGATTGTTATACTCTACAGTTGTTTTCTGGAATATATGAATTTGAACTAAACTTGGATCTAAATCTTCATTATATATTACCTTATAAATACTACAAACAAGATTTACTATTGAATCTTTTATTCCTGAAATTAATGATGTTACTCTTGAATTAGCTCTTTCTGACTGTTGAAGTACTGCAATGATATCTCTATAATCTTTTTATTATAGTTTAGAATATAAATTCAACTTTTTATAAGTTGGTAAGTCTTTATTCGTTATACCTTAATTAGATTAATCTAAGGCTTGGTATTACTAGTATTAATAGTTTCACCAAATTTACTTACTAATAATCTAAAGAATTGCTTCTCTAGACGGCCAATTTATTAACCACTTACTGCCAGATGTTCCATCTAATATAGTAGATGGTAATCCAAGAGGAGAAAGAACACTATTTCTTACATAATCAAGACTCTGTATAAGATCTAAAAGTTTGTCTGTTAATTTATCAAGTGGGAGTAGTGAAGTCCTTGAGGTAATGGTACTATTATAGTCAGGAAAAACCTTAACATTTTGAGTTAATGCAGACTCAATGAACGAGGTGACATCGAACTGAGATGTGATGAATGAAGACAACTCATTCGTATTGTTTGCAAGTTTCTGTAATCGAGCGCATAATTCGTTCATTGTCTCTAGAGGGACACTTTTCGAATATTAACAATTATTTAGTTAAACTAGACTATATCTTTAAGAATTTATATATAAACTCTCTCTTTGTATCTAGTCGTTGAGAAGGTAGTTTTTACTATCTTTTGCTGATTTATCTTTACTTGATCTTCCAGCAATTTACAAAGTTCCATTAGATTTTATTTATCTAATCCGACAAATTTTAATCGGTATTTAATCCCAATAATTGAGGCGATGAAAGATCTCTTAACGAAATAAGAGATATCAAAAGCTCTTTTATAACTAATTCTTTTATCTTCAAAATACTTGAATAAAATAACGGTTCAGAAGCCATAAATGATTCTTTCCTAAGAACTTTATTTCTATTTTCTGATCCCTTATTTCTTCCTAATTTTGGCTTTTCTGGTTTAGACTTTTCTTTCCATCCTTCTTCGAGATCATTTGTAAGTCGAAGTTTAGGATTACTTATATATATTACCTCAGTACTAGGAATTTCATATAGATTTCCATCATCTCCGATTGCTAAAAATATATCTTCTATATTTCCATCCTCGTTCTTTTTCTTCTTTATAACTACTGCATTTGGATTATTAAGTTCTTCTATTCTAAATACAAGATGACCTTTTTCATCTCTTTGAGTTTGAAGCATACTATAATAACCTCCATAAAATACATAGTCATTTATATGGTCTCGTATATAATCAATTATTTTAATATCTTTTAAAAGAATCTCATTTAATCGAGTAGTTACAGCTTCATTATTTGTAGAATCTTCAGGATTTAATACAGAAACTATTTGTTGGGTATCTTGAGATATAAAATTAACTACATAATCTGAAAAGAAATTTGTAGCCATCTTTGTAATATCTAAAAGATAATATGACCTAAGCTCTGCCATTCTATCAAGATAACCGGATAACCTAGAAGAAGGCTGTGAATTACCAAGTAAGGGCGAATTTCTTTCATTATCTAAGAATCTTCCATTTCCAGTTCCTCCAATAACAGAATACCCTCTTCCCCCACCTTTACTAAATACATTTGAACGTACAATTTATTTTAATATATTTTATTAAATTTAGACTATATTATCTAAGTACCTACTATAGTCGTTGAACTCTATTTTTAATCGATAAATAGAGATGCTGATCTATATTTTATATTTTCCAGCATTTTAAGGTATTTTCTTAAGATTTTATTCTATCTTAAGCCTCTACTACATAATTAAAGGTATACGTGAATTTCCAAAACTAATTCCTGAAAATAACTTTTGAAATATTGTTTCTGATTTTTTCATATTTTATATAATTTTGAATAATCTATAATAGAGTTTATATCCTCTCCATTTAAAATTACTCGATTTAATAATTGTTCTACTTTTTCATAAGTGTTATATGTATACGGAATTTCTATAAGGATGATATTATTCTCTTTACAATATTTTCTAACTTCATTATCTCTATTTAATTGTTTAAGAAAACCTTCATCTGTTTTATGAAAATAATCTACTTTCTTATAATGTTGTAGTCCATTATACTCTATCCACAAACAACAATTATTATAATTAAAAACATAATCTATTCTAATGTTCCTATTATTTAATTTTATAGAATATTCCCTTGTATAATCAATTTGATTTGTTTCTAACCACTTTAATACATTTAATGCGCTTTTTCCTCCTAATTTATTACAATCAGGACATCCAGATCCATAAACATGATCATAGGCTGTTTGTTTAAAAAACTTTCCACACCTATTACAATAGATGTCTAATTTTTCAATGGTTTGTTACTTGGAGAAATTTCCATTACAACCGGATAGGTGTACTTTAATGGTACAGGTAATAATTTATCATTTTTAGACATGTTATTTAATTATCACTTCCCGAGATATCAATTATTACGTAACCTTACTTAGATTTAAAGTGAGAGGATAGAGTAGCTAATTCTATCCTTTTCACTATTAACATGTCTAAATAAGTCTTTGCGATATCTCATCGTTGACTTTTGTAGTCCTAAGGAGAATCGAACTCCTCTTTCGAGAATGAAAATCTCGCGTCCTAACCGATAGACGATAGGACCACATTTTTAATAAGACTTCAAAGCCTTATATATGTTAATATAAGAATTTAATCTTCACAATCTGTGTTGATTAAATTTGCTACGCAGAGATACATGGTTCGTGAGAATAGTGTATCTCATTTTTTATCATTAAGGTATGTAGTAGAATAAATCAGTATAAGTTTTTTACTACAATAAAACTTGGAACTTATACTAATTACCTATGTAAGGTAATTTTATTATTATTATTTGTCGTAAAAGGCAGTACAGTTTGTGAAAATAAGACAGTATTATTTTTATCACTTCAAAGCCTTATATATGATTTAAAAAATTAATTCTCATTTTTTATGAGGATTAAACTTGCTACATTAATTTTTGTAGTAACTTGCCAAGAGATACATAGTTCGTGAGAATAGTGTATCTCATTTTTTTATTATTAGAAATATATAATAAACTGAATATCATTCCTTACTACATCCTTAAAATGGAATAGGTATTCAATTATAGTAAAAGTAATTTAAAATTAAAGATAGTTTACTTCTTTTTCATAAATGTAGTATAAGCATTCTTACCATACTTAGACTCGTAATCCTTTACTATATTTTCAGCACGTTTCTTTGCTTTATTTCTATTATATAATCCAGATATAGTTGATCCAATCACAGCCCCTGTAGCAGCTGTTTTTAAATTACCCATTGCTAATCCAGGCAAACTCCCAACAAAACCACCAATAACTGCTCCTGCGGCTCCAATCTTATTATGAATGTTTTTATCGAATTTTGAAATTTGATATAATTTAGAATCCTGCATAAATTTATTAACACCATTCATAATAACCCATTCACCATCTTTATACAAATAAAGATAATCTCCAGATTTTGCTTTATAAAGAGTACTTCCATCTTCCAGATTGCTACCTGAGTTTGGATTTATATTGTTTTTATGCCACTCTATATCTGGTTGAGTTTGAGAAAATCTTTTAACTTTCATCATAATATTATTAAATCATCTAAAGCAAATCTTTTTATTCTTCTCTTATTTCTCCAGTCATTACATCAACACTATTACCTCCTCGCCGAACATCACCAAATATATAAACAGGACGAGTATAAGATGGATGTAATGGATGTCTGAGAACTACATTTCTAGATTTAATAATCTTTTCTGCTTTAACTAATTCTTGAAAAGCATCTTCTAGAGTCATACCTACATAAGGAGTTATAGATCTATCTTCAAGCCAGTTTTCATTGATTAGTTTAAATTCATAGGCTTCTTCCGACTCGGCCGCAACATTTACAAGAAGCGTTTTTCCAAGAGGTAATGAATAAACAATTACCATTCCAGAAACTTCAGGGATAAAACTATTATTTTCTTCAATTAGTATACCTTGCGCTTCATAGAATCTAGCGGCCGGATAAGAAGCCATAACCATAATATTTACAGCTTCAAGAGTTTTATTAAATTTCATATTTTATAATATTTATATTAAGTTCTATAGAGGAGATTGATTACACTACCTCTATAGATTATCTTTTTTATTTCTTTTTATGATCATATAACTTTTTAGCCCCGATCATCGCACCACTAGCTAAAGCAACTCCTCCAGCTATTTTACCAGCTTTTGTGTTCATTAATTTTTTAGCCCCATTCAGAATCTTCTTTGAGTCTTTTGTTGTTTTTTGAGCTACTTCTGCAACTTTTTGAGTTTTCTCAGCGGATTTCTTTACTGCCTCTGTAGAAACTTTCTTAGAACCTTTGGATGTCATCTTATCAACTACAACATCAGGCTTAGTTGACGTTGTTCTTACAGTAGTTGTTGTCTGACCACTTTTCTTAGAAGCAATTTTATGAGCAGTTACATTACCACCTTCTTTCTTAACAGTTATATCTCCTGCACCTTGATTTTTAATTTCAAGACCTCCCGGATTTGTCGCAACTGACTTTCTAGTTTTAGAGATATTCTTTACTTGTTGAGAAGCTTGACCTGCATTACGATTAGAAGACTCAACTGCTTTTTGTGCTTTCTGAGTAAGTTTCTGAGCTTCTTCCATTTTCTTCTCATCAACTAAATTAGCTGGATTAGAAACTATTTTAGCTGCTTTTTCTTGTGCCTTAGCTGCTTTATTTGCTTGCATTTCGGCATTGTGAATAGATCTAGCTAATTTTCTATTCTGTTTTCTCTGTCTAGCACCGAATTCTCTTTGTTCTAATTCTTCTTCAGTTGGAATTGAAATACTAAAAATTCTTTCTTCAAGATTATCCAAAGTTACATCGGTCGTAGAAAAATACTTCTCTTCTCCTGTCTCACCGTCTTGTAGTAGTGAGAATACTTTTCTTCTTATGTACATAATAATTGTTTAAAGTGTTAATTATTTTACCCCCCCCCCTTGTTTAGAGAGAATTATTAAGAGGAAAAGAGGTTAGTATAGATATTAGACGTTTGTAGGGATGGTGAGACTCGAACTCACACGCCTTCATTCTTAGCACAAGATCCTAAGTCTTGAGTGTCTACCAATTCCACCACATCCCCGAAAATAGTGTTAGATAAAAAGTTCTAACACTTTATAATATTCTCTTAATGTTTATTTGCATGATAAGCGGCTAGAGCTTTTTCAGCATCTTCACGGGTATCATAGTGTGCATCCCAATATTCGGCCGGAGAAGTTTTCAGGCTAATAATTCTCCAGACACCGTTTGAATCTTTTTGAACTACTCCAGATTTTCGTGCCTTTTCTGCTATAGCCTGAGGTACTTTTTCTCGGCCGGAATAATTCTTTTGCCTGAGGATAATCATAATTAATGAATATTACCTAAGAAATCATTAAGAGTTTTTAATGCATCATTTCTAGAGTCCAAGTTAGAGTCTCCAGCTTCACGTGCTTCTGTTTCGATTGCTTCTTCAGCTGCTTCAGGAACTATTTCTACTTCTTCTACTGTTTTATCAATTTCCTGAGATGCTTTTTCATAACCTTCTTGAACTGCTGATGCTTCTTGAGCCGGTTTCTTTTCTATTTCGGCTCTTTCATGGCTATACTCTGGACTTCCAGGAGCTGCCGCAATATTCGCAATTTCTTCTTCATGCGAATAGGTTTTATTTCTAAGCATAATCATAATCTTTTTATGTATATATGGTTAATTTTTATTTTTCTTCCAACTTCCTAGTTTTATATAGGACCACCAAGAATAATGTTTTCTGGTTTTTAAGTATTCCAGGTCTTTATCATTTAAGTGTGCTTCTTCCTCAAGACTAATATCATGATAAGCATAACCAAAGCTAAATCCTGAAACTAGGAGACATAATAACCACTCCAAGAAATACCATACATAAAACCCGATGTAAGCCATTTCCTTCATTTGTGCTGTATGTATCTCTTCATGATTTAAGTCTTCTGGTTTTATATTAGCATTCTTTCTTACAAATAAAATTCCAAAGATATTTACTGCTTTATAACCTGGGAAAGGAATAATATTGTTTCTTATTATTTTCATAAAACTTATATTTAGTTTTAGTTGCGCCGGATAGATTTGCACTACCGATTTCCAAGTTATGAGCATGGCGAGATGACTACTTCTCTACGGCGCGATATTATATTATGTATTATTATTTTCCACCACGACGAAGGGCATATAGGAAATTCCTATATCCCATAAATTTCTACTGTCTTTTACTTTTGTTGATCTTTCCTCTTTTCATACATCATTTCATAGTACTCTTGAGGAAAAGTTCCAGTCATACAGATATAATTTCCTGTTTTAGCAGACTGAGTAAAATACCACTTAACCGCTCTCTTAAGAGGGTTAAAGATTACTTTCTTAAAAATTGTTGTCATGATTAATTTAGTTTTTATTAGTTAAATTTAGTTGTAATTTATATTTATTTGTTTCCCCTGTGTGAATCGAACACACGTTATGGGATTAGAAATCCCAGGTTCTATCCGCTGAACTAAGGGGAAATTAACTAATAATCACTAAGTCGTTCTATAGAGCTAAACCAATAACTCTATAGATTATATTTTTATTCTTTATTTTTACTTTTTCGATATCTTTCTTTTCTATCACTATTTTTGTTTCTAGATTTATAAGTATCCAACTGAGAATCACAATTAGGACATATCAATCTAAGATTCTCTCTACAATTGTTATTAGCATGTCCATCTACATGATCTAATATAAAAGTAATAGGTTTACCGTTCCAAGAGTCTTCCATACCACAAATCTCACATTTATGATCTTGCTCTTCTAAGATATATTTTTTAGTCCACTTCATACATTCTTTTCCATAGTATGGTTCTGGATCTTTCAAATAATTCTCATATTTTTCTCTAGATTGATGCTCTTGTTGACACTTATTACAACAATAGAGTCCATAAGAAGTTTTCTTAGGAGTAAACTCTTTTCCACAATTCTTACAGATAGCCTTTTCCTTCTTAGAAACTCCTTTTCTAAATGTTTCACTAGAGTTTATTTTCCTTTTCTTAGGTAGCTCTATCCCTAACTTTTTAGCTCTTTTTACAATAGCATAACCAGAAACACTATATCTTCTACCTATCTCTTCATAGGATAGCTTTTCTTCGAAGATTAACTTCTCTAATTCTTCTTTTGTTACATTACTTAATTTACCTTCGTTCATTTTGTGAATAACTAAGTTACTTCCAGTGAATCGTAAACAATACATCTTATTAATTCTATTAAAGAGAGCCCCGTCGAGCTCTCTATCTTTCACAAAATGAATTAATAAGGAATCGATTCATATCGTTAACTTATCGCGGAGATGTAGAGTTCCGACCTCTAATCGTAAAACACGATCGATCTGCTTAGCAGGCAGTCCCTATTCCATTATAGGTTACTATCTCCGTTCCTATTATTTATCTTTCTTTCTAAGTTTCATTCCAGCTGCTATACCTGTTCCAATTAAACCAGCAGTCGTAGCTATTTTTCCAACTCTTCCTGTTCTTTTGGCGATATTTGCATCTTTATTAGATATTAAAGTTTTCTTAAGAGCTTTAACACCTGATTTATAGGCTTCATTATTTTTAGAGGTAGCTGCTTTATATACTTGATCTGCTTTCTTGACTTTTCTTTTGTGGAAAATTAGATCTAAAGCGCTTCCTGAATTAGTTTCACCACGAGCTACTTCTGCTTTAAAATTATTAGCTTTCCTGGTTGAATCAAGTTTCTTAATACCTTCTTTAAATGCTTTTTTTGCTTTCTTTGATTCCTGACTGGTTATATACTTCTTAGCCCCACGTTTTATTAAGTCTGTTGCTCCTACAGTTCCAGCTGTTCCGACTAGTGCAGTTCCGATAGCTTCTCCGACTTTCTTTGGAGTTTCATTGTCGGAATCAGAATATGTTTTATTTCGTAGTATTTTCATATTGATTTAATTTGTTTATAGTTTCCCAGTATTTTTCCTTGTCTTCTGAGAAATATTGTTCTTTTAATAATCTAATTGATGTAAGATTAGGGAACAGATTGTAGATATTCCCTGACTCTCTATTTAAATCCTTTGTTAATATTTCTTCAGTAAACCAAAAAACATCTTCAAAGTAATCCATCATAGTTTACCTTTCTATTAATCCAATCCGCAAGTATCTTTATAATTATTGCTGTAATGATATTCTAATTCAAACACTCCATGGATATTAACATAAGAATAGTATGTTAATAAATCTTCAGTATTCTTTTTATAAAAATTCAACCCTAGAATACCTCTTACTCTATCTCCAAAATCCAAATCTAATTCATTTAATAGAGTAGAAGATATTAGTTTTCTATTAACTCTAAATTCATTTAAAACTTTATCTCTTATTAAATTTTCTTTAATAATCTTCTCTTTTAAAGAATCTAGATCTAATATTTTTAATGTTTCAGTCAGATTATTTATATTAATAAATATCTCATTATTAAAAAAATTTTCAAATGTACTTATATTATTATATAATCTTTTTAATAAATCTATATATTCCTTCTCATCTCTTATATTAGAATTATTCTCTTTTATTCTAAGTAAAAACTCTAAATTCTCTATTTCTTCTTGCAAAGGAATAATAACTTTTTTCCTCTTCTTAAAAATATTAGAAAATAAATTATTCACGTTTTCTTTGTTTTATCAGTCTCTATTAACTTACCTTTCTTCTGATATTTCCCTAAAATTTCTTCCCAACTCCAAGAATATACTCTAGATGGAGTTTGTCTAGTTCCAGTTCTATAAGTTCCAATAAGTTTTTCTCTCCCCAAGACTTTAACTGCCGCTATAAATCTGAGCCGGAGTTCTTGTAGATACCAATATTCATCAGGGAGAACTAATACCTTCGGAGATTCTATTATTCCAGGTTTTACTAGTGAATCGGCTCTTCCCATTAGCGGCTTGTATATATAATAAGTAGCTCCTTCTATGTTCGTATCCTCTCCCGGAACTGCTGATATTCCTGAAAGTGCTGATCCTACATCTGGGTACAAATTAATTTTCGGTTTTATATATTCTCCATCTAAGTCTGGTCTTGATGATATATAGAACAGATCGGAGACACTTTTTGTTTTTCTCTTTATTATCATATGAACATAGTATTTTTACAAAGAACTAAAAAGAAGAGGTCGGAGCTAAGTCCCGGGATACAAAATTAAGTAACCTACTTAACCCATCTCCGCAGCAACTTTAGCGCCGAACCTAATCCCTGAAAACAATTATTATCTTAAAAAATATAATATCGATTTCTTAGTATAAAAGGAAGAATCTGTGTCCATTTATATGTGAGAAATAAACAAATTATTAACAACTATGAAAAAGAACTTACTTAGTAGAAAACTAATCGCTATTAGTAATATATGGATATGAAAAACAAAATTACCACGTTTGGAAAGGAGGGAAGGACACAGATTCTCCTTATATTTCATGTATAAGGCTTATATTAAATTTAACCCTCAAAAGGTGGGTTATTTTTGATGTTTTTTACTACTTTTTACCCTAAAATGAGCCAAAATAACCCACTTTTATTTTTTATCTTCAAAATTGATGAAAATTCGGTAACTTATTTATGAAGACAAAGGAGCTTCCCTCTAGTCCCTCCACTCCATGTTCACACATTCCGTTACGGGGGCCTTCGGCCTCGAGACTGAATAAGATATCCCAGGATCTTTAAAATATACTCCATGAACTTTATTATACTTTTATATTATTATTGACACCCCTTTGGCCCTTCAGGCCAGGGGTGGTGTCTCCATTATAAAAGTGATTACTTTTTTTCAATAAATTTATTATATAGTATATGGTTTATTTTACTCTATTTAAAGTAATCAAAATGCGAGTATGAGAGCTTCAGATCTTTATTAATGTAAGAGGGAGACTCCTGTGTTTTCATTTTTATGTTATAATTTAACTGAACTCTGTATTGAGTTCTAGAAAAATATTAATAAAAAACTTAAATAAATAAAACCTATGATTAATAAATTAAATGATTATGTAGTTCCTAGAGGGATTAGATTTATATCAGAACTAGGAACAGATTTTAGATTTTATAAATTCCCAGTAAAATGTATTATTAATAAACAACTTCCAGGGTGTGGATTTACTGAATATTGCTTGAGAGGTCCTGAGAATGTAATACTCTGTTCCCCTAGAAAGATGTTATTGAAGAATAAAAAGGACCAACATGGAAGAGAGGTTTATTTAGTTGTGAATGAACTAGAAAAAGAAGTAGCCGTAGATAAAGATCTCTCTAAGGTAGATAAGTCTCAAGCATTTATAGATACACTCAAAGAAATGGTTCATGGGAAGGATACGGTTTATAATAGATTGATGAATGAGATCAAGGATTACTTAGGAGAAAGAAGATACTTAGGAAAACCGGCGAAGATATTAGTTACATACGATTCTTATCGAATTGTAAAAGATATCTTAACTTCTCTCGGAGTTTTTGAGGGATTTTATACGGTAATCGACGAGTTCCAAACAATACTCCACGATTCAAAATTCAAGAGTAGTACTGAGTTAGATTTCTTATATCACCTACAACAATCTCATTCAGCTTTATTTGTATCAGCTACCCCCATGCTTGAAGAATATCTGAATATGTTGGATGAATTCGATGGTCTTCCCTATATTAATATGGATTGGGGTAAGGAAGATTCAACTCGAGTTCTTAGACCTTCTCTTAAAGTACTTACAATGAAGTCGGTTGGTACAAAGCTTCCAGAAATCATACAATCATATAAGGATGGTAATTTCGAGAGAGCAATTCGAATGGTTAATGGTTACCCTAGAGAAATTATTTCTGATGAGGCTGTTTTCTATGTTAATTCAGTCAATCATATTACATCTATCATAAAGAAGTGTGAACTTAAACCGGAAGAGGTTAATATATTGTGTTCAGATACTCCAGATAATCTTAAGAAAATCCAGAAAAAATTAGGGAAGAAGTTTAAGATAGGTGAAGTACCGTTAGAGGGAGAGAAGCCAAAGATGTTTACCTTTTGTACTAGAACTGTATACCTCGGAGCAGATTTCTATAGTCTCTGTGCAAGATCGTTTATCTTTAGTGATTCTAATATTGACTCCTTGGCTGTTGATATATCTGAAGATCTCCCACAAATACTAGGTAGACAGAGATTATTTGCAAATCCATGGAAGAATGAGGCTATCTTCTATTATAGATCTACTTGTGATTATAGAAAGATTAGTCAGAAGGAGTTTGATAAAGAGATAGAGAGAAAGAAGAGAGCCACAAATAATTTACTTAGATCTTTTGAATCTGCCCCTGATGATGCTAAGTTTGATTTAGCAGAAAAATATCAGAAGGATGCTAAAGCTTCTAATTATAAAGATGATTATATAGCTGTAAACGAGCATCAAGGGGGTACTCTTATCCCCGTTCTCAATAATTTAGTCCTTGTGAATGAAATTAGAGCTTTCAGGATTCAGCAAATTGATTACAAAGATAGGTTTACAGTGTTCTCTACTATTCATAATTCACTATCTTCAGATGATATAATAAATCAGAGGGTATCAGAATTTTTGGAGCAATATCAGAAACTTGGTACGTTTAAGGCAAAACTTAGATATTTATGTGAATTTGGATTTAATGATAATGTGATTAGTATTGTATTAGATCAGATAGGAGAACATGATAATATTAAATCTTATTATACAGCTCTTGGACCACAAAAACTTAGAGCACTAGGATATGATAGATATAAAATTGAAAAAGAGCTTGGAATAGTAACATTTTCGTATGAGTTATTGGAATCCACCGTTTATAATGAATTTAAGGTAGGAGATAAGTTAACGTTGTCTGGAATAAAAGATAGACTTGGATATTTATATTCTAGTATTAATTATACTGCTGTTCCTAAAGCAACTGATCTCGAGAAATTTTTTGAAGTAAGACCTATTGTGATATATGAAAAAAAAGATAATGGGTCAAGAAAGCAAATTAAAGGTTATGAATTATTAAAAAAGAAAGGATAATAGATTATGATATATTTGATAGAAAGTTCAGGATATAGTGTGGATGATAAAGATACTATAAATTATTTTAGATTATTAAAAATAGGCTATACTGAAGATAATTGTAGGGATGGTAGATTTACGGCCTATAAGCTTCACAATCCAACCTATAGAGTTCTTTGTGAGGTTCCTGGATTAACAGAGGAAGATGAAAAGAATGTTCAGTATAAGTTTAGAAAGTATTTATACTCAGAGTATGGGATGGAGTGGTTTGAATATAATAAAGAGATAGTAGATTTCTTTAGTGATTCTAATGTAATAGAAAATATAAAATCTCTCCCTAAGTGTCCTGTTCTGGAGCATAGAGAATTAACTAAATTAAAGCAATATGTAAAAACTATTCTAGGAATTCTTAAGGGAATTGATAAAAGTATCGATATTAAGTACCTATATAAAGAGGTATTTAATAGAAAACTTCGTTCTATAGATTTAGTATATGAATTTTTAGAATTAAGTATTGATAAGAACATTTTAGATAAATGCAAATATCTTTTAGAGTGTAGAGAAACCGGTGTATATTGTGAGAATCCAGAGGATAATCGGGAGGTATCAGAATTTTTAGAGCAATATCAAAAGTTTGGAACATTTAAATCTAAACTTAAGTATCTTTGTGAATGTAGTTTTAATGATACTATGACTAATATAATATTAGATCAGATTGGAGAACATGATAATATTAAATCTTACTACTTAGCACTTGGTCCCGAAAAGCTTAGAGCTCTTGGATATAATAAAACGTATATAGAAAAGGAGTTAGGAGTAGTAACATTTAGTCAAGAACTTCTAGAGTCTAATATATATTCAGAATTTAAAGTAGGAGATAAAATAACATTATCTGATATAAAATCTAGACTTGAAGTGTTATATAAGTCCATTAATTACGATGCTACACCTAAGGCAAAAGACTTAGAAAATTACTTTAATGTAAAGGAGTCTTCAGCCAGAGTAGAGATAGATGGGGTTAAGAAGGTGGTAAAGATATATAATATAATAAGTAGAAAGGAGGTGTGTTAATTATGTTTGATAAAATTAAATCAGCTATTTTTAAAGCTACTCGGAATACTTTATCAAGAAAAGATCCAGAGATAGTAAAGTGGAATAATGAGATGGCAAAATATGAAAAGAAATTCTTTAATGAGTATTTATCAGATTTTAATGAAAGTAATTATGAATTCTTAAAATTAATTTCTACAGATAATCATGATACTCAGAAATATTCTACTTCATATGAAAAATATCAAATTATTGAAGATTTTAAGAATCTCATTAAGGGAGATAAAAATGATGCTATAATCATGACGGAATTAGTTTCAGATCCTAGTAAAAGAGGTGAACAACTTATGAAAGATCTAGATAACTATAGGAAAAGATATGATGAGTTATTTAATGATTTAGAGCTCTGTGCAATGATTTATAAGGATCCTCTTTTAGGAGATAAAATAAGTAATTGTGTAGTGTTGGATATCTTTTTACATGGGCCTGAAACAGAAGAACTTGAAAATATAAAAATTAAACATAGAATTTTATTATGATCATAAGACGTAAATTATTTTCTAAAGAAGAAAAACAAGAAAGAAGCAAATCTGATATAACTTCTGATGTAACCGTTGGAGCAGGAATGGGTGCTTTGATAGCAGGTTCTGGGAGATTATCCTATGAAAAAGCATTTAATCCTCAAAAAGAGGTAACAGAAGATTCTATAAAGAAATTATATCGAAAGAAAAGTAACCGAGATACTGATAAATTAAAAATGAAGCATAGATATAGTAATGCTAAACAGGCAGTAAAAGATATAGTTACTGGAAAGAAATCAGATCTTATTGAGAAAACTAAGAGAAATGAACATCAATCTAAGGAAATAGGTTTAAAATTTCTAGATAATAAAAAGAAATTTTTAGATAAACCCTTAGAGGAATTAAACGAGACAGTTAAATCTGGAAAGAAATTATATAAACCAGTGAAAAAAGTTGGAAAGTATGCAGCAATTGGAGCTGGAATAGGAGCTGTTTACGGTTTAGGAAATAATCTCAAGAAACAAAGAGATAAAATAGAAGATGCTGCAGGAGATAGAGTTGCAGAAGTAATTAGAGGAATAGGTAAGAAAGGAAAATAACAAAACAACCTAGTAATTCATGGAAGAAAGGATTACTAGGTTTTAATTTTTTATAAATAATGATTATATTAAGATATAAGTATTTTAATGAGGGATTGGTTATTAGATGGCCTGTTCCTAATCCAAGTCTTTTATTATATCCTAAAATAGAAAAGACTAATAGATTTAAGAAAGAATATGAACTTATCGGAAAAGATGCTAGAAAACTTGTAGATCGTTTAGAAGAAAGTTTAATGAATGGATATATTTATGAAGATGATCCAGATAATTCTACTAAAGAAGAAACTCATTGTCTAGAAGATTTTAATGAATATGCAGGAAATTATCCACATTTAGTATATAGTAAAAGAGTAACAGGACAATTAAGATTTAATTATTCTATATACAAACCAAAACAAATAACGAAAGATGGAAGAACTTATTATGAATCTAGAGTTGTTCTTGAAAATTGTTGGGATCATAAATTCAGAGATATAGAGTATTGGGGAACTGATTATCCACAAAAAGACAGGTATAATCTAAAAAATAATTCAGTTAGTATTAAACCATTTAAGTCAGTAAAATCTCAATGGTGGAATGATTATAGAGCTGAATCAGAAAAAACTTTACCAAGAGGAACTACTTTAGATATTGAATTTAAAAGAAGTGGAGAAAACGAAGAATTACATACTAGTTTATTTCCAGGAACAAGAGAAGGAAGAGCTATAAATTTAAGTAGAGTAGGTGGAAAATCCTCAGAACTTAAAACATTCAAAATAACAAGAATTACGCCAAATAAAGATAGTAAATATAATTATACAATTCGAAACTCTAATTAATGAAATAAAATAATAATAAAATGAAAATAGTTTATCAAGAGAGTACAGAAGATTATTTAGTTGAAGTAATAATTAAAGAAAAGAAAATATATGTATTATTTTTAGATCGAATGAGTGAAAGTGTAAGAAAAGTATTATCTTCTAAAAACTTTCATATATCAAATCTTTATGATTCCATTTACTTATTTACTTTATCAGACCTAGATCTCTATAGAAAAGTATTAATTGGTGTTGAAAATATTTTTTATTGGATTTCAAGAACAGGTAGAATTGATAGTTTAAAAAATTTTATGAATTTTATTGGAGACTTTCCTGTTTATGGCTATCCAAAACAAAAACTTAAAAACTATTTTTTCAGAAATCAGAAATATTTTCAAATTAATTGGTTAAAAGCTCTAAATGATAGTAATAGACTTCACAATCCAGATTCAATAGATTGTACTTTCAGGTCATTACATTTAGATTATTTTTGTTATTTCATTGATAAAGATGGATATGAACAAGTAACAGAGATTATCGAAAATATAGATCAATTGTTATGTTATTCTGAAGAGTCTTGGAATTTAGGTGATAGTGATGAGGTAGAGAAATTATGTGAATATTTTCTTTCTAATCAATAAAAAGGTACTTCCATCCCCTTGAGGTTCTTATAATTGAAAGTAAAAATACTCCTCTCAGAAACACTAAGAATCTTATAGATGTGAGAGGAATAAAATAATCTCAAAAAAAGATCCGCGTATTATTGTGTTGCGCGGAATTATATACAAATTTTATATTATATTTTAACTAACATTTATTTTTAATTTATTATTTTATTTAAATTATGGGAAATCGAGTAGATGATTTTTTGAGTAAATTGGCAGCGCAAGCACCAAAAGCAAAAGAAAACAATTTTGAGCAGAAAAACAGATCATTAGAAAAAATTTATCTTAACTTTCCAGGAAATTTTGGTAGATATCAAGTATTTCCGTTGGATAGTGTAGTAACTGACTTTCCGTTTGTTACTTTATTCGGAACTCGTGAAATTAATATCCCTCGTAAAAACATGGCGGCGGATGGAACTGAAAACACTTATAATGCGTGGATTAAGCTCCTACCGAAAAGTGCTTATGTAATGAAAGATATGACAGGTAGATTAGTTTCTTCATTGACCGCCGCAGATGATGAATTATTATCACAAGCGCATATGATCTTTGATGAACTTTATCGAGAACTGGATGCAAAGAATAACCGCGACGAATTAACAACAAACTTAGTCCGGTTGAAGAATTATACTATCTTCCATGCATTCTGTCTTAATAAATGGGATCCGAATGAAAATCGTAACCCTAGTCGTCAGAATTTTACGGCATTGTTCGTTGCGACAGCTAAAATGTTTACATCAGTAGTTGAAGATAATATTCAAGAAAAATCTTTGATGAAAGGTGGAGATAATAGCTGGATTTCAGAAGTTTATAATCGTGATGCTACAGGACGTTCTGGATTCTTGATGTTTAGTATCGGAAAGAAGAAAGACGGAGCAGCCGGATTTGCTATTACTGCCACACATGAAGTTGGTAATGAGAACTTTAAGTCAATTCAGATTTCAGAAGAAGATATGGAATTGGCTGCAGATCCATTGCAATCATTTATGTCTTGGCAGGCTAATAGAGATAACGATACTCCTGTTGGTCAGAAACGTTTATTCAATGCGACCTTGATTAAAGAGTCTATTGAATATATGTCAGAAATTTTAGCAAGCATCAGACTCGCTAAATCTCAGGGAAGTGTAGATTTTAAAGAAGCTGTTACAAGAGTTAATAATGAAGTTCTTGCAAAACAGGTTCCGACAGATAAAAGTGGTTTTCGTCAGACAAATGATCCGATGTTAGCTTCTCTGTCTGGAGGTGGAAATTCTGCACCTCAAGTTGATCTGAGTAAAAACGATCAGGTTTTTCAGACTCCTCCCGTGTATCATAGTGATCCCGTAACAGCCAGCCCTGTAAATCCAGGTAATGGTGGAGGATCTCCATTCGGTGGTGGACAACAGCCACAGTGGGGAGGATTTGGACAAGGTAATCAACAAGCACCTTTCCAGAAACCAAATTTCGGAGGTAATAATGGTGGAGATGATTTACCTTTTTAATGATCTGAAAAGGAATAATATAAAATAATAAAACTAAAAGGTAGAAGAGATTTTAACAGATTTCCTCTACCTTTATTTGTTTAAAGTTGGAAATAATAATAATGAATAATAAACAATATTTCTACTGTTTCCTAGATTTTTCACTAATTTTGACAAGGTCCCTCTTCGTGATAAGTAAAGGAAAAGACATCGGAGAATATACGGCCGGGGAATTAATCAGAACCTGTATATGGACGATCAATAAAGTTCTTAGGGATTATGGTATTAGTGCTAGGAAAGTGATTCTAGTTTATGATAAGTGGGATGAATCTATAGGAGGTTATTATACATCTTATCTTTTAGGGGGACAATATAAAGACACAAGGCATTATATGGATGAAACGATTTTTGAGGGTATGAAAAATGATCCGGCCGTTTCTCCCGACGACCTAAAGAAAGCTGCATGGGAATTGTATCAAAATCAAGTAAAACAGATAGCTAAATATACAATGATCTCTGAGTTACCTAGATTTGGAATCGGAATGCTTGGGAGAAGTGGCTGGGAAGCTGATAATTGGGCTTATCTATTAAGTTGTGAGCTCTATGGAAAAACAGATCTCCTTAGTCTTTTTGTTACTAAAGACTCGGATTGGATGTATTGTTTATCACCAGCTACTCAATTATTTCGTCTCCCAGGAAAAAATGAAGAACCTAGGATAATAACCTATGATGAGATGTATTATTCAATTCCAGAATCAATTAGAAATGCTGGAATCGGATTATATCAATATCTCAGCCTTAAAGATAGTCTAGGGTATGGACATAATGATCTAAGAAAAACTGTAAAACCTAGAATGAAGTCTGAAAAAGTAATCTTAGAGGTTTTATCAGGAAATTACGAGAACTTAACAGATCTAGAACTTTTTGAAAAACAATATAAAACTTTCGATATATTCAGTTACCCAGGGATTGATGAAGCTAGGGATATGATTAATAACTATCTTCCAGTATGTGGTTCCCTTGGAGATGTTTCTGAATTTAGAATGTTTTGTAGAACTCATAATATCCCAGGAATTTCAGATAGTTATTATTCAGAGTTCATTGGGAGATTAGATCAAAAATTATATTGTGAATAAAATGAAAGACATTGTAACCCTACGTGGAATAAAATATAGCTATGATGAAAGAACTGGCCGAATATTTAAGGAAGGTCAAGTTTTAACATCATCGCAAGCAGAACCGGTCTATAGTTACCTTGGAGATAGTTCAGGGGAGCCGGTTTTTGGAGGAATATTACTCAAAGATACAGGTTCAATCTTAACTCTTAATGGTAAAATTTCTCCAGTAACAGATCCTAATACAATAAGTTAAAAAAGAATTATGGCAGGATTATTAGGAGGAATTCTTGGAAAATTGACTGGAAAACAACTCTCAATCCAAGAAATTATGAACATCGACCAAGGAAGAAAAGATAAAGCTTCTGAATGTGTAGTGAGATTGACAAAAGTATATCATGTTCTCAAAGAAGAGTCGATCATGGATAAACTAAGATCTGTATTTTTTGGGAAGACTGTACTTAAGATTTATTACTTAGTTTTTAAATTTGAAGTAACGTCTAAAACAGGTAGTACTTATAACGTCATAATTCAAACTTCCCCTGACTATGATATACGTGGATGGAAGAATTCGAAATGTAAAGTTTATTGTGAGTGTAAAGATTTTCAATTTAGATCGGCGTATCTTTTGGGCAAGAATAATACGCTGTTTTTGTCGGATCGTATAAAAATAAAACTCGGTCCAGCATTAACTCAAGCGCCCAAAGATAAAACGCCGACAACTCTACTTTGTAAACACTCTATGGCAGCTTTACAGTATCTAGTGAATAATTACCAAAATATAATGAAAACTATATAAAATTAATGATAGAATTAAAACCTCATTATAGTTTGTTGTTTATAGATAATAGAGATACAGAAGTAATATTAGCAAAATATACTGGTTCATTTAAGTTACCATCTAATATTACATTTACTAGATTAAAAAATCACTTAGTTATTTCGATTGATATCAAGTGTCATAGTTCAGAATCTGATGAACTCAAAGCAACATTATTTGAAAATAGATTTAATATTCAAAGTTTTATTGGTTATAAGATTAATAATGACTATTGGGATATTATTTACCAATATGGTTGTTATAAGAGTTATCAGTTTTATGTAAATAGTGAATTTGTTGTAGAATATATAATGACTAATTATTTTTGAAGAGATGAGTAAAATATTAGCAATTTCGGATATTCATATTTTTGATTATCCACAAAGAAATTCCTACGATAAACAACGTTTAACTCAAGCAAGAACAGTAGCACAAAATATTATAAAAGCTGCTACAATTGAAGGAGCTGAAAGAGTTGTGATCGCAGGAGATGTTATCGAAAAATCAGTTCTCCGACCCTATGTTCAAGCAGAAGTTAAATTATTCCTTGATACTTTAATGAGTTTCTTTAAAGAGGGATATATAATTTGGGGGAATCATGATCAAGATAATAAGTCAGTAGATTCTGAACTTATTGATTCATGTCTTGCTGTGATGTTACCCCCTAATCTATATTATGCTGATCAGAAAGAGTTAGTAATTGATAATTCTAGAATAGCATTTAGTAACTGGAGACCTGAATTTGATCTTTCATGGATCTCTGGACAAGTAGATGTTTTGTTTACACATGCTACTATTAATTATGGTGGATCAGATAAAATACAATCTCAAGTCCTGGATGAGTCTAAATTTGGATTAGCTATTTGTGGTGATATTCATAGACCAGCTCAGATTGGGAAATATGTTAGTATAGGTATTCCACAGAAATGTAAAATGTCTGACTATGATAAATCAACCGGAGTTGTATATGATTGTGTATCTAAACAATTTAAATGGGTAGATCTAAATCCAGACGATAACCTTATGAAGTTTGTTTATACACCTATCAGAGAAGATGAAGGTTGGAATCAAGGAACTGGAACTTGGAGTGTGTATAAACCAGAAAACTTAAGTATTGCTGGAGGAGTAAGAGATATTAAAATTCCAGCATGGGAAGAAATTGGAAACTTGATTGATAATATTATAATAGAAAACAATCTTCAAGGAATTCATTCTGAAGTTCTTCGAAATCTTAAAGATGTAGATTCTGAAGAAGTTGATTTTGGATTTACTCTTCTTAGATTATATTGTAAAAATTGGAGAAGTATAGACGAAGCTGATATTTACTTTGAGGATGGTGATAAGATCTTGATAACTGGAAAAAATGGTTCTGGAAAAAGTTCTTTGCTTAGTGCTCTTAAATATGCTTTCTTAGAGTGTAGAAATATTAAGGATTATTTACAGTTCGGAGAAAAAGAGTGTATCTTAGCAGTAGAATTTATGTATCAAGGAAAGAAGTGTAAGATTCAGAGAGGTAATAAAAAATATGGATGTTGGATTGATGATGAACCTCTTAAGTATAATAATAAGAAAGAATTCGAAGAAGATATGTATCGTAGATTTCCATTTATTGGATATATGGATATTTTCTTATTTGATTCAGACCATCATAAATTAATTGGAAATATTACCCCTGAAAGAAAGTCAGAGATAATTAGTAAGTTCTATAAAATGGATAGAATTGATGCTTATAATAAAGAAGCTGGAATTCTTTTAGATCAAGTTACTAAATCCTCAAGTGTATGGAATGAAGCAATTAAAAAGTCAGAAGAAATCTTAAGATATATAGATACTAATCTTTCTAATATTCAACTTCCAGGACAAACAAAAACAGAACTCACTCAACTAAGATCGGAAGGCTTAGAATTACAAAGAAAAAATAAAGAATGGATGAGTTACTTAGCTGATTCTGGAAAACTTCAAGCACAAGTTTCTCTTTATGTTGAAACTTTGGAGAGATTAATTAAAGAACAATCTACTTACAGACATCTTCAAGAGATAGATTCAGAGATTGCATATCTTCAGGCCGAGGTAGATAATAAAAATCAAGAAATATCACAACTTCGAACAATAGAATCTGAATATTCTTTAAAGTTGGATAGATATAATCAGGTATGTGCAGAAGGAAAGAAAACAACCGCCGAATTAGAACGCCTCGAAAAAAGTAAAGTGTGTCCTAGTTGTGGTCAGGCTTTGAAAAATACAGAATCTCTAGACCGTCATAAACAAGAAATCCTAGGAAAACTTGAAGAACTTAGATCCGAGGCTATAAAAATCGGCGATGAACTTAGAGGAATGTCTGGAAAAAAACAACAGGCTGATTCATTAATTTCAATTGCCTCTGAAAAAGTTAAGACCTTGGGGAATCAAATATTTATGTTGATGTCTGAGAAACAAAAAATTACTAAGACAGCTAAAGATATAGAAAATACAGAAGTTCTCTTAGAAAATTATAAGACTCAATTAAATAACTTAGGAACACCAGAAAAAGTAGAACTTCCTGATAACTTTATGGAAATTATGAGTTCGATCGATTCTGGAATAAAAGCTTGGACGGATCATGAAAGATTAATCCAAGATAGAGCTGTAGAAGAAGCAAATATCTTAAAGGCACAATCTGAGTTAGGATTAATTCAGAATGCTTTAGTAGATCTTAAAGAGTATATTAAGCTTACAGGACCTACAGGAAAGATTTATGAAGAAATTATGACAAGATTAGCTGAACAATTTACAGATAATCAAGTTAAATATTCAGTAGATACATATAATTTCAGAAAGAAGGATCATCTTGACCTTACTAGTAGGTTTAATAATAATGGAAATTATGTCTCTTATGATGCATGTAGTTCAGGTCAACAAACAGTTTTAGATATCAACTTTCTTAGTAAGATAGTAACTAGAATGGGACTGCTTATTATGGATGAATTCTTAAAACACCTAGACCCAGAAAATCATGATAATTGTATAGATATGATTAGTAGTATGAATATTGGATGTATTATGATTTCTAGTCATATGGAATCTATTACTTCATTTAATAATAAAACTTGTAGACTTGAATTAAATGATTCAGGAGTTACAAATATTACAATAAAATAATTAATACGATGAGTGAAGAAAAATTAAAAGAATATTTCTTAGAAGAAGAGAGATTTAACGAATTTAGTGATTTCTTTGGATATAGAGTTTTAGGAACATTTCAGTTTTTTCCAAAATATGGTACTTTAATTTCTAGTGGAATAAAGATTTTTAAAACTGAATCCATTGCTTGGGTAGAAGAATTTAGGATAGGTATTATTCAAAATATAGGAGATTATTTAGTTATAGTTTCTCCCGAATGTCCTGAGGTATATTTTACGATGCCAGAAGAAATTATAGATAAGATTAAAGATATTTATAATGCTGGAGACTATATTAACCTAGACAGCGAAACATTACAAAAACTTATGGAAGAACTGAATGATGCAAATAGAAAGTGGACAACTAATCCAATTATGACAGATTCTGGAAGAATATGGTATGATAGTTCTTCAGCTAACCCATTCGTTCCATATTCTCATCAGACAACTACATCTACATGTTCTTCAGATTATGTTGTATCTTCTGCATCAGGAATATCAACTAATATAAATCCCAATAATACTAATACTTATGTTACAGGATATAACATATAATATGTTAGAGTTTGCAGATGTAAAGAATCCTACAGACTTTTTTAAAACAGGGGATCCAAAAGAAATGATACCTTTACGAACTCTTTATAATAATACAAGACTTCTTTGGGGACTTGGAGCAGATCAGATTCTTTTAAGTGTAGCACAAGGTCAAGCAATTTATAAACTCGCCTTGTTAGTAAAAAATAAAAGAAGTATTTTTGGATGTTTAGTATATATTCCAGGTCAGAAAAGACTCGATTTATATACGTCTGAATCTCCAGAGATACCACTAATTCAATGGAAAAGACAAAAAGTAGTGAATAAAACTTACCCACTGCTCCTTGATCTTGCTGGAATTGAAAAAATGTTCTCTAGATTAATTACTATTTTATGATATTTAAAGTAGTTCGATCTAAGTATTCACTAAAAGTATCTAAACTAATAAAAGTCTATAAAGGAGCTTTTAGACTAGAGAATTCATTAGATGTAAATCTATTCGATTATAATAAATCTTGGGATAATCTAGTAGGAGATGATAAAGTAATTACAACCGCTGAATTAATTCTTGCTAAATTTCCATTAAGTATTTGTAAAAAGCTTACTAAAAATCTTATCTTACTTAATAGAAATAATTTTGATGAATATTCAAGTTATGATGATTTTGTTGATAAAAAACAATCTAAATATGAAGTGCATAATGCTTATGAATCTAATCCAAAAGCTTTACAATTAATAGATATTTCTTTAGAAGATTTATTATATAATGTAAAAGATCTAACCAGAAATAATTATATTGTTCAAAAATCATTATTAGAATTGAATAAATAAAAATAAGAGAAAGACTAGGAAATTAATCCTGGCCTTTCTTTTTTTCTTGTGAATAAAAAAAATAAGTTCCGATCTTCACAGACCAGAACCTATATAATTCATGAGTTTAAAAATTTGTTGTGTTTCTATTTTACATTCACATATAAGGTTTTCAAGCGTTTTCTTTGTTTCACTTTTTCAGTAGTTTTTAGAATCCAACATAATACCTCTTTCTCTAGGGATTCTTGATTTGTAATCTGTTTGTGTTGAGTATATACAGATTTATCTTCTAAAGTAATAAATGCTAACTCTACTCCATAGAATTTTTCATATAAGATAATCTGTTCAATAGCTGCTCCAAGAAAATGAATTGTATATATCTCACTCGTTGAACCTTCTGTTATTCTAACTCCTGAACCTGAATTTTCGGTTAAGTAATCTAAAAACTCTTTAATGGATTCTTTTGTTATTTTTCCCATTTCTCATCTGGTTTTAAAACTTTTATTACTTTTCCATAAATGTTCTTAGTCCAACCATTTATATGTCCGTGATTATTCCCTATCTGAGCACCTTTAATTGGATCTATTGCTTTAATTAAGTGTGTAAAGAATCTTCCATGAACTTTACAGTAAACTATATCTCCAACTTTTACTGAATCTAGTCCAGGAACAGGTTCTAAGACATGTTTTTGACCAGACATGATGAGAGGAGTCATTGAATTTCCTTTCTCAGAAGTTACAAACGTTTCTCCTGCCTCTAGACGTTCTTGTTTAGTTCTCGGCTTTTTTATTTCTTCTTTTCCAAGCGTTATGTTTTCTAGTGGCGTCTTTTTTATTTTTTGCTTTGACTTCATAACCATCATTAAATTTAAAATTATTAAATAAACCTTTTGTTGGATCATAAGATTTTTGTTTCTTAAGTTCCTCCAATATTTTATTATCTACATGTTTAGTATAATTATCTACTGGATCTTCTTTTTTAGAGATCATTACTTCTTTTCCTTCATATGTAATTTTATAATCTTCATACCCTACAGGAGGTTCTTTGAAGTATTCCCACTTAGGAGGTCCAAAGTCTATTGATTTTCCGGCAAGGATTAAAGTTTTAGATTCTTTATCAACTCTCCAAAACCTCCTCCCCAACATCCTGTAGCGTAATTCTTTCCAAGTAATTCAAAGTGAAACTCTACATTACCTAGGATTAATTCTCCTTCTTTACTAATTATAAATTTTTGCATAATCATTTATTTTATTATCATATATAAGAATCTTAAGAGCCATTAAATTCCTTATAGGTGTAAACAATAAAAAAACTTAAAAGTTATGAAAGAAATAACGGTAAGTAAAGTACTAGAAAAACAAGATGAAGATAATGTGAGAATGATTAATAGTTTATTAGGACTTAAAGAGAGAATTATGACAATCGGAAAAAAGAAAGAATTAACAGCAGATCAGGCTAATATTATTAGCAGGTTTAATCTTCAAGGGTATTCGAGCTTAGAAGAAATTGCTAAGAAAAAGATTAAAGAAATTGAAGAACAAATAACAAGTAAGCTTCAATTTAGTCATAAAGAAAGATTATTAGCATTGATCGTTCCGGATGATCAAAGAGATCTTTATGACTTAATAAAAACTCACTATACAGAAAAAGGATTTAAAACTTTTTATCTTGACAAAGAAAGAGTTCCAGAATTTAAGAATAGTACATATTTATTTATTTCTTGGGACATTGAGATAAAAAAGTAATGTAAGATAAACCTTAGGGAAGAGAAATTCCTTAAGGTTATTTACTTTTTGCTCTCCCCATGCCTTAATTGCTTTATATATGAAACCAAAATTAATATAAAATTATGTTAGAAAATAAACCAACTATTTTGTATTCACTTGAAGAGATAACAATCATTCCAGAAGTAGTAACAAGAATAAATAGTAGATCTCAATGTATTCCATGGGTTCCTAAAATAGATGGCAGAGAAGATAGCAAATTCCTTCCAGTTATTGCAGCACCTATGGCATCAGTGGTTAGTCCAGAAAATTATAAAACTTTTCATGATAATCTAATTTCATGTATTATCCCCAGAAATGTACCTCTCTCTGAAAGACTCAAATTATGTTCTGAAGTATTTTGTGCTTTTTCTATGAAAGAGATTGAGGAAAATTTTATAGAACAGCATCAACAAAGTACAGGATCTGGATTATATGTCTTAATTGATATAGCTAATGGACATATGGAAAGTCAGATAGAACTTGGTCGAACTCTTAGAGAATTATATGGAACATTAATAAAAATCATGGGTGGAAATATAGCTAACCCTAAGACCTATAAGTTATATGATAAAGCTGGATTTGATTATCTTAGAGTAGGTATAGGTGGTGGAGCTGGTTGTATTACTTCTACTCAGACTGGTATTCATTATCCTATGGGTTCTTTAATTAATGATACTTTTCAGGTTAAGAGAGAATGTTCAGGAAATACTAAAATTATCGCCGATGGAGGAATTAGCACTTTTTCGGCCGTGATTAAATGCTTAGCACTTGGAGCAGATTATGTTATGATGGGAAGTACGTTTGGAAAGGCATTAGAGGCGGCCGGTCCAGTGCTAAGAGAATATTACGGCGAATATTATGAATCCCTTCCAGAAAGTATAGATATAACCAGAGGAGAGAAATTTTATCGAGAGTATTATGGAATGTCAACTAAACGAGCACAAGCAGAAATCTTAGGAAAATCAATAGAAACCGTAGACAGAGAAAAATTAAAAACTTCAGAAGGAAAAAGCGTGGTCTTAGAAATTGAATATACATTAGCAGGGTGGGCAAAAAACATGGATTCCTATCTTAGATCAGCAATGTCATATACAAATTCCTATGACCTAGAAGACTTTAAATATTCTAGATGTCAGGTTGTATCCGAGATATCTAGTGTTGGTATTAATAAAAAATAATTAAACTCTATGGCTAAAAAGAAAGCTGTTACTAAATCAAGTGTGGATGAAGAACTTGATTTAATTCGAAAAGAAAGAGATAGTATTTTGAATTTTAAAATTAATTTTAAATGCAAAACTAAGCATCAAAAAGAATTTCTTAAATCTATTTATGATCACGAAATTACAATAGTTAAGGGTCCTGCCGGTTCTGGAAAATCATACGTTTCTGTTTACGCTGCCCTTGATTTATTAAAAAATCCTGATAATGGTTATGAAAAAATAGTATTTATTTATCCTGTAGCTACTAATCCTGACGAAAATATTGGATAAGTTAGATTGTCCCCTAGGTGTATAAAACTTAGGAAAACTTCAAGAAATGCTGGAAATTAAAGTATAATCAGCAAAAACTATTAATTAGATTAACCTAAATAGTTTCTCAACGACTATGTGTGAAGAAGAGAAAATAAAAACGCTTTTAAGATATAGTCTAGTAGTCTATATAATTAATATAGGCCTATTCGATCTTCGCGGAGATTTGCAAGAAAAGCTCGCGCCGTATAAAGAAGCAGATTTTTATACGATGGAGAAGATATTTAATGCTTCAGGAAAAAATGGAAAAGAAATTGTTCAAAAGTTAGTAGATGCTGGTAAAATAGAAGTGAAAGGCAGCCAGTTTCTTAGGGGAAACAATATTGATTCTTCAATTGTTTTGATATCTGAGAGCCAGAACTTCAGTCGAGATACTTTTCTTAAGATATTAACTAGAATAGGAACTAATTCTAAATATATCTTTAATTCTGATGAAATGCAATTAGATTCGAGTTCTTTAAAATCAGGGAAAAATCAAAAAGGATTACAATATGCTGTGGAAAAATTATCTGATATGGATGAAATAGGTATTGTTGAATTTGGTCTAGAGGATGTTGTGAGAAATGATTTGATTCCCAGTATTTTAAAAAGATGGCTTCCGGAAGTTTATGGAGATTTGGATGAGGAAGAGATATCTAAGAAGTCTAAGCAAGAAAGATTAGATGAATAAAAAAAAATAAGATACCTCAGAAACCTTCAAATTCTTATATATGTAGTAAAGATCAGATAAAAATATGGTACTGATCGGAGACTACTTATTAATATAATAATAAATAATTGAATTTTATTTGGATATAACTGGCTTATGTTATTAGTTACTTCTAATTATAATTATGAGTATAAATTAATTGATCACTGTAACAATTTCCAGAGTATCAAGATCGAAAAGTATAATCTTCTCGAGGTAAACAGGTAAAGTTCACTAGGGAATATAAAATCAAATAGACTTTAATAAATTTTTAATAAATACATATATGCGCATATATGTATTTATGATAGAATAGCAAAAATTTATTAACTAAATATAATATATAATTTAGAGTTTGTTATATATCCCTAGTATTTTTCTTCTACGAAACTACTACCTCTTCGCGGTGTAGAAGACAACTAGCACTAAAGTTGTGAAACTAAATGTAGCAATGAGAGATGAGCGTTCCTATATGTTATGCTTTCTCTCGGAGTAGGGTGCCACTATGATTTATTATCTATAGTGTCAGAAAAACCTTAAGACAATAACAAAAGAATTATGACAAAGAAAAATAAATTAAATGAAAAATTTGAATTAACATTTAGTATAAGAAGTATTGCTTATTACTTTTTATGTATCTACTTAATTTACGTGTTCAAAGTTACCTCCCCAGGTAATATGACACACCTAGGAATATATATGGCATTATGTTTTATTGGAGCACTTATATTAGGAATAGAAAAAATATTCTGGATTTATAAGTACGGTCAATATGCGATGTTTAATCTAGGAAAATTATGGGGAATTAAAAATGAAGGTTTGCTTTGGGTAGTTAAATCATTGAATACAGGATTATTAATTTGTAAATATGTATTACCAATCATAGGAAGTTTAATTGGATTGGCATTGTTTATGAAATATGTACCTGAGATCAATAATGTAGAGATTTTATTAAGATTATCAGCAATTATTATAGTATATCTATATTCTATATATAAATTGTTTAACTACTTAAAAAGGATTTGAACTATGAGACTCAAGAGTTTAACAGAAGTCCTTGGGTGGATAATAGGAATCCGTCCAAGTGAGCCCTTGAAATCTAGTGAGAAAACTGGTAAGGAAAATGAAAGAAAAGGAGAAGAAAAAAGATCCCAGTTATCTTTAGATTCAAGTAGAACAAAAATCGTGAATGGTGTTGAGCCTATTAAGGAAATTATTGTAGATATTCTGGATGATTGTTTAAAAGATCCAGATATTAAAAAGCCAGATGAATTTTTCCAATCTTTTACTTGGAGATTGATAATTAATGTAGTAAATTATAATTGGTTATCTAAAGCTCCAAAGAATAGAAGAGAATTGGAGATATTAATAAGAGAATATGGATACTGGGGCAGATATTACAAAAAGATGAACAGAAGCACAATGTTCTATAATATTACCACTCCAAGAATTAGTAATAGAAAAGGAGTGAAAGTAATACTTGAATACTAATAAGCAACAATAGAAAGGGATTAATTTTCCCTTTCTTTATTTTTCTCCTCTTTCAACCCCTAATCCTTATACATGTAGATTATATAAAACTTATAATATGAAGAAAAATTTAGAAAACTTAACAATTCCAAAAACAAAAGAACTTCGTCAAGAAAAATTAGATGAAGCTGTAGCAATATTGAAATCAGAATTTGTAGGATTAGATGATATTATAGATAATATAAAAAAATCTATAATTCCTTGGTATATAACTCCAGAAATAATAGAGAGACCAGTTGTTATTTCATTATGGGGATTAACTGGAACTGGAAAAACAAGCGTAGTTCGGAGATTAGTTCAACTTCTTGGTCTTACTGGGAAAACAGCTTTCTTTGATTGTGGTCTTGAAGCAAATGAATCATCTTCAGGGAGTATTGCAGATAAAATAGAAGAAGTATTTGATATTGAAGACGATTTTGATTCTCTTAATTCATCAGGAGAAAATAAACTTGGAGATGCAGTTTTTGTATTTGATGAGTTTCAATATGCAAGAACTTTAGATGAGAACGGTCATGAACTTCTTAAATCTCCATTAAGACCAATTTGGAATATTATAGATAATGGAAAAGTTAGTGTTTCAGAGTATAGATATGATATAACACATTTCGAAAATTTTGTAGAAGATTTTAAACAATTTTCTAAAGAACATCCAGAAATAAAGTTAGATTCTGGAAAAGTAACCTCTAGAGAAGAAGTTAAAACAGTTTTAGAAAATCTTGGATTATTTTATTATGGAAGAAATGTAACAGAGCTTCTAAATGGTGATGATTCTGCTAAAGTAAAAGTATCAAAACCCTTCATAAAGACTAATGATGATGAAGATGAGGAAGAAGATATATTTAGACCTCTTAGACTTTTGGAAGATAGAGATATGAGAACAATTGTAAAAAAACTCAATGCTTATAAACCTAGATACGGGTATGAAATAATCACTGATTTAAATAACTCTAAAAATATATCTGAATTTAGTCATATTCTTGAAAAAGTTTCTATAATTATATCTAAACCGAAAGAATTAGATTGTTCAAGATCATTAGTATTTATTCTTGGAAATTTAGATGAGGCTTTTAAAGTAGAATCTGATTTAGATCCAGATATGGATGCTAATACTTTCTATGATAAAACAAGTAAAGTATCAATTTCAGATATTAAGGAAGCTCTCAAACAAAGATTTAGAGCAGAACAGATAGCTAGACTTGGAAATAATTTAATAAAATATCCGACACTAAAGAAAGAACATTTTATTAAGATTATTAAAAAAGAATTATCTAGAATAGCAGATAAATTTTTAGAAACTGAAGGAATAAAAATTAATTATGCTGAAAATATAATTGATCTTATGTATTCAGAGGGAGTATTTCCAGTACAAGGTGTAAGACCGGTTTATACTACTATTGGAACTCTATTAACTCCTCTTCTAAGTGATATTTTAATTAATCGTATCGCTGAAGATAAAGAAGTGATGATAACTCTTACTAAGGAAACAGATCTTACAGAAAAGAAATTAAAAATAGATAAAACGTCACTAAGTATTATTTTTGGCGAATCAAGAAAAACAGTAAATATAGAAATTCCATTACAACTTGGAGAATTAAGGAATCCAGAGAGAAGATTAACAAGATTTATAAATTCTGTACATGAAGCTGGACATGCAATAGTAGCCTTACATGAGACTGGTGTTTATCCAGTTAATATAGTTTCTGTCGCTACCGGAGATGGAGGATTTTGTAATACTTATGATCCAAAAAAAGAAGGAGAAATTGATAGTCGAGGAGATGTTGATTCAGAGGTTAGGATATGTCTCGCTGGTTATGAAGCTGAGAATCTAGTTTATGGAAAATATCCAGAGAAGTGTTTAATGGGTTCTGGAAGTGATATTGAAAACGCATGGGATTTTTTCTCTGAGATGGCTTATAGATGTGGGTATTTTGAACCTTATTCATATACGAATCATTTAACAGAAGAAAGTACAGGTGGTATACCTTCTGGATTCTTAGATAATGAAGGTTTATATGTCAAACATCCTTATAAAGAATATAATGGATATCTTAACGAAATGGTAGCTCATAGATTTTCAGAACTTAGACAAGATGTAGTGAATATCTTGAAAGACGAAAAAGAGTTATTAAAAGTAGTTGCATTATATCTTGGAGAGAATGGATCTATGAATTCTGATGAGTTTAGAGATTTTGTTATTAAGTATGGAAACAAGCTAACTGATAAATATGTATCATCTAAACTCGAAGAAGGAAAGAATTGGTATGAAAAAATATTAAATAAGTTTTAAAAAAATTAAAGGAGCGTAGAAGCTCCTTTTTCTATCATTCTTTTTTGAAGAAAAATAAACCTACCCATTCATCACGAACAGGTAGGGTTTTCATAAAAATTAATACCATTTATAAAGAACTATATTTTTTCTTCAATTATAAGACTTTAGAGGTGTATAGGATGACTCAAGAACTCCAATAATTTCATATTCTATTAAAGTTTCTGGGCCATCAAAAATCGGAGGAAAACCAGGAGATTCAGCTGTACAATAAGCTATTCTCTTTTCTTTTCTTCGATTTTGTAGGATAATGTATTTCTTTTTTATCGACTGTCCGATATATTTTCTGAAGATTAGAATATCATCTTTCTTCCATTTACCTTCTTTACTATCATCTATCGGTTTTACTAAAATAATACTTCTATCCCAATTTCTCTCTGTTTTTCTAGTACCTGGATCAGAGAGAAATATTTTTTCTATTTTTATTATTCTCTCTGGAGTATACTGAGAAGTTCCTATTATAAAACCTTTTGTATCAATATCAGATTTTATTATACAGTATAATATTATTAATACTATAATTCCAATATAAAATGCTATCATAATTCAAACTCTTTTAAAATTGGTTCAACAAATTCTCTATATTGTGGGTAGTATTTCTCAAGAGTTTGTCTAGCATTAAGTGGTTTATCAGGTTTTGTTATTCGAGCACATTCCCAATCAATCACAGCTTCTACCCAATCTACTTCAACTGGACATTTTAATTGTTTTATCCAATCCTTTCCGGTAGTATATGTAGGATGGTGTTTATTTATCCTCTGATGAAATTGATTTATAATTCTTTCGCCTAGGAATGGAAAGAATATAAATAGTATCAACTTATCCCAATCATGAAACCAGTGTGAATGATATCCAAGAAGTTTTTTCTCTGTTTTCATAAATGCAATCCAATGTTTCCAAGTATAGGGGATGTGGTTATAACAATCTCTAACGTTTTTAATTATCTGTTTCATATAATTCATGTTTTTTATAATAAGCCCGTTTAAGTTCTCCAACTACATATATATTAGGAGAGACACATTTATTTTCCGGCCGAGTACAAGATTCATCATAAATCTCAGGGTACATATCAAGAATAAATCTAACTACTCCCTGAGATCTTGATCTTCCAGCCTTACAATGAACATATATGTCTTTTCCTAGATTCGACTCTATAAAATCTACTACTTCGGCTGCCTGTTCTTGAGTTATTCCTAAAAATTTATGACCTTTCCATTCTATTTCTTGAGAAGGTATATCATCAAACTCTAGATTTAATACAACCGAGGAATTATCTTTCTTAAACCAATGTAATTCATCCTCTTCTAAATAATATTTTTGACATTCAGGAGTCCCAATGATAGATATAAAACAACTATTACTCGGAAGATTATCATCATTCCACCCACAAGAACTGCACATCATATCAAATTCTGTATGACTGTAACAATATAGTTTTGGTTTTTTCATTTTTTAATAGGAAGATAAATAATAAGATCTGATCTAACTAAGGACTTTCCAGAGGTTATTGCTTCTTGAGAAAGAACTTTTTGAAGGGATTCTGAATAATATCCAGATATTGTCTTATAAAATATATAAGTCTTAGGAATTTCTTCCGAATTTTTTAAATTCTCACCTAAATTAATCCAATCTTCTTCTGTAGCTTCTGGATATACTGTTTTATTCAGTGGAACTGTTCTAAATCCATAATAATTCCAATATTCATTAAAGATTTTTCCCAAGTCTAAAATTTTTTCAGAAACTTTTATATTACCACCAGAAAAATCAAACTTATAAGATAAATATTTGTCTGAAATATTCTTTGTCCTGATATAACTACTATAGGTATATCCTGAATTATCATTGTAGTATTGAATATATGATTTATAGAAATTAATAGTTTTTCCAAGATCATCTATATAAACATGACATTTCTTCTCAGCAGCTTCATGATCATTCTTTAATCGACTCTCTAAGGCTGAATCTTGACGATAAAATTTTTCAATAAATCCTATAGGGCTATTCCAGAATTTCCAAGAATAAGCTGTCATTTCAAAACGATCCATGATTTCTTTAATTTCTCCATCTGATAATACCCTAGGACAAACTTCGAATTCTACACTTTTAATACTTTCAGTGAATACAAAATCCTCTTTTTCTATACTCCCTGGATCATAAAATAAAAGTTTAGTTTCATATTTCTTCCCTAGTTCTTTTCCAAACTTAGCTTCTCCAATAAATATTGCTTTCCTTTCTTCATAGTTTTTAGAAATTCCTGAATATTTCCAAGGTAGTTTTTTAAGTTTGTATAAAGATCCAGGTTTAAGTTCGGCGGGTTTAAGATCTTTTGTTATTACTTCTCGTTTCTTCATTATCTCAGAAGAAATTCTATATTCCTCTGTATTAATCGGAAGGAGAACTAATTCTGTCCCTATCCAAGAATAAACACATTTTCCGATTATTTTCTTTCCAGCCAAGCTATCACAATAATCTAATATCCATAAGAAATTATCAATTCCTATTTCAATCTCAAACCCCCTTGGATCCCAAATTCTACAATAAGCTTGTCTATAATTCCAACCTACTTTTCCACCACCAACAGAACGATTCACTATAAAACCTTCCATCGGAACATTCTCAAATTCATCATCTTTGATTTTATGATCTCTCCAAGAATTCCAAGATTTTTCTTTTTTCAAAATCCCTGTCGAAGAGTCTGTGTAAGTAATGAATCCAAGTTTTTTAGTATAACAGTCAGATCTCTCTTGATATCCGACGTTAATTTTCTTTGGAATAATAAAATTTTCGCTATTTACCATAATATATAAAATTAAATTTTCATTGCAAATATAAGGGATTGACAACCTTATTTATGTAAAACTAAAATTTAAATAGAAAATTATGAAAAAGAAAATTAGAGAAATCGTAAGAGAAGAAATAAAAGCAACAATATTATTTTATTTAATTCCAGTTGATTTAGTTGCTTTCTTTTCATTAAATAGTGAAATAAAAAATATAAAGATTACTCTTGCTATCTTAATAGTATTTTCTTTAGCGGTATTGACTTATTATGTTCTTTGGAGAGTTATAGAATATCTCGAAGAGAAGGAAAAAGAGAACCCTGAAAGCCTTATAAATGATAAAAATAATAAATGAATGAAAAAGAAAACAAAAGATAGATTGATTTTTGGATTAAAAATCATAACAGTATTATCTCTTGGTGTTGCAGCAGGATATGCAATATACCGAAGAAGAGATAAAGCTTATAATTCACTCCCAGACAGTAAATTTGTTGGGAATATGATGAAAGGCAAGAGAACTGAACTAAATGTACCAGTTCCAGGTGTCTATGAATTCAAAAATGAAAATCATAATAAAGGTTACTATAATGTATTTAAGAATGGACCTTGGAATGTAGTAGCGCCAGGGTATCAGAAAAAAGACCTTGTGACTCCCGCGCCGAATCAACCTAAGAAAGTAAGAGTTAGTTCGGGAGGAGGTAGCACATATTTTCACGTAACACAAAAGCTATCCAGATCGGGAGCTAAATTGTACGGCGCGAAATCTATAAGAGGTTATTATATTCTTAAATATGAAAGTTAATATATACTATACATTAAGAGATTGGAGAAAATCCAGTCTCTTTTTTATCTTTCCTCCAAATCGATGAAAAGTGATCTCTCGACCCGTGACTTCCTTATTTATGCAAAGGGGATTCGTGTTGTGTGGGTTCCCAATTTATTTCTAAAACAAATAGTAAATATGGAAAAAATAGTAGAATATGAAGGTACTAAGAATCATTATATAGTACTTCAAGAAAATGCGATAATGAAAAATCCAGAAACAAGAGAATGGGAAAACTGTATTATCTATCAAGAGTATAAACACTGTACTCCTGAAGGTTATGTAGAAGTTCCTGAGAGTGAAAGAAAAATATTTGTAAGAGAAAAGAAAGATTTTTTAAGAAAATTTACGTTATGTTTAGATTTATAACTATGTATTATGGATGTTCTGGTACATTTAAAGCAACAACCATAGAATCAATATTAACAAGATGCCCTGGACTGTATAATGTTATGTGGTCTGATATTAAACCTTGGAAACGTTGGGAAAATATCTTAGGAACACAGCAAGATGATCGAAATTATGCTATTCTTCATCTTTGTAACTTGAGGAATGCTATAAAAAATAACTGGCCTCCTGGAGTGAATAACCTCTTAGTGGAAAGGGGAGTATCCGATATGCTTTATTATTACTACAAGAATAATAGAGAAATCGGTGAAAATTCGAAATGGATTAAGGATGTAGTTCATGAAGAAGATATCTTATGTGAGCAAAATTCGTACTATACACCAAGGAGAATATTATTAGTTCAGAAAGATTTTGATTTTGTTAGAGATGTTATTCTTAGAGAACCTACCCGAGCAAAAGAATTTCCAGGAGGGGTTCAAGAATATATGGAACATCAAGATGCATATGTTGAATTTACACAAAAGTATAATAAAATAGATGAAGTTATAAATATTAAAGATGCAGAAAAATATGTAAATGACTTGGGATTTGAATTTGATCCTAGTAAGAAATAACAAATAAAGAAAAATAAAAACATATGAGTGAAGATGTAAATACAGTATCAGATTTACTAGTTGCTAAAAGGAATGGTAAATCTGAAAAATTTAATTCTGAAAAAATAGAAAAAGCAATTCTTAATGCAATGAAATCTAGTGGTATTAAAAGTCCAAAAGTAGCTTTTAATATCTCTAAAGAAATTGAAGAAGAATTAAAAGAAAAAGGTTCATGTACTATTGATGAGATTGAAAATTTAGTATATGACAAGTTAATAAAGAAAGGACATAAGTTAACTGCAAAAGCTTATGAAGGATATCGAAGTGTTAGAGAATTTCAACAACAATCTAATACTATCGATGAACAAATAAATGAATTATTAGCAGGAGATAGTGAATATTGGAAGTCTGAAAATTCTAATAAAGATTCTATGCTCTTAACAGTTCAGAGAGACTATATGGCTGGAATTGTTAGTATAGATATGGCTAGACGAAAAATATTCCCTCCTGAAATTATCCAAGCTCATGATGAAGGCCTGATTCACATACACGATCTTGACTATATAGGCCAACTTGCGATGAATAATTGCTGTTTGATTAATCTTGAGGACATGCTTCAAAATGGAACATGTATAAATAAGACAAAAATATTTAAACCTCATAAATTAATTACAGCTACTACAATTGCAACGCAGATAATTACTGCAGTATCATCTTCACAATATGGAGGATGTACAATAACATTAACACATCTAGCACCTTTTGTAAGAGATAGTTATAATGGTTATCTGAAAAAATATAAAGATGCTGGATTAGATGAAGAACTTAGCGAGAAATTAGCAACTATTGATTTGAAAAAAGAAGTTAAAGACTCAGTTCAAACTTTTAATTATCAAATTAATAGTATGACAAACACAAATGGTCGAATTTTACTGGCCCGGGAAAGTAGTAATATTTTTCAATGTAGAGAGTGAACTAAGAAATCTTAGGTGTAAAATTTACGTAAATAATACGGAACTATAGGAAATGATAGTTTAAAATTTTGCTAACAGGGAAAGATTAAAATCTAATCCTGTGCCAAGCTAGAAAATGAATAAGTTTCTAGAAGGTCAAACGACTATCCGAAAGGAGTAGGTTTAAGGCGAAATTCCTTATTCCGAAGCGCTCTCCAACCATTTAATAGTGGTTGATGATATAGTCTAATTCGGGGGAAATGCAGTCCCCATTTTTAACAGTATTTATGTATCTAGGCGAAACTTCAGAATATAAAGAAGAATTAGCCATGTTAATTCAAGAATTCCTAGAACAACGTATCCAAGGAATGCCTAATGAAGATGGAGTATTTGTAACTCCTGCATTTCCTAAATTGATATATGCTCTTGAGGAAGATAATATACATGAAAATAGTAAATATTGGTATCTTACTAAACTCGCTGCTAAGTGTTCAGCTAAACGATTAGTTCCTGATTATATTTCTGAGAAGAAAATGAAGGAACTTAAGGAAGGAAACTGTTTCCCGAGCATAGAGTATCCTGTGCCTTGTAACAGTGATGTTACTCGAAAAACCTACTTAAACGGAGAAGGCATTAATTGCTAACTTACCGTGCTAAATTATTAAATATAAAATATTTTTATGTGGAAAGATATACCTAATTGGGAAAATTATTATGAAATAAATGAACTTGGAGAAGTTAGAAATAAAATAACAAAGAAACTAATCATTGGAGATACTAATAATGCAGGTTATCCAAGAATTTATCTATATAATAAAAATAATTCTATAAAGAAGGAAAGATTCTTTAGACATAGATTAGTAGCTTTATTATTCATACCTAATCCAAATAATTATCTTGAAGTTAATCATATCGATGGAAATAAATTAAATAGTAATGTAAATAACTTAGAGTGGTGTACTAGAAAACAAAACGAACGTCATTCTTATAAAGTTGGTGGATCTAAACATAAAAATTATAAACCTTTTAAGATAATTTATGATAATGGACTTGAAGAAATTTATAATTTTAAAGAAGACTTATCAAAATTACTAGGAATTTCTAGAGTAACTGTTAAGTACTGGTTACAAAAGAAAAATAAAGGTTTTCGTAAGTATAAAATAAAAGATATTTATTATATTTAATATAAAAGCCTAACGACTAGAGAAAATAAATATTAGAGAAATACTAATATGGAAATGAGTATCGTAAGAATTTATTATTAATAATAAATTCTGAAATGGTAGGGTTCTTATTTGTGGTAATAGCAATAAGAATATGATATAGTCTAAAAGTTAATAATTATTAACTTTGGGGATGTCGCAGTTTCTTATCACCTTGGAAAGATGAAAATGGAAATTATAAATTCTATGGTCGTCTAAATCAAGGTGTTGTAACAGTATCACTTCCTGATGCAGGATTATCTGCAGAAGGAGATATTGATAAGTTCTGGGAAATTCTAGATGAACGTTTGGAATTATGTCATAAAGCATTACAAATTAGACATAAACGTTTACTTGGAATTAAATCAGATGTAGCTCCTATATTATGGCAACATGGAGCTTTTGCAAGATTAAAACCAGGAGAAGTGATTGATCCATTATTATTTGGTGGGTATAGTACAATTTCTCTAGGTTATGCTGGTTTATATGAGTGCGTTATGGCATTAACTGGGGAATCTCATACAAAACATATCGATCTTGCAAAACAAATTATGCAAAGATTAAATGATGCTTGTAATAAGTGGAAATCTGAGGAGAATGGTCTTGGATATAGTGTATACGGATCTCCAATTGAAAGTACAACTTATAAATTTGCAAAGTGTCTTAAGAATAGATTCGGAGTTATACCGAACATAACTGATGAATCTTATATTACTAACAGTTATCATATTAATGTAAAAGAAGAAATTAATCCTCTTGATAAGTTAAAATTTGAGGCAGAACTTCAACCATATAGTTCTGGTGGTATGATATCTTACATAGAGTCTGCAGATATCAGTACTAACATCGAAGCAGTTTTAGAAGTTATAAAGTTCATCTATGATAATATTTCTTATGCAGAGTTAAATACAAAATCAGATTATTGTTCTAACTGTGGATATGATGGTGAGATAGAAATTATAGATGAGGATAATAAATTGTCTTGGAGGTGTCCTCAATGTGGCTGTGAAGATCAACACAAACTTCATGTATCTAGACGTACGTGTGGGTTAAATTTAGCTCACGTTAAATTATTAAAATTGCCGGAAAGATATTAATATAAATCGGCATCAAGTAAAAATAAACTTGTTCAACGACTAAGTATAATAATTAATAAAAATTTTATTAAAAGATATAGTCTTAAACTATATAAATAATATAGTAATTATTGATATTGGTTCCAATTTTTGGAATCAAGGGCGTACAGCCGAGATACGAGATAGATACACTCATCTAGATGATCATGAATTATAAAATCCCTGAAAACTATGAGATACGCAACTATTAGAAAAATAGATATATCTAATGGACCTTACATTGGAGTTTCATTATTTTTACAAGGATGTTTATTCCATTGTAAGAATTGTTTTAATCAAGTAGCTTGGCCTTTGGATGGAGGAAAAGAATTTACTGAGAAAGAAAAAAAAGAATTTTTTGAATTAATAGAAGGAGTAAAGAGAGTTTCTATTTTAGGTGGAGAACCTTTACTTCAAGCTACAGAACTTAGTGAATTATTAAAAGAAATAAAGGAAACTTGGCCAGAAAAAGAGATTTGGTTATGGACTGGATTTTATATTTCTGAATTAACTGAAGAACAAATGAAAGTTATTAATTTGTGTGATTATATAGTTGATGGAAGATATATAGATGAATTAAAAGATAGAAAACTTAGATTTAGAGGATCTTCTAATCAAACTATATGGCATAATATTAATGGTGAATTAGTAAAAAGTAAGTATAATGATGAAAGACTTGATTAAATAATAAAAAGACCTTAGGGAAAAAATCCTTAGGGTCTTTATTTTACTCTCTGACAGACCTTCTTTCCTTATTATTGAATATAAAATAATTAATCAAGATGAGTAAAATAATAATTGTTCCAGACGTTCATGGTAGGACGTTTTGGAGGCTAGCGAAAGAAAAGATTAATGAAATAGATCGAGTTGTATTCTTAGGAGATTATCTAGACCCATATCCAGTCGAAGATATATCACCAGAGAAAGCAATAGAAGAACTAAAGAAAATAATAAACTTTAAGAAAGAATTTTCAGAGAAGGTTATTTTGTTAATAGGGAATCATGATTATCACTATATGAATCTATTAAAAGAAATACTTCCTTGTAGTAGATATGACTTTAGGAATGCACAAAAAATCGAACAGATATTTAATGATAATCAAGAATTATTTCAAGTATTATACAAAGAAGGAAAGTATTTATTTTCTCATGCAGGTGTTGTAGAAGAGTGGATGAAAATTACTTGTGGTTGTGATGACCTAGATACACTTCTTAAGGAACAACATCTAATGTATAATCACTTGTGGTATATGTCAAGACTTAGAGGTGGTTATGGGTTTTATGGATCATGTATATGGTCTGATGTAAGAGAATTTGAGAATACATTTCTTGGAGTATTTCAGATTTTTGGTCATACTCAATTAGCCAAGGAATTTTTTGGACCATCTCCAGGAATAGAAGAGACATTTGCATGTTTAGATTGTAGAGAATGTTTTATATTAGATACTGAAGAACAAACAATAGAAAAATTATGAAAACAATTATTGATAACTTAGAATTTAATGGAGCATTAATTCAGTTTACACAATCAGATGATTTTGATACCATGATTAATGCTACTGAAATGGGTAAATTATTCGGACCTAACAAAAGGCCCTATCAATGGTTGAGACAGAAGGATACTCAAGATTATTTACAAGCATTTGAAAAGTATCAAGAAAGTACTGCGCGGGAGACGCGCATCACTCCTGTAATAACTATAGAAGGGCATTATTCAAATGGAACTAGACCTGGTACATGGATGCATAGATGGGTAGCAATTAGATATGCTCAGTGGTTAGATCCAAGGTTTGCGATTTGGGTAGATTCTAAGATTGATGAACTTCTTAGGATAGGATTTACTACTGCCTTAAAAGAGGAAAGAGATAGATATAATTCTCTTCTCCCTCAGGTAAATTATTATAATGAAGTTTTAGCATATTCAGAAAACTTGTATTCTACTGAACAACTCTGTAAAGATCTTGGACTTGGGTATGGGACAAAGATACTTCTTAAGAAACTTGAAGAAAAGAAATATATTTATCGTCGTCCAGGAATAAAAGGGTGGTATTTATCAAGCCCCTACGATAAAGAAGGTTATACAAAAGTTACTTCAGCGGTTGTAACTGATAAACATGGAAATAAACATATTAAGAATCAAAAGAAATGGACTGAATCTGGAAAACATTGGATTTGGAGTTTATCTAAAAAATTATAAAAATTATGAAAATTGGAATTGATTTTGATGGAACCTGTGTTACTCATGATTATCCTAGAATTGGAAAGGATATTGGTGCAGTTCCTGTTCTTAAAGAGCTAGTAGAAAGAGGTCATAAATTGATCTTAAATACTATGAGATCAGGGAAAGAACTCGAAGATGCAGTTGAATGGTTTAAAGAAAATGATATCCCTTTATATGGAGTTAATCAAGATCCTGGACAAAGAAGATGGACTAGTTCTCCAAAAGTACATGCAGATCTTTATATAGATGATGCTGCTCTTGGATGTCCTCTTATATATAATCCAGATTTTAGTGATAGACCTTATGTAGATTGGGAAAAAGTTAGACAAGTATTTTATGATTAAGAAACCAACAAAAGAAGAGATGTACGTAGTTAATCAGCCACGTCATCTTATGATATCAATTATATTAATGGATTATGATTACTACCCTCTTCCAGATAATATACATACTGGATTATGTAAACTTTCTGAGATTAGTGATATAGTATTCATATTCTCTGATTCCCATTTCGACAATTCTAAGATTAGTAAAGAAAAGATAACAACTCTTTATCAGGCTTGTGCTTTTATAGATAGTTCTGGAAATTTACCGAGAACTATATTTAAGGCTCTACAATATGATAAAGAAATATTTGGGAAGCACATCGGAATAACAATATCTAGATGTCAAGACTTACAAGAATCTACACCTAAACTTTTTGAAAATCTAGAAAAAATAAATCAGTCTAGAATTATTAAGCCAGTGTTTAAGATTCGTAGGTTATCATCAACAGAACTATATAACTTCTACTATACACCGTCTGAAGAAAAAAGGAAAAAGAAATGGAAATGTATTTTTGATGAATGTTTATATTTTTATCATAGACATATTCTGAAATCTGTTATTTTTCCATGGACTAGAGTAGAGGTTCCAGATCCTGCCGATTATATAGATTGCAGGTATTGTACTTGGGGATCTAACTCTTCAGTACTTTATTTCAGAAACACAACAATCGGAATATTCTTGGAAAAAGTAGATAAAGAATTTATTGATACTTTTACTGATCCGGATCCTAGATATCTTTTTGCTGGATTAGTTAAGAAAAATGGAATAGATTGTTTAGATTATAATATAGAGGATTTAGATATTGGAAAATTATGACTAAAAGATATAAACAATCAGGAAGAAATTCAGCTTATCCAGAATATATAGAAGTTTGGGAATATGGAGTTGGATCTGTGCCTGATTGGATTTCAGATAAGAGTAAAGTTACATTTATAGATGGTCTTGGTAATGTAACATTAGAAACTCATGATACTAGTACAGGTGGAGTAGAGATTATAGATTCCACAGGTACATCTCCTCTTATCAGATTAGGTTCAAAAAAAGACTTAATATGTAGAGAGGTAGAGAACGAAACTAAAGTATTTGTATTAACTAGATTACAATTAGAATTATTATATAAATTAGAGTTATGAAAGAGTTAAAAGACAGTGAAAGAAACCTGATTAATGAAGGACTTGTAGTAGTAGATTATTCTGCTGAATGGTGTGGTGGTTGTCAAGTAATTAAACCAATCGTTGAAAAATTAGCAACCGAATATGAAGGGAAAGTTAATATTTACGGATGTGATGTTGATGAATGTGCAGAACTTACATCAGAATTTGGTATAAGAAACATTCCAACACTACTATTCTTTAAAGATGGAGTACTTCAGAATCGATTAGTAGGTTCACATCCAGAGAAAACAATTAGAGAAAATCTAGATTTACTAATATCAGAATCAGGAAATGAATAAATTTGTACTTAACACATTAATTTTAGGAGATGATGACCTACATTGTAAGACAGGTGAAGTAACTTTGTCTATGATGAACCTGAGTCATACAAATTTTACTGGACCGGATCTTGATAAATTCGATTTAATTGTTTATCATGGAGAGAAAGGTTGTAAAATTTTAAAGTCCAGAGCATTTAGAACTGGAAAAGTAGGATAAAAATAAAGAGAGGATACCATTCAAATAGGTTCCTCTCAATTTTTTTACATCTCTCCGTCGTATTTTTTATCGTCTTGAAGAGTTGATCTTTTTCTTACTAATAGAGCAATTTCTACAATTAATTCTTTTAAAGACATTCCACCTTCATATGGGAAAGCCTCATCACACCATTGTTTACTAGAATAATCCTCTTCTTCTGGTGTAACTTCATAATCTCTACAAAGTTCTGCTACTCTTTGTTGAACATACTCTTTAGTTAAGATTCTAGATTCTGGAATAAAATATGCACTACTTCCAGTCTGATCTTCATGTCCCAAAGCTAAAATTGCTTCATCTCTAAACCAATCACATTCCATAAATTCTTGTGATTCTGGCCATCTTACTAATACATAGTTTTCATTCATATTCTTTAATTTTTATTACATCTATAAGAGTTTTACCTTCAAAGCCTTATTATTGAGAAAAACAAGAAATTATGAAAAGAATAGACTGTTCATTTATGGGAATTAGTGGAGAATGTTTTATCCACATCACCCTAGAATTTGAAAACATCCCAAGAAAAGGGGATAAGGTAGTACTCAGCAGAAACATTGCAGAGTATGTAAGAGAAAATATGACAAATGATGTGGAAAATGCAGAAGAATATGCTGATATTATATCCATGTCATTAGACAAAAACACAGGGACTATGTACTTTTTTGTAGTAGAAGTAATTCATTATCCAAGAATTGATAGAGATGTGGATGATGAAGCGATTACTAGAGTCATACTTAGTAGTAATAGTCTAGATTAAAAAAAAAATAAAGAGAGGCCTTAATAGGTTTCTCTCTTTTTATTTTCTTCTTAGAGTTCAAGTATTCTCTTAAGTCGTTGTAAACTTCCAGGAATATCATTTTTATCTAAGCGAGATTCATCATTTTTTACTTTTAATTCATCTCTTTGTTGTATAAATTTATTATAAGCTATTTCAAAAATTTCTAGATCATAATCATGTAGTTGTCCATAAGTTTTTATATTTTCTGGAAGGTATTTATCTTGCCCACCTTTAAAGTTTCTTATTGCATAAGTTGCTTTAAAGAGATCTATATAAGCATTTTTAAGAACATCTACTTCTTCTGGTGTAAACTTATCTATAACATTCATTAACTTATAAGTATCATCACCACACATAGGCAAACTCTCTAAATAATCATCTTCTATATTTACCCACCTGTTTATACTTACAACAAATCCAATAGGTGTTCCAGAATCTAATGTTAATATCTTATTAGGATAGTAACCTTGAGGAGAGTCACATAATCCTAGAACTTGAAAATTTACATCAATAGATCTCATAGTTTTTGCAATTTTCTTAGATTTATCAAATAACTGTAATAACTCTTCAGAAAATACATACTTTCTATAAAGTTCAACTACTAATTCTTTAATTAGTTTTTCTAATCTTGCTAATTTTTTCTTAAGACCTGAGTTATCTAAAAGTTCTTTATAAGTTGATAATAAGATATCTCTCGAAATTAATTTACTTTTGTCTTTATCTAGAATCATGATTTTAATATATTATAAAGTTCTATAAAATTAGTTTTCAAAGCAGTTAGAGTTAAGTTTTTATTTTCCAAAGTTTCTTCTAACTCGAATAACTTATTACATGCTCTTTTAGAAACTACTACATATTCTCTAAGTTTTTCCAAAGCTTCTTTATATAATTCAGGACTTTGATGTTTAAAACTACTCCACTCATTACCTTTAAATAGACTAGGAGCAGAAATCAAATTCCCATCTATTCGTTTTTCAATTCTTATTCCTTTAGAAAAATAATAAAGATTATCCCCCCAATTTAAACAGTTTATATTTTCTTCAGGAAATTCTTTTTTTAATACTCCATCTCCTGTAAAATCAAATACTTGAACACTATTTAAATAATCTTGATACTTCAATGTAAACTCTTTTTCTTCTGGAGTTAAACATTCTAAGATCGCATCAAAAATAAAATCTACTAATTCATTATGTAGTTTTTTACTTTCATCAAACTCTTTAATATACAATTTTTTTACTTCATTAATTATTATTTCTCTCTGACTTCTAGTTAATGCCATAATCGTTTTATTTTTTACATTACTACATTAATAAGGATTTTGCTACTATAAAAGGTCCTAAATCTTAATTATGTAAAACTAAAATTATATTAATATGAAAGATATTGAAAAAAGAATAGCTGAGAATATCCAAGTTCCTGAGGATATGTATTTAGAGGGATTACTTGATATAACTGGATTTTTATTTATTGAGTTAACACAATTTCTAGAAAATGAACATCGGTATATAGGTATTACTAAATCCTATATTCATACTGTTAAGTTAACTATTGAAAGGATAGATCAATCTGTTCGACCTGAAGATATAGAAATTTATGGAAGAATATTATACCTTTATAAACCATTTCTTAAGAAAGAATTCAAAAGACTTAGAAATAAAAAGTTAACTGCAGGAGATTCTGTTATAGTAATTATTAATAAAATCATAGAAATAATAGTCCAAGAGAAGAAACAAGATTTTAGATTTCATAAAGAAGTAAGAACTCTAAGGAAAATTATATCTAAATTTTTTGAAAATATTAGGAACAAAAAGAAAGAAGATCCACTTTATTCTCTAAGTAATGCTATCAAAGAATATAAAGATAGTGGATCTGTTGGAAAATATCCTCTTGATGTATTCTCTTTTATAGATAATCAGTATATAAAAGAAGAATTAAAAGATCCAGGAGAAAGACTAAAAGAAGAAAGTGATAATAAAATAAATGAGATCTCTTTTGATAATTGATTTTCTCAGTTATAGAATAAAAAACTAGATAGAATTTTACCTCTATCTAGTTTAATTTTTATTTTATTTTTTCTTTTCCTCATCTTCGGCTTTTTCTTCCAGGGACTTTTCTTCTCCAAGTTCATACTCTATGGATTCGATATCTATCTTTCGATTTACAAAATCCTTCTTATCCTCATCTTCTATATCCACAGTATAGTAAAGCATGATATCAAACCCAAGATCTTTATACACTGGATTCGTATCTCTTGCTTGAAACATTATGTGATTATATTCTGTTGAGTATGTTCCATATAAATTACTCCTTTTCTTGTAGATTGTTAAGTTTTCAGGAATAGTTACATAATGAAGCATATCAAGAGCTGTATATAAATCTACTCCAGGTTCATCATCTATTTCATCCTTCATCGGAAATCTTAGTTTATACCCTAAGAATGTAGATGCTATTTTCACATCATATACATCATCTTGAGTTTTCCCAAGATCATTTAATTCCTTACTGAAAAATGCAATATTCTCGAAAATATGACCTGTAAGTTTTTTACTTAAACTCTTACGTCCATTTGTATAATCGAATAAGTCCTGCATAAACTTTGAAAAACCATTATACTTAAGTCTTCCATCAGGCCAAAAAACATTATAAGATTCATAATCTCTTTTCGGAATCTCTACTGCTGCTTGAAATACTTTTTCATAAGTACGAGTTTCACCATTTACTTCCTTCGTATAGGTTACTCCCTTTATTTTATAAGAAAGTATATAATATCCAATAAAGAAACGATCAATATTTTCATCCTCCGTACCTATAAATTCTCGATTTAAGGTATCTCCTAATTCATTGAGCGTATCTTTATAATCATTTATTTTTGGATAACCAGATAGATTCCTGTTATAAGCGGTTGTTGGAATTTCGAAAATAAATTCTAATTTCCTTTTTCCAAACCTAGTGTCAGATTGACTTACGTGAATGATGTTCTCGCAATCCAATAATCCGCGCTTAATTATCGATTTATTACCCCATCTATCTTCATCTACTATATTACGAATGCGAATAAGATCTAGGTCCCACGGATTGACCTTTCCCTTTCTATCGCCGAATTGGATAACATTATACATTGCTAGTACTAAGTTATCACTTTCGTCATTTTCTTCGTCGACTTCGTCACTATCATTTTCGAAGGAATTGACAATTTCATTAGATTTCTCTCTTAATATATCTGAAGAAATTCCAAGACCTTCAAGTGCATTATCGACTTGTTTTTTCTGTTTTTCTAATTTTTTTATTTCTTTTTTTGTTTCTCTGGCTAGCAGATAACCACCAAGGGCTAATCCTAAACCAATTAGTATTAATTTTTTAGGTTTCATTTCTTTTTCTTTTAAGTTTGTTTATTTTTCTTTTTATCCCCTTTGTCCACTGCTAATCCCACGAACTATTCCTCCTTTTTTGGGAGGTCTATTATTTCCTCCCCCCTGAGGCTTACTAATAGATCCGTTTTTAGAAAATAGTGCACTTCCTACACCTAATAATGTTACTCCTAAAATGCTAAGCATCGCAACTCCTATCATTATCTTAGAACTTTTTTCTGAATACTCAGCTGTTATTGTTTTAGTACTGTTATTATCTTTTAAAAATATAGTACTTGTTTTCTGTACACCAAGTAACGAACCAATATTTATCATATTTTTATCTTTTTGAATTAATTTTTCTAATTTTCTTTGTTTGAAAGTCTCCAATAAGTGAAGCTCCGAATCCTATTACGTATATAAGAGCTATAATTTGACTACCTACCTTTATACCACGGAGACATACATTAGCTACTGAGTAACTCCCCATCGCTATTTTTTCTCTTTTTTTAATGTCCATTTTTCTTTTAAGTTTTATTGTTAATATTTAAGTTTATAATTCTTTATTTAACGCAGTCAGCTTAATATGCTATTTATAGATGCTGACTCATCTATCTTGTTTAATATCTCTTTATAAGAAGGGAACTGGATGGACCTCCAGAACCCTCCCCTGAGATAACAATAAACAAGAATTATGTTTTTGTTCTACTTCTACTTCTTTTTCTTCATCATCTTCTATTTTCATCATTGTGTTTTTCATAACCTAAATAAAGAAAAAGAGTATAGAAGCAATTCAATACCTCTATACTCTAAACTTAAAAGAAGGAAAATTTATTTCTTTTCCTCAGCGGGAATTTCTTCGACTTCTTCAATACCGTCACCAGTGATCTTCTTTTTGACGTCTCCAATCAATTTTTCACAGTAACCGTACTTCTGTTCTAGCTTAACTGCTGCTATTCCGGTTCCAAATCCTACTGCAAGATATAAAAAATTTGTCAATTTCATTTTCTTATCCTCCTTCTTATAAGTTAACATTATTTACTCTTTGGTGGCTGTTGAGACTTCTGTAACCACCGTTCTTGTAACCACCATTGCCTCCATTTGTAGGGGCTGATGTTATTTCCGGCTTTACTTCAGGAATCATATCCGATTCTCCTATACCGGTAACTGTTGTTGCAACTGATTTCTTTCTCTTTAAAAGACCTATAGCTGCATTTCCTATACCCTTGCCAGTGGATATTATTGGTTTGTGGTATTTAACTATTATTCCACCAAGTACCATTCCAACGGCAACTCCTCCGATTGTGTATTTATTTCTACTAAACCAACCAGATTTTTTTTCTTTTTTAGTTTCTTCTTTTTCCATAATTCTTGTTCTTTAGAAAAATAATTTGTTAATATTTTTGTTATCTTATCTCTTATAAGGCTTTTACCGTTTTCTAAACCATTCGATTTTTAACGGCGAAAAATTAATGATCAAAATTCATTATTTTCTTTGTTTTTGTATAGTTGTATTTGTGTATGAATTTTGATCTTAAAGAATTTATTTTCTCATATATAAGAATTTAACGTCTTTTCAAACCCATCGTTTTTCTACCCTACAAAGAATTTATCTACTCCATGTTTATCTATAACCTTTAATATTATAGTTATAATAAGTTTATCAGTTATAGATCTAGTTTCGAATTCTTCTCTGGAAATATCACTACGATAATCTCTCATTATATCTGCATTCTTGAGGTTATATTTTCCGATGTGATATTCTTTTTTAGAGAGACTTTCAATAGTCATAGGATTATCAACTGTAGTAATATCAAGACCACGTTTATCTAGAAATTTATCATACAATAGATCTGATAATCGTTTAATTCCTATCTTCTTACAAGCTATATCAGGAAGTTTATTATTCTGAACAAATAGTACTCTATCTCTATCAGAACACTTCCAAGTCTTATCTGATAAACTAAGATAATATCCTTGAGCTAACCAATCCCTCTCTTCTATATATTTCATGGTTGTCTGTAAATCTCCTGCTAATTCTACTACATTTCTAAAAGGCAATGCAATCGGAATTAGGATATCAATAACTCCAGGAAGATGACTAGATAATATTACTTTCATAGTTCAATATCTAAGAAATACTTATAATCATTTCCAATCTTAACAAATAATCCTGAAACTAACTCTGGAAATCTAGTTTGAAGAGTTCTCAAGATACACATATATGTTTCGGCCGTTTCATTGTAGAGTATTTTCTTTGTACCATCTTCAAAAGCAACGTATAAGTGAGAAACCTTAAAAACATTTCTCGTTGCTTTATCAATCTGGTACATAACGTTTATCTCTACATCTTCGGCCGTTATAGAATCTTTCATAATACTTCTAATATGATATAAATCCTCTCCATATTTTGTAACATCCGGATTTTCTTCTAGTTTGTAAAGTTTATTTCGTCCTCCTGTTGTTACTATGTAAGGAATATGCTCTACTGTACTAACTTCATATTGAACTGACTGAATCCATAATCTCTCTGTAAATTCAAAAGTAAGTTCCGTAATCCTGCTCTGCTTAATAAAAAAGCTATTTATTATATTCTCCATAATTATTTATTTTTATTCATTTATTAGAGTTTTAAGTGAAAAATAATTAAATATTTTATATATTTCATTGATTAATTATCCTTTCTTTTTAATAATAATATAACATTTTACTTTCTTTCCATTTTCATAAATACTAGAATTCTTAACTTCAAAATAGTTTTCTAAATCCTTTGCTTTGGCTACTTTGTCGTAATTAATGGACTTATATAACACCTCAAGTCTAGATTTTATATCAGATAGTGTTATTTTATCCCCTACTTTAAATTCCGAATAAATACTAGATTCTAGAAGTTCTTGACTAAATGTTACTACCCCTAGATGATTTTTTATTTTAGCACTATTATAAGATAGTGATTTAAGCTTACTAGAGCCCAATGTAGTATAATAAGACTTAATTTCATCAGAATCAGCTATCTGTCCAAGAACTATATCAATTGCATCACTAGATAAACCATACTCACATAATAACTTAAGCTTATCATATATAGTATTTAACCCTATATATACCTTTAAAAATTCTGATACTTCTCTATTTACTATATCATCCTCACAATATATACCTGTTTCTAAACATTTTAAATAATTTAAATATCTATCTACTCCTTCAGGTCCTATACTGGAGTCATCTCTAAGATACTCTAATACATAATCCCTAGTTAATTGATCCTTTACCTTAGATATTATATTCTTTAGGTAATCCTCTGTATCCTTAGAATTGAAAAAGTAAGATAGTACCTCTCTACATTCATTCTTGATCTTCTTAAAATCCTTACTACCTCTTATAGGATTTTTTGGGAGAGATTCTAAGTCTATACTGTCTATATCCTTAAAGAAATTTATTATATCTTCACTGTAATAAAACCATTCTCTTCCATACTCTGAATATAATAAATCCTTAAACTTATATTGTATTCTCTTTTCTATATCTTCAGAGTATCCAAGAACTTCATATAATAATTTATACCCCGGATTATGCATTCTGTAAGCCATAAATCTTTTGTCTTTCTTTGAATCTTCTGTGTATCCTATCTTAAGAAGGTCTAGTACTTCTTTAGTTTCTTTATCGTAGTATGTCGTTTCTATTAAATATATCATAACTTTACTTCTTTTCTTTTTAATAATTCATAATTTCTTACTCTTTTCTTTACTCCATCAATTATCTCTGTTGTCGTAAATTCTTTTACTTCAAAATAATTTTCTATATCATTAGCTTTAGGAGTAGCTGTATAATTAATAGAACTATAAAGCTCTCCTAATTTATTTTTAAGATTTGCTAAACTATATTTCTCGCCAAGATTGAAATTAGAATATATACTTCTTTTTAATAAATCTTTATTAAATGTTATAATTCCTAAGTATTTTTTAATATTAGTACTGTTATAGGATAAAGCTTTCAGTTTTTGAGGATCAAGTGATAAATAGAATGACTTAATCTCGTCGGAATCAGCTATCTGTCCAAGAACTATATCAATTGCATCTTGAGATAATCCATATTCACATAATAACTTAAGCTTATCATATATAGTATTTAAACCTGTATATACCTTTAAAAATTCTGATACTTCTCTATTTACTATATCATCAGGGGTTAATGTATTATGTACAGTACTAAATACACTAAATCTATCCTTATAATCTATTTGTTGTATCTTGAAAGCCCTTATCTCGTTAACCAAAACAAGATTATTTATAACTGGTTTAAGGATTACGTTTCCTTCAGGAGTATGAATTTTATTTACAGCTACATAATTATCTTTATAATTTTTAAATCTTGCAAGATCTTGATAATTTATTGCCAGTGTATATTTCTCTTCTGAAGTTCCTTTTTGATATACAGATAACAAACTCTCAGTGGATCTCTGTTTAAATTCTATTACTCTCTTAAAATCTTCTTCCTTCATTTCTCTGTAATTAGCAGTACTCCTATAGTAAAATACTGCACTATTACTCCAAGGATTTTCAAATAAACGTTGCCTACCTAGTATTTGTGGGAGGTCTTCGGATATATCAACGGCTAGTGAGTCTATATTACTGTCAGAAAATATAAAACTTCTAGCACATAGACTATAAAAATCTGCACCTAAGTATACTGTTCTAGTGCAAAAAGTAAACATTTTAGGTTTGACATCTCTTTTTGGTACTTTTCCGATCACAAACTTCTTTCCTAATCTTCTCTGAATTTTCTTAAGATTATCATCTGTCCTAGAGCACAATATATTACATTGTTCTGGAGTAAGATTATTTTTCTTTATAATACTAGTAATATGATTAACACTGTTTACGTAAAATACAGCTTCATCAGAAACAATTTTTACTGGTACTCCTTCTCTAAGAACTACTATACTTTCAAAATCTCCTGAAAGATACTTCTGAATAATCTCAGAAGCTTTTTCACCTACAGTTCTCATAACATATACATCTAAAGCCGGCCTAATTACTCTAGTAGGGTCGTCTTTGCTCCAATCTAATTCATAATAAGGCAGATCTCTAAACTCGTCTAGCATTTCTAAGTATTCATCCATCATTGGAGTTGCACTAACAAAGTATGCTGAATGAGATTGTTTGAGATATTCTAGGAATTTAAGTTCAGTATCACTCTTAAATCTTGCATCATGTAGAATGCTTTGAAATTCATCTACTACTGTATAGAAATATCGAAATCTATCTAGTTTCTCTAGGATATCCTTTACTATTCTATAGGAGTCGTAGGTAACTAGGATTTTACAGGGTAATCCATTTATAGTTCTGGCTGTACAATATTCATCTATTTCTCTATATAGTCTCTTATAGATCTCTGAATTACTAGATAACTCAGTTAATCCAGAATTATCTATTACTACATTTTTTTCGATTTTAGATAAGTCTTTGTCTACATTAGACTCCTTGTCCATTTCATTTACTACTAGATAAACATCAAATTCATGTTGATCCTTTTTATTCTCTAGGAGCATTTTTCTGGGGCTACATAGAATAATATTCTCTGGTCCACCTATACAATATTCTGTAAACCCACAACCAGGAAGTTGTTTATTTATAATACATTTATTCGGGAAATTTGAAAATCTAAAGTTTTCCCATTCACCTATATACCTAATTCCTCTAGGTACGGTGATTTTTTCTTTGTACATATTATTATTTGTCATATAAAAATATTTTTAATTATTTATTAAATTTAATTATTGAATTCTAATACAGAATCCAGTTTTACTTTAGGTATCCAAAATCTGAAGACTAAGGATACCTTTATTTCATTAATTAGAGTTTAAGGTTATTAGAAGAGCAAAATCGTAATTTAAATTCATAATTAAGCATACATACACTATATATGTAAATACCAATAAAAAAAATTACACTCTAGATAGTGGTTCTTCTAAATAAGCGAACATAGTGAGAGACCCGCCTCCCCTCCAGGGAGAGCGAGGTCGTCTTATTTAGAAGGTTCACGATAAATAGAAAATAATAGATTAATTATATTATATATCTATTTAAATGGAAATGAACCTTAAAAAGATATCGTCCATAACGCTCTTTACCTCGTTCACACTCGGAAGAGCTAGGACTAGATACTTTTTAAGAACCACTATCTCTCCTTTCAATCCTTCTTTAAAAATCCTAATATCTCTTTATTCAATTCTTATTCTATATTATCTTTTTATTTTCTATTTATACTTCCTATAGGTTTTTTCAATTACTCTCTTGTTCAATCCAGGTTCCTTAGTCCTCAAGAAAATATTTCGAACCCTATAATCTTTATTAATGATCAAGAATTTTTATTGTGTAGTTCTTGATCTCATTATAAAAGAAATATTAATTTATTATAAGAAAAAATTATTATGAGTAAGTATTATTTTTTAGAGACAGTATTAGTTAAAGGAAATTTGAAAGTAAAAGCACTCCCTGGACAAAAATTGAAGGATGGTTCTAATGTATCTACAAGTCTTTATGTACAATGCCCTAAGAAGATAAGAGATGTTTATTCAGAAGGTACTATATTTATCTCAACTTCTCTTAATCTTAGTTCAGGTGGAAAGTTTTATACACAAAAGGGATTTCAAAGATTAACATATAAAGATGAAGAAGCTAAAAAAGAATATAAAACTCTGACTGGAATTGATTTCGTAGATCCCTTAAAGAAAGCTACGATTCTCGAAACAATTCTTAAAGATGCATCACTAATTTCTCCAAGTTCTACAAAGGATGGATTTTATATGACCCCTGATAATTGGAGAATCTTAGTGAGAAATATAAAAAAACATGTTAATACGATGATTATAGGGCCTACAGGTTCTGGAAAGACAAGTTGTGTAAAAGAAGTTTGTTCTAGAATGGGTATACCTCTTCATGTGTTTGATATGGGTTCTATGATTGATCCTATTTCAAATTTACTTGGAGTTCATCGCTTAGAAGATGGAAAAAGTATATTTGATTATGCTAAGTTCACTAAAGTAATTCAAGAACCGTGTGTAATTCTCTTAGATGAGTTAAATCGTTCTTCTCTTGGGGCTAATAATGTATTGTTTCCTTGTTTAGATGATAGACGGGAATTGATGAAGAAGTAGCTAGATCAATTGTGAAGATAGCGAATAATATTAGATCACTCTCAAAGAAACAGGAGATCTCAACTTCTATATCAATTCGAGAAACACTAATGATCTCAGAGTTAGTATCAGATGGTTGGAGTGTGAAAAGTGCTATGGAAATGGTATATCTTCCAATCTATGAAGGAACTAATTTGGAAGGAGAAAGAAGTACAGTATATAAAACAATATTATCTTATTAATAGACTATGAGTAAACATTTTTCAACCTCATATAATCCTTGGTGGAAAAGAAAGGATTATGATGATTACTATGATGACGAAGATGATGGTAGATGGGGTAGGAGTATATTTAGAAAATCCTATAAATCATTTGTCGGAAATTCTGGAGAGCTAAGTAGAACTATAAATAGAAGCTCTTGGTATGGAGAAAGTTATTATTCATATTCATCTGTTGGAAAGGAAGAGGATGCACAATTATCTAAGTTAATTGAAAAGGCTTATAGTTCTGTAAAAGATATGATAACTATAATGGATTTTCCTTTCCTGATTAGAGTAAATTTGAATGAGGGTAGTGATGAAAGTAGTTCGTATTCAGATTATTTTTCAGAAGAGAAGAGAGATAATTCCGAAAGAAGAATAGCAGTCCCTTCTAAGATATTTGACTCCACCGAAGATAATGAAACAAAAATAAATGCCTTCTGTGGATTTGGTCTTCATGAGGCTGCACACTTAAGATATACCTACTTAAGAGTTTATTTGAATTTTCTTAGTTTTATAAGTGGAAAATATACTTTTGAAGAAGAAGAGATTATTAAAATTTTCATAAATCTTCTTGAGGATAATAGAGTTGAGGATTTATTACTAACAGAACGACCGGGATTTCAAGATTTTATTGATTGTGCAAAAAGTTATAATTCCAAGACTCTAGAGGAAAAACTTAATATAATGAGGGAGAGGAAGTTGATTCTTTTCTTTAAAACATTAATAGGAATACTTAGATTTCCTGGATTAATAGAAGAGGAGGTTCTTGAGGAGTATTCTGAGGTATACAAAGAAGTTCAAGAAAAGATAACTCCATATCCAGAAAATCTTAAAGATATTTGTAGTGTTTCTGAAAGTATATTTAAGATAATTAAGAAGAAGAAATTATCTGATATAGATCCGGCGGAATTAAAAAAAATATTATTCTTAATTAATGGTACTGAATCTATAACTAGTATAATGTATGGAGTTGACTTAGATTCTGGAAGAAAGATAGATAAGTCTAAAGTATCTAGGCTATTATCATCAAAGGATAGTCTAACAATGAAAATCTTAGAGGGAACAGTAGAACGTGGTGATTCTGATAAGGTATTCTTTGAAAAACCAAAAGGGGATAGGAATGATTATTTACGTGATGTGAGAGCAGTTCAAAAATATGTTCCTAGATTAAAAAAGATATTGACAGGAACAGATAAGAACTATGATTTTAATATCCAAGGTTGTAGGTCTGGAATTTTAGATACGACAAAACTTGCAGAAGCGTATCAAGGAGTTCCACAAGTTTACCTAAGACAGGGACATGTTAGAACCAATAAATCAACTATATGTGTTCTTATTGATGAGTCTGGATCTATGGGTGGAAAAAAGGAAATCCTAGCGAGACAGGCTGCAATACTTCTAAATGAAACCTTCGGAAAAAGTTTGGGAGTTGATTTATATATTTATGGACATACTGCAGATATTGGTTCAGTCGGATATATAAATCTGAGTGTGTATCGAGAAGGAAATCATTATAATCCTAAGTTTTCATTATCTAAGAGTTATGCAAAATCCCAAAATCGAGATGGAGATGCAATTCTAGAAGTAGCAAAGAGAGTTAGAAAGTTCACAAAAGAAGATTGTATTATGTTTGTGATATCTGATGGTAGTCCTTGTGCAAATGGGTATGGAGGAATTTCAGCAATAAAAGATACTGCCGCAAAAGTAAAGGAAGCAGAAAAACTTGGATTCGGAATAATTCAGATTAGTATAGATGCTGTTTACGGTGTTGAAGATATGTTTGATACTTATATAGATATCGGATATAACTTAGAGGAAATGCCGAAACTTTTGAATGAAATAGTGAAAACTAAAGTAATAAAAACAAAACATACTACAGTAAGTTAAGATGGATTATGAAGATAAGGTAATATATAATACTATAAGTCTAAGAGGTTTAGTTCTTCATACATTTATAGCATTTACTTCGAAACTTCCTATAGATAATTTATCAAACTTTGTAATTTCTTATTATATCCCAGAAGTAGTTGATTTTATTAATAACTCTGGAATAAAAAGAGGAACTATGACTGTTGATAAGTTTAAAGATTTATATGGAATTAAGATCGATTATATAAGTATCTTCACTTTTAGAGATATACTTAGATTTCAACTTCAGGAAACTCGTACTCGGCTTGATCTGATCTATTATTTAGTTCAGATTCAAGAGAATATAGAAGCTGACTTAAGTAGATTTAATTTAGCTGATGAACTATATATTTATTTGTATAGTCGTTTTCAGAGAGCTTTAAAGCCTTATACATGAGAGAAAATAAATAATGTAAAACAATACTCCTTAAGCAATAATAAAAAGCTTAAGGAGTTTAAATTTTTAAGAATATGAAAATAAGTAAATTAAAACATGATTCTTATAGAGTAGAAATTAATTTTGGAATTGGAACACAGAAAGAAATGACGAGGTGGTTTACTACTAAGTTTGTAAAGAATCATAAAATGGAAATTCCGGTAAAGAAAAATTCAAGAGCAGAAGAACTTATAGAAACAATAAGTTCAACATCCGGAACATCTACTTATAGAATTATTAATAAAACAACAGGATTCGATCAAGTAGTAGTAATAGTAAACATTGACTCTAGAAGAAATAGACCTTTTATTGCCAAAAAGGATTATAAAAGTTTGGTTAAGAATATCAAAACTACATTTTATCACGAAACAAGACATGCCGTAGATCAGATAGTTAAGTTAAGAAATCTGAGTTATGAAGATTTTGAAAATACAGCTATGTTACAGGCTTGGATAAATGTAGAATTCGAAGAAACTTTAATGGATTATATTACAGAAGGTGAATTAGAAGAGGTTATTTCGGAGAGTGTGAAAAAGAGATAGGAAATAAAATCCTATCTCTTATTTTTCTTTTACTTTAAACGTTCTTTTAAATCAAGAGGGTAAAGTTGAAATAGGAACTTATAATGTTAGTTTTGATGATATGACATATAATTTTGGAACTACTACTACTGCAAATACAGATGAAATATTGGGAAGTGCTTGGTTAGTAGAAGTACAGCAAGGAACATCATTTTATGGATCAATTGAAATTACTAATCTTGGTACTACTAATAATACTTACGAATTTTTTATAGATGATTTATCAGTAGGTAAAGTTACATTAGCTCCAAATGAATCTAATACAGAAACTTTTAGTTTTAATAATGCAGTTGGAGATTCTTCAGATCATTATATGAAACTTGAGGAAATTTAATCATTTCTATCAATAATATAAGTATTAGGTAAAAACGATAATCCAAAATCTAAAGAATCTATTATAGTATTTGCTAAAATACTATCATTAATTCCAAAAGTTATAGTACCTTCATCACAAATAATTCCCAATGAATTACTACCGAATTTAAAGACTTTACTATAGACATCAAAAGTACTTTCAAATATAAAACTAGCAGTTTTTTGTCCTGAAGAATAACTAACTTCTATAATATCACATTTATAATTATTCACTATAATATAATTATTAACATTCATTTTAAGATTTGTAACAGTATCAAAAGCTATCCCTACTCCGTTCCAATCAAGGTAGATTTCAACTTCACGATCACTTATCATATATACTGCTACACGTCCAAATTCACCTCCTTCTTGAGAAGTTCCTATAGCATAAATATAATCTGTATTTTTATCCTCTTGTTTTAAAGGAACGTTTATGATACAACCTGAAATTCTTATATATGTATTATTAACATTAAACATATAAAATTATGGTAACATTTATTATCGCTGCGATTGTTATTATCGCATTAGTATTGTGGTTTAAATTTAAAATAGCAAAACACAAAAAACCAGAGGAAAGATCTGCTATAGAGTCTATGCTAGTTACTCAAGGGGTAAAAAATAGAAAATCCCTTGAAGAAGCAGCAGGGGCAATGAGAACAGCAGAGATTTCAAGAGATGAGGCAATGCAGAAAACTAAAGATGCAATTACTCAACTAGATTCTGATTTTAAAACTGAGTTAAAAAATTTATTACTAAATCAAAGTAAATTATCAGCTAAATTACCACAAATGAAATTAATTCCTGGGAAAAAAGAAGGAGCAGCCAGGAATAGTAAAAAGAAGATGGAAGAAGCTTTAGCAAAAGGTCGTCAAGAAGTAGCTAATGAGTATAAGAAAAATGCTATGATGTATCTAGATCAAAAAAATAGAGCTTTAGAAAGAATAAAAAGAGCTGAAAAAAGTTTAGAAGATCTAGAAATTAACATTGATCTTGCTCAAGCTACTTATGAAGGTAGAAAAAGTCAACTTGATGATATTCTTCAGGAACTTGAATCAATGCATTCTGCTATAAGTACTGCTAAATTTAGAGCTAATATGGAGATGATTGAAAGTTTACGTCGTGAAACAGTAAATAAATTAACTGAACAAAATGCAGAAATAGAAGCTCAGAATCGAATTTCTGGAATAGAAGATTCTGGAAGAAATTCTATTAACTCTGCTGATTATGAAGATGAATTTAATAATCTTTAATACAAACAATTATGGGAATTAATTTAGTAAAAGGACAGAACATTAATCTTTCAAAAGAATTTAAAGGTCAAACAAAATTTAAAGTAGGTCTTAGATGGGATGCTACTCAAAGTTTATCAGGAGAAGAATTCGATCTAGATTCATTTGCCTTTGAACTTACTGATAAAGTAGGGAATGGAGGAAAAGTAGTCTCTCTTGATCATATGGCTGCTTATTTTAACGGCACTGATCCGGGGAGAATGAACTTTGATAAAATTACTTTCCGAAATCCTGATGGAACCCTTGGATTTAGAAGTATTGATGGAGCTTGTAAGTTACTTGGAGATGCTAGAACAGGAGATGTATCTGAAAACGGAGATGATGAGGTTATTGAAATTGACTTGTCTAAAGTTGATCCAAGAACTAAGTCAATCTTGATAGCAGTAAATATATATTCTCCTGGGGGATCTAATTTCGGACAAGTAAAAAATCCAGTAGTTAGTATCTATAAAGATAACTCTGATATTTCTGAAATCAGTTATGATCTTCTTGAGGATTATAGTAGATTTACAAGTATATTTGCTGTAGAAATTTACAATCATAACGGGGATTGGAAAATAGGAGCTCTTGGAGTAGGAAAAGAGAACTGGGAAGATGAGTTGACTAAACTTGGAATTCTTTAATAATATAATAAAAGGACTAGAGGTAATTCTAGTCCTTTATTTTTCTCTTACTTTAAACGTTCTATATTTTTAGTATTAATAGTAATATAATTAGTACTATTTCCTGAAGGAGTTACATATAAATATACTTCATTATCATTCGAAATATCTAATTCACAAGTCTCATTGATTTTGTATCTTCCACCATCTATAATTATACCATTATTAGCAGCATTTCCACTATACAAAGTAAACGAAATAATTTCTTTTATTTTACTCTGACTTAAACGAACGTTTATTTCCGATCAATTCCTTATTAATGTATATTAAAATTAAATAAATTAATCATATGAAGACAGGAATTGAAACATTAATTTCAGAGGTTGGAAAAAGAATTACTAACAAAACCCAAGTAGAAGGAGGAATTATTTCTGGTTTAGGAATAAATAAAACTAATGGAAAAGAATACGTTATTATAAGCGTTTGTGGATCATCGAGCACGACAAAGGAGCAACTTAGTGGTCTCTGTGGTATTAAAGTTATTACTGAAAAACTTATTACAGAAACATTCGATTCTAATGGAATTCCAGTGTTTTCTTATTGTACAGTAGATGATTTCTTTAATTATTGGAATATTATTAATGATGAAGAAATTAAAAGTTCGATAGATTTAACTTTTAAAGAAGCGAAAGAGTTATTTTTTTCAACAATATCTTGGGATATAAAAGAGAAGATCTTAAGACTTTATTCGAGAAGACAACTTGAAGGTCTTCCGGAGAAAATAGAATATCCAAAAGTACCACAAGATTATCCGGCAGAAAGATTTAGAGATAGTGCTAGAGCTTTTAAAGAACTAATTTGGTTAGTTAAAGAATATACTAAAGCATCAGCTCTTCAAGAACTTAACTGGGATGATTACTCACAAGATAAATTTGCTATTGTGAGACGCGGAACAGCGGTTATGATTTCAAAAGAAAAAACTTTCTTTCCAATAGCCTTTCTCTCTAAAGAAGTTGCTCAAGTATTCTTAGAAGATCATAAAGAGTTATTAGAAGAATATTATATGATTGGAAAATGAAAAAATTATTGATTATCCTAATTTTAATATTAGTTTCCAGTTGTGAAGTAGATCTAGAAGAGTATTCTGGATGGATTATTAAAGAAAAACGTCGAGAACCTTTAGGACTTAATTTTATTATTAGTGATCCAAACAATAATAAAAATTGGAAAATTTTAATAGTTCAAAATTATACATATAAAAAATATAATATTGGAGATACAATAAAATGAAAGAATTAAAAACAGCTTCCCTCTCAGAAATTCCAGAGAGATTAGAAAAATCATTAACTCCGGAAAATGGGTATTCACGAAAAACAAAGAATATCCTAGTAAGATATGCTAGATGGTCGTTAACTTATAATAAGATAATGATGAAGTCTGATACTAAGTATATAAATTTTGAATATAGTGTTGTTGGAGTTTATCCGTATATTTATCTTATCCCAATTATTAAAGTATATAAGTTAGATCGAATAATTGGAAGTAACCTAGTTTATTCAGTTATCGATACTATAAAAGATCCGAAAGTTTGTTTTGATATCCCAGCTCTTATAAAATTAGGAGAGAAGCATGGAGTGGAGTTTAGACAATATCGTGGAAAAGGTCCAAACAAGAAACCTATGGCGAGAGTAATGCTAAGAAAGTTCACGGATATAGAGAGCTCATATTTCTACCTTGAAGATTACATTTCAACAGATGATATAATAATTGAAACTTTCGATGGACTTAAGAGCTCAGAACAACGTGATATATTCTTAGAACTAGGAACGCCATGTTTTTGTATGACGTTAGATTCTGAAACAAAAGAATGGATTTTTTCTCTTAATCCTACTATTGGATCCTTTCCTGAAGATATAAATTTTCAAGGATATCCAGATGATTGGTCAAACGAGGGAATAATTCAGAGATATCAAGAATTTTCCGAAGATCTTCAGAAACCACGTCAAAAAGTAACTCCAGAATCAGTAGCTGAAGAAAAACGATTGGAGATGGAGAGACGAAAAGAACAGAAACGTACTAAAAATAGGAATAATGATAGATCTAAGAAAATATGCAATGTTTCCGGAAAGTAATAATTTTTTGGATAGTAGTACTCCAGGGTTAGAAGAATTAGAAAGATTTAATAAGATCATGGAAGAAACGCAGAAAAATTTGAATATAAAATCAGGATCAAGAAATGATATAATTTATGGAAAAGAAGCTGACAAAAAATAAATGGATAACTTCAAAAGGTGAGGAATTATCTTTAGAAGAAATGAACAGTTCTCATATATTAAATGCAATCAGAAAAATAAAATCTTCAACAGGATGGAGAGAAGATTGGCTTCCTATCTTAGAAGCAGAACTAACTAGAAGAAGTATGATAGCAAGAACAGATGATTATGAGAAAAAGATCATAACTGATGAGGAAAAAATGTATTTCTTATGTACTTCATGTGAATACCAAATGTTATCTGTTGAAGGTGGTAGTTTATCTGATATACTGAATATTACTATTAATGATCAAGTAAAAAGTTATATAAGAGATAATATTTTTTGTATACCTCTTGAACAATCTAAGGAAAATTTTATTTCGGAGATGGATAAATTAATAAGAAAAACTAGAAGTAATTCTAAAGAAGATGCTGAGAAATTTATGAGTTATTATGAAAAATATCTTCTAATTAATGTCTTTTCAAAAGAATGGAGTAATTTTATGAACTTAATGTTAGGTCGTCATGGAAAGTAGAATCAAAGAATCAATTATTAAACACTTAGAGTATCAAAAAAGTATTGCTAAAGATCCCGAAGGACCATTTATATGTTGTCCTATGCCTGGAAAGAATTCTTGGACTATTTCTGAAATAATAGAGGAAGTAAGAAAAGAGACAAAATTTGGAGAGGAATTTGCAGATGATGTTATAGGATTAGCTATTGATATTTTATGTCGAAAGAATCAATAAATGAATGGATAAATTCTCAAGGACTAACAACTGAAGATTTAGATTTTATGTGGGACTTTTGCATAGTTTTTGATCATCCTATAATATCTAAACTTGGAATGGCTTCTTGGAAAGATTTACGTCCAGACTTAATTAAACAAATTCCGAACGAATATGAGAAGATGGTAGAAAAAGTAATATATAATAATAATAAGGAATAATGAAATTATTGAATTTAGAGGAATATTTAACTCCAGAAAGTATAAAAGTACATGATATTAATCAATGGGATTCATTTTTATTTAACTTACTTGAAGAAGAAAATATATATCCACCTAAACTTACTGGACAATGGATAACAGATAAAAATAGATTTTATGAAAAGTTTGTATGTTTGAAAGAAGTAACTGAGAATACTTATTATCCTATGTATTGTAGACAATATAATCCAATTGAAATTACTATATATCATGAAAAGAATGGATTATATGATTTTAAATGTATGTTAATAAGTATTGACAATACAGCTTTTGGGTTTGGATGGGAAAATTTAGAAAGACTTAGCATAGATAAATATGTTCTAGAAATTATATCTTGGATTGATAAAGTAGATAAATTAGATCATGAAGAATTAATTAAATATGGACTTTCTTTAGGTGCAGAAGATTTAAGTTGGTAATTAAATATAAACATGAATGATTTTAAAATAAAAGATATAGTAAAAGGATTAATGATTTGTACTTTTATTTCAGGGTTTTTAATAGGTATCTTATCAGTTTTAATTTTAATTTATTCAACAATATGAAGAAAGAATTATATGATGAGTATGTAAAAGCTTGGGATATTTGGAAGAAAAGAACTGATGAATATTTTCAAAAAAGAGTTGAAATAATTAAAGATAAAACTCTCTCCGAAGAATCTCAATCAAAACTTTTAGACACATTAGCAGAGAATTTTGATAGAAAAGGTTTTACAGAAGAATATTTTGGACCTTGGACGGAAATAAGAGATGTTACTGATCTATTAAATCCTGACTTCATTTTACCAGGAATAGGCAAGAATTATTCAGAACTTCAAATAGCGAAAGATGATGTTCCAGGAAATTGGGGTAAGATTGCTAGAGATTGTTATGATCCTAAAAGATATGGAAAAATAATTGGACTTGGATATGATTCCGGAGATTATTATCTTATTATAGAAAACCCTGATACTGGAGAAGAATCAACAATCTTAATGAATACTAAGTATACTATTGATTCATAAAAGAATATAAGACTAGGATTTTATTTTCCTAGTCTTATTTTTCTCTTACTTTAAACGTTCCTTTAAAACAAGAGGGTGAAAGAATTAAATACTGGACATTTAAAATAAATATACCTTCTTCTAGTAATGGAAGACAAATTAATTGGATGTTAACTTTAAGAAAAGTTGGAATACCTTCTTTTGAATTTGAAGGATCTGGAATGGGAAGTGCATATACGGATACTAAAATTCAAAAAATAGATTCAGAATTTTTTGGATCAAATTATCTTGAATTTTTATACTCGGCTGGAAGTCTATATAGTCAATTGGGAGTATGTACTCCTAGTAATATAACTCTTTCAGAGTCTGAACAAGTTTTTTATATAGATATTCGTCTTTCAACACCTCCAGAGAACAATTAAAAATTATTTTTATCTTTAATTTTATGTATTAAAAGTTATGTATATATCATTATTAGCGCTATAATTTCCAGAACTAGGACTAATTGTAGATTGTATTTGTTTTAGATCATCGTGATATGCATACCAAACACCAGAAGAACTCCACGAAAAAACATTATAATCATTTATTATTTGTATTGAGAAAGTTTCTGTATCTCCTGGTAAAACTCCTGAACTAGATATTTCTTGAGTACCGTGTACAAATCCATTACTAGTTAAAGTAAAGTGTGCTCCATAAGGTCTACTTGGATCTCCACTCCAAGTAACAATGAGATTAACATAAACAGCTTTTGCATATTGACTTAAAGGAACGTTTATTTCCTTATATATGTTATAAAAAATTAATTAACAAATGGAAATAAAAAATTTAACATTTTCAGAAATTAGAAAGTCAGGAAATCTACTATTTGAAAGTATACGTGGATCTCATTTATATGGACTTAATACAGAAACCTCTGATATAGATACTTTTGGAGTTTTCATAGGTCCTTCCGAATGGTTTTTAGGTACTGGAATTGAAAAACAACAAATGATTAAGTCAGATAAATCTGATGATTATTGGGATGAGTTAGAAAAATATTTTCGAGAACTTGGAGAATCAAATCCAGAAGCATTAATTTCATTGTTTACTCCACAAAAATTTATTCTACATTTTAATCCAATACTTCAACCATTATGGGATATTAAAGAGACATTAATTACAAAGAAATGTTTTAAACCTTTCGCTGGATATGCTATAAGTCAAATAAAAAAAGCGAAAGGTTTAAAAAAAGCAATAAACATAGATCCGGAACAAGTAAAAATCAGAAAAACACCGTTAGATTTTTGTCAAGTTCCAGTAGGGATTGGTACTTGGACATTAACTAAGTACTTAAGAGATAATAATCTTAAACAAGAATATTGTGGTATTTCTAGACTTCCTGGAACAGTAGAATCATATGCGTTGTTTTATGATTGGGCTGCGGATCCTAATTATTATCAAGAAGGAAAAGATGTGATTGGTTATAGAGGTATTCTTAGTCAAACTGACTCTCTTAGTAGTCAACTTAGAGTTTCTAGTATTAAATTTGATGATAGAGAAAAACCTTTATGCTATTTTCAATTCAACTCTGGAGCTTATAGTCAACACTGTACTGATTATAAACGTTATTGGGATTGGGTGAAGAATCGAAATGAATCTAGATTTCAACTTAATAAAGGATATGATTATGATTCTAAAAATATTCAACATTGTGTTAGAATTTTAACCATGGCGACAGAGATAGCTCAAGGAAAAGGAATGATTTTAGATAGAACAGGAATAGATCGAGATTGGTTATTGAAGATAAAGAATCATGGAGTTCCTTATAATGAAGTAATGGAATATGTAGAAAACTTAGAGGAAACTATGAAAGAGAATTTTGAAAAATCTAATCTCCCTGAAGAACCAGATTTAGATGTTCTAGAAAAAATATTAATAAAAATAAGAAAAATTCATTATGGATTTATCAAAATTTAATTCTCAAAATCATTTATATAAAATTACTGAAAGTACTTGTAGTAGTTTGTATAAAATTTTAACTATTCTAGAGGATAACGATATTTTATATACAATTGATGATAGCTATGAAGATTCTATTATTTTAGAATGTAAGGATTATTTCAAAGTATTTCATAATATGAAAAAATTTCTTGATGTTTTTGGAAAAATTAAAAGAATATATAGAAATAGGCAATATGAAGAACTTGAAAATACTCCTTTTCTTGATAATAATGATTTTTTAATATTTAATGAGAATAATTTAAAAATAAATCCGTTTAATGGCTCTTGGATATTTGAAGATCAGTCTGGAGATTTTAAAACTGGGATATTAAATTATATTCAAGGAAATAGATCTAAATATATTGACTTATCTTTTGGATTAAAAACTATCTTGGATATTGGATTGATAGATTCAAGGATAATCAAAGATATACTAAATAGAAATATAAAAGAAAGAAAAGGGTTAATTGAAATCCTTTTTTCCAGATTAAAAGTTAAATATACTTCTGAAAATCCAGAAAGTATTTTTAATGATTACTTATCTAGTCAGAATGGTAATTATTCTAGATGTATTCCATTTCATGATAAAGAAAAGAATGAATTTGGATACTGGATTTGGACAAAAAGATATATTTCTAATGTTGGAAAAAATATATTTCCAGAAGGAGAACTGATTATGAGTGACTTAGAGACTTGGGAAATTCCATTAGAAAATTATTACTCTAGTGGAAATAATTGTAGTATAATCACCTTCTCAGGAATAGATAGAGTAAGGGTGAATTATTCTCCCAGTAAATTTCTTCAATTGTTAGATGTATCCTCATTAGAAAATAGTAAGTCAAGAATATTCCTTACTTTAGCATATTATCCAGAAATAACTCCTAAAAATTATGAACAACTTGATGTTTCTTTACAAAAAGAAGTAGCATTAATATTTAAACTACTTAAAGATCGTGGATATATTACTGGAAATCAACAAGAAGATATATTATATAACCTAGAGAAATGGAAAAAGATTGGAATAATATAAAAACAGTTCTTGGGATTAGATTGTATAGGGAAAATGAAAGGAATAATTATTTTTTAATAAATTTTCTAGATAAACATCAAAATTACTACTCAATAATAAAAATTAACAATGATTATTTTATATTAATAGAGTTTGTTATAGTATTTGAAGATTATTTCAATAAATTTTTCAAAAATACAAATTGGGTTAATAGATTTTATGAACTTTCTTACAAAGATAAAGAAATAATTAAAAAATTACATTACCACGAATTATTTAAGTATTCAGATACTGTTACAAATTACTTTACTGTTGAAGTAAGTAAGAAACATATGAGATTAAAATTTTCTCCTAAATACCCAGATAACTTTTTGAGAGAAAAATCTATAGATTTTTCCAAAATTACACCTGATATGTATAGCTTATGTACTGATATTATTTTAAATGGATTTTATAAGTATTATCGAAGAGGTTACATAAAGAAGTTTAATCTAAAATTACATGAATTTATAACTGAAAATTTATAAAAAAATATTAAAGACTAGTAGATTTAGTTTCTACTAGTCTTTTTAAACGTTCCTTTAAAACAAGATGGTAAGAAAGAAGATTATGGATATTTAAGATTTCAAATAAGAAGCGTTACCTCTCCTTCAAGATATGATATAGATATTTATAATAATAATGTTAGAGTAACTTCTATGAGTGGTGTATTTGTGGGACAGCAAAGTAGTAATAATCCAGTTAAACTTGGAGGATATTCTTTATCAGGTTATCTTTACAATGAACCTTATAGACCTATATCATTTGTTCCATCTACAGGAACTATAAATAAAGATCAAATTATTACTATATATATTGATGTGCCTTATTAATTATTTCTGATAAGCTGTAAAAGTTATTGTTACAGGAGCTCTATTTCTATCTTGTGGAGTTATTATTAATTTAGCATTTCTTACTGTAGAATTTATTCTCCACATTATGGAAATAAAACCAATACTCTCATTTATATATAAATTATAATTTTCATTTTCCCAGCTAGTACTAAAAGAAACTTCGAAAAGTCTTTTATCAAATACTCTAACTAATTGAATAGGAAATCCGCTAGTATTATTCAATGAATTAAATTCATATATAAGATCTGTTGGTTCATTAATAACATAATCAGTTGCAGATGATGTTACAGTCTCTACTCTCCCTGTAATACCTCCACGAACACTATCAAAATATGTAATATTTATATCACCTAGTCCTAAAGTCCAAGAAGTATAATTACCACTCTGACTTAAACGAACGTTTATTTTCATATCCTTTGAAAATCTTATTAATGTAATATATTAATAAAAAGATATGGAAGAAGTATTTAGAACAAGAAGAATAAAAATTAAATTAATATCTTTTGATGTCGGAAATGTAGATATTATTGTAGAAAATAAAAGAAGATTATTATATTATTCAAATAATAAAACTTCCGATGAACTTTGGGAATCATTTAGTGATGTATTAAGAATATTATCAACAAGTAAGAAATATAAAATAGCTAAGCGATGGTGGATATATCAATTTACTAAAGCTCAGTTATATATAATAATTAATAATTAAATTTTTTAAAATTATGAAAAATTATCAAGGATTATCTCAAGAAGAAGTAATCAAAAGTAGAGAACAGCATGGAAAAAATTTACTCACGCCACCTAAACAAAAAAAATGGTGGCAACTCTACTTAGAAAAATTTAAAGATCCTATCATTATTATCTTACTTGTTGCCCTAGGAGTATCTTTTGTAGTTGGATTTATAGAAGGTTCTTTAATAGAATCAATTGGTATACTAGTTGCTATAATTCTTGCTACAGGAGTAGGGTTTTGGATGGAATATAGTGCTAAGAAAAAATTTGATATCTTAAATCAAATTTCTGATACTGAAAATGTAAAAGTTATTAGAAATAATGGAACTACAATGGAGATTCCTAAGGATGAATTAGTAGTAGGTGATATAGTTATTCTTAGTGCAGGGGATGAGATTCCAGCTGATATAGAACTTCTTGAAGCAATTGAGTTTAAAGTAGATGAAAGTACTATGACTGGTGAATCAGTTGCTGTTGGAAAAAGGGCAAAGATAAATGAAGAAGAAACATGGAATGACTCTGGTTTTGCTCCATTCTTAGTTCTTAGATCAACAAAAATAACGGAAGGTTCTGGAGTAGGGGTAGTTATAAAAGTAGGTGATGAAACTGAAATTGGCAAAACAACTCGTCAAGCTATGGAAGAAACTGGAGGAGAAACGCCTCTTAATAAACAACTGGATGGTCTTGCTGGATTAGTCTCTAAAGCAGCTTTTACTATGGCTGGATTATTACTATTATTCCTTAATATTCATCACTTCGGATTTACTGATTTTGATTCTGGGTGGTTAAATATTTTAGGAACAGAAGTTAAATTCTTTATGATGGCAGTTACTTTAATTGTAGTAGCTGTTCCTGAGGGTCTTCCATTAGCTAGTACTTTAAGCTTAGCATTTTCTATGAAGACTATGGCTCGTGAAAATAATCTAGTAAAGAAGATGCACGCTTGTGAAACTATTGGAGCTGTTAATGTAATCTTTTCAGATAAAACAGGAACTCTTACCCAAAACAAGATGAAGGTGGTTGAAGAATCTATCAAGAGTTACAGTAAAGTAGCTATTAATGGAGCTATTAATTCAACCGCAAATATTAATCAGGATAATGGAAAGGTAATCGGAAATCCTACGGAAGGTGCTATCTTAGGTTGGATAAATAATATAAATGATCCTATAAATAAATATAATTATGATGATATTCGTAATGAGATCAGTGTAGTAGAACAAGTACCTTTCAATAGTACTAATAAATACATGTCTACTAAAGCATCTGATGGGATATTATATGTGAAGGGTGCACCAGAAGTAGTATCTAGGTTATGTGGAGATGATAGTTACCTAGAGGAAGTATCTAAACAACAATCTCGAGGAAGAAGAGCTATTAGTTTTGCAAGTGGTCAAGATATAGAACACTTGGAGTACGATGGTTCTGTATTTATAGAAGATCCTATTCGGCCTGATGTTCCTGCGGCAATAAAAAAATGTTATGAAGCTGGAGTGGATGTAGTAATGATGACGGGTGATAACATAAAAACTGCCGCAGAAATTGCAAGACAGGCCGGATTTTCTAGAAAATTACAAGGACAGCCTGAAAAAGATGTTTGGGCAGTAGAAGCTAAGGATTTTGATAAAGTAGCATGGGGAGATCCGATGTGTGGTTATCCTAATGTTATAGCTAGATGTAAACCAGAAGATAAGTTGAATATTTTAAAGAAATTTAAAGAACTTGGAAAAGGTACTGCAACTGAACATGTATGTGCTATGACAGGTGATGGAGTTAATGACTCTCCATCTCTTAATCATGCAGATGTAGGTATAGCAATGGGTTCTGGAACTAGTGTTGCAAAAGAAGCTTCGGATATAGTCCTTTTAGATGACGCATTTCCTAGTATAGTAACAGGAATTAAGTGGGGAAGATCTCTGTATAAAAATATTCAGAGTTTTCTAGTATTCCAATTAATTATAAATGTTGCTACTTGTTTAGTTGTAGTTTTAAGTCCTATTCTTGGAGTAGATATGCCATTTACAGTTACTCAGATGTTATGGGTTAATATTGTAATGGATACTTTAGCTGCACTATGTCTAGCATCTGAACCTGCTGATGAAAATGTACTTACTGAAAAACCTAGAAAACAAAACGCATTTATTTTGACCAAACCTATGTATAAAACAATCATAGGAATGGGTATTTTCGTATTCGGAGTACTATCTTTAATTGTTCATGATATAGCACAAGGTTCTATAAAATTTGGATTAGATCTTACAGAATTATTTGCTATCTTTATGATGATAAATTGGTGGAATCTATTTAACATTAGAGTATTTGGAAAAAATAGATCTATATTTTATAATTTAAAAGGAAGTAGTAAATTTTTATTAGGATCATTAGTTATATTTATTGGAACTATTTTGATTGTACAATTCGGAGGAGAAATATTTAATACAAGACCTCTTGATTTTAAAGAATGGTGTATTATAGTAGCTAGTACATCTCCAATAGTTATTATTAGAGAAATCTGGCATAGAATATTCCCCAAAAAATAAAAGAATAATAAAAAGAGAAGGAAAATAAAATCCTTCTCTTTATTTTTCTCTTACTTTAAACGTTCCTTTAAATCAAGATATGAAACCAGTTTTTGTATTAATTACAAAAGCGGATGGTTTTAGTAATAATGATGAATATAATTCTGTAAAAATATATAATGATAACTACGTTTCTTACTATATAGACGATTGGGGTAATCAGGATTGGAGTGGATCTGTTGCATTTGATACAGAAATAGTAGATGCATATAATGAAGATACTGATACTAGTTTTAGTTGGAAATCTTATTCTATCACATTTCTCTATGTGCCTTCAGGTGCTGGAAGTGATAAAGCTCATATTAAATTTATTAATGGAGTAAATATTGAGGTTGAGATTTCTTAGCTAAATTATATTTAATGATGTAGTTATTATTTAAAGATTAGTAAAAGTTACTAATTATTTCACTATCTTAATTATTTATTTTTATATTATTAGATCCGAATACATCAATATTAGTAGTACCAAGTAATGTTTTATTAATTTCAATGAATAATAATCCATATACATCTAAATTATCTATAGGAATATCTAGAACAATTGCAGTTGATAACACAATATATAGATATTGCTTAAATCATAAATAATTCATTTATTATGTAAGACAAGATATTACTAATGATTTATTACTTTCCCATTGTTCTAATATTACTTGACCTGCAATTCCCGAAACTTTTGTATAGACTTTCACATGTCCTCCACGTTCATCATATTTCCAATCTCCAGAAGAACTTATTCCATTCCAACTAACTTCTAATTTATTACTAGTATTATTTTTATCATATTTATATGAGTCTATATAACTAATACCTTCCCACCGATCATTATTACTACTATATTCGGTTTGTACAATATCAGGATTGGCATTAAATACGTATACCCATTCAGGTGATTTACCACTCTGACTTAAAGGAACGTTTATGATACAACCTGAAATTCTTATATATGTATAAAGGAAGCTGGAAATCCTATAAACCAGTAGTATAATAATATTTTATAAATTAATTTTCATAAATTTTAATATGTGTAGAAGAATTACCCTAATCGATCAAAACGAGACAAAGGATTATACTAGATATTACGGCTCTAATCTTGGAAATGAAATTTATACCCTTCAAGGATTAGAATCAATGCCTAAGTATGAAAAAGAGAGAATACTAAAAATTGGTAATAACGATGCAGTTCTTTTAGTTGGAGCAGAACCATTTAAGTATCTCCAAGAATATTATCATTTTGGAATACGTAATGAAAATTACTTTGATTGTTCTAAATTGAGGAGATTAAGTATAGAAGGAGGTGCATTTGTAAAGTGTATTTCAGGATTTCCAGAAGATTCAGTTATCCAAGATTTTATGAGCCCAGAATTTACAACTCATAGAAATTTTTCATGGTTTAAACATAAAGTATTACATACATATCAAGAGACATTAAAGTTTCTTGAATGGATTAAGTGTTTGCCATTAAATGAACCTCTAGGATTTGACTATGAAGCTTCTGGTATGCCATTAGATAAATGGTTTGAAATATCAGGTACTTCTTTATGTAATAATCTATTTGGAGCATTTATATCTTTTACAGACTTAAGAAGATACTCTACCAAAGAAGAGTATGAATACGTACTAGAAGTATTTAGGGAAATACTTGAAACTAGGATGAATAATATTTGGGTATTTAATCAACAATATGAATTTCAAGTATCTCATCGTATGCTTAAGTTTGTGGACTTATATAATCTTTGTGATGCAGGAATTATTAATGTTCTAGATGGAAATCATTTAAAAAAATATTCTTTAAAATGGACAGCTCAAAATGTAATAGAAGCCACAGTTTGGGATACAGATTTCGATAGACTAGGAGATCTTTTGGATAAGATGTATTTTGATACAGTAGGAAAAACAAAGAAAGAGAGAAAAAAAGTCCTAAAAGTAACTCCAGATAATTATAAAAACACACCAGAATGGGAAATGATATGTTCTTTATATCCAAATTATATTCAAGAATTTGAAACTTTAATATCAGAATATTTTGGTTGCCCATTTATGAATATTCCAAGTGATATTCTCGGTTATTATTGTAATCTAGATGCATTTTATACCCTTCAAATATATTTAGCAAGAAAAGATACATATTCTGAGGAAGCTTTTCAAACCTTTCTTGATAATTCTAGGTTAGGAGCAAGATTACATTCATCTGGTTTGTATATAGATGAACCATATCGTCTTAGGTATCAGAAAGAATGTCATAAAATGATGGCATGGGGAATTACTTATACAGCTACAGCTAGATGTATGATAAAAATGAAAAAACATTCTAAGTTAATGGCTGATATAAAGAAATATAATCAAACTTGTAGGATATTACTTGAAAATAATAATTTCTTTAATGGTAATTCTTTAGAGATTACAAAATTCATACTTACTAATAATATAGACTCAATGGATGCTTATGAAACGGGATTAAATGAAGGGTCTTTATTAATGACGTATGGAGAGAATTTTGCAGAAAAATTCATAGATATTGTGAAAGAATCTATGATTGAAACTAAATTTAAAGGAAAAATAGATCAAGGAATTTCCAGAAAAAAGAAAATTTTAGGTATTATTTCAGAAAAATTATCTCTTCTTTTAGGATTAGATAAAATAAAGATTTCAGAAAGGCACTTAGAACTTGAAAAGTATTTATACTATGAAAGAGCATATTTAGAATTATGTAATATAAGTAGAAATCAATTAAATGATATAAATAATATTCCAGATACAATAAGAGGATTCGGACAAGAATTCAATCTTTTAGATTATTCAACATTTATAAGTAATAATTATTTTAAATGTAAAAGTCCTATTGAAAATGATGAGATTGTAGATGAAATGTATAAACTTTATCAAAAAGAATCATCATTTATAGCTGCCTTATCTGAAAGCATACAACAACTTCCAGGAGATAAAAAAGAAGATTTCTTCAAAAACCTAGGAATAAATAATATTGGAGATGCTTTTAATCATTTTATGTATGAATGGGAAAAGTATTGTAATATTCCAGAAGATGGGATTTATCAAGGAGTATATCCTATTAAAATATTCAACCTAGCATTACAATTTTGGAAAGGAGGAATAGATGTAGAAACAGCAAAAGATGTTCATCCAGTTAAAGATGTTTGGGCAGATTTTATAGGATTTACTACACAAACACAATTTTTTAATGAACTCAATAGTCAATATGATTTATACAGTATTCCATTTCAAGAACAAGATTTGCAAGAGAATTTCTATTTTATGAGAAAATTTACAATAAATTATCTTCTCTATAAGAAATATGCAAAAGTACTATCGACATACATAGATGGAATGTTTAAAGCTAATAATAAATGGGTGATTGAAGGTGAAGATCATATTCCTATCCGAGAAGCAGATCCAGGAGAACCCGGAGCAGTAGAAAAATGCTTTGTACATTATGAAGTTAATACAAAATCTAGTAAAAGATGGTCTTCAGGATTTCATACTATTATCTCTCATTCAGATCTAAAAGATTGTATTATCCCTCCGTATCATTATGATGAATATGGAAACAGAGTAGATGAAGGATTTGTAGAAACTTATTTTGATATATCATCAGCTGAAGTTAAAGCAGCAGGATTTGCAAGTGAAGATCCAGATTTAATTGATAAATTTCAAAAAGGGGAAGATATTTATATATATAGTGCAAAATTATATTTAGGTGACGATTTTGATAAACTCCAGAAAACTGTTAAGAAAATGTGGAGAAAACGTTTTAAAACTATTTTTCTTGGAGTACTATATGGCCTCGGAAAGAAGAGTTTGGCAGAAAGGTTAAACTGTTCTGAAGAAGAAGCAGAAAATATTATTCAAGGTCTATATAAAAGTTTTCCTAAGTTACGTGAATACGTAGCAATTCAACAACAATATCCCCTTGAAAATTCTGGGTTTGTTAATACTATGTTAGGAGATAAACTAAAAGTTCAGGAATATGAATGGTTATTAAAAGCAACTTCTGAAAGAGAAAAAAAGAATTTAATAGCTAGAATAAAAAGACTTGGTGTAAATCTTCCCATTCAAGGAGGAACTAGTTCGATAATGGCTAGAGGATTTATGAATAATATTCGAGTATCAAAACAACAATCTTGGAAAAATCCTCTTCAACCAATTATTGTAGTTCATGATTCTAATACTAATTATGTTCCAATAAGTAAAGTATTTGAAATAAGAAAATTTTACGATGAGAATTATACAAAATACTGTGCATCATTTGGACCTAGGATCATGTTACTATTTGACTTATTACTTGGAGTATCTTATGAAAAGGCATGTCCAATGAAAACAATAGATGATGATACAATAGAATATGAAGGAAATGCCTATTCATTATTAGGAATTTATGACAAAATAATGAACTGTCCAGATCTAAAAGTTGAATGTAGTATGGAAAGAAGTGAATTAATTCCTAAGTTTGTGGAAAATCCAATAGATCGTTTTATCCAAGAAAAAGGAACTTGTATTGTGAAAGATCTTAGTAAGTATACTATACAATTTAGAAAAGTAAGTTGATTCTCCAAATAAACTTATTATTCTATTATTATACTTAAATAATAAAAAGAGAAGGAAAATAAAATCCTTCTCTTTATTTTTTTTTCTTCTGACTTAAACGTTCCTTTAGAACAATATGCAAAAGCCATTTATGTTAACTTTATTGTTACTTGGAGTGGAAATCCAAGTAAACCCTATGGGGCTCATTTTACCTTGATAAGTAATGGTTTTGTATATGGTACTCAAGAAATATCTAGTTCAGGAGTTTTACCAGGAGATACAGAAACTTTTTCAATACAAGTAGCAAATGATTATAATGTTTTTTCATGGAGTTCTTCAGGAGTTTGGTATGCATATCATGACGACCTGAAACAAATACAATCTTCAATTAGCCCTGGTTCTGGAAATTTTAGTGCTAATAATGATGTATTCATAACTTTTAATACTTAAGAGTGAATTGAGAAATTTTCAGAAGCATCCTTTGAATAGTATCCATTCGCAGGAGATACTCTCCAAGGAACACTAACAGACCATCTTATTGTTGTGTTTTTGGGTACTACTGCATGCCCTCCTCTAGATTCACCAGGATTTATAGATGCAGCAGTAAATATAGTATTTGTATTTCCATCTAATGTATACCAAATAGATAATCCACTTATAAAATTACCAGTATCATTTGAAACAGTAAAGACAAGATCGACTATATTACTTTCTCCGGCTTCTTGTTCAAGATCTATAGTTATAGTGTGATAAGAACTATCTGGATCTATTGTTTCTCCTGTAGGCCTATTTTGTTTTAAAATTAGTTTTCCATATCTCTTAGAAGGATAATCATTCTCATAAGCAGTAACATATCCTCCACTACCTCCAAAAGTAAATCCATCTCCTGATACTGTTTCTGTATAATCACTAACTCCTTCTGGAGAGCTAGCTACCCAATTACCCCAAGTATTACCTCCATCCGTGGAAGTTCTTGTATATTTAGTTCTATTGGATGATATATTAGTTTGTAATGTTCCTCCGGAGGCTTTAAATTTCAAAGACATTGGATAAGCACTAAATCTATAAAGATATTTAGTTTCAGTTTTTATTTCAACTTTACCATCTTGACTTAAAGGAACGTTTATGTTGGAGGAATCTGATTCATATCCTGAAACTGTGCACTTATCAGATTGTGTTTGCGTTAAATCAAGATCGCCACTTCGACTTGATGTACTACTATTTGCACTTGCTGTTACTTTGCCAGAACTTCCAGAAAAACCTGTTCCAGAAACAGATTCATTATATGAACTCCAAGTTGTCCAACTTCCAGCATCATAACTGCTACTATCTGTTCTTTTAGTTATTTGTCTTCTTTCAGATGTTACAGAATAAGTTTTTGTTTCACCATTTGCACTAAAGCTTAATGATGTAGGAGATACCGAAAATTTATATTGATATCCGAAATCTTCGGTAGTTACATACTTGTCTTGAGTCAGACTGGCGGATGCTGATGGTTTTGTTCCGGTAAGATCGGAAGTATAGTCACAGGTAACTGTCAGGGTTCCGCTTCTTCCGGATGTAGTGCTTGTATTGGAAGTTACATTGACAGTGACCGTACTTTTACTTTGTGATCTGGAAAACCCTGCCCCACTAATGGAAGAACTGTAATTATTTCCTATAGTACTCCAAGAATTCCAAGAAGAAGATGTTACCGGTTTGGACCTTTGTTCAACAGTTACAGTAAAATCGTGGGAACCTGCACTAGATGAGAAATTATAAGAGCTTGGAGAAATGGAAATTCTGTAATCATAATCAGCCGGTGCACCATTCTGACTTAATGAGACATAAGCTGTATCTCCAGCATTGGAAACTGTAACAGTACCGGTATTTGCACTGAATGTCGTGTTGCTTCCTTTAGGAGTCACTGTATTACCTGAGATAGAGAAATAAGAGCTTCCTGAAGTTATTGATGAATTATAGAATGCAGAATATGAACTTCCATTATTCTGCCAGTTTCCCCAATCTCCCCAGGTACTACCTCCATCATATGAATATCTATATCTTATTTGATCCTGAGCTCTTGACGTTACCGAGAAAGACTTTCCGGATGTACTATCATAATCCCAATTCAATGATGTAGGAGTTGTAGAGATGCTATAGACTGTTTTAGTATCACTTTGACTAAGAACACCTACTTCCTGATTAATTTCAACCCAATCACTAGCTCCTCCATAGGATGCTGTAACTCTTGTGCTTCTTTCTGCACCATTATTAACTGATACTGTTAATGTTACAGAAGTTCCAGAACTTGAAGATAGAGAGAATCCAGAAGTATTAGATAAACTCAGTGAAGGAGTTCCAGAATCACTTGCTGAAGATGTTGAACCCGAACTCCAAGTATGTGTACCAGATCTTGATGCACTAGCTCTTACTGTTGTAGTACCACCCTCCCTAGGGAAATTTGTTTTATCGGCACTAACAGAGACATTCCAAGAATTCCAAGACGTATTTTCAATCCTATTTTTTGCTTGACTAACATTAGCGCTAGATGCTGAACTAGATTTACCATTCATCGTGATAGTTAATGAAACAACAGCCACAGTAGTTTGTCCGGATTGGGTTGTACCTTTAGATCCAGTATTAGCCAAACCACTCGAGGAATTTACGGTTGCTGTTCCTGAAGTTCTATTAAATGTTGGAGTTCCGCCGGATGTGAGTGTTGTTGTTTTTCCGGATACCCAATATACCGTTTGTTCATAGGAGTAGCTAGGTGTCGAATTACCTCCAGCGGCTGGAATAACTGTAGGATAACTGAAAGCAGTGATTCTTGGATTGCTATAACCATCTCCATTTGGTTTGATAGAATCCGTATTTTGTTTATGAGTTGCAGTAGCTGTTTTCTTAGGATCAGAACCGAAAGATTCAGACTGAGTCCATGTTATAGTACCACCTGGTTGTGTTGATCCAGTATTTGCTCCATAACTGATGGTATCACTTGTGGTGTTCCATGTTCCGGAACCTGAATTGGAACTGGTATAGGCTACGTTTGTCTGTGACCCCTCTACATAGATACGGTTTCCCGCATTACTGTAACTGTATTGTCTCTTATATGAGGTAACTGTAAATTTCTGTGATCCTCCCGCCGCGGATATAGTAGCTGTCGTAGGAGTTACAGAGAAAGTATATTCCCAATCAAGACGCTCTATATGGTCCTGGGGAACAAGCTGATCGGTTGCATAGGTATAACCTTTCTTTATATACAAACCGGCCGCTTCGATTTGGCTTCTTGTAGGACACATTGTAGTATCTCCAGTGAAAGAGCCTGCCTTTAATGTATTACAGAAAGCCTTTGTTGCTATTAATAAGTCTGCCATAATTAAATTGGTTTAATGATTCAATAAAAATAAAACAAAGAAAATCTCTATCTTTTTCTTGATAAATTTTTCTTTGTTCAGATATAAGGATTTCCGCCGTTTTCTTCCGCGTTTTGTTATGGTAAATCTAGTTCAGCATCTAGCGCTAATGTTAGTCAAGCAAAAAACTCTTATTCAGATGCATGGAATACTTGGGTTGTAACATGTACTCCTAATCCTACAACAATCAGTGCTTCTGGTGGTACTTCAACACTATCAGGTACAGCACATAGAGATGGTACTAGGACTTGGAGTTCAGGAAGTACACAGCCTTTAGATTCAGGGAATCAAAACGTAACAAGTTTCTCTATAGTATCTCCTGTTTCTGGTTTCTCAATTTCTGGGGCTGTTGTTACTGCTAATAGTAATTCATCAACATCTACTAGATCTGTTCGAGTGAGAGGCACATATAGTGGAGTAAATTCTCCTGAAGCCACAATTACTCAATCAGCTGCAACAGAAAGAACTTATTATGAATATAGTATCAGTCTTAATCCTACATCAGCATCTTTCAGTGCTACAGGTGAAAGTAAAAGTTTTACTGTTACATCTCAACGTAGATTAGTTACTGTAAACTCAGTATCAGGTACTACTTATGGATCATGGGGAAGTACTGGTTGGGAAATTTATCCAACAAATTTAGGAACTGGTTTTTCTCAAACTACTTCAGGAAATACTATAACTGTAAAAGCAAGCGCAAACTCAGGTTCTTCAAGATCAGGTACTCTCAGTGTTAGATGTACAGGAGATACATCTGAAACAGCTTCGGCAAATCTATCTCAATCTGGTGCAACAACGACTACTACTACGGAGTATGAATTTAGTGTTTCACCTACTTCTCTAAGTTTTACAAAAGATGGTGGTAATCAAACAGTAAGTATAGTTTCTAGATCCAGACCCAAATACACAAATGATATTAACGGTGAGGTTAGTTATGGTAATTGGTCAGCTGTTAGTTATACTGCATCAAGTACAAATTCAGCGTTTTCTTCAACTACCCCTACTGGAACAGGAACAAATAGTGCAAGTGTAAGTGTTGGAGTAAATACTGGAGCAGCTAGAAGTGCTACAATTACCTATACTCAAAGTGGATCGGGAACAAAGAAAACAGTAAGTTGTAGTCAAGCCGTTGGTACTCAAACTAGAACTGTAAGGGATTATTCATTTTCTGCAAATCCAACATCATTAAGTTTTGATGCAAGTGGTGGAACGAAGTCCGTAACAGTTACTTCTCAATATAGAGATGGAACACAATCTTCTACTGATGGGGGTAATAACTGGTCTTCTACATCTTGGGGTAGTTGGCAAACTGCTAGTTATACAGGTACCGTAGATAATACTGGAGGTGGAGCATTCTCAGGAAGTGGAAATTCTGTAACAGCAGGTGCAAATAGTAGTACATCAAGGCGAGAGGGTAACTTAAAACTTTCTCAACCAAGAAGTGGTATTCAGGAAAATGGTAATTCTTGGCCATCACCCTCCAACATAAACGTTCCTTTAAGTCAAGATGGTAAAACTGTTCCAACCTATATAGTACAATTTGATGATATGACTTATGAATTTGGAACTAATACTACTATAACTTCAGGGGAATATACTGGAGAGACTCTTGGATCCACATGGACATTGTGGGTTAGTGAAGGTGATAAAATATCAGGAATAATTGAAATTGAAAATACAGGAAACTCAACAAAGGGTTATTTATTTTATATAGATAATTATCTTGATAATCAAAAAACACTTACTCCAGGACAAGTAGTTTCTGAAACATTTTCTTTCTCAGATGTTAAAAGTCATCATACTATGACTTTACAAGAAGCTTAATAATATGGAAGATTTTATATTTAAATTTCAGTAACTTTTGTATTGTAATTATAAGTATTATCTTTAGTTGGAGATACTGTTACGAAGTTGACTCTACAAGTACCATTTCCATCCCAATTATAGACATCATCTATAAGATCACTGAAAAAGACGCTAGATCCTTGATTAGAACCTTTAGAAATAGATGACGTTAACATGCCTGAATAAGTTTTTGAATTATCAGGTTTAGTATAAGATGCAGTAATATTTATAGTGAGATTTGAAGTAGGTGTCTTATTTGCATTTACATGAATAGCATTAGAGGAAGTTCCTGTTGATATATATTTAACAGTTATTATACAATCATCTAATATTTCTCCTCCTCCTCCAGAACCAGATTGAGATACATTTATAGTTGCAATCTTTCCAGATTCATCTTGAGTTAATGTTAATGTATCACTTCTTCCTAGAGTACCTGCAGATGAAGCGGATATAGTTCCATTAGAGAAAGTGAATTGACTTAACATAGCTTTCCAAGAATATGAATATCCTATAACAGAATCATTTTTTGTTGAAGTTATTGATAAAGTTCTCTCTCCACCACTAGCATTAAAAGTTATAGAAGGAGGACTTACTAAAAATACATACACATCTTCTTTTTTACCATCCTGATTTAAAGGAACGTTTATTTCCTTATATATGTTAATGAAAAACAGTATATTATATATGAACGAACAATTATTAGGTTATTGGATAGAGGATTTAATATGGTGTCCAAGTCAATGTTATTATTATTTTCTTGATCCGATTTCATCTCAAGGTTATTGTATTTATCTTAGGTGGAGACATTCAGATCCATGGACAGCTGAATTAATTAAATGCACATCTGATTGGGGATTTATTTATGACGAGCCTTGGGAATATATTGAGTTAGAACGTGATTATTCTTCTCATGAGTATCGATCCTTGGAGAAAAAAGTTTTAAAAATAATGAAGAAGAGATTTTCGACTGTAACTTTTAAGAATAGAGTTTATGAAGAAGAGTTATGAATTTTTTAGGTGGGGTACTTTATCTCCACAAGATCATAAAGAAGGATCACTCCCTGGAGATTCACCTTCAAGAGGATTTCATACAGCTCCGGTTAGGAAGGGGTTTTATGCATTTCCTAAAGGTTATATTGAAACTTTTCTATTAGGTAAGTCTCCTAAAGATATGATCCCTGGGAAAGAAAGTAATGGTAGATTCTTTTATCTTAGAGATTTGACTGGGAAAAAGATAATAAGAGATGAGTATTATAATTTACGGCCTGATGAAAAAACGGCGATACTAAGGAGGGTCGGGATAAAAGAGATTCAAGTAGATTTTTGTTACACAGGAGATGATGATTATTCTGACGACCAAAAATTCATCGCCGTATATTCTCCAAGGCCGAAGAGATTTGTATATACTGGACCTTATATTTGGCATCACTTGAGAGACTATGATAATAATAAACCTTTAGTTAATCCATCAGACATAATAGCTGAGAAAGGTTCATGGATAAAAACGACACTTGATGTTTGGTGGAAAGCTCTTAAGAAATCTGATACAATATATAGATGGAAAAGTTATATAGACCGAGGAAAAAGAAATAGACATGGAAATCCTCATACATGTCCAAGTTGGTATTGTAAGGATGATTATGAAGTATTTATAGAGAGAATATAAAGAAAATAAAAGACTAGTATTGGGAAAATTAAACCCTTTACTAGTCTCTTTTTTTATTCTATTATAGTCCAAGCTTCTCGAATTACTTTTCCAGCATCTTCATAGCTCATCTCAGAAAAACCGGACTCTGCATATCCATAACCCCAAGAATTTTTTATCATAAATCCATCTCTAGAGAAACCAACAATACTTATCGCATGTCCTCCTAAGTTTTCAGAACCATTCCAGAAGTCATCACGATCTCCGTCTCTTACAATAACAGCTATAAGTGCAGGTCCATTTGTTATCACTGCATGTTTAATTCCTTCAATAGTTGATATTCTTGAGAAGATTTTTATTTCTCCGGCCGCTTTCATTAACTCAAAACCTTCGGCAGGCATCATTCCATCTATTGTTTTATCAGCTCTAAGATAGTATAACCAATCAGGCTTTTTCTCCAGAGTTTTTCCATGGCTTAGCTGATAAAAGTTATACATTTCTGCTATTGAATGACTAACACAGCTTCCGACACTACCTTGATCCCACACTTTGCCGATATCTTTGAGTTTATATTCGGCCGGAAGTGTGATAGGTTGTGGTTTATATTCTGAGTAACTTTCTAGGTTTTCTGTTTTAATATAACCGTAAGATCTCATAATTACTTTTTTATTTTTCCGAATATAAGTTCAAGTATTCCCTGAACTAGAGCGATATCAAATACACCGTTACTAGCTAATCCAACACCAGCGCCTACTATGAGAGATTGCCACCAAGAAGCTTCAGCAAGACATCCAAGATCAAAAAACCAACCGAACATACATAATCCAATGGCAACTATCCAAGAAATTAATTGATTAGCCCACCCTGGAAGTTCTTTACCTATAAGTTTCTTAATTGCCTGCGTAACAACAGGAACACCAGCCACTAAAGCAGCTAATGTTGAAAATACTGATACAAAATCCATAACTATTATTCTTTTCTAAATTTAATTAAGTATATACTATCTCCAGCGGATTCAGTTATCGAGAATATATAAGTCGTATCTTCTTTAGTGGTTATAGTCGTATACTGTGTAGTTATAACTGAATCACTAGTAAAGTACATCAACTTAGGCCATTCTTGATATTCTATAGACGCTGGAAGTAAATTTGCTGTAGTTATACTATCTACTATTCTTTGTGGTTCTATCGAAAAGCCTTCATAAAAAGTAGTATTAAATTTTCGGGTAGTACCACAAGAAATAATTAATAGAGTAGTGATCAGGGTTAGAATTAATTTTTTCATTCTTCTGATAATTTTACAATATATATTAGATTCGGATCTTTAGACTCAAGAGCATCGTAATCAGCTTTTTCTATAATATCCGATAATTCTTGTGTTGGTTGTCCGAATATCCAAAGCTTTCTAGAATCAGTGCTCATATAGATACCATTAATATGTTTCTCTCTAGAATATTCAGCTTCAGGTCCTTTATAAAAATTAGTTAATGCCATATATTAGAGTGTTTTAATGGTTAATGCTTGTTCTAGTTCATAAATCTTCTGGTCAAGAATCCTAAGACATCCTACTAAATTGCTCTGCCCTCTTAGGTAATGTGTATCTGAAAGATCTGGGAAATTACTATAAATACTGTCATCATCGGGATCAGGATCTTCAAAACCAGCAGATGAATTTACTCTCTGAATTGCAAACTTTAAGAGATCGAAATTATATTTATCTCCTTGTATTCTAGCTTCTACTTCTGCAGCTAATCCTCCTTCAGTTTCTCCTCCCGAACCAATAAGTTTATCTATCTTTTTATTTAACTCTGATTTTGTAGAGTCTATATATTCTCTTATAGCAATATCTTCGGTAGTTCTTTCTTGAGTTTCAGTATTCAAGTTTTCCTTAAAATCTTGATCAGCCGTTTTTCTCGCCTCGGATTCTTGAGAAATTTTTTCAGTTAATTTTTCCTTCGTGTCTTTCAAATCTTCCTCAAGAACATCAAGCTCAGTATTTATCGTTCCCAGACTTGAAGCATGATCAGCGATATCAGATATAGCTTTTTCGAGGCGTGATTTATCTTCGGCTGATAAAAGACCATCTACTTGTGGTGTAGCATTCGGATAGACTCTTTGAACTCCACCTTTTTCATTTCCGACATAGAGGTAATTATCAACCAAGTTTATTGCTATTTCCCCTGAAGCTAATCCACTAGGAAGAATTCCACCTGTAGTATATCTTTTTACTCTAATTACTTGACGTTTTCCTTGGCTTCCTTGATCATCTCCACCATCTATCTCTGAAATAGTAGTAGTTAATCTCAAAGCATCAGTATCTTGAGTTACAGTAGTTGCATAAGTATTTCCAGAACTAACTCCAGAGAGAACTTTATTTCCTAAATAATCAGCTGAACCATCTTTTGAAACCTTAACCATTCCAGATTCTTCGGAAGTAGTAAAAGATATTCCATGATGTCCATCTGATTCTATTCCTGAAACATATTTTCTAGGATTTCCTTCACCACCATCTCCAGTTACTATTATTCCAGGGATTGTTCCTTTATTAACTTGAATTCTATGATTATTTAAAACAGTATTTACAGAGATTCCAGTAACAAATTCTTCCGATCCACCTACTTCTCCATTTTCAATTTCAATATTAGGGAATGGTTTAGAATTTCCTGATAGTGTATTCCCTGAGAGTGTAATTCCTGAAATATATTCTCCGGAGGGTGCTAGATATGATCCAGTTAAGTCTCCTTTTAAGGCTTCTACAACATGTCCAAAGGAATCGATCTTAATGTTTGTGACAAAAGCTCCAGAATTACCCCCTGCATTAGTTCCTGTAGTTGGTTGAGAAGCATGTGATATTACTTGATTTCCTCCAATAGATCCACCTCCAGTTAAACCAGGACCTGCAGAGATAGTAGTTGTTACTTTTGCTAGGTCTGCTAATGAAAGACCAGAATCTGATATAACTTTTCCTGTAGTTCCATTAAAAAGTACTAGATTTCCAGAAACTGCACTTCCTGGTCCTGTTACAGCTCCATCTATATTAGTCTGTACAACTGTCCAATCAGAATCATTAGCAGTTGAACCATCTTTGATACAAATTATTATATCACCAGGTTCAAGTCTAAGTCCTGATACATTCGGAGCTCCAGTAGTGGCAACATAGACGTCACCTGTTGTATGTTGAGCAGGAAGACTCTTAACAGTTCCAGTTGTTCCGAGAGTTCCTTTAAATTTCAAGGCTACAGCAACTTCTATTTTTTCTCCAATTTCCTTGATAACAAATGCAGTAGTAGCTAACTGATTAGTATTAGTTCCTTGTGGAGCTGTTGGAGCCTCTGGAGTTCCTGTGAAGATAGGACTTTCAATGGGAGCTTTAGTTGCTTCTAAGGTGTTCAACTCACCTCGTAGACCAGTAACCTCTGAAATATCATGTGTATGGTTTTTGGAAGTATTAATTGTAATATCTCCTGAAAAATCAGTTACTACACCTCCAGTAACAGCTCCGGTTAAAGTTATATTTCTTTTAGAACTTAATTTATCAGCACTACCAGCATTTCCAGAGACTGATTTAGGAGCTTCATGCACATGGTCAGCTCTAGCCCACTCCTTAGATTCTCCAGCTATTGCATGTCCTAATGGTTTAGGAACAGTAAATGAGGGGCTAGGAATTTTTATCGTTACAGCCTCAGAACCATCAAATGTAGTTTTATCTGTTCCTTCAAAAGTTCCACCAGTAAAAGTAAGTTTATTTTTTACCTTTCCAGCCGAAACTACAGTTCCTATACCTCCAGAGAAAACAATATCTCCTCCTGTTATTACATGTCCAAGCTTATCACCTGCTTCTGCTTTGATATGTTCTGTGAACTCATTATTCAAAGAATTAATAATATTCAAAGTTTCAGACATATCTTCTTTAGTGGAAATTATTTCAAATGCATTTTTTCCAGCTCCATTTCTTTTTCCGACGGCTAGAATAATTTTAGCATTTTGAGAAGTAGTTCCATAAATTGCAATAACTGGCTCTCCTTGAGTAAATATAATGTTTTCTAAGGCTAGGATCGCTTCAGATCTACTTGTAAATAGTTCTGTATTTATTTTAAAATTAATTATTTGATCCATTTCATTCCTACTTTTAAATTTAAAAGGAGGCAATCAAGTTTTTACTCTTGATCAACCTCCCTTTATTTTATTTATCTAATAACTGCTTTTTAAGTTCATCTATTTCGGCCTTAAGTAATTTAATACCTTCGATTGCTAGAACACTCATTTTAGCATAATCAACTTCTTTAACTAGAACATAAGTTTCACCATCTTTCTCAATGGTTTCAAAGTTTTCAGGGTTAGGTACATCGGATTGTTTAAGTTCGGCGTCTGTTACTAGTTCAGGGAAAGTTGGTTCAAGTTCTTGTGCTATAGTTCCAAGGTCTTTTTTCCCACCTAAAATAAATGAATCTGTCGGAATAGAACAAATCTCCTCAAGTGTATGTTCCAAAGGTTTAATATCTGATTTCAAACGTTTATCTGAAGTCTGATAGAATCCACTAGAAGCATTAACTCTAGTAAGTGATATAGTAGAGTTTAGAGACCAAGTAATCGTACTATTAGCAGTAGATACTGTAGTATTTGTTCCATTTGCCACTTTAGGATTAGCAGAAATTTTTATTCCTCCAACAGTATAGTTATCTATTGTAGTCTTATTATTATTTACTGTATTAGTTAGATTTGAAACAGCATTAGTTCTATTAGTTACTTCATCATCTAACTTTTTCTCTAATTTTCCAAGAGCTCCATTGATACTATCAGTTGCTGCAATAGCTCCAGTCGTAGTTGGTTTTGAATACCCAGTTACTTTAGTATTTGCTCCTGTTACAACGGGATTAGTAGAAATTTTAATTCCATTTACAGTATAATTATCAATAGTTGTTTTATTAGAGTTAATTAAGTTAGGAAGAGTAGTATCAAGCTTTACTTTATCTGCAGCAGTCATAACACCAGCTACACTAGCAGTTGCAGCGGGAAGAGTTATATTGTTTGCTGCACTAACTCCTGTAGAAATAGTTGTTTTTGTTGCTGCGATAGCTACACTTGAAGCTGCTGGCGTAACTGCACCTAAAGCAAAATTCGCTGTGGTTATTCTATCAAGTTCTGTCTTATCGGTTGAAGTCATTACCCCTGCAAGAGTAGATGATGCAGCTCCAATATTAACTGAATGTTCATTTTTTAAGTTAGTATCTGTAGAATTACCACTAACATCAGTACAAGTGAAGTTTATAGCTACATTAGAAGCTGTTCTAGTCCAGCAACCCTCATCTTTCAAGTGAGAAGAATTCCTAAGAGTTTTAATAGCATTGAGAGTTCTCTTATCAGATGCACTTGCGAGACCTGCCTGAGTTTCTGATACTTCTGGAAGAGTGATAGAACTAGAAATTGCTTTATTATCTGTAGGATTTATACCCGTTATAGTAATTACTCTTGAGGTAGCTGTTGTAGTAGGCTGAGAGATAACATGATTAGTACCTGTGATTCGGTCAACTTTTGTTTTATCCGCTGCGCTTAGAACACCCGCTGCAGATTGTGTAGCAGTAGGCAGCGTAATATTATTCGCAGCGGTAGTACCATCAGTTACATTTGTTTTAGAAGCAGCTATTCCTACAGTAGACGCAGCAGGAGTTACAGCGCCAAGAGCAAAGTTAGCAGTATTAATTCTATCTAATTCTGTTTTATCTTTGGCGCTCATTGTACCTGCTGCGGTAGTAGTAGATATAGGAAAGTCTATAGTAGTACTTATATCTTCCTTATTACCATTATCAGATACAAATGTAATAGTAGCTTTATTAGCATTAGATGTTACAGATATATCATTAATAGAATCTGTATTTAATCCATCTAACTTTGTTTTATCCGCTGCGCTTAGAACACCCGCTGCAGATTGTGTAGCAGCGTTTATCACAGCGGTTCCATCTTTATTAACAGTCGAAGATCTCCACGTATTATAGTTGAGAGTAACTGTGCTAGGAGATGTCGTGAAATTTTTTATCTTATCAGCTCCATGAGTAGACAAACTATTAAATTCAGTATCTACTACTTGAATTTTAGTCCACCCAGAAGCTTTATGTCTATTAGCCCAGTTGTCAAGTCTATAGTAACAACCCTCTGATATCACATACCATTCTTGTCCAATAGCATCATTTCCTGTATTTACTACAGATTTACTAAGAATTGGGTCTGTAATAGCATAAAGTGCACTCAGAGTAGCAACTGTTTTATGACCTTGTACTTCATCGGCATATACAATACCGAATTCATTTAAGTTCGCAGACTGAAGCTGCGCTGGGTATTTAGCCATTGTATATTAATATTAATTATTTAAAATCTAGTTTTACATTTTGGAATGCACCTTTATATTTAGAGGTGTATACATAATAGGGGATAACAACTCCTGCTCCATTAGTTACATTGACTTCAGTTCTATTAAAGTCTTCCAAAACAGGTGCTGCTCCATTCTGAACAATTGATGTAAGAGCTCCTAAGTCTTTTGGGTAAGCATAACTGTAATATTGAGTTCCATCAGCAGTAACTCCAGAAACTGATAAAGTTCTAGCATTGACTAATTTTGTTCCAGTCATAGCTTTAATATCATCTTGTGTAGGAGTAGCTGAAGTAGTTACACCATATCTCTGTCTAGACCATACATTGATACTAAATTGTGCAGATGTCGTATCATTTCCAGATGCAACAACTACAGAACTACCAGAAACCATGAATCCTTTTTTAGGTGCACTTAAGGTTTCTTTAATTACTCTGGAAGCAGCAATATTATCAATAGTAGTTGTTGGAGAAGCAACATCACTAGAAGGTAAAGTTGTCCCTAAGTCACCACTACATGAAGTAGGGGCTTTATTTGTAGTTGTCTTAGTCCATTTAAAACTTCCAACAAATTTTGCTTTATATCCTCGTTCGATAGTAATAGAACTAGCATTTACGTTACTAACACCAACTTCTGTATTTGTAACCTTTGTACCAGCATTATTTTTAAAACTCCAAGTACCAGAGATAACTGGAGATGCTAAGAGTTTATCAGCAAATAAATAAGTATCAAGTTGCCAATTTACTTTTCCATCTACTATTGATTCAACGTAATATCCAGTTTCTTGTTCAGATACCAATACTTTAGCTCCTACTTCTAGTCGCTCTACAGGAATAGCATCCCGCTCAGCTATTGTTTTAACTGAACGGAAGCCTCCCATACCATAAATGGCTGAATGTGTTGGATATACGTCAGAAGTATTGGTGGGAACGATACCCGAATAGAGTACCGTTCCTTTTAAATTATTTTCTGGCATTATCTTTTATCAATTAATTTAACTTCAATATTTAGTATTCCATGATAGAGATTAGCAAGTTTAGTAATTGTATAATCAGTATATCCAGTAAAGATGTTAGTTATACGTCTAGAGTATACTGTTACATCATCAACAGGATAATTATTACAATAGATTCTATACTTACTATACTCTTCTGTTGGAATTGCTACGTAAATATACTTACCTCCTGAACAATCAATAGGAGTGAATGGGAATTCATTATCACCGAAGGAGAAGAAAGAATTCATTGCTATAAAGTCAGAGTCAGTAGGAGCAGAATTACTTGATGCACCTACATAAACCTTATCAGCTGTATCAATCGTTAAAGTAGCTGTTGCAACTTCACTTAGATACGAACCTCTCAATGTGAATGTTTGTCCTCCAGTGGCAGTAATCTTATAAGTACGTTCCTCAACAGGAATATCATGAGTATCTATGAATTGGAAATTAATTTGTCCACTTGGGGTCAATTGATATTCCCATTCAAGAGTAATTTCTGTTGATTCACCTCTCTCTAATAAAGTTCTATCTGCTGTGAATTTAGTAATCTTAAATTCAGTAGGATTATCTCTCTTATTAGAGCCCATCATTCTATACCAAATTCCACTGGCATTGAATATAATATCATTTACCATGAATTTATATCCAAAGGACTCACCATCATTATTAACTAAATAGTAATCACCATCTTGTGCCTTATCTCCATTAGCTAGTGTTGGTAAATTCCTTTCAGCATCCCAAGTACCCTTATAGAACAAACTATGCATTGTTCTTTCAGGTAATTGACTTTCAGGTATTTTTCCATCAGGTCCAAGTTCAGCCTTCTTATCAAGAGCAACCTGAGTAGCTGTTGAAATAGGTTTCTCGAGGTCTGATGTATTATCAACTCTACCAAGTCCAATTTGCTCTTTTGTTACTTCATGAGGATTGTTCTTATCTGCAATATGTTTATCCAGATTAGAAACAACTTCAGAAATAGCGTTTTGAGTTGCTACTGAAATAGGCTTTTCTAAGTCAGATGTATTATCTACTTTTCCGAGACCTACTTGTTCTTTAGTTACTTGATGAGGATTATTAGTATTACCTACGTGATTATTAATAGCTGTATTTAAACTATTAGATAAAGTATCAAGAGCATTCTGCTGTGCTACAGATACAGGTTTATTAATATCGGCTGTATTATCAACGTTACCTAAACCTACTTGATCCTTAGTTACCTTATGAGGATTATCTGTACGATTAGCATGATTATCTAAAGCAGTATTATTAGCTGCTTTGGCATCATCAATTGCTTTTTGTGTAGCAGTAGATATTGGTTTATCGAGATCTGCAGTATTATCTACATTTCCGAGTCCAATTTGTTCTTTAGTTACTTTATGAGGATTACTGAAATCTCTCAAGTGAGCACTAAGATCTGTTCCCTGATCTGTATTAATCTTATCAATCTTAGCGTCAAGTTTATCAAGTTCCTTCTGAGTAGCATTAGAAATAGGTTTGTCAAGGTCGGAAGTATTATTTACATTTCCGAGACCTACTTGTTCTGCAGTTACTCTATGAGGATTTGTATAATCTTTAATATGATTGCTTAAGTCAGTTCCAGAAGAAGTAATTAGAGTCTTAACCTCGTTGATAGCTTCTTTAGCTGCATCAGACAAAGGTTTATCTTTATCTGAAGTATTATCAACGTTACCTAGACCTACTTGATCTTTCGTTACTTTATGAGGATTATTGTAATCTTCTATATGTTTAGTTAAGTTATCTGTAATAGTAGTATTTCCACTATTAATAGATTCCTTAACTTCATTAATTAATTGTTGGGTTGCATCAGATACAGGTTTATCCTTATCTGAAGTATTATCTACATTACCTAGACCTACCTGAGCTTTATCTACCTTATGAGGATTGTTAAAGTCTGCCAAATGTGCATTAAGAGAATCGGTTGTTGCCTTACCCTTATCACCAGCATAGGCAGTACTAGATGTTTCACCGAGAGCCAAAGACGCTGAGATTTCTACATACTTAGAACCACTCCATCTATAAGTCAGGTTAGTGTCTTTGGTTACGTAAATCTTTCCAGCTTCACCTGTAGTAGGCAAGTTATCGTAAGAATCTACTTCAATAACATCGTCTACAAAGCTAGGTAATTGAGAACTAGGAACTTTGCCTTCTTGGTCAAGTGTAGCAACTCCCCCAGCTACGCCCATCTCTGAACGTTTTACTTGAGCATCATTTGTTACTTCACCTAATCCAATCTGTTCCTTAGTTACTTCATGAGGATTATTCTTATCTGCTATATGAGTTTCGATAATAGTATTAGTTTCTGTCTTAATACTATCCAAAGCTTTCTGTGTAGCATCAGAAATAGGTTTATCCTTGTCAGCTGTATTATCTACATTACCAAGTCCAACCTGATCCTTAGTTACTTTATGCGGATTATTAAAATCTGAAATATGAGCACTAAGATCAGAACCAGAACCATCAATAGAACCTTGAAGTCTTCTTTCAAGTTCATCAAGAGCATCCTGTTGATAATGAGAAACAGGTTTATCTAAGTCAGATGTATTATCTACATTACCTAGACCTACTTGTTCCTTCGTTACTTCATGAGGATTCTTCTTATCTGCAATATGATTCTCTAATGAAATATTGGTCTTATCAAGATTAGACTGAACAGCATTGATTGCCTCTTGAGTTGCTACAGAGACAGGTTTTTCAAGGTCAGCAGTGTTATCCACCTTACCAAGTCCAACCTGATCTTTAGTAACCTTATGAGGATTATCAAAGTCTTTCAAGTGAGCACTAAGATCTGTTCCTGTAGAACCTATAATAGATTCAAGATCACTCTTAAGTTTATCTAAAGCAGCTTGTTGTGCAATAGATACAGGTTTATTGATATCTGATGTATTATCAACATTTCCAAGACCTACCTGAAGTTTATTTACTTCATGAGGATTATTCTTGTCAGCTATGTGATTAGTAACATCTTTTTCAATATCACCAATATCTTTCTTCAACTCTGCCTTTGTAGAATCTACTAAAGCTTGTTGTGCTACAGATACAGGCTTATTAATATCAGCTGTATTATCAACATTCCCTAGTCCTACTTGTTCTTTTGTTACCTTATGAGGATTGTTAAAGTCTGAAGTATGATTATCTATCTTAGTATCAAGCTCTTTCTTAGTATTATCTACTAATTCCTGTGTAGCATTAGATACTGGTTTATCAAGGTCTGCAGTATTATCTACATTTCCTAAACCTACCTGAGCTTTTGTTACCTCATGAGGATTATTCTTATCAGCTTTATGTTCTGAAACTTCTTTATTAACAGCATCTAAAGCTTCTTGGACTGCACTAGAAATAGGCTTATCAGCATCAGAAGTATTATCTACATTTCCAAGACCGATCTGTTCTTTAGTTACTTGGTGAGGATTTTCAAAGTCAGCCACATGAGCATTAACTTTATCTGTAGTAGCCTTACCTTTATCTCCAGGATATGCAGTTCCATCTACTTCACCAAGATGAATAGGGTTACCAATTTCTACTAATTCAGCACCATCCCAACGATAGATTATATTAGTTTCTCGATTAGAATAGATTACACCTTTATCAGGAGTAGCACCTTCATCTAATTCCGTTTCAGAAATTGCTGTATATATTTTCTTCTCATCTTCTACATAGTAAGTGGAACCAATTACTAATCTAGAAGAAGGAATATCTGTTTTTGTTGATACGAAACGATCAATTCCAAATACTTCATCAACTTGTCCTGGAAGTTGTTCCACAGGAATTTTACCATTTTCGTTAAGAGTAGCAACACCTTCCGGAGTTCCCATTTCTGATCTCTTAACTTGAGCATCATTTGTTACTTCACTTAACCCAATCTGCTCTTTGGTTACTTGATGAGGATTATTCTTATCCTGAACGTGAGAATTTAATGCACCTTCAAGTAATTCTGTATTTGAAATCTCTACATATTCATATTTATTCCATCTATATATTTTCTCAGTACCAGAAACAGTATCAATATAAATTACTCCAGTTCTAGGTTCATAAGTATTACCTTCTTCGTCCTTGAATTCTGTTTCACTCATAAGTTTACCTACAAGAACATTAATCGTCTTGTCTGGTATTTGAGAATCTGTTAATTTACCATTGCCATCAAGAGTTGCAATACCACTAGGAACACCAATTGAATTATCGATTGTATCAATACGACCGTCAATTCTATCGATTTCATCTTGAGTAGCCTTAGAAACAGGTTTATCATAATCAGCCGTATTATCTACATTTCCTAAGCCAATTTGTTCTGCTGTAACACCATGAGGATTTTCTTTATTCTCAGTGTGTTCAGTTACTTTAGTGTTTACAGTATCTAAAGCTTCTTGAACAGCAGTAGATATTGGCTTATCAATATCGGCTGTATTATCTACGTTTCCAAGCCCAATTTGTTCGGCTGTTACTTTATGTGGATTATTGAAATCTTTGATGTGATTGTCAATAGCTTCTGTAACATTATCTGAATCTGATACTTCTACATACTTGAATCCATCCCAGCGATAAAGTTTATTCGAACCACCGATACTATCAATATAAATAGTATTATGTCTTGGAATAAACTCTACACCTTCAGAATCAGTAAATTGAGTTTCAGTCATATACTTACCTTCGATAACATTCAGAGCTTCGTTAGGGATCTGTGAAACTTCTAATTTACCTTCGGAATCAAGTGTAGCTATACCATCAGGAGCACCTACTGAGTTTTCGATATTAGTAACTCTCTCGTCAATCTTATCAATATTACCTTGAAGATCACTACCAGAGTTATTAATTTTCTCCTCAAGTTCGGTCTTAACTGCATCTAAAGCTTCTTGTTGTGCGGTAGAAACAGGTTTATTGATATCAGAAGTATTATCAACATTACCTAAGCCTACTTGTTCGGCTGTAACTTTATGCGGATTATTGAAGTCTGAGATATGAGAATTAACCTTATCAGTTGTCTCCTTGCCTTTATCTCCCGCATAAGCAGTATCAGCCGTTTCACCTAAGTGGAGAGATTCTGATACTTCTACATATTTAACCCCTGTCCAACGATAAAGAAGATTAGTATCCTTAGTAACATAGATTTTTCCAACTTCTCCAGCTTCAGGTAGATGTTCGAAAGAGTCTACTTCAATTACATCATCTACTAAACTTGGCAATTGTTCTAGAGGTACTTTTCCGGCATCATCAAGAGTAGCTAAACCACCAGGCTGAGCAATAGAATCTTCAATATTAGTAACTCTCTCGTCAATCTTATCAATGTTATCTTGTAAGTCGTTTCCTGAGTTATTAATCTTTTCTTCTAGCTCTTTCTTAGTATTATCTACTAATTCCTGTGTAGCATTAGATACTGGTTTATCGAGGTCAGCTGTATTATCAACGTTTCCAAGACCTACCTGAGCTTTATCTACTTTATGAGGATTATTGTAGTCTGAAGTATGAGCATTAACCTTGTCTGTAGTAGCTTTACCTTTGTCTCCTGGGTAAGCCGTACTAGACGTTTCTCCAAGTGCAAGTGATTCAGAAATTTCTACATACTGAGAGCCTGACCATCTATAAGTCAAGTTAGTATCCTTAGTTACATAGATCTTACCAGTTTCACCAGTTTCAGGAAGTAAGTCAAATGAATCTACTTCGATTACATCATCTACGAAACTAGGTAATTGAGATGAAGGCACTTTTCCGGTTGCATCAAGTGTAGCAACTCCTTCTGGCATACCCATTTCGGAACGCTTAACCTGTGCATCATCTGTAACATTACCAAGACCTACCTGTTCTTTAGTTACTTGATGAGGATTACTCTTATCTTGGATGTGTGTATTAAGTGCTTCATTAGAACCAGCAGTAGCCTCTTCGATTTCTCTTCTAATATCTTTCATATCATCATTATGACGATGAGATAGGTTATCAATATTAGTTTGAAGCTCTGTCTTAGTTGCTTCAATCTTAGAATCAGTTGCTTGGAATTTAGCATCAGTCTTAGTTGCTAATTCAGTGATCTTAGAATCTAGATCAGTCTTAGTTACGGAAATACTAGATTCTAAGTCAGCTCTAAGAGTAGAAAGATCGGATTCTGTTTTAGTAGCTAATTCAGAGATCTTATTATTCAAATCTTTTGTTGCTAAACTAAGATCATTTTCTGTCTTAGATGCTAAACTAGAGATACTGTTTTCTAATTCTTTCTTAGCTTCAGAAAGAGCATTATTAACAGCAACAATATCAGCTTCTTCTTTAGCAGTTAGGTCTGATATAGCTTTTTCAAGTTCTGATTTAGCAGTATTAAGATCATTTTCTGTTTTAGATGCCAATTCAGATATACTCTTCTCAAGCTCTGTTTTAGTTACAGAAATACTAGATTCTAAGTCAGCTCTAAGAGTAGAAAGATCAGATTCTGTTTTAGTTGATAATTCAGAGATCTTATTATCCAACTCTTTCTTAGCAACTGTTAAATCATTTTCTGTCTTTGATGCTAAGTTATCAATATTATTCTGAAGTTCTGTCTTTGCTTCCTTCAGACTATTATTAACAGCAACAATATCAGCTTCTTCTTTAGCAGCAAGTTCGGCTAATTTATTCTCAAATTCTGATCTAAATACTTCTAAGTCTGCCTCAGTATTAGTTTGTAATTCAGAAATTTTATTTTCTAGTACGGTTCTTGTTTGATCAATTAATGCCTGTGTAGCATTAGAAATAGGTTTATCCTTATCTGCTGTATTATCTACATTACCCAGACCTACTTGATCTTTAGTAACCTTGTGAGGATTCTTATAGTCTGTTAAGTGTCTATTGAAATCATCATTAGTTGCTTTAGAATCTAGAGTTTCCTTAAGATTAGGAATATCCTCTATACCTAATTCAACAATTCCGATCTGACCATTTACAGACTTAACTGAATCTACATTATCAATTTTAACCCATCTACCATTACTATTAATTACCCAATCACCTGGATCAAAATCATATCCAAATTGAGAGCCTTTATTAATAGCTATATAGTAATGACCATTGGAATCAAAATCGTTAAGTTCAAGTTTAGGAACATTATTAACTGCATCCCAAACTCCTTGATATTTAACATTTCCAAGAACTGAATCTGGAAGTTGTGATTCCGGAACTTTACCATCTTCTCCAAGAGTAGCAACACCCTTAGGAACACCCATTTCAGAGCGTTTTATTTGAGCGTCATTAGTAACATTTCCAAGACCGATATCATTTCTATCTAAAGATGGATTTGTGGAAATTTTATAACCATTTACAGTATAGTTATCGATTGTCTCTTTAACTTCTGCAATCTTATCATCTACATCTTTATTGATAGTTTCACTAATTCCATCAAGTTTAGCTTTATCTTCTTTTGACATTACTCCATTTGATTCTGGAGTAGCTGTTGGAAGATTTTCTGTAGCTAATTCAGTGAAGTCATTAGAAGTGATATCATAACTCCAGTTTCTACCATCCAAGAAATATCCACCATTGAAAGTGAAAGTTCTCCAGTTACCGTCTAAGTTAATAAACTTAACTTTTATACCTGGAACTTTCTTTTCAGCTGGAAGGAAAGCATCTAATTTAGCAGCAGCATATTGGATGTGCCACTGATCTCCATTTTCTCCCTTACCTTCACCTGGAAATATTTCATTGATATTATAGACTACATCAGATTCAAGTTCTACTCTATCAGTTAATTCACCAACTGCTTCATCAATAGCATCCTGAACACCACTAAGTTTAAGACCTGTTTCTTCGATTGTAAAAAATCCTTCAGACTCAGGATCACGAAGAACACCAATAGTAGGATCGTTATGAGTACCTTCTACTATGATTCCTTTTCCCTCAGTAGTTGTTACACTATCTACTTTTCTTTCCTCTAATGAATCTACGAGTTCTTTAAGTTCTTTTCCTTTTTCAGCAGATAAAACTTGCTCTTTAGGATCACCACCTTCGAATGAATCTACGATGTTTTCCTTCTTTACGTAAGTCTTTTCTGCATCTTCTATTTTAAGATAGGGAGCAAGTTCAATAGATAAATCATATTCACCGATCTTTTCCCATTCTTTTATTTCTTTCCCTTCTTCGTCAACCTTAATAGTTACTATATATTCAGTATAACTCTGAAGTTCTCCGATATTATTTTCTTTTCTAAGAAGATAAATTTTATTTGTCTCTGCTTCCTCCAAAGAAGGTAGCTCATCCACCATTCTGAAAAGTGATGTATCTATAGTGCAAGAAATTACATTATCCTCACTGATACTAATCCCTTCTCCGGCTATCAATTTATCTTGCTTAGTATTTAATATCTCTTCCAGTTCTTCATCTGTAATTACTCCAGATAAGTATGGTTTCCATCCTCCAGCTTCATTTCTTTTTTCCCAATTAACAAGCTGATAAACTTCTTTGGCATCAATTACATACCACAATTGTCCAAGAGAATCATTACCAGAATTATCCCCTGTATCAGAAAGAATACAGTCGGGAATTTTATACAATGCTGAAAGAGAAGATACTGTTTTGTGTCCACTAACTTCTATAGCTCTAACAATTCCATATGCACTAGGATTGTTGGACACTAATCTATCTGCAAAATTTAACGCCATTGTACTATTTATTTAAATTCTAACTCAACATCAGTAAAAGCACCTGGATTATTAGTAACATAAACTATATAATCTATTACTACACCAGCACCATTAGTGATTTCTAATTCTACTTTGTTAAATGCCTTAATTACACGAATTCCATCCTGATAAATACTATCTAACTCACCAAGAACTTTAGGATAAGCAAAAATAGCATATTCATCCATTTCTGTAGAAAAATGTTCTAGAGTCTTTTTAGGATGTTCAGTAATTAATTCAGATGTTTTCAGAGATTTAATATCATACTCTACTAAGTCTTTTCCCTTAGTAGATACACCATAGAATAATCTATGTGCGAATGTTACTGATCTAGTATCTTCTGTATAATCATAAACGCCAGTACTTCTAACAACATCTTCTCCTCTAACCATAAAACCAGTCTTAGGAGCTTCAAGTTTAATAGAAATAGTAGCATCTTCTGTATAATAAGGACTAGTTACTATATCAGAACTAACATCAGTACCTGTAAGAGTATCCCAGAATGAACCCTTAACAACTCCAGTAGGATCTTTCTTTCCATCTTCACTTGTCCATGTATAAACTCCTTTGAAAACAGCCTTATATCCATTTTCAATTACAGGATTATATTTATTTGGACTTGGAGTAATTGTTATAGGTTCGAATGCATTATTATAGAAATCCCAAGTTCCATTAATCTTAGGTTCTACAAGTTCTAAGTTTGTATTAAAAAGCTCATCTATTTTTTCTACTACCTCAATAAAAGTAGATTCTGTAAATTCTCTTTCAACTGAGAATTCAGATGTAAAACTATTCAGGATAATCTTTTCTGAATAATATTTCCCTGAATAAATCCACTCTAGAACTAATACATTTTTACACTGAGTTTCACACTCTATAATACTAGATTGAATAGATACAGGAACTATCGCTTTCCCAGAATCTACTCTTAAAGACGCAATTGAAATCTGATCTTTAATCTTTTCAGTAAGCTTAACAAAATTCTCTGCTCCACCAAAAATTTCTGCTATTTCTTCAGATGTACTTTCTGATGTTAACTCAGAAGTCATACTTGGGAATAACAATACTTTACTATCGATCAGTTTATTTATTTCTTCCTCCGATAATGCGAAGAAAGTTCCTTTAGTCCAAGCCTGTCTAGATCCTTTGATGAAAGCTATCGAAGTATCACTAATTTTTCCGGCTTCTAGATCTGCATTAAATTCCTCAAGAGTTTCATATTCAAGGAGAAAATCACCCCAAAAATTATCAACTCTAGGAACTCTAAGATCTACAACTACACCATCAGAATTTTTGACCCATATACTTTCCTCTCCGGCATGAAGACCTAAACCTAATTCACCTACTTCAAGCTGTTCTGGAGTAGGCATCTTTCCCTGTTCTACCGAATTTTTAAGAATAATTACGGTTGGTTCAGGAAGTTGATTTTTTACAATTATATCACTCATTGTCTTAGACATTTTGTACACTCCGGAACATCATTATTAGTTCTCCATTCCGTATTGTTTACTTCTTTATAATTATAGTAAGAATAACTTTCATCTTCTGGATAAACACCAGAACTCCAAGATTCGTAATCCGCTGTAGTCTGTCCTCTTCCACATTCATTATTACAAGGGCAGTCATTAGATTCGGGTTGAGCTAGAAGATTTTGATACTGGAATAAAATTCTAACTAACATAGCAGTCAAAACATTACTCCATGCATAAATAAATCTATCCTCATTGTATGGAATCTCAGAACCTTCAACGTATATTTCACCATTATCAATTCCAAGTTCACATCTAAGTTCATCTACAGCATAAAATACAATCTTAGCTTCACCATGATCTCGAATATCAAAAAACTCTTGAATATAAGTTTTGACATCTGATCCTTCTGGAAGTAAAGTTAATCTATCTGATATATATTTTAAGATATATGTGATATACGGAGCTAATTCACATCTCATGGAATAATCTATCTTAGCTATCCCTAGACATGATTTAATATTTTGAAGAGCTTGTTTATATGTGATGTATCCGTTTTTATCGTTCCATCTCATTATTATTTCACTTCAAAAATAGTAACTCCGTTTATTACCATCTTAACCAAAGTTTTTCTCTCTGGATCTAAGAATAGGTATAATCTATCCTTTTCAAATTGAAGGATATCCAAGGTATTTGTTACAATATCAACACCTTTACAAGAATCAGACTGCATTACACGATCTGATACAGAAAATTGAATACCTTTTGTAGTATTACCGTAACAATCTGACTGACAACTAGTATTAGTAATTCTAATACCATCTCCTTCTAAAATCTCAGAAGAACTAAGAGCGTTAGTATAAAGATCTGATAAAGCACTCTCGATCTTATTTAAATTAGCCGCATTAACAGGAGTTTTATTATCAATCCATGTAGTTTTTATATAACTATTTTTCATAATTTATGTTATTATTTAAACTTACCACTCTCCTCCGTCAATAATGTTGTAAGGAGATTTCCAATTATCTTCATTAGCCCAATTAGATTCATCAGCATCTGGTCCTTTATAAATATATTCTGAATATGCACCTTCACTACCAAGAAATCTAATTTTCAATCCGCTACGTCGTCTTGCTTCAGGTACTAATCTAATTGCTCCCGAAAGAGTTAATTTTCTTTCATAATTATTTATTTCAGCATTAGCATTACAAAAATCTTTTAAGTTTTCATTTATATAACTAACTGCAGCATTAACAGTATTATTTATACTATTGATATCAGCACTAGTTAATGAATCCCCAGGATTTTTATTACTAACATCAGTTCTATCAAGCAAGTCCATAATATTTTTCTTATTTTAATTTCATTAAATCTAAGAGATAATCATTAAATATATCTCCTCCTGGAATATTACTCTGCTTAAATTTTAGAGCCCCTGGATTAAGAGGTTTACCAAGTCTTCCAACAAAAGGAGCTGTATTTCTAGCAGAACGTCCGGAGATCACTTTTATATCTTTCGGGCTTCTTACTTTTTTCATTTAGAATGTTCCTCCATAGATTTTATTAATACGAATTCCATCAACCTTCTCATCATAAATCAAATTATTATTATCCAATTTTACATCAGCGGTTAATGTTTTCTTAGATTCAGTAGGACCAGGACTCATTGTAAAATCGATGGTATTAGAATCTTCAAATATAATTCCAAGTCCATCTGCAGTAGTTCCACCAGTTTTTATCCACTGTCCTCCGATCATTGTATAAGTAATGGAAGTAGTACCGTCATAAGAAGTCAGGATTACTACATCTCCATTCTTAGGTTTTTCACCAAACAACGCAATCAAGATACACTCCTGATCTGATTGTTCCTCTGACTGTTTTTTTGCTGTAAATATTCTAGGACCTTGACTTAATTCCATAGTATCTGAAACAATGTCAAAATCACCTAAGTCTGCACTCTTAAAAATTACTAAAAGAATACAAACATCTTCAACTTCATTATAATATCTTACAGCAACTAATTCAGCATATTGTCTAGATGCACATGAGAGAGCCTTAAGTGCTTCATCTCGATTGGCATAAATACATTCAAATCTTGTTAACTGTGATTGTGCCATTTTTATTATCTTTTATCTAGTATATCACCATTGAAGTTTACATCTATATCTGTAATTTCATTTGTATCGGTATTAATATCCTCTACATTTGCTCCAACGATTCTCACTATACGATTAGTTATTATATTTCCCTTTTCATCGATAAAAGCTATTCCATTTGACATATCTTTTATCCAAGAAGCTTCAGTATCAACTCCATATCCACAAATTGATTGATTAGATAAGAAAGTTCCACATACAGCTTTAAACTTACTAATAACATTAAGCTCGATAATTTCCAAATCTTTCCAAGTAAATATTTTCCCTGGATACTCGGTTAATTCGATCACTGTTATAGTTTTTCCATCAAGAGATATTCTAAAATAAATATCTTTAATAGTTAATAGATCATTACTTCCTCCACCTGAGAAACAACCAAAGAAATTACTAACAGGTAATGAACTAACTTTTACCTTAGCACCGATCAACTGTTCATATTCCCAAATTCCAGAAGGACCTACAATTCTTGAGTTTCTACAACTATTCAACATTTTATCCTTTGCCTTTAGCTAGAGAATCTACATAGTTATTCCAGTATATATCGGCATCAACACCATTATTTTTCTGATGTCCCTTTACCCACTTATACTCAATTCTTCTTTGTAAACCCTGTTTAATTATTTCTTTATCAATATCACCTTTAATTCGAGCAATGTATGGTTCTTTTACTTTCCAATTACCAGTCATCCATTCTCGAACACCAAGATAATCTGCATGGACTACTACAATATCATTCGGACCCCAAGAACCACGAAATTCATATAAAGCATGTAAAACTGCTACTAACTCCGCACTAGGATTGCTACACTTCTGAGCTCCAAAAGATAAATTCATATATTCAGGAGTTAATTCAATTGAGAATTTATTAAGCATAGTTCCCATTCCAGGTCCGGTAGGGTCAATAAGAACTCCTCCGATACCAAGTCTTCCATTATTTTGTTTGTCTAGGTGAGATCCGTCAGTATAAATATCAAACTGTTTCATCTCATCAATTTTAAATATCTAAATTTTCATCCAAAGAACGATATTCGAAGGGATCAAGTTCTAATCCAAATTCTTCAAGGCACCATTCTCTAAATTCTTTCGTACCAATTACACTTATCTCTCCAAGAACATTCAAAAGCTCCTCTCCTTCAATTTTAGATAGACTTTTATCTAAGTGACAAATTAACCTTGTCATAAGATATCCAAAATGACTTAAAGATCCATCTACATCACTATCATAACACTCCAAGACTCTAAACCCTGAATGAGTATTAAAACTTGAAAATAGATCAATCCACTTTTCTGGAATATGAATCGAAGAACCATTATAGAGATAATAAATAACATCTTCTGTAGGTGTAATTCTTAGGATAACATAATCTAAAACCTTATGATCACTAAGTCCTTTTAGAACGATTCTCTTAGATTTGCCTTCTCGTATATAAGATAATTTGTAAAACTCGGTAAATACTTCTTTAAACCAGGCATCTTTCATAATAGTGTATATAAATTAATTAAAGCCAACCCTGAAAGAATTATTGTATTATTATCTTCCATCACTAAATATCCCGTTTTATCACATTGACTTCTATAACTTAAAAGATCAAGAAACTCGGATAAATCTTGTTTCAGGTAAAATGTAATTGATATAATTCCTTCTCCTATCGCAAAAGAACATATTATTGAGTAAGGATGTATGTCAAGTCTATCTAATTTAGCTACTATGTCTTCCTGGATTTCAATTTCTCTAGGATTACTTCTCATAGTATTATTTCTGTTATATGACTGTTTAATATTCCCATACTGTTAATTAGGTTAGATAAGATAGATCTGTGACATATTTTATCATCAGAACCATAACCCATTAATATAACTCCTCTTGCATTACTAAGTTCAGCCAAGTAATTAAGTTTATCAATAACCTCTACAAAATTTACATTCGACATCTCAATAATATATCTCTTAGAAAATTCTGTAAAATCAATAAGCCCGTCTCTCTTTGCTCTAAATAATTCTGTACTTGGAGCTAAATTTCTAAAATGTACTGCCGTTCCATTATATTTACCAATTAATTCTGAATTACCAATATTTCTTATTATAAAAATAGGTAAATATCCATTCTCTGTAAATATTTTTAATGTCACCGGAGATACAAATGATGTTTTAACTTGTAATTGGTATCCCATTTTTTCTTAGTTTTATTAATAACTTTAAAATTTATTTATTGTCCTCCAAATTTTTTATTAGATGTCTTAAATCCTGACTTCCCTGAAAAACTAGAAGACTTTTTCCCACTAAAACGTCTATCTGCTTGATAAGATTTATTAAAACCATTACTATCAAACCCACTTTCTTGTTTCTTAGGTTTGATAGGAGATGTAGTAGAGCCGCCAAACTTCTGACTACTAATCATAAATCCTGAAGGAGCTGTTTGTAGACGTTTAAGGAGATTTACATTACTCTCTATCATCGACTTTACTGTATGACTGTCGAAGTGATAAGATATTTCTGGATAATTCAATATGTCGCCCTGAATTAATCCAGCTGATGTTAAGAATACAGAAAGATTAACGAACGCTTCAGTCAGGTTACTAGATATCAAAAGAGTATCTGTCGTAGGTTCGTAGATCTTATATTCTTGTGTAGACTGATCATAATTAATAACTACTTCTACCATGACTTTTTAATTACTTATGGCAAGAGCACCTAGGATTACTGCTACACAACCTAAAGCACCTGCCCATAATTTACGTTTTCTTTTTTCTTTCTTTAAGCTATTTTCTAAAGCTTGTATAGAGTTAACATAATAATCATCTTTTTTCCTCATCATCATAGACTGGTAAGATATAATTGAGTCTAGATTCGCTGCCTTAATCGAATCCTCTTTTATTATATCTCCTTGAAGTTTTATAATTTTTTCGGAAGACTCAAGATCTACTATTATGCTATTAATTGTTTTCAGATTTTCAGGAGATATAACTATCATTGTATCCCCGCGATGCTCTATTATCTCTTGTGAATATCCTTTAGTGATAAAAAATAGAGATAATAAGAGACAATAGATTATTTTTTTCATAAGAAATAATAAGTATGTATGAAAATTATTTAAGTCTTTCTATAAAAATATCCAAGAAATTTTCAATATCTTCTTTATAATGATATTTCCAAAAATAATTATCTGGTACTGAAAGCATGAAAGGAATCTCTATTGGAATAGATTTTGGATACTTAAATATATAATAATCTTCTATATTAATATCATTTATACACTTCCACCAAGATATTTTTTCACTGTCAGGAGGTAAGTTATCAGGAAAAATTAACTTATCATAATTAATAATATTATATTCACATTTAGGAATAAGAAGATAAATAGATCTATGGTTTGAAGATTCTTGATATACTCCTACTATAATATTATCCATTATCATTATTAGGAATAAATTTATTTAATCTTCTCTAAAGGATTTTCTCCTATTTCTAGATCAATACGATTAACTATTAATTCATATTTTGGTTGATTCTTTGAAAAATATCGCCACAGAACATCATCATAATAATCTAAATAATTATCTCCTTTTCTTATTTCATAGATATAATAAGGATGACTAACTTCATTTTCATATACAGATATTGGATAATATAGATCTTGTTCTACTATCTTTACATATTCATTAGTATCTAATATATAATCTAAATCATATATTACTTGTACTTTATCAATCTGTCTTATCCCTAATTTTCTCTCTATTTTTTGAAGTTTAATATCATCTACAATATCCAATCCATCATAAAAAAATTCAGAATCAATTTTAATAATATAATAATTTTTTAAACAGATATTTTTAAAATCTCTAATATTATCTACAATCGTATATAATTCGGAATTAGTTTCAATATTAAAATTATCTTTTTTTAATAAATAAAAAATATTACATTTTAAATTAATTCGATTACAAGAAGACAATCCAATAATTTCTTCACTAAAAGCTGTTGTAAATAAAGTTGCTGATCTTAAGAAAACATCTTGTGGTAATATTTCAATAACTTTTATAATACTCATAATTACATAGTTTTTGTTTTCTTAAATCCTTTTAATCGTTTCGAGATTGAATCTTTAATGGCTTTATTTCTACCAATCTTATACGTTTTTAGACTTAAATCCAATTCTTCTTTTGCATTTTTTAATTCATCTTTACTTGCACCAGCAGCTTTTAATAATTTTAATGCCTTTTTAGAAGCATTTTTCTCTTCTTGAACTACTATACTCCCTTGATATAAAGTCTTTAATCCATTTCTAATCCCAACTCTTTTATTTTTATTACTATAAGACCCTCTAATATCATTATTTTTATCTGATATTATCTTATCTAATCCTTTACCAGTTGAATTTTTTGAATGTCCAATTTCATGAGCTAATGATGCTTGTCCACTGGAAGGAGGAAAATTTATTACATGATCACTACTCATAAAAGCTTTTCCCAACTTTCTATCAAATTTATCATTAGATCTTGTCAAATCTATTTTCTCTTTAGTAGAAACATCACTTGACTTCTTCTCCCAAGATTTTGTTTTATCAAATCGTTTTCTAAAAAATTTTTCACTACTTGATAATTTTTTCTTTCCATTTAGTATTTTAATATTAGATTTCTTAGCATCTTTTCCAATATTTTTTAATACCTCAGGATTTCTATCCTTAGCAACAGACTTAAGAGATTCATTTATTTTCTTTAATTTTTCACTATCTAATTTAGATGAATCATCTAATTTTTTAGCAATTAATTTACCAACTTTCTTTATTCCAGAAATAGCTGCTGATTTTAATCCATATTCCTTCTGTTCTACTTTCCAACCTTCAGAATATAATTTCTCAACTAAATCTCTACCAGTAAAAGTAAATTGTTTTTGAGAATATCTTTTTATGATCATAATTCAACAATTTAAAATTGAAAAATAAAAAACTTAGAGAACTTGACAGTAATCGTGCTTTTTATCAACACGAAAGTAAGTTCTCTAAGTTCTATTTTCTTTAATACTTACTGTCAAATTCTCTAAGTTTAAGTCTAAGAAATTCTACCGCTTCTGTTGTCGGTAATTCCCTAATACTATCTACTTTATCAGTTCGAGTAGATTCTATCCTATGAATCTTTTCTCTGAGATAACTGATAATACTATCCCTTGATATTATCTCTACTTCAAGGGAATCAATTTTATTTTTTTCAGGTTGTATAATTTCTGGAGGAGGTAATATAGTTTCCCCCTTAGATTTATCTTGAGAGGAGTGGGAGTAATATAATACCCCCAATCCAAACCCAAGTAATAACAGTAATGAAATTAAAACAGCCTTCTTAATCGTTTCCAACATCTTCTGTTACGAATATTCCTACACGATATTCCAATTCGCCTTCCTTTTTATAATTAATATATTGATGGAATATTCGATAGTCTCCGGAAGCCTTTTTTTGAATCAAATGAGCATCCCAACCATGTGTAGAAGTTAATTTATCTATCAAGTCTTGCAACCTGGAAATCTTAGGTGCATACTCTTTAAGGATATCTAAATCTTGAGACGGATTCATCAAGTTCTTCATTCTCTCCAATTCTGCCTTAGACTCCTCCTCTCCCATAATATCCTCTGAAAGATTTGTAATTTTATATTGTTTAGGTCCGGTAGTACATGTAACAGTATTTAAGAACTGACCTGCTACCTTCTTAGATTTAATCTCTGCCAAAGTCGCACTATAACCTTCACTTCCGGAAATAATGTTCTTGATATCTTCTAAGACCTTCAAAGACGTAGTTATTCCTAAACTTACAAATACACCTACAGGCTTTACAAATGTCTCTCCATCTACTGAATTAACATAGAAAGTCTTAAATGATGGTTGATAAAATACTTCAACCAATGAATGGACTTTGTCTCTATTTATGTTTCCATTATTAATAGTTGCCATTGTTTTTAAAATTTTTCACTTTGAAATATTTAAATTCTTGATTATAATTACTATATCCATAATTAAATCCGTACATGGTATAGTTAGACATCTTAAGTTCTTGTTCATGCCATTCTTCCAAGTAATCTTCAAAGTCTGATATTAAGATCAAGATAGCTTCAGGTCCATAATTCTGTCTGAAATATTCCATACCTCTAGCCATTCTTGTTCCACCTCCCATAGAGATTCTTGGAACACCCTTTCTCGGGTCGATATCTTTAATATGATCTCCAAGCTGTGTAGACCATGAAATAATATTATACTTTAATCCACGTCCAATCTTTTTCATTTTATTGGCAATAGTATTTAAAATTCTATCAACCAATCGTGTATTCATAGATCCCGAAACATCAATTAAAAATACAATAGTTGGTTCATTAGACATGGTTACCTTTCTTCTAATAGTTGGAGCAATAACAGAACGATTAATACCACGATTATAAAGATACATAAGATCTTTCTTTGTATCAACTTTAACCACTCTAGATTTATAATTTAACATTACTTCATCTAGAGCCATATCTACTTCGTCTGTCTTATCCACAAGTCTCGTTGCATCTGGAGCTCCACTAGAACCACATCCAACGCCACCTCCTGAACGAATTTGTCCAAGCTCACGTTTTTTATCGGCATCGTCTCTAGAGTCTGTTCTGTGATCTTTATGAGTTCCACCCTCATCTTTACCGTTACTGTTCAAATCACCTGAACCAGAATCTCTCTTTCCTTTATATGGACAATCTTTTGGATCACCTTTACCTTGCTGATTACCTTGTCCAGATCCCGAACCACTACCAGAACCATCAGTCATACCCATTTCCTGCATAAGATCAGAAAGACCTTGCATTCCACCACCACTTTGCTGATTACCTTGTCCAGATCCTGAACCATTACCTTGAAGTGCATCTTGAATATCTTGATTTGTAACTTGGGATGTATCACCGTTTCCACCTTTTTTAATAGAAACCAACATCTTAACAAACTGATCCAAGTGTTGAACAATTAGCATCAAATATTCGGGGTAACTAAGTTCACTCGGGAAAGGATTACCTTCGGATATATAATATCTTTCTGGAACAATGAGTTTAATTTTAGCCTCATTTTCCATCTTCTTTATCATATCATCAAGAGCCTGTTTTGCTTCTTCATTATCAGTGTGATCTCTATTATATTTCAAGAGCTCAAGTTGATAATTAGGAAGAACTGATGAGATATCTGATTCCATCTCCTCTACATCTTCAGTACTTAGGATTTTAGAATTTACTTCCATATCCATAGCAATATTATGAAGACTGTGATTAAGAACTGGATCATCTATTACTCTCTCAATCAACTTCTCTGCAAAATCAATTCCACACTCTTTATTAATTCGATCAATCAATTCACCTCGATAATCTCTGAAGGTATTACAAATCTGAGTATCAAGCTCTTCATGAATACCATCAAGATGTCCTAAGTAAATATGTCCGTACTCATGCATAAGAATACGAAAATCAGTACGTGGAATCTTAATCTCTGAGCAGACAATTTTATAGATAACATTTCCTGAGATATCATCTTTATATTTAAAACAATATCCAAGTTCAGGATTATCAGGATTAAATGGTTTTTCTGTATTAACCATTAACATATTCCCGAATCTACTATAAGTATTGTCAATGAATCTTTTAATAAATTCTAACTCTGTCTGATTTCTCATAATTTTAAATTTTGATATTTTTCTAATAAATTAACCTTAGAGATCCACATGATCATTACATATTTTTCTCTAAGGTTAACACTCATATAATAGTATAATTATTTAAAACTTCTAATATCAGGAACCATACTTCCCATGCTCGGATCTTCCTGAAGAATAATCTTACGAATTGATCTGAGTTTAAATCCAGAAGTTCTAAGGTCTTCTTGAGTATTCTTCAACAATGCCAAAGTATCATCCTTATAACCCTTAGAAGAATCTGTAATCAGACTTTGAATAGAAGTCATAAGATCTGAAATTGTATTCCAATAAGATACATATCCGATGAATGTCTCTACTGGTACTTTATCCAAGAATTTATCAGTAGTAGATACTTTAATCTTGGTAATAGAAGAACCAGAATCCTTACTCAATTTAAACAATTTCTCGATGCAAGCCGGATCAATCGGACGTTCGATTTGTTCTAAGTCCTTATCTGATTTAAGTTCTGATAACTTATTGATTATTGCTTGCATTTCAGGAACTTTGAGCTTTTTCTTTCCATCTATGATCTCGTTGAAGAACTTAGTATACTTAGGAAGTTTATCATTCTTCATCTTTTCAATATCATTAACGATATTAACCATAGTATCATAGAAGTCCTTAGAAATCGGCGTCTTAATCAAATTCTTTGTTTTTGGATCTCGAGAAATACCAATACCACAAAGACCATCGATCATATTACGATAGTTATCTGAAGTAATACCACTCTTACCAAAACACTTGAAACTTGCAATTGTAACGTCTCTAAGATAATTCAAAGTTCGGAAAGTTGTAAATCCATAAAGCTTAGTCTCATTTTCGGCATCAGCATAGATACCATTAAGTTCTGTAATTGCTAAGTCTACAGGTTTACCACCAGAAGTCATCAATGCTCGAGCAGTTTGTTTAATACCACGTTCGATATACTCGCCAATCTTATTATATTGATCAGCCGGAATTTCTACTTCCTGAGCATCAAGTTTTTTCATCGTATCTCTAAGACTTCCCATGAAATCTTTAACCTTACCTTCTGATGATGCAATAGCTCCGTCATATTTACAAAGGAATGTATCCAGGTCTGTATGATCCGGAGTAATGTTGTAAATCATAAAACGATTCATTAACGGAGGTAGCATTTGCATAGAATTCGAAAGATTCTGTGCATAATTACCTGCAGAAACAATCAATGTATTCTCTGGAAGTCTTTCTGAACCCACTTTACGCTCAAATACTAAATGCAATAAACTAGCCTGTACGTATTCGTTTGCTGTGGTGATCTCATCCAAAAATAACAGTGATTTACCTCCTTTTTCTGCAACTTTTAAGATTTCAGTATACCAAGAAGGTCTAAGATGTCTAGTTGTGGGGTTTTCTTGATCACTCGTAGCCACATCATATCCCATAACTTCTTCTGCAGTTGTACTATTACCTCTAAGAAGGACTAGGTGATAATCTCGAACTTCTGCAAACATTTCTACTGAAGTTGATTTACCAAGACCTGGATTAGACATAATAAGTACTGGTACTCTTGAAATCTCACTAACTTTCAATGCTGTAAAAATTGAAATGTTAATGTTGTCATTTTTTGATTTTGCCATTTTTCTAGCTTTTTAATTTGTTTATTTTTCTTTATAACTTTAATCATTGAGGGGAGATTTCTATATAATATCCCCTCATTTATTAGATTTTGAGGGTTTCTGAAGTGCTATTTATTATACTTCAAAATTAAAAAGAACACTAGATTAATCTATATTTTTATAAATTTTTCTAATGTTCTTCTCAATTGTAAGGCTTTAACCTCTCTTAAATAGCAAAATTCACTTTTTTAGGTAATCTTGAATTATCTCATAATCTACTGAGAGAGTTGAAAATAATTGTTTAGCTTCAGATAATATTTTCTGGAGTATAGGTTTAATAAATTCATCTTCAAACAATTCTGAATAAGCTTGATCATAGAATACAACACTTTTACCTCCATCCGATAAGAAAAATGTAGTAATTCTCTTAGCAATAATTCTAGGTGTTGTTCTTTTTAGTGAATTATAATATCCTCCCAGAACTAAATACTTATCTTCTATTTTAAATTCAAGATCTGTTATATATTCAATTCTACTTTTAATATTATTCATTATGTAATACATGTTTTAACTTTTCCTCTAAGTCATCACATCGTTTCTCGGTTTCCTCTAGCTTTTTCCTCAAGTCTTTAATCTCTTTCAAAAACCAAGGATTATCCATAGTTTCCTCTAAACAACCTTGAAGATATCTAATGACTAGCTTTAAATCCTCTTGAAGGTCAGTATCTTTAGAATGCAATATTTCTTCTAAGATAGCTTTTGAATTTATTTTTATACTACTATCCAAAACTGCTTTAGTATGATCAACATAAAAAACTTCTCCAATAGGCATTAATAACGGATTTGAAATTGTACCCTTACTACTACTCATGATTTCTAAACATATATAATTCATTAATATCTAAACATTTATATATAGTATCCTCAAGACTTGATGTGATTGAAGTATGAAAATGTCCAAAGAACCAATACTTACATCTTACTCCTCTAAATACCTGATCTAAGTATTTTCGATTTTCTAAGTCTCTGAGGTAAACATCTTCTGCTTCCTCTTCGTGACGTGTAATAATTGGTTCAAAACATAGTGGAGCAGTATGAGAAGCTATTATATCAACCCTCCCTGGAAGATCTTTAATAGGCTTCTTAATTATATCTTCTGTCTCCCACCATACTCTTTTAGACGAACCAACTCTCTCCATCAATCCATTATAATTCATTCTCCATTTATAATCTACTGAAGTTGCTCCCCCGATCGGATATATTGTTTTCCCCGAGAGTTCTACTACTTCATGATCCTGGAGAAATTTAATTCTGGGGAAATCATTTATTAATTTTTCATTCCAATACTCTAGGTTATCATGATTCCCTCTTATAAAATAATATGTTATATTATTTTTCTCTAGTCTAGTATTAATTCTTTCAAACTCCTGATTATAATACCCTGGCTTAGAAAAACCTAATCCTACATCTCCAAGAAAAATAATATTAGCATCTTTAAGTTTATAACGTTGAGTTATAATCCATGTAATTTCTCGAAAACTTCCATGAATATCTGCACAAAAGTATAAATCTCTTTCTTGTTCATTTTTCATAATTTCTTTTAGGATGGAAAGCTTTGATTCTCTTTCCATCAATTATAAGGTTTTGCATTTTTAAGAGAAGCAAAAAGAAAGAACCACACTCATCGCATAGTTCTTTCATAATAGTTTTAACCCTAATAACTTTTATCTTTTTTCAGGGTGATCTTGATTTTTGATTCATTATTACTTTGTTTTAGTTCTCACATAGTTTTAATCCACATTAGTAAGGAATTCAAGGGAGAAGAAAAAAGAGAAGGAAGCATTAAGCTCCCTTTTTCTCCCTTGCTACGATGACATTATATTCATCATCAACTTCTAAAAAATCCCAACCTTCTGGAATCTTAACCAACTTCTTAGTCTCGAACTCATTCATCATTTTTTGCATCTCCGGTTTGATAGATTTTACACTATCAATATGAGACATCAAATAACCTTTAAGTCCGTTCTGAAGTTTCATTAGGTTCTCAATAGATTCCATGAAATTATCTATCGTTTTTCTTATAGTCTTCTTAACGGGATTTTCGTTTTCTCTTGATTTCTTAAGCACCTCGTCCATTTTTGTAACTGATAACATATAAAATTGTCCAAGGCTTCTCAAACTTTCCAATCTATTATCTAGTAGATTGTAGTAATATTCACATGCAAAAATATGTTCTGGACTACCCTCATCTAGCTCCATATTAATTTTTTGCAATCTTGTGAGGTGTTCTTTACATAATTGTTCATATTCACGATTAAATTCCTTTGCGATTAGATCTAATTCATCTAACCAAAATTTTAACTTTTCCATAATCTCTCTTTTAAGTTTATTTCTACATATATAAGGCTTTGAAAGATTATTATATGGAAAAAGCTAAAATCTCTTCCAAAACAAGACAACTAACAATGCAATCGGTAAGAAAGGCATAAAATTAACAATAGTCTGTCTCATCTTCCTATATTCATCTTCAGGAAGTATATTTTTTATATTATCTAGAGTATGAATAAAGAATAATCCGATAAATATTGCAATAAGAAAATAATAGAATAAAAATGTTATCATAATTGATTATTTATTATTTTTAAGTTATTATATGTTCCTTGGTATTCTGGTTTTACTCCTATAATTTCTAGCCCATCTAATCTTTTCACGCCATCTGATATCTTACATTTCTTAATTTCAAAAAAATCTAATAAATCTGTTGCTTTAGGAGTAGCAGTATAAGAAATTGAAGTATATAAAGATTTTAATTTCTCTTTTATTTTGGAATTTATCATACGATCTCCTATTTTAAAATTAATAAAAATTGTATTAATCAAAAGTTCCTTACTAAATATAACTATTCCAAGTTCTCTTCTAACTTTCGTCATATTATACCCTAAAGCTTTTATTTTTTCTGGTCCAAGAGCTAAGAAGTGAGATTTAATATCATCCTCTTCTGATATCTGAGCTAAAATTAACTCTAATGCCTCTTTAGATAAATTAGTATTACATAATAATTTCATTTTATCATAATAAGTTGTTTTCTGTTCAAATTCATATAAAACAGATGAAACTTCTTGATTAATTAAATCTTCTGTACTTAAAGATGAATGAACACTAGAAAATACAGTAAATCTATCCTTATAATCATATTGCTGTATTCTAAATGCTCTAATTTCATTTACTAAAACGAGATTATTAAACACTGGAATTAAACTTGACCCTTGATGTTTATTAACAGAAACATAATCATCTTTATAATTAGACATCTTAGCATCTTTCTGATATTTTTCTGCTAAAGTTAACTTAGCATCATCTGGTGCAGAATCAAAAGATCTTAATAAATCACTGGTAGCCTTCTTCTTCCTTTCTAATTCTTCATTAAATTTTTCTTGACTAATTTTTCTATAGTCACAGATAGATCTATAATAAAATACTGCATCATTTTTCCAGGGGTTTTCAAACAATCTTTGTCTTCCTAGGATTTGTGGAAGGTCATCAGAAATATCAACCGCTAGAGTATCAATGTTGCTGTCAGAGAAAATAAAACTACGTGCACACTCTGAATAGAAATCTGCACCTAGGTAAACAGTACGCGTGCAAAAGGTAAACATCTTAGGTTTAACCCCTTTCAATGGAACTTCCCCTATAGTAAACCTTTTTCCAAGTTTTTTCTGTATACGTTTAAGATTTTCGGGAGTATTACTACATAGAATATTAACTTCTTCAGGTTGAAGATCACACTTCTTAATCATACTAACAATATGATTAACACTGTTTACATAAAATACTGCTTCGTCTGATATTATTTCTCTGGGATATCCATTAATTATTCTAATAGCTTTCTCAAAGTTACCATCTTTATATGATTGAATAATTTCTGGAAGTTTTGCACCAACACTTACCATAGATGCTACTTTAAGATTAGGCTTTATAATTCTATTAGGATCTTCTTTCCCCCAATTCATATCTATATAAGGTAAACCATCAAACTCATCTAGCATGTTTAAATATTCTTCTAACATTGGAGTGGCAGATACAAATAATGCACTGTGTGATTGTCTAAGATGATAAAGAAATCCTAACTCGGTATCACTTTTAAATCTAGCATCATGTAGGATAGTTTGAAATTCATCAATTATAGTATAAAAGGATTGAAATATTCCTAAACTTTCTAGGATATCTTTTACAATTCTATATGAATCATAGGTAACTAATATCTTATAAGGTTTACCATAAGACTTTCTAAAATTAATATAATCCTTTATTTCATTCATTAATCGGTTATAGACTGTATCTTTTCCATTAACTATCTCATCTAATTTTTCTAAAAATTGATCACTTTTACTAATAGATTTATTAATTTTTGACAAATCTTTATCTACTTCAATCTCTTTTTCAAGTTCATTTACTACGAGATAAACTTCAAATTCATGTTGATCCTTTTTATTTTTAAGTAACATCTTTCTGGGACTACATAAAATAACATTTTCTGGACCATTAATACAATATTCTGTAAATCCGCAGCCAGGTAATTGCTTATTTATTATACATTTTACAGGTAGTTTATAAAATCTAAATAAACTATCCATTTCTGAAATATATCTAATACCTCTTGGCACTATGATATCAGGTAATTTATTGATCATAAATATTTAATATTTTAATTGTTATTTTTTAATTCAATACAGAATCCAGTTTTAATAAAATTGTCTTTTAAAATTGAAGACACAGGAGGATCCCTTTTTCATTAATTAGAGTTTGAAAGGATAAGAAGAGCAAAATGTAGATTAAAGTTGAAAAGTTTTATTTCTCTACTATATAAGAATATATCTAAAATAAATTCGACATTTTTTTAATATTAAAATAAGATCCGCCTCTTGAAGGCGGAAATCTAAATAAAATCTATATACTTAAATAATCGGAAAAAAACTATTATCATTCCCATATATCTTATTCAAAGTTTCTTCCTTAGATCCCCTCAGCGGTAGCGATCGGAGGGGATAGATAACGGGAAGCTCCTTTGTCTTCGAACTTTAAGGACAATTTTGCTCTCTATAGTCCTTTAGATTCTAATATATGAAAGAAAAACCCCAGGCACATTTTGCCCAGGGTGTATTTGATTAATTAATAACCAAATTGAAAATAGCTATCAAAGCCTTCAGTAATATTTTTACTAAGACTGAAGCTACTAGGGATATCACTAAGATACTCCCAGCTATCCATACTACAGCGAATAGTATGAATAGTGTTATGTTAAAAATCTCAATGTTCATAATAAATATTTAATTGAGTTTTAGTTAAAAATATTAGAGAATAGAACTATTATATCCAATTTCTTTCAATACTTTAGGATTCTATAGTTTAATTTCTATTCTCTCATATATAAGGCTTTTAGCATTTTTGAGACGGTTAGGAGAAAAGGGTGGTATATGTGCTATCCTTTTCTTTTTCTTCAAGAACAGAAAATAAAAAGGATACAAGCTTTTATTACACTTATATCCTTTATTTTTATGACGTTAACAAAAATCTTCAGTGATGGTGAATCTTAGACCGTCACTATAAAATTCCCCGTATTTATTTGGGTTATATTTTTTTAGTTCGGAAGGTATTGATCGAGAGTAGCTAAAATATGGACTAACTTCATCTGGATTATCATTATAGTAGCTCTCTAAGTCATATCCTTTATCCAAGAACTCTTTTAATTCACTCTCCCAAAATTCCTCGGCCGTATACTCAACGCCATATTCATTTTTTATTATGACATTATTTTTCGCGAAGAACTTATTTATACCTTCGCGAGTAAGTTCATAATATTTTCCGAGATTGGCGTTGAATAAAAACTTCCACCCGGCCGATCTTTTACCTAGGTGTATTTCTTTTGTTATATCCTTTAAAAGATCGGCTGCTTCACTAAATTTGTTTTCGTCAATTAATTTTTTTGCTTTTTCTTTATCCCTTTTTTTCACTGGGATTACTGCATAGAAATTTGTTCCCATAATATATTTTATTAATAATACATATATAAGAAAGTCAAGGGAGAAAAAGAAGTAGAAGAACTTTTTATCGTCCTTCTACCTTTTTTAAATTTCAATAGCCAATAAAACCTATACTAGCTAATGAATCTCTTTGTCTTTCATTCAGCAATCCAAGGTTATTTTTATTAAACTGTAAGATCGCCCATTTAGAGATTTTTTGAGATTCATAATCCCCATTCTCTAACGTCTCTTCTAAAAACTCTAGATTCGTCATTGAACTAGGTTTTTGTCTTAGCAGGAAGATGAGATTATTTACTTTTTCATCCCATTCTTCCAAGCTTTGTTTTTCTCTGAACTTTTCTTTGTATTGTTCATTCTTTTCTGCGAAACTCTGGAACATATCAAATATTTCCGGAGATTTCTCAAGTACCAAACCCACAAATTTTCCAATGTTTTCTAAGGTTCGGTTTGCTCTTTTTCTGCCAACTCATCCAATTTTTCTTGAGCGGCTATTGATGACGTTACTGTACTTGTTACGTCAATCTTCATTTTTACTTCTCCTATCTTTGGAATAGGGAAGGTTGTTTCAAAATTTGATGTAGCATGTCCTGTAATTTCTGGTTTAACTAATTCTGCCATTACTTTACTGTTTACTACATTCAATTCATTCATTTTGTTAATCTTTTTCATAAGTTTTTCTTTTTAAAAATTAAACTCCTTTAAGCTTTTATCATTGCTTAAGGAGTATTGTTTTACATTATTTTTTCTCATATATAAGGCTTTCAGTATTTTTGAGATGAAAAATATTTTTAATATAGAATCCAGTTGGAAAAAAAATAAAATAATTAACTATTATAAATCTAGAGAACTTGATCAGGATTCTAACCTGAGATTCTAAGATAAACAATTATCTTAGTGTTTTGACCCGCTAAACTATCTTGTCTATAGATTCAGTTAATTATTTTAATTTTAATTTTGTTGTTGTGTCGTTTAAAGTTGTTTAATTTTGCACCTCATAAACGTAGAAGTTCTGAAGAGATTAGTGAGATTTAAACCTTACATGATTTTTCAGTTCTTCACAAGCTCAAGCTATACATTACGCATTTCTTGAGACGCCTATGATGTCTTTTTTGTTATTGTGTCTTCTAATACATTTATAAGATTTTCCCGGTTTCTCAGACGGTCGAATTTTTTTATTAAACAGAAAAAAAAATAACCGAAGGGAAAAGAGTTTTATGTATTCAATTCATCTCTTTTGGCGCCCCTTCGGTTGTCATTTAATTTTTGAGTAGGTTTATTTATACCATACTCTTTTTATTTTATAAGAAAAGAATAACAAACGGTTATTTATTTTATTGGCAATGGTTATATATTATTGATTGATATTCTTTTCATATATAAGGCTAACAGGTTTTTTTGGGCGGTTAATTTCCTTAATATTGTAATTATTTAAAATTAGAAATATGACACAGGAAGAAGTTTGTAATTATTTTGAAAAGAATTATCCAGAAATGGACTTGTATGAAACTGAAAAAGGAAGTTTCTTTGGAGGATATGATGGAATGGATCAACTAGAAATTTTTGGAACTAATCTAGTAGTATTTTGTATAGAAAAAGTTAGAGGAAAATATGTACCTAAACAAAAATATTTTTCTTTCGTAAACAGTACAGAGGAAGAACTAAAAGAATTTCTAGAAAAATATCTTTAAGAAATAAAAAGAGAGGTTTAACTTGACTTTTAATTAGTCAAGACCTCTCTTTATTTTTTTTATTCTGTATATTCTATTATATGTATTTCAGGAGTATAATTTTCTCTAGTTTGTTGAGATACATTCATAAATTTTATCCCTGATACTTCACCTCTTTCCGGGTAATGTATATGACCAAACACATGATACTTTGGATTGATCTCTAAGACTCTTTGTGATAATGCTAGATTTCCAGGTTCATCTTTTCCATACCACCTCTGAGATTGTTTTATACATTCAAGTTGATATATTCTAGGGGCTTCATGAGTTACTAAAATATCTATCCCTTCCGGAATTTCTAAGATATCAGTATTTCCAGGTTTATGTGGGAAAGCGTGTAACCATAAAGAAGTTCTAGGATTTCCATATATCTTTACTGATTCTCCAGTAATTCCAGAAATATATTCATACCCTTCATCAACCAGAACTTTAGTAGAGTATCCAAATATCTTTCTAAGCGTGAGGAAGTCATCATAGTGTCTCTCAATCCAGTAGTCATGATTTCCAGGAACTATTATAATTTCTTGAAGATCCGGAAATATTTTCTTATTCATGAATATATTCTGATAATTATATTCAAGCCACTCTTCTTGATACATAACTTCATCAGTGGGACACAGATCTCCAGCAATAATTAGAAGTTCAATCTCTGGGTAACATTTTGTCTGTAAATCATAAACATAACCGTGAATATCTGATAAACAACCTATTTTTATCATTCTTTCTTTTCCTCCAACATAAACTTCATAATTTCTATAACATCGTCTCCTGTAGTTATATTAAGTTCATTTTTCAAGCGTATATATGCATCATATCCCATAGTATCGTCATCTTTATAATTAAATTCAACAGGTCTGATCTCTCCTGTTACATATAATATTACTTTACAGGGTCTTCCAGGATTAAAAAATGACTTCTTTGGTTCTGAACGTTGAAATACTACTCCATATATAGCAGATTTTCTAAGTAATGATTCTCGAATTCTCATACCACCTCTTCTTTTATAAATTCTACTTTATGAGTACCTCCTTGTTGTGAAGGTAATATTAAGAGTCCACCATTCTCTAAGGCTTTTCCAAGAGGTGATCTAGAAGTAAACCATTCTCCCAGGGGTTTAAGTTTTCCCTTGAGTGTTCTAATCTCCTTTTCGAGTTCTTGATACTTTTTATTTTTCTTGTTATACTCAGATTGTTTTGACTCTAGTTCTTGAATCTCTTTTAGAATTGGTTTAACTTTTTCTTCATAATCTTCTTGTGAGATTAAGTTTTTAGTCTGATTCATTCCTTCTTTTACATACATTACTTTGAATGTTTCTTTAATTAAATCTTTCATAATATTTCTTTTAATAAATCTTTACCAAATATTAATTTAACTTTAGATACTACACTATATAATTTCGCTTCAGATACTACTGTATTGTTCGGTTCTTTATAATATATAATATTATTTTCGAAGTCAAGTTTATATACTTTCCTTAAGTAAAATTTTCCAGAGATACTGATAACAACTTGATCATTTGATTCTAAAGAATCAATATCTAGGACTAATTCTGTTGCTATTATCATATTCTTGTAAAATTCTTCTTGACCTTTCTTATCTCCAATAGGGTGGAAAAATAAATAATCTCTTTTGTCGTTCTTATATTTGATTAATTCTTGATAATATTTTTCTTGGCGAGTAACACATTCTGAAAGTTTATATACTTTCATAGATTGTAAGATGATATCAACTTCAGAAACTTCATCTATCCAAACATCACGAACAAAAATTAAATCTTTTCTTCGTTTTACTAGCCATACATAAAATAATATATACCATATTATTACTATAACACCAACAAAACCTAAAAATAGTAATTTGTCATTTTCTATCATAATTTTTTATATTTTTATTATACATTAATAAGGAAAATAGAGTCAAAAATTACTCCATTTCAAAATCCTTAAAGGCCTTATATATGAAGATAAATAGATATCTTACTAGAGAGAATTAATTGATATATAATAATGTCAGTTAGTTCTCTTTTTTTTTACTTTGAAGAGACAATAACAATAAAAATATAATGGAAAGAGAATTTAGATGTAGTCATTGTCAAAAAGAGCTTCAGATTCAAGGTAGTCTGAGGAAACGAGCTGATTGGTATATGATAAAATCGGAACTTTGGGATTTAGTTATAGAGAATAATAAAATTCCAAAAGATAAATGGGGACATACCTATTTATGTGTAGATTGTCTTGAACAGTTATTAGGTCGAAAATTATGTTTAGATGACTTATGGGTTAAAGATGGTAGAGAAATTCCAGCTAATTATTGGTTAATCAGGGAAGTTATGGAGACGGATCCTGAACTGGCTAAAACAAGAATAGATAACTTGAAGAAAGAGTTGGAGTATTTATTATTATCTCCATTTAAACCCAAAAAAGCAATTAAAGAAACAAGAGATCTGATTCAAGATTTAGAACAACTACCTCCTTTGTAACAGAAGAGGAGGTTTAGAGACAATTAAACTAACAAAAGTGCAACGTCCGAAGCAATTAGAGGACAGAAAACAATTAAGAAAATGAAAAACTTAAAAGAAATTTGGTCAGGAATTCGTTTAGATGCAGAATTGATCAAACAAAATTACAATGCAGAACTCTTGGGTATAGGAGTTCATGGAATGACTAGATTGGCAGTAAAACTTGAAGATGCTGATCTTGAATTCATACAAGGCTCGCTTAAAGAGCTCTATGTATCAGAGAACGATAAAGATTATACAGTTAGATCTTTCGTTCGATTTACAGAAAAGAATGAAGAAGGAAAATACGGAACTTATTATATGGTGAAAATTGAACACCTTAGAGATAGTGACAACTTTTGGTTTACATTACAAACGGGAGGTCCGGATCCAAATAAAAAGAAAAGACTTGGAGTGGATATGTTTGAATGTACATCAACCGAAATGAAGAATATAAGATCCTGGAAAAGTGTTTTATCAGGGTTTTCTTGTTTAGTATAATTCTTTTTCCATTCTTGGCCGGGGATATAAAGTCTCCGGCTTTTTTAAAAACCAATCAAAAAGAGATTTATTAACAATTTAAAAGAAAGGAATAAAATTATGATTACAATGAACATGAACAGTGATGAGATCTTTAAAGAATTGAAAAGAGATTATCAGACTATACTAGATGTAGTTAATAGAGAGGTAGATAAAAATAAACATAAAATATTAAAGATTTATCAACAAACGAAGTCTCCAGTTCCGTTTAAGGAGACGAAGATTATTAATGTATCAAGAAATCAATATCGAGCAATTATTGAAGCATGGCCTAATAAAAGAGAATTTTCAAAAGGGACTACCATTTATACTATCGTAAATAATGGAATAACTGGAAAAAAGAATGCTATATTATTCCCATCACTTGATGTTAATTTGAGGAATATTGTAATATTCGAAGCACATTTTATGAGAAGGTATCGCGAAAGATATCTAAAAATAGATAATATTGACTTTGAAAAGATTGTAGATATTTATCTAAGATCTAATTCTGCAATGATTACAACAATAATTCCTGAAGTTCAAAAAGAGGGAGAATGGAATTTAGAAGGAAAATTGAATGATGGAGTTGCCTTAGGAATTTTTCAGAAAGATACAAAATTTTTCCGTTTTATTACATATGTTAGTAATGAAATGTTAAGGGAAAATCAGATACACTTAACTGATGATTCTCCAACAGGACAAATACTTCAAATGTATCAAAAATTAAAACAGGAGGATAGATTTGCTTGTAGTAATGCTGTTTTATCAGCAGGAGGTTTTAAAGAAGTAAATGTGAATATTTTTAATAGAGGGGATTAATTTCCCTTCTTTTTTTTCTTAAAATATTATATATGAAATAAAAATATAATTTATTTTTTGTGATAAGTAAATTTTTTTTATTTTCCGTATATAATTTCCTTAAAGCCTTATATATGTAATAAACTTAAAAAAGAAATTATGGAAGAATATGAAGAATCGTTTAACTTCGGAGAAACAATTGTAGAAGTAGCAAAAGAGAAGCAAAGGACTATGAGTGATGAAGAATATCAAGAGTGGCTTTGTCAGTTAAGTGATGAATTTGCTTTTTTAGATTGAATTTGGAATAGGTTTAGTGGTGATGAAACTACTAAACCTTTAATTTTCTTATATATGTAGTAATAAAAATAAAATTATAAATGTTAACATTAGAAGAAATTTATAATAAGTATTTAACAATGGATCGTATAGAAGACGATCCAATAATAGAAAAATTATTTAACGATTTTTCTCCAAAAAGTGAGGAATTTCTTTCAGCAGAATATATAAATACTGTAATTAATAATCCTTTAATTAATAAACAAGAACTTAAGAAATTATATAAACCGGGAATACCAATTATTCCCATTGATAGGTTTGATTTTTCTATTGTGGATTATCCACCTGTTTTTCTTACACGAGAATTAGAAATTACTGAAGATTTAGGGAAATTAATATTTTCTGAAGTTATCGAAAATAATCCAGATACTTATACTTATAAACAGAAAATTGGTGAGTATGAGTGGGAGTATACGATAGATCGCTCTGTACCTTATTATAAAGTTATCTATAATTGTGAAGTTCGTAATAAATATAAAAAATATTATGATGATTATATGAGAACCCAGAAGATATACATATATTATCTTCCTTCTTTTAATATTTTTAATAATAAGCCAATTGTTATTGGAAGTATATAAGGATCACTATAATAGAGAATTTAAAGATTCTAAAGGAAAACGTATAATACTAAATTGTAGTAATTGTGTAGCGTTTTCAGAGAAGATGCTAGAAGAACAATTTAATGTTTTTAAACGTATTGGAATTAGAAATATGTCAAATAGAATTACAAAAATGGAAAATAATATAAAGTCCATAGAAAAAAGATTAGAGGAGCTTAATAAGAGTAAAGATGAGCTCTTAGAGAAGTTTTTCTACGAAGAGGAAAGGTTGAATGAATTATTTAAATTATAATAAAAGAATATGGAAAAGTACTTAGAATTATCAGATGTTATGTTAGTTCCTGATAATCTTAATTTAGGATGGACTAACTCTGGGAAACTTGATTATTTTGTTCTAGATGATCAGGAAGTTACAGGGGTCCCAAAGAGTTTACCTATTTTTACAAGTCCGATGGAAGCTATTGTTGGAGTTGATAATTGGAAAGTATGGCAAGATTCTGGAATTAAGCCTATCCTCCCTAGAACTGTTGAACTTGGAACTAGACTTGAAGCGTGTGGATTTATCTTCTGTGCGTTTAGTCTTCAGGAGGTAAGAGAAAATTTTATAAATATAGATCAAAGAGGTTCAACTCAACAATTTCATATCTGCATCGACTCTGGAAATGGTCATGATGTAGCTCTTATGGAAATTGGACAGAGATTAAAACAGCTCTACGGAAAACAGGTTATCTTGATGGGTGGAAATATAGCTAACCCTAAGACTTACGAAGTGTATAGTGGCGCCGGATTTGATTATGTACGTGTCGGAATATCATCTGGATCTTTAGTTGATCAAGATAAGTATGGGTTTCATTATCCTATGGCATCTATTCTCGGCGCAATTAATTCACTTCGAAAATCAGGAAAAGGTAGACTTCGGGATGTTAAAGTTATTGCAGATGGTGGTATTACTTGTCACTCGGATATCCTAAAAGCTATTGCCCTTGGTGCTGATTATGTAATGATTGGTCGTGAGTTTGCTAAGATCTTGGAAGCATCTGGAACAATTTATAAAAGAACAGTAAAGTCAGATCAGGATATTATCGAAGAAGTTCAGGAGTTAGGAGGTTTAGTTAATATGTCTCCTATCGAATTATCTGAGTTAGATTTAGTTAGACAATACTTCGGAAATACTACCCCTGAGATGCAAGCACTTCGAGCAGGTTATTCAGATGTAAATTCTTGGAGATCGTCAGGAGAAAAGCCCAGAGTAAAAGTATCAGATTCGGAATGGACTTGGGTAGAGATTGGAACTACTTTAAAGGATTGGATACAGGGTCTAAAGGAGTGTATTAATTATGGATTTATGATGTCAAACGCTAAGTCTTGGAAGGAATTTAGAGATAATACTTTAGTTATTAGAGTAAGATGAGTTCAGGTGAAGAGAAAATAGATAAAGATGTATGGGGAGAATATTTGAAATTAGGTTCTCCAGTTCCGATAGTAGCTATTCGAATTCTTGAAAGATATTCGTTAGTAAGTTATAATTGGGATGATTGGAATGATTTTTATACTGATCTTAAAGAACAAATTATTTGGATGAATAATAAATACTTTCAAGATAATCTCCTTAATCCTCCTAAGATAATTTACAAAGAAGCACAACTTATAAAAACTATTAAAGAATCAGTTGAGTTTTATTTCTTTAAAGGACGTAGAATTTATACTGCATCTGAATTAAATATTATCGAATTGATATCTCATTGTGGAAGAAGAGGTATTATGTCTGGAGATATGTGGGAATTTTACAGAAAGGAGTGTATGCCTGTTAAGTTTGATGACCTAACTCACTTTGTTAAATGAAGACATATCTTTTTGTAAAAGAAATATCTGATTTTGATAAATTAGGAAATCCTATATTTTTCAGAGAATTTATGACAATTATTGCATCCTCCGAGAATGAAGCTTGGGAAAAATTTGAAGAACAACTAAGACCTAGATCTCCGAAAAGAAAGAATTATGAACAAGAATTCAAAAGATGGAAAATAACAGAGGAAGATATATTTTAATATTAAAATTGGATATACTTATTTTTACGAGTGAAATGAGCGATTGGTTTCCAATAACACTTAATAATTCTGGAGAGATTACAGATGAAAAACTTAAGGAGATTAAAGAATTTTTTCTATGTAGATGGAAATATAAATATCCACCTATTTTAAAACAAAAAGATTTTATCAAAGAACTTAGGAATACTATATCTGAATCTCGAGTGTTTTATGTTCCTTGGGGAGTTACAGCAGAAATAGTTATATCTAATTGGATTGATTATTTTTATCATAATAAACCAATTTCTCCTGAGATTGAAAAGATTTTTATTAACTCAAAACCTATAGAAAATTTATGGCAACTTTTTTGATAGACTTCGATGGCACTTGTGTTCCTAATCTTCCTGAACCCGGTTTTTCAGAGGTTGATACAGGAGCTGAAAGGGTTTTAAAAAGGATAGTTTCTGCTGGACATAGATTGATTCTTTGGACTTGTCGGAATAATTCTAGAAATAATCCATATAATTATATTGGAGGAAAATTTAGAACTGAAACATCATTAGAAGAAGCTGAGAGATGGTTTCGAGAAAGAGAAATTCCACTGTATTGTGTAAATGATAATCCAGAGGAAGAAGGTGTAATAGGATATGCAAGAAAAGTTTTAGGAGATTTCTTGATAGATGATACAGCTCTTGGAATACCTCTTAGATGGGGTGAAGCCGAGTATGTAAATTTCGATACTGGAGAAATAAAAACTATATATACCTCTTGTGTTGATTGGGAGGCTATTGAAACAATTTTAGAAAGAATGGGAATGTTATAGGAGTTATGGAAGTTTATAAAGTAGAAATAGAGGCGCCGGATATTGATTTTTGTTGGTATTTTATATTTGCTAAATCTAAGGAATCAGCTATTAAAATTTATGAAGAATATTCAAAATTTATTATATTACCGGCGCAAGGTACTGATATTCTAAAACTTGGGGAATATAGAGCCTTCCTAAAGAAATTTGGAAGGTTAATAAGACTCCCTGGAATAACTTCATCGTCAAAGATAGAAGGAATAAAAGTTGATTTAACTGATAGATCCTTTTCTTGGAAAAGTCTTAAAACCTTACTTTTGAGATAAACCAATAAAATCCAAGAATCATGGAAAAAGAATTAAAACAAAAACAAGGAATTAATTATGTCAGAGAAGATGGAATCTTAAGAATTGGGGTTAAACTTGTAATATCTCCAGAAATTATCGGTTTTCCTGAAATTGAAAGAGAAAAGGAGTACAAAGTTACTAATGTTGAAAAAGTTATAAAATTGGATTCTCCTAAGCCAATTTATTACATAACTCTTGATGGGTTAGGTGAAAGAGTATATACAGATGGAATTTTTTCAATTGTCCCAACAAATTTCAATGTTTATAGATGGAAAGGATATTACATCTTAGCACTCTCTGAAGAACAAGCTCAAAGAATCTGGAATACGTGGATAGATAACTTAGAGATTGTAGCAGCTGATGGAAGACCTAAGATGTATAAGTTTGTAAATAACTTACAAAATCGAGGAGATCAAGAATTATTTCCTAGAATCATCCGACGATTACATTCAGAATATTCATTTCCTTGTATCGTTGAAGACTTAGAATTCGAAAAAGAGCCTGTTTATGTTTATAAATTTCCAGGTTAAAACCAAAAGAAGACTGTGAGAAATCCGGTCTTCTTCTTTTTTGCTCCTTACAACGATTCAGAATCTTATTAATGATAAACACCGATATGTGTTTTGTTTGTTAGTATTAGTTTTTAAGGTTTAATAGGAATCCCTAGTCTGTGAAGATTGGGGATTTTTCTTTTTCTAAGCTTCAAAATCTTATAATTGAATAAAAACATTTAATTATTATAAATTATGGAAAATAAAACAATTAAAGATTTTAGAAGTTTTTATAAATCTCAGAATCCTTTTAAGATGACTAGTTTTGATGATAAACTTCATAAAATGTCAGAAGCTAGAGGAGGTTATATCAATCCATATATTCTTGAGGAGTCTGAAAGAAATATGTCTCAGCTAGATATTTTTTCTAAGCTTATGAGTAAACGTCAAATTTTCTTTGGTACAGATGTAAATTCAGATAGTGCAAATATAGTAGTTTCTCAATTATTATATCTAGATTCTGTAGAAAATGCAGATATTACTATGTATGTGAATAGTCCTGGGGGTAGTTGTAGTTCTGGTGCGGGAATTATTGATTCTATGGAATTTATTGATTCTGATGTTAGAACAATAAATACTGGATTATGTGCGTCTTATGGTGCTATGATTCTAATGTGTGGAACTAAAGGTAAACGTTCAGCACTTAGAAGATCTAGAACAATGATTCATCAACCACTCATAGGTCAACTATCTGGGCAAACTACAGATATTATTATTGAAGCTAAGGAGATGGAACGTCTAAGAAAAGAACTTTATGAAACTATTGTAGAGCAGACAGGTCAAACCTATGAAACTGTTGCAGATGCTTGTGAGAGAGATAATTGGATGACTGCACAAGAAGCATTAGATTTTGGAATTATTGACGAAGTTATCAGAAAGAAATAGAAATAGTAATCAAGAGAGTTGTTTGGAATTTCCAGGCAGCTCTTTTTATTTTTTATTATGGAAGAGAATAATATAATAAATATCCTATCAGATCCTGAGGTTTCATTGGATCAAAAATTTTATGAATACTGTAAGTTCTATCAAGAGTATATTACAACACCTTTTAATGATTCTCTTGAGCCTGTAGTTTCTGATGCAGTTCAGGAATTTTATCCAGAGTTTCATATTTTTCGAACTGTTTTTGCTTTAACAGGAGGAAAGTTTGATTATAAGATCTCTTTCACCAGACTTAAGGAGATATATAGATATTTTTCAAGTAAATATTCTTTTGGTGGTAGAGAAATAGAAACGGAGGTCAAAACATTCAAACATGATTTTACAAGAAACCTAGAAAAGAGTTTTAAAACTCTTTTGAGTAATCCTTTTATAAGTGATGGGAATGATGCAAGAGTAAATATCTCCGGGTTAGATAGCTTTTATAAAGAAAGTCTACCTTATGGACATAATTACACTACTTTTGAAAATAATGATGAATTTCCTTTACCACCGAGATTGGAGGATCAAGGTTTTAGATATTTCGCTGTTTTCTTCCGGCCGTTTTGTAATTACTCCATATTTAACGAATTATATTATACATGATAATGAAGGATAATGAGTTTTTATTAAAAGTCTTATGTTCTGGATTAGATTTAAATAAAAAGTTTAGACAATATTGTAAGGTTCGATGGGAAAATAATACGGCCGAACTTATAACAGCGGATCCTAAGATAATTGAAGAGTTTTATCCTGAATTTTCTGAGCTATATGATTATTTCTTTAGTTTAGGAGAAGTAAAAGAACCGACACATCCAATTAATGAGAAATATCTTAATGTTTCGAGGATGCTATCATTAAAGAAAGACCTAGAAGAATTAGTTATGCCTTTTGGATTTATTTCAGGAAGTTCGATTTCTAAAAAGTTTATAGAGATTGTTAATATATCTAAATCATCTATAATAACTAACTTTTATACTAAAGATTATTTAATAACATCCTTTAGAAAAGCTTGGAAAGAAGTTGGAGTTAATAGGAATGAATTTTGGGAAGGTGATTTATTTTATATGTCAGGTGGTAAAATATGTTTAGTATTAGTAGATCTAGATAATAATAGATATATAGCAGTTAGTAGTAATTATGATTAGTTATATTTCAATTTATACTTCGGATGTAAAAAAAGGATTACAGTTGTATGAAAAATGTTTGAAAGTAAATCCAGAAAAACCACCTTTGTATGGAAAAGACCTAGAAATTTTAATTCCTTGGGCTGATTGGAATAATTATACTAATATTCTTTTTCCAACTCTCGGAGAACTTAGGTCTCTTGAAATTAAAGAGTATTTATGGGAGACAGATCAGAAATTAGAAATTTTATCTTCTAAAGCAATGGAAGGATTATATAAATCTAAGTATTTTGATCTCTTAGGTAATTTTATTGGAGTAAATCAACAGAATGAGTTTTGGTTTTTTGATGGAAATAATAGATTAAGAGATGTTTTTTCTATTCGTTTCAGTGATATTGGTACTGGTATTGTTATGGGTTATTCTTTAATGAATTATTTTGAATTAGGTTATGTTGTAGAAAAAGAAATATTCTATAGAAGATTTATAAATAGTGATCCAAAAAGATTTGAATCCCTTAATAATGTAATTAAAAAATATGAGAATTATGAACGAACAAGAAATGGACTTTAGAATAAATTGTATTTTAGCTAGAGCTAGAAACATAATTTATTATAGAAGAATTGATAATCGTCCTAGATGTCAATATATTCACACAGTACGAGGACTTAGACAAGATACTAGAACTTTATCTCTAAGTCTTCCTGATACTGAAAAATATAAAGATATTAAGGAATTATTTGGAAGGATAGTAAGAACAATTCCTCCAAAAGTAAAATCGGAAGAGTGTGAGGAGGTTATTATGAAGGTAGCAGAGATCCTTATGACTCCCGAAGAAATTCAGCAACTTCCAGTATTACCAATTTCAGAAGAACAAGTTTTCGATGAGTGAAAGTACTAATATTGAACAACTTAAAACTTTACTCTCGATTTTAAATAATGAGGGTTGGCATATTCAAACTAAATTCGAAGCTTTTATTGGTTATCCTAGAAAATCTGAGATCTTAGATATTATTGATGATTCACCTTATTCTAGTTTTATAGATATTTTTTATCAGTATGGAGAAGAGTTGTGTAGAAGCATTAATTATGATGTTTTATATGCAGCCTATGATCTTAAGAGAACTTTAGGGTCAAAAGAATATAAGGAGTATGTTAAAACTACACGGAAATGCATTGAAGTTATAGTAACTGACTATAAAATTAGTAATATTGTTGCTTCCGTTAATCCTGTATTAAAAGACCCTCGTGAAAATTTACAAGGTTATTATGGAACTATAAGAATATCTTCAGTTGATAAAATATTCTTAAATGGGATGAAACCTCAACTTGGGATCGGTTTTTCTGATTATATTGATTTCCTTAAAGTAATATTTCGGAAAGATTGGAAGTTTGTAATAGATGGTAATAAAGATAAATTATTCATATATAAAAGAACAGTATGACTAGTAGTAAAAGAAAAAAAGAAAGACGTCATCAAAGATATCTTAGAAACGTTAGAAAAGAAGTAGAGTATAAAAAAGAAGCTTGGGAATCTGGAAAATTAATTGAAGAAAATCATAACCAAGGACCATATTCTGCTGGTTATAGTATTGAACTTGGAGATAGATTGTATAATATTATTCAGTCTTACAAGGAACAAGCTTATCAAAATCCAGAGTGTCCAGGTGGAGATAATGATTTTATGTTGAAGAAATTTAGAATGTATAGAATGAAAATTCGAGATTTCATTTTACATTACAATCCTGACATCCCAAAGACTAATGCATATGAATATTTGAAATCAGCAATAGAAGCTTATTGGGATCGACCAGAAAAACTACTTTTACTATTATGATAACATTAGAAAAATTAATTTTTACAAAAGAATTGATTATCTCAGTATCAATTGAAAAATCAATTGTTTTAGAAGAAAGATATCGATTTTATCCAGAATATACAAAAAAGTTCCTTGGGTTTATCAAATGTCGTCAAAAGAATTATATGAGAGATATGATTTACTCACAAGAATCTAGAAAATATGAAAATATTGAACCGGGACAATCTATAAGACTTCCAAATTCAGTATTTTATTGTGGTGTTAAGGATGGAATAATAGGAGAAGATATGTATTCTGATGGATCTTATAAAGTATATAGACTTCCATATATTATAATTTACTATAAAATCGATATGTATGGGAATAATATAAGAAGAAAAGAATATACATTTAAAACAGAAAAAGAATTAAATGAGTTTCTTAATCTATTATATGAAAAGGGTCTACTTACTGATAAGGATTTATTTTATGATAGAACTTCAAGTAAATTAATAAAAAATGTTAAATTATGATGAAAATAGGAAGATTATTTAACGACTTACCCTCAATTAAAGATTATAGAGTTACAAAGATAGAAATAAATCCAGAATCATTAAAACTTGAAGATCATAAGTTCTACTTTGTTTATGAAGAAAAGTACACAACAGAGAAAAAAGTTTTTGGATTCTTTAAGAAAACAGAAACACATTTTAAGATGCATAATAATGTAGTGGTTACTGGAGGAAGTTCGGACACCGAAATAGTAAAGAATTTTAATTATCTTAAATGTATTCCAGGAAAAACAATTCTTGATCTTTACAGTTATACTAATATTTCAGGAGAATGTTTGATTTCAGAGTCTCAAAATCAGGATGGTTCATATGATTTAGTAAGACTTCCATATGTCAAATTAACTTTTACATATATCGGAGATAAGTCTCAATATTATCATATAACAAATATAGTTTCATTTAGTAACAGTGATGATATAACAAAGCTTTTGAAAGATTTAGTAGATGATAATTTAATATCTGATGAATTATTTCAAGATAAAGAGACTACAGGGTTAATTACAGATGTTTATAAATATATTAAAAATTATATAAGAAATGGTAAATGATGATATTCTTATAAAATTCGCCAGAAAAAGAGGTTTTTCTAAGACTTGGCCAGATCAAGTTAATAAAATGAAGTCCAGAATGACAGAAATGAAACTTGGATTTCCAGGAATAGGAAATGATCATCTTAGTCTTATGGAATATCAAAATCTAAAACCTGGTGAGATATTTATATATGATCCTTATGTAGAATCAGGTGCAATTGGAGATGAAGCTCCTTTGATGTTAAAGATTTTAGATAATGGATTGTGTTATATAGAAGGTATTGGAGTTGGTTTAGATAGTCAAAGAGATCCAGAACGTATAAAGTTTAGATGGAGAGATACAATTCAGCTTCCACCACTTCCACCGGAATTTTTAGTATTTAGAGTAGATCCAAGACCAACTTTAAATGGAGGTCCAGGGTATTACTATTTTTACAAATCTTATCGAGATTTTAGATACTAATGGAAAATAAAAGAATTACTAAGATTTTCGAAAATATATGTAAAGAGCTAGGGAAAGGGTCATTTCAATATTATTCTACAGTTGTTAAGACTCATTATCTACAACTAACTGGAGTAAGAATTCCAACAGTATTCTTAATTCATTCTGATGAGATAGGACCTGATGCTTCTAAAGTACCTATGTATATAATTAGAATTGAACCAGAAGGTGAACTTCCAACTGAAGAACTTATCACTATATCCTATGAAGATATTGAGAATTATATATATCGTTACTTAGCAGCATTATGATAAATCTGAAGAATATAGTTAAAGAAATATCAGATGTTTTTGGAGATCCTTTGTACGTTGCTAATGATTATCCTGATCAAATAACTTTAGTATATTCATCTATGGTTTTATTTGAACTGAAAAGAGAATCTTCAGATATTATCGAATATACTATAATTTATTTAGGTACCGGTGAATATAAAATGAAGAAAATAAAAACAACAACTGAAAAGGTGATCCTAGATTCGATTCTTAATTCAGTTGCTGAAGGACTATAAAAATAATAAGAGAGGTCTTGACTAATTAAAAGTCAAGTTAAATCCTCTCTTATTTTCTTTTTTATCCCATTACAATAGATGTATGAGCTACTTCTTTTTCTTTATACTTTACTGTATTTTCTACAAATGTTTCCAACTCTTTCCGATAAGCATTTTCTGCTTTTAGTATCATTCTTCCTCGTTGAATTCCTTCTGAATAAACTAAACGTTTAGCTTTAGATTCAGCGATACGTCTTCCTTTTGTCTCATCGAATTTATCATCTTTGTGACAACGGGCAACTGTTATAACTTTGAAAGGTTCTAAGAATCTCTCTTCCCCTTCCCATGTAAATCGGAAATTGTATTGACCAGACTTTCTATCGTCTAATTTTGCAGTCATAACACAAGTTACTGTTCTTCTTTTTTCGCTCACATAAAACTTTGTAGATAAAAATCTTACTTTCATAATTGTTTAATTTTTTTTATTAATACATTTATAAGGAACTCGGGGTTAGTACTTTAAAGTAAACTCTCCATGTCATTTTCCATTTTACAAATTTCCATACTCTAAGTTTCACTCCAAATTTCTTAGCTCTTCTGATATAATGTTGTATTATTTTTCTTTCATCATAGACCCTACATCCATAACGTTCTTTTGCTAAGTTTTTATTACTTATTATTCCTCGTTTATCCCCGAAAGTCATGATTAATCCTCTATTACAAATCTTAATTGCATTATCAAAACATTTCATTGGAGTATTAAATGGATCTAGATCTACAACGTCAAATTCATATTCTTTCTCATATAATACCTTAACAAGATCTTCAGCAGGAAAATGTAATTTAGCTGGATAATCTTTATTTATATCATTTGTTAATACTACTCTTCTTTTTTCATACTTTGTCCAAAATGGCTTACTCCCCGAATAAGCGTCTAAGATAGTCATTACTCTATCTTCTTTTTCAAGATATTTTAAGAATTTATCGTTAAGATTATATTTTTCTTCTATATGACCCTTATTATAAGTTCCATTTTCTGTTCTAAACTTAACACATCTATTTCTAACGGATGTTTCAGTTCTAGATATAGATTTAGCGATTAATCCATAAGGTATTCCTAGGTCATTAAGTTTCATAATATATGATAACTCAGAGTGGGTGTATTTATCATTTCTTTTCCTCTTCTCAAATAATACTGGAAGTTCTTTGATAGATTTCCCACTAATTTTACCTTCTTTTAGATTTTTTTAATACTTCATTTTCGAAAATTTGTTCTAATCTTTCCATTCTTTTAGGTTTTTATTTCAAGTATAAGATTCTCAGGCCAAAAAAAAATAAGCCCGATCTTCGCAGACCAGACTTATTGACTAAAGCAATTTTCATTAACAATAATTTCCATATATAAGGTTTTTAAGGGAAATGTACATAAGAAAGATATAAAACTCTAATAGCCTTAACTATGATCAAAGAAAATTAAAATGAGAATAAAAAATTTAAGATTAAAAAATTTTTTCGCATGTAAAGAAGAAATATCAATAGGATTTTCTCCGACTGGACTTACAGAGTTAATAAGCAGTGATGTTGATTATAAAGTAGATATATCCTTAGATGAATTTCTCAAAGGAATTGGTAAATTTTTACTGAAAAAAGTTAGTAAAGTAGATTTTAGACCATATGATCCTATAGAACCTATTGAGATGTCTATAACTCTTTGTTCTGAAGATTATGATATAGGATATAGTGTTATCTTTACGTTAGATGAGTTTATATCTGAATCCCTTGTTGTAGATCAAAAATTAGCTGTATATGTAGATCAATATGAAATAAGTATAGGAGCAGGATTTAAAGGAACTGGGGAGGATGAAGAAATTTTATTAAATTTATATGAAGTTTATAAATCAACAAAATTTATTACTTCTTTTATTTCTAATTTATCCTATGACTATCCTAATATATCTTATGGAATAGGTAAGTTTTTTGAAAAAGATTTAATAATAGCTGATTCAGGTGAAGGACTTAAATGGGGTATTGATCCATTTATTGAAAAACTCATGAAATATCCTGAATCAGTTCAAGAGAAAGTAAGAAATATTATTCCTGATTTAGGTTTTGGAATAAATAAAATAACTGAAGACTGGAGGATAATAACAGATCATGATCCAACTGGATTATTAAGTATAATTGATCATGGATCAGGATTTAGAATTCTTATGTATATGCTTCCTATAATATTTAGTATTATAGAGGATCCTGAAGAAAGGTGTTTATTTATAACATCAATGTCGGGTCTTCATCCAACTCTTAAAAGGGGTTTGATAGAAAATATTAGATGTGAACTAGGAAATAAAAACTCACAAATATTATATAGATTATGAAATTATTAGAAAAAGGAAACAGAATTACATTGTTTGAAGGTGGTATTGTAGTAGATGAAAATTTATTAAAATATAAAAATCTAGTAAAAGATACAACCGAAAAAGTAACTTTAAGTTCAAAGGAAGACCTTAAGGAATCTGAAGTAAATATAAATTTTAATAGAATAGTAAATACAGATCCTGATTCAATAACTCCAGGACAATTTCTTTTCTTAGAAGGTGAGAAAGAAATAGAAGCTACAGATAAAATTCTAAAAGGTTTATCTAGAGTTAAGGAATTTCTTGGAGACTCAAATGCTAGGAAATTTAATATATCAATTTCAGAAAAGCTATTAAAAATTCTGAAGGAAAATAATTCTTTAATCTCAGGTAGAATTCGGAATCAAATTTTCGTAAATAATAATGATGATTCTGTTAAATATGTTAATACTAATATGAATTCTTCGGGGAATAAGAAAGAAGAGAAAAGTTTCTTAGAAAAGTTATTTGGAAAAAGAAAAAAGACGATTACTGAGAATAAAACAGAGGAACCGAAAAAGCAGTATGAAATAAATGTAATAGAATTATTTGATCAAATTAAGATATTGGCTGGAAAAGAAAAAGAATTTAAAGAACATACCGAAGCTTATATGAATCTAATTCATAAAGCCACTGTATTGAATCAACAAGCTCAGCTCGAAAAATTAATTTCAGAATTAATTATACATATTTATGAAGCAGTTTTAGCAGTTTCTGGAATTAATCATTATATTACTATGTCAGATCTAGTAACTCTTCAGAAAAAATGTGAAAAACAACTTGATATAGATTATATTAAGAATTTCACAAGAGTAATTCCAGATTCAGTTGCTGAAAAGAAAGTATGGGCAGATAATTTACAAGTATTCGATAATTATGTGATTTTGTATTATGATCCTACCGGAAAATCATTCAGTCTAACAGAATATGAAAAAGCTGAAGAGGAAAGAATTAAAAAAGATCCAATCTTATTCGGCGTTATTAAAGATTCGGATAAACTATACTATATTGATTCCTGGATAGATGATTTATGTGACTTGACATGGGATCAAGTAGTAGAGAAATTAAGTGAAGATAAGACATTATGATTGAAAATAAAGAATCTCTACAGAAGAGTTATAACAAGTTTTTTGATGAACTTCCAGAAGATATTAAAGAAGTTCTTGAAGAAATGAGTTTATCTGAAAGAACAGCCATGCCAGAACTTCTAAAGTGGCATAAGAGATATCTACGTCTTAGTGCTCTTTATAGTTCTATGAAAGAATCTAAATTACCTCTTATGAGAGGGACTTATATGCTTGTATCGAAACGATTAGCATTTGTAAGATCTATTTGGGGTATTTATTATGATATCTTAAAGGGCATCTCTCATAATGACCTCACTTTATCGAAAGAATTATTAAGATTAGAACAGGAAAAAAGAAATAATGAGTTGTAGATTACTTGAAAAATACTTTGTAGAAAAACATGAAAGTTTTAGAGGAATACCTATCGGAATGAGTCTATATGATCCATTGAATTTTGTGTATGGGTCTCTTAGAGTATCTACTTATGATAATTCTTGTTTAATTATAACTAGTGATAGTCGAGTCGATGAAGAAAAGAGATCTTTTACTTGGAGTAGGGTTTCACATAAATCTGTTGGAGAATTTATAACTAACGGAATTTATGAAGGTGATATTTTAATCCATGAAGATTATCCAAAATGTCTTTTTGAACTTCAATATATTAATGGAGGGTGGAAACCTTGTGTAATTTATGGAAGTGAAGGAACTCCAGAGTTAGGTGGTTTTCCTGGAGATCTTAGAGAATATGAGGTTCATTCATGGAAATATGAACATCACCTTTGGTATGCAGATTCCTCAATGGGAGTTAAGAAGCCTAGAGAAGATCTTATTTTCTTAGGGTCTATTGAAAAAGATACTGATAATCTTTTTTTAACTCCAGGAGATGATGGAATATTTAGAGACTCTTTAAATATATTTTTTGAATCTGATATGGGTGATTATGGAAAGATAATTATTACAGAAACCATTTTTGCAGAAAACTTTCATACCTGTACTTATCCAGAAAAGACTATTAAAGATGCAATAGAATGGAATCCAGTAGTTGGAGATTTGCTTAGAAAAAGAAAATTAATAAGTTTTTAAAAAAGCCTATGGAATATTTATTTATAACTGTTGTAATACTGTTATTAATAACAGTATTTATACTTGTTAAAGTTAAAAATCGATTGAAAAAAGATAAGCCGAATATATTTTTCGTCTTACCTTCAGTTATGGCTATATTTATTGTATTTTTTGCATTTACTTTAAATAAGCCAGTAGATACAAAACTAGTTGAATACTCAGCTAGGTATATAAAACATTACAGTAATTGGATAGAAAAAGTAGATGGAAAAGATGTTACTCATGAAGATGTTTATTACCTAGTTTATGATGATTTTGATACTGGTGAAGAAGTAGAGATTGAAATTTCGAAAAATACTTTTATGTATTTTCAAGGATTATGGAAAAACAAGGAAGATATCATACATCCACAGAATAAGAGTTGGCATATATGTAGATCTAAGTGGAATAGTAATCCTGAAACTGCATTAATATCCTCAAAACCAGTTAATTACTATAACTACATAAATAATATCTTACCGATCTATAAGTTATATGATGTAGATATATCAGAAGCTTTGAAGAAAAGATTATTTATGAGATATAGTATTGGTAGAGTTGTAAATTCAGATAATATTTTAGAACCTAGACAAAATTTCGTATATGGTATCAATATTCCTGATTCTCTAGAAAGAAAAATTGGTTATATATGTTCCCTTGATCCTATGTTCAGACCTATTCTTTTAGTTTGGCAAAATAGCTATAAGAATAAAACAGAACTTCAAAGATCATTCTGGTCTGGAGGAAAAGAAAATGAAGCAATATTTTGTATAGGTATTGATGAAAATGATACTATAACTTGGTCTGGATCTTTTAGTTGGGATAGAGATAAGAAGTTTGAAAAATATATTTTGGAAAAATCTCTTAAGCCTGGAACAAAGTTAAACATAGAAAATTATTCAGATTGTTTACTTAGTGGATATCAAAAAGATTATTGGAATCATATTGAATTGGATTCTTATAATTTCATTCAAATACCTTTTATAAATTTAATTACTATAATTATATCTGGATTTATAGTAATTCTTAATCTAGCAACTATAGTAAGAGTGTATAGAAAAGCCGAACAATAATAATTATTTACTACCTTGGAGAAAATAAATCTTCCAGGGTAGTTTATTTTCCTTATATGTGATTAAAACAATAAACGATTATGAAGAAAAATGATTATGAAAAAGCAGTTGAATTATTAAAAGAAATAGTTCAAGATTGTAAATTCAAGGAAAAAATCTATCTAGTTGGTGGATGTGTCAGAGATTTAGTTCTAGGAAAAACTCCAAAGGATATAGACCTGTGTATTGATTATCCAGAGGGAACAGATCTCTTTATAGATTTTCTAAAAACAAAGCCTGAATGTTCTGGTTTTGTTACTTATAATAGATTTAAAACGGGAAAATTTTCATTAGACATAGGAACCAATGAAAAGATAGATATAGAATGTGTTGTGCCTAGAATTGAAACTTATAATCAGGGACCAAGAAGACCAGATACAGTACAGCAAACTAATATCACAGAGGATGCTTTTAGACGTGATTTTTGTTGTAATGCATTATATAAAAACCTATTAACTGGAGAGGTATTAGATCCAACAGGGAAAGGTTTAGATGATTGTAAGAATAGAATCTTAAGAACGCCTCTTGATCCTGAACAGACTTTTAAAGATGATCCTCTTAGAATGTTAAGAGCAATCAGATTTGCTTGTACTAAGATGTTCACTATTTTTGAGGAAACATACTCTAAGATTGATAATATTCCAGAATATTCATCTCTTAGTATGGAAAGGATTAGAGATGAGTTTACTAAGATTTTAATGTCAAAAAATGCAGTACGGGGAATTATAGAATTAATTGGAAAATGTCTTATGTGGAGAATTTCTAAGATTTTTCAATTAAATATCGGTTTCGTACAGAATAATAAGTATCATGATAAAACTTGGGGCGAACATTCTCTTGCTGTATTGGGTCATGTAATTCAAGGCGGAGCAAATCTTGAACTTAGGTTAGCAGCCCTCTTTCATGATGTTTCTAAACCAATATGTTATCAAGTAAAAGAAGATGGATCATTTTCATTTCATGGACATGATAAAGAGTCAGCAAAAGAAACAAGAAAAATCCTAACTAATCTTAAATATCCGGGGGAAGTAATTGATAAAGTCGTTTTCTTAGTTGAAAATCATATGTGTATTAAACAGCTATATGACTATTCTCGGGGATTATATACAGGAAAACCAAAGAAAACTCGTCAACTTATCAGACTTCTTGGAGATAACTTGACGGATGAAATGAAGTTAATTGAAGCTGATAATATGAACCATAAACCTTGTTGGAATATGCTAGGTCAAACTGAATCATTTCTCTCCGAAGTTGAAAGAATAAAAAATCTTCAACCTACTGCAAATTTCACAGTTCCAGTTACAGGAGAGTGTATAATGACAGAATTTAGATTAGCTCCTGGAAAAATAGTTGGAGAGATAAAACAAATTCTTCAAGATTATTTCGATGAAGATCCGGGACTATCAACACCGGCTGATTTATTAGAAAAATATAAAGAGGAGTTTAGCGGCGGAAGTTTATGGTTTGTTAAAGAAGGAGATAAGTATTTATGTTTTTCTAAGGAACCAAAGAAAAATGAATATGGATACTGGAACACCCCAGAGTATGAAAAACTTGAGATAGATCCTTCTGAGGTAGTTATAACAGATATATCCGCCGCTTCTGATCACTTTATATATGTTCCGGCCGTATTTTGTCCCAGAGTATGGAGAAAGAAAGCCAGACAATTAAAGGCTCGAGAAATTATGAAGGAGGTAATAAATAAAGTATTCGAACTACCTCAAGAATTCAGAGAAGATTTTAAAAACTTAGAATTGAGATTAGATAATGCCCCAGATGTATATGCTAGGGTGAAGTGGAACGATAATACTATAGAAGAATGGATGTAAAAGTTTATCAATGTGTTATACAAAATGTATTAACAGTATATTATACAGTACTTACAGAATCAAATTCTACAGAAAAAATTACAATACCTTATGTAGATTATGGTAGATTCGAAGTGTTTGCAGAACCTGGATTTAGTTTTGAAATTGTACAGGACGAAGTAAAATTAAAACCATACTTAGAAAAATTCGAAAAAGAAAGACCAATACAATTAATGGATTTCTCTAAAGTAGGATTAGTTTTAGCATCCTCAATTGACCGTCCAAAAATTTCAAATCTTAATTCTATGTCAAAAAGACTTTATAAAGATCCAATGATACAACTTTCATTTATAATGGAAGTAGAATCGTTGAATAAACAACCAGGAACTCGATTAATTAGAGAGTACGAATTAAATTCATTTACTAGAATGGATATCCTGACTTCCGTAATTCCTATCCCTGAAAAGAAATTTAGAACTGTAATAGGATTTTTAAAAACTATAATCTTTCGAAATTATCTTATAGATACTGGAAAAATTACTGGAGAACCAAAAATAAATTTAAAATGGGGAAAATGAGTATATTATCAAGTTATACAAATTTTAAAGGAGCAGAATACACTTACTTAGAAATTTCTTCTTCAGATAAAGAAGATTTACTATATACTTTTCCATTTTTACACTCAAGATATATTTTGTCTAAAGAAAGATATAAAAATCTTTTTGATAAGACTTATATGTTAAAACTTTTTAGAGAAATTCAATTAGAAAAGGATGTACGTCTAGTTTCTTCATCTAAGGTATTTTTATATCTTGTTACAAAAGAATGTATTTATAAAAAACTTTCTTTTAGAAAATTAATAAATATAATAAATCGAAAGAAAGAATTAATCTATACGGATTCAAGATTAGATATCAGAAATAATAACATTTGTAGGGGAGAATATTTACTTGAAACTTCTTTATTTGAATTATTAAGAAATTTAAAAATAGATAGAGAATTTGGTTATTGTTCACCTGAATTTGTTGAAAATCTTCTTTATCGAAATTATCTAATTGACAAAGGAATTATTAATGAACCAAGAATAATTTAATATGAAACCAGAAGAATTAGTAAAGAAAACAAAATTAGACCGAATTACTGGAACTAGATCTGTAACGCGTAAAGATGGGTATATGTTTGTAGAACTTTCAGAAGGAGATAAGAAAGACTTAGAAACTATTGATAATCTAACAGGGAAAACACTTTATATAGTAGAACATGGTGCATCTCAAGTTATGGATCTCTTTGAAGAAGGAAATTCTCAAGTAGTCATAGATGATTCTACTGGAAAAACAGGTTTAGCTGTAAATGTTATTGATATTTCTGGAGATTTTATGTTATATCAAGTAAAAGATACAAATAAACCAGATACTTTTAGATGGTGGAATACTAAGGTTTATATAGATGCCAAACGAGTCGATCTTCCATTTCTTAAAACACCGACCTTAGGAAAAGAATCAAGGATTTATATAGTTGTAACTGAAGATTATGAGATTTATAAGTTTCCGAAGTTAATGTATCCAAATCCTATAAAAGATTTCTTTAAGTGGTTGAAGAAGAAAAAGAAAATTTCGATAAAAGTAAAATCAATATATGATCGAAATGAATCCTTCGAGAATTGTTTGGGGTGGGTCCCAAAAAGAAATATTAAAGGAGAAGGAGAAATTCTTGAGTACATAAAAGAACTTGAAGGTGATACTAGTTGGAGAAGTTGGTGTAGTGATTGGGCTAACAAATTTAAAAACATAAAAGATATAACTACTACTCAAGAAGATATTAATGATTATATCTCTGAAGCAAAAAATAGATATAAAATTTACCGATGATTTCCTTAATAATGTGATGATAAACATAATAAAAATTAAACAAATAGAAAAATGAAAGATTCATCAAAATTTGAATTATCCCAAGAGTTAAAAAAGTTTTTCGAGAGAGCTCATGAAGAAGTAGTTTCGTTTATGGGAAAAGAAATATCGCTAGATCATATAGTTTCTCAGATAGTTATAACTTATCTAGATAATGAAGGTGATATTCCAGAACTAAGAGATTACCTAAAAGATCTGTTTATCGGAAAACCTAGTACAGAAGAAGATCTTAGAGAGTTTGTAATGGATGTAATGGCCGAAATTAGAGAAGACAATAAATTCACAGCGCCTTCTGAATTGTATACTGGCGCTGATTCGATTGTCTTGTCTCCGGCCGTTAATTATATCTTGGATAAACTGACAGATATAAATTTAAAATCTGAGATAACTGATGATATTGATACACTAGCTTTCCTTATGTGTTCACTCCCAGAAGCAGAGTTCAGTAAGATTGCTAAGTATCTTGTAAATGAATTAGACGCCGATGCAAGAGACCTCACGAGTTTATTTTGGAAGATAAATGACTTCGATACGAAACTTGGAATAAAAGACCAAGAAGATAATTGTGAGGAAAATAACGGCGGCGAACTTAAAGAAAAAACTCTCGATTATAACCAAGGCGACGAAGACTCTGAAAAACGTCGCGAAGAGGAAGATCGAGAATTTGAAATGGCTGGACAAGGAAGTAATGAGCCTCTAGTTTCAGGTGATCCTAATTCAACTACACCATTCTTAGATCAATACTCAACCAATTTATCTAAACAATGTAGATCTGGACAATTTGATCCAGTTATTGGAAGAGAAAAAGAAATCTCACAAGTTATTGAAATATTATCTTGTAGAAAAAAAAGTAACTGTGTATTACTTGGATCCCCTGGAATTGGTAAAACGAGTGTAGTTGTGGGATTAACACAAGCAATAGAATCTGGAAATGTACCACGCGAATTAAAAGGAAAAGAAGTTCGTACCTTAGATATCATGGGAATGGTCAGTGGATCTACCTTTAGAGGAGATTTTGAAAAGAAGCTTCTTGAGTCTCTAAGAGAGCTTGTAGAACATCCAGAAATAATCGTATTTATAGATGAAATGCATCAAATTTTTGGGGCTGGATCCAATACGCCCGGATCAGGCGATGCAAGTAGTTTACTTAAACCTTATTTAAGCGGAACTGCAGGAAAAATAACAGTTATAGCAGCAACGACCGATGATGAATATCGAAAATTCATAGAAAAAGATGGAGCTCTTAAAAGAAGATTTCAAGAGGTTCAAGTAGAGGAACCTACTCTAGAAGAGACGAAAATTATCTTGGAAAAAACGGCTCCTAAATATGAAGAGTATCATAGAGTTAAATATACTCCGGAAGCCATAGAAGCTTGTGTTAATTGGAGTAATTTATATATTAATGATAGAAATCATCCAGACAAAGATATTGATATTATTGATATAGCGGGATCTCTTACTAAGCTTAAGAAAGATATAGATACTAGTTCTATTGATAATCTTGAAAAAGCAATTGATAATATTGTTAAAGAAAAAATTGAGTTAGTAGAAAAGCAAGATTTTGATGAAGCTCAAAAGAGAAGAGATACCGAATTATTATTGAAAGAAGAGCTTAAAAAGGAAAAATCTAAGATTGATCAAGAACTTAATGATCCTTCTGGCTGGTCTAATGTAACAGTAGATGATATAGCTTCAGTAATTTCTAAGATGTCTAAAATACCTATTGACAAAATTCGTAGTACTTCTCGAGAAAAACTTAGAGAAATGAAAAAGTCAATGGAGGCAAAAGTAATAGGACAGGACGAAGCTATTGAAAAACTATCTATTGCACTTAACCGTCAATTTCTAGGACTTAAAGATAAGAATAAACCGACATCTTTCTTATTTACAGGATTAACTGGAACTGGAAAAAGTTACTTAACAAAAATATTAAATGAATCACTGTTTTCAAATCCTAAAAATTTAATTAGAGTTGATTGCAGCTTATTTACTCAAGAAACTAGTGCAAATTCTTTAATAGGAGCACAAAGTGGATACGTAGGATATGGAGATAAAACAGTATTTCATGATGTTAGGAAAAGACCATTTAGTGTGATTCTTTTTGATGAAATTGAAAAGATGCATGAAAATGTAATTAATACTGTATTTCTCCCTATTTTAGATGAAGGTCAGATTACTTTATCGGACGGAAGCTTAGTATCATTTAAGAACTCGATCGTGATTTTTACATCGAATATTGGAACACGAGAGATTAGCAACAAGACAAATCTTGGATTTTCTAAAGTATCTGGAATAGAAAGTGATAAAGAAGATGAAAGCATTGTTATGAAAGCTATTAAGAAGAAATTCAGACCAGAACTTATAAATCGATTAAGTGATATTATATTTTTCAGATCACTTGATAAAAATAATCTTTATAAAATATTTGATCTTGAATTAGAAAAACTTAAAGATAGACTTTCAGAGAATGAATATACTTTAGAGGTTTCTAATAAGATGAAAGAATATGTAGTGTCTCAATGTGATCTTGCTTATGGAGCTAGAGATCTTCAAAGAGAGATTGTGAAGAATATAGAAAATCCAATCTCTAATGAACTTGTATATTCTGATTCTATTGGAAAAAATATTGTAGTAGATATTGATGAAAGTAATAAATCAATTGTAAAATTTAATACAACAATAGAGTTTGATATCAAGAAAGAAGAAAAAGGTAATATCTTGAGATAATAAATAAAATAATAAGACTTAGGTGTGAAATCCTAAGTCTTTATTTTGCTTTCCTGAAAATCCAAAAACCTACTAATCTATGAAAGAACATTAGAAAAATTTATAAATAAAATTATAAATCGATCTAGTGTTCTTTTGTTTTCTAACATTTTAGGTTTATTAGGGAAAAGTAGGAATAGTAGAGATCCGGAAACTTTATTATCTTCGAAATTCCCTTCTTGTAAAATCTAAAATGTAAATAATAATTAAACTATTAAAAAATGTTAGACGACCTATTAGACACAGAAAACAGAGCTATAGAATCCTCTGTATCACAGGATAAGGTGAATAATAGTAACCTAATAGGAAGATGGAGACTGTTACTTATGTATTTTCTGAAGATAAGAAAACTCTATTAGGTGCTTACTTTAATGATTTAAATAAAATGAGTGAAAGATTTAAATTTAGTAAAACGTCTATTCAGAGTCATATAAAATCAGGAAAACCTCTTAAAACGGGAGAATATATTTTAAAAGGACCAGAAGCAGTTAAGTTAGTTCTTAGTCTAGAACATGGTACTGCAGGAGATTACAAACCAGAAGACAATAAAAATAACACAGAATCCGCTTAAAAATCTTATATATGAAAAATAAATAAGAAAACTATGAAAAAGATATTAGGATTTATCGCAATTATTCTCGGTTTAATAGGATGTTTAGTAGCCTGGATGAAGGAGAATAAAAGAAATTGCTACAAAGAGGCGGGTTTAATTGATAATGAAGAAGTTATTAATGATGACTTTCCTCCTGTAAATGAATAGAAAAATAATAAGAACTTAGAGTAAAATCTAGGTTCTTTTTTTTATTTGTATCAGAGAAGAAAAAATAAAACTACAGGATTTCTCTTGTAGTTTAGAATTATTTATATTTTTTAAATTACGTGGCGGTGATCGTTACAGTAAATCGCATAGTTTACAAATCTATAATTTAGTAGTAACTAATAACATGAGCCGCCACGTATTTAAATTTAAAGTTCGGAGATCAATGCAGTATTAAGCTCGCATTCCATATAATAATTAGTAGTAACTAACATTGTAAGCCGAACTCGTTCTTTATTTAAAAATATAAAATCATCTTTTTCTTTAAAATTCTTTTTCATACATTAATAAGAATTTCGGGGTTTCTGAGATTCCCTTTTTTTTACATAGAAAATAAAAGTAGTAAGCTTTGATGTCTTACTACTTTATCTTTTTTATTGTCTTTTAGATTCGTTCTCTATATGATTAAATGTATATTTATATCTTCTTTTGAACGTATCCCAAGGAGTATGATCACGATAGGCATAACCTCCCCAATTATTCTGAAAATCTAGGTCTGCGCTATGTATTGCTTCCCATACTTTTCTTGGATTAAATCTAAAATTATAAATAAACACTAAAAACACGATTGGTACTACAATTACCATCTCAAGAAGAATTCCTATAATAACTAGAATTCCCCAAATTAACTTGTGTAATCTTAGTAGTTTAATCATCGTCGTCCTTTCTTTTTGATTTTCTTTTAATAGACTTACCGCTAAGAATTTCTAACATATCTTCATAGTTAGGAATTCTATAATTAATAAGAGCTATCGTTTTTCTTCCTTCTTTCAATAATTTTTCGAGAAGGGCGAGTTCTTCTGATTTGTGTTTATTTTTCTTATCTTCTGATGTAGGATGTTCTTTTCCATAACACTTAACTAACTCTGCATCATAAGATTTTTTCCGTTCTTCCATGACTTTTTCCATTTCACTAGAAGATTTCAAGCAATTTTCATATTCTTCTTGAACTTCTTGCAGTAATTTGGCTCTCTTCATTGAAAGTTCCTCATATAATTTCTTTTGTGAGGGTAATTTTTCATTGAGCTCACATAATATCTCTTTCTGAGATTTTAATACTGTTCCCCTAGATTCTTCACTAGAAAATGTTGCTTGATGTGACTCAATTCTTGATATACTATTTTCCAAAGATTTAATTTCTTTTTCTTTGGAATTGATAGATTTTTTCAGGTAATCACAGATTAGAGTTAGATGTCTACAGTCGATATAACCTTTTTTATTCTTTACGAGTAGTTCTATTTATAGCGATATATCCATTCTCTAATCCAAAATCAAATATGTTGGAGTGCTTTTTCTTACTTTCCATTAGCGTTATTTCATGTTCTCCGCTATTTACAAACCCCATATAAACACCATCTCCTAATGATGTATAATTCTTAGATTCCCACTTTCCAATTACATTCAGTGAGTCATCTATTACCAATTTTCCACCAGAGAATTTAAACTCCTCTGTCTCTTCGTCATCAATATCGATAATATCTACAATATTATCCTTGATTTTTTCTTTCTTAGTTATTAATTTGTTAACTTCTAATGTTTCTTTTTCTTCTGATTTTTCTTTCTTCATAATTTTTTATTTTTAATTTGTTATAGTTTCAAACGGTTGGTACAATCGGTCCATCTTTTAGTAGAGTCCATCCATATCCATCTATTACTGTTATTGTTTTTGGAATATTTTCTTGAACGATACCTTTTAAGAATGTGAAGTTATAGACCTTTCCTAAATACTCTATCATTCCAACATGTCCACCGAATTTTCCTTGATATACACCATCAGGAACTTCAGGAAATGAATTTGTTGATCTAGTTTGCCCAGTTACATCATATTCTTTTCTGATTTTATGAGCGGCCGGAAGTTCTAGATAATGAGTCGGCCGGAAACATTCTTGACATCCTTCACATAAACAAGTCATCCAACCTTTCTTTTTATAATTATAGTATCCAATAACATATCTGTCAAGTTCTCCATTAACGGCCGGAACAAAACAAACACATATCTTAGAATGGCCGCCTTTATATTCTTTTGGTAATCCATCTACAGCGATTTTCTTGAATAACTCGACCATCCATACTTCATAATCTTCCTTATTTCTTTCATCCGACACCCCAGCATCATAACCCTCAAAATAAGAAATATCAGATAGTATTTTTGCATCTTCATAAACTACCAGATCTCTAACTTTCGGATCATGACCTTCTTCTAATAAGTCATTTATACTATTCAGGTGTTTTCCTAAATATTTATCTCCTTCTTTACTTTTCATCCTTAAACTCTTTTATAGTTTCTTCAAGTATAATCTTTATAGTATCTTTTGTAGACCCATTTTGAAATTTCGCTAATATACTTTCCTTAAGCAGATCTATTACTTCATTTTCAGCCTCTTCTACTGCTCTAACTGCATTACTATAATCAATTATAGATTCATCTACTTCACAATAACACGGTTCATAGCTTAATGTAGATAAAATTTCAAACGCTCTATTACTTTTCATAACTTCTTATTTATTATATCATATATAAGGTTTTTAGTCTTTATTCCACAATTTAGCACTTAAAGATAGAGCAATACAATATAACCCAACACTTCCAAGAATTAATGTTTTATATGAACTCTCTGGAATACCTACTAAAAGATTAGCAAACTGATTTCCAGAAAGACCAGCAAAAGCCCAAGCACTAAGTATTAATCCATGAATCTCAGATACGTCTTTCATTCCATACCTATCAGCTAGAACAGAAGGCATTATTGAAAACATTGCCCCATACCCAGCATTACATAAAAGTACAGCTACTGGAATAAAACCTGGAGCCATAAAAGCTGTAATTCCCGAAAGAACAGAGAATGTTAAGATTATTCCAAAAAGTTTTCCACGATTTTTAAAATAATCAGACCACCAAGCAACTCCAAAACGACCTAGAGAATTAAAAATAGCTGAAAATACTAATCCTAGAACTATTCCAATTCCAGATGTTTCATAGTAATATTTCTCATAACTTATAATTGCTAATCCAGAAGAGATATTTAAATAAAAAATCAACCATATAGTAGTAATTGCTGGTAGATTTAGGAGTTGTTTTTTCCTATCAAACCATTCCTTAAGTGATTTAAATTTGGGTCTTGATGTATTCTCTATTTTTCCTTCTTCTATTGGTTTTTTAAGAAGTATTGCAGCAAGTAACATAATCAAGGTATATCCAATTCCGAAGGAGAGGAAAGTACAATATATTCCACTTCTTTCTATACTCCAATTAAGAAGAGGTGTTGCTATTACTTTCGCTAATCCAAATCCCATAATAGCAAGTCCAGTAGCAAGACCTTTATTATTCTTGAACCACATCATCAGGGTTTTTACTGGGGTGATATATCCAATTCCAACTCCAGTACCCATAATTGCTCCGTAACTAAGGTAAAGAAGTGGAATAGAGTTTATATAACATGCTACTCCAGATAAGATCATTCCAGAACCAAAGAGGATAGAACTTATAGTTGCAGCTTTCTTTACATTCTTTTCTACTAAGGGACCGAAAAAAGCTGCAGAAATCCCTAAGAAAAATATGGCTAAGGAAAATGCCCAAGTACAATTACCAGTAATAGATTCTTTTATATAATCATACAATAAGGACCAACAATAAACAGTTCCTATACAGCCATGAATTAGTAGAGCAGGTATAGCTCCATGTAACCATTTTTTACTCATAATTCTTTGATAAAAAATACTAAGAGGTTTCCCTCCTAGTATTATTCTGTTTTTAATTACTTTTTCCTTCTATATTTATATAGTTTACACTCAGATGTACATTCCATAATACACTGACTTCCACAAAAAGTATCAAGATCTGATACACTATTAGTTGAGTAATCGAGATTATTCTCTTCTACCTTTAATGGTGTTAGATAGCCTCGTTTAATATACCTAACTCTAAAATTAGAACGTCTTTCATTCTCTAAACCTCCAATTACTCGAGTCACTACTAACATTGTAGTATTTTTATCACTTACTTTAGCGTTGTGTGATAATTTAACAAAACTATCCGTATTAATATCTCCATACATATTAATTGGTCCAATTACAAAACCAATTTCATTATCTCTAGTATCAAGAACTAAGCTTCCTGGTTTAAAATCAGAATATTCGTCTGATAAAATCCTATCTCTAGCTTGAATACATTGATTGATATAAGGAATAGCTTCATCAACATCATCTAAACCTAAACTAGTTTTTATATCTTTAAGTATTTCTTCCGTCATGACATTACTATTTTTTTACCACCAAACAATAATGTAACTAAAGAAACTACATCTTCAGTTTCTTTCATAATCTCCCATGATTCTTGAACTTTCCTAATCACATCTTTAAGTACTTCTTTTGTTGTTTTAACTCCAGAATAATAAGATGCAATTAGGTGAGGAATTTTTCGATCTAGGCTTGATACTTCTGAAATATCTGTTTGATTTTGGATAATTGCTGGAAGGATATACTCTTGAACGAAATCTACTGAATATTTGGGGAATTTTTTTGATAATCTCCAAGACATTAAGATAAATTCAATTATATCATCATAAGTTTTAACATACCCTTCAAGATACCCAAGAGTTTTTCCTGTATTTACGGCAACTGAATATATATTATCAGACCAGAAAGACTCTTCCTTATTAAGACTCTCCTTAACAGTTTTTATTGCTTCTTCTATATCAGTTACAGGATTTACTGATTCTTTCATTTCATCCTCTGTTTTATCTTCTTCAATAAAATCCCATTCCAAAACTTCAGGAGACCCACAAAGAACTTGATAATTTTTCTTTGTATCTTCAATATCAATACTAAGAGTTAATGTAGTATTCTCTTCGAAGTCTTTACTCATCTCTAAAGAACTTAATACTTTTCCTAAGTCTTTACTTTTTACTGTTAATGTTACTGTACGATGCATGGTAAAAAATTTTTAATGTTATTTTCCATATAAACTATTTCTTTTTCACATGATGGATCTAGATTAACTACTCCATCATATTTAAGGAAATCAACGCCATATGGATACTTACAATGAGCATGAACCGACCATCTTCCTGTAGGTTTCCATATAGTTTTTGAGAAACATTTATCATAAATATCCATATCTCGATTTCCATAGATAACATTTCCTATAAATTTAGGACTAAGTTGTTCAAGATATTTAATTCCAGCGTGTGTACAATAAAAAACAGTATCATCTTTTTTAATAATTATATGGGTTTTCAAGATATCATTTAATCTCTTCAACCATGTCAATGCTTCTCCTGGAGTTAAAGATCTAAATTCATCAGCTGTTGTTGTTAAAAAGTCTGTTGGAAGTGAATTATAAAGCATTTCAGCAATAATAGCCCTACTTCCACCTGAATTACTACTTGCAGCCCATCTCCAGAACAAGAATTTTCTAAGTCTACGTTCATGATTTCCCTCTAAGAATATATTATAGTATGATGCATTCTTAAAAATCATTTCTATAAGTTTCCTAGATCCACCTTCCTCTGGACCATCAATATAATCTCCCAAGTGTACTCTTATTGTTCCAGGAGAGAGATTAATTTTTTGATAGAGAGAATAATTAGAATGAAGATCGGAGAAAAAATACATTGTTTCTTTTCTTGGAATATCTAGAATTACTTCTTTCTTCTTCCAATAATCAGTAACATCAGAGTATTCTATAATTTTCTTTGTATATCCAAGTTGAAGATTTAGAAATGTAATAACTTCTGCTTCTAATTCCTCTTTTGTTTTTCTTTTAAATCCTACCGGACTATACTTTTCTGGATTCGATGTATAGTCATGAGGGATATTAAAGATTTTATAGAAACAGGTATAACCATAAATCATACCCATATCCTCTAAAATCTTGGTTTTCTCTTGGTCATAATCAATAACAACTAGACATCCAGATTCAAGTTTATTATTAATCGCTTCAAACCATGACTTAAAGATGAGATTAATATTCGTTCTCCCTAAGATATCAGTTGTTTTATCTCGATCTAATTCTGGCATACTATATAATCTCTTGAAAATAGAATAATCCAGGAAAAAATTTTCTAGACCTTGAGATTTAACCCATTCAAGCTTTTCATTTTTTGCTAATCCCTTTAAAATAATAAGTGTTTTCATTTTCTTTATTCTGGTAATGTATTATTTCCTACTTCTTGAAATTTAGGGATAAAACTAAACATAAGACTGAGAATTTGATTTACAGTTCCCATTTTACTACCAACCAATGGAACTGAACTAGCATCACAAGCCATTCTAACTAAAGAATAGTATTTATAATTCTCTGGACATCTTACAATAAGTTTAGATGAATTATTTAAATACCCCAACTGGTAAAGAGGGATAGGACTCTGAGATCTCCCCAAGAAGTTTATAAAGATGCAGTCTGCAGCATTCATTGCCATTCTTTCCCACTGAAACTTATTAGCCATTTCTTGATTAAAAATATTAGCTTCTTTGTTTTGTGGGGAATACCAGTTATTAAGAATTACATAATTATATTTTGTAAATAAATTCATTAATCCTTTTTGTGGGTCTACTGCATTAGCTAGTCCAGCTACGAATTTGGACTGCCAATTCATCTCACCTGTAGGACCTAGATCAATACTACCTAATAATAATATTTTTAGTGCATCTTCGGTACCTGGAGGAATCTGATCTCCTACATTCAGTACCATTACATTATTACTAATTTGTTCCATATATTATAATAAATAAAAAGTGTTCCTCTGATATAAAAACCTGGAGGAAACACTATAAAGTTAATCATTTAAATCCATTCACAATAACTCAACTGCGGATCTAACCATCTTCTAAGTTCATCCATTTTTCCAGAATTAATTAGAAGAGCTACATCTGCATATTCTGAGGTACCGTATTTGATTAGTTTTTGGGTAAATTGATACTTTCTCTCCTCCGACATTTTTTGATACTCTTTATAATCTCTGAGAATGCAAAAGTTTCGTTTATTCTCTATTGCAGATTTAATATCTTCCTGAAGTCCCGATAATTCATAGTTGTTAAGTGGAAGGAATTCTACTGTTTTTAATGTTTTCCGAAGTCCACAATTAACAAACTTATTTATTACATCATTTAATTTATCTACAACCTCTGAAGGCATAGAAACTAATGCTTTATCTCCATGATTTATCATTTGAGAATCTGATGGAAGTGGAAAAGATACCATAGCTGAATCGGTGTTTACTCTTTCAACATTAACCCCCTCAGAAATACTACTACTATTATTCCGAATCATACCACTAAAATTGTTATAATATTCAGCTAATAATGGTGTAGTAACTGTAATTTGTATCATTCTACTTTCTGGGTTTACTCCTCTTTGAATTTTCATGATCTGTTAATTTAATAAAGTTTCTATTTTATTATATACTATCAATAATAAGATTCTCGAGGGTACTAGGAAGCGTTTAATCGATTTTCCATAACCCTGAACTATCTCCTCCCTGTTCTCTTTTTCTTAAGTCGCCGAGGAAATCAAAGGGACGTGGATTTTGAACAGGAACTTTAGATTTGAGAAGAGCTATAAATTCTTTAAACTTACCCTTCTGTGTTGTAATTTTCTCTAAGTTATATATTCTGAAGACTTCTATTCCAAGCTGTTCCAAGTATTCGTCCCTAAGGTTATCGGCGTCTAAGTTATGATAGTCAGAATCCAACTCTAAAGCTAAGGATAACTCTGGAAAATAGAAATCACATAAGAAAAAACCTCCAGAAATACCAGGAAGTCTAAGAGAATTTTGAATAGGTACTAGAAATTCTCTATACACAGTTAATGGATAAAAATAATCTATGTTTATTAAGAAATCTACTAACCTAGCTTGTTGAGATCTCCACCTCAATTGTTTTGCACGAGTAAATTTTTTAGCTGATTTTCCTGGGTATACTATATTTTTCAAAGAGTATAAGTTTCCAGATTCTGATATTGAATATACTGGATAAGGTTGAGTTGGAATATCTGAGAAGTAAAATGTTTCTAGGTGATTTTGCGGTTCTCTCTTTTTTGCCATAATTTTAAATTGAAATCCTTATTAATGTTAAATAAATAAAAGCCATGGAAGAAATAGAAAAATACTTTAATATTGGTATAGAGTATGGTAGTAGATACATAACATACGAGGTACCTGATAATAACAATATTAGATATTGTAAAGTATATATTGAACTAAATTCAAATAGCTTTCCTAATCTTCAAAGAATTATAAGTACTCCAATATGTTTGGATAATACTATCAAGATAATAGGAATAATTGTAGATCAAAGAGAAGTTTCAAATATTGATAAATATTTAATAAATAAAAATTCTAAAACTGACACACTTATTCTACTATCTCATGAAATAACTTATGATGTTGATATATTAGAGAGACTTGAAAAATTTGGTATTGAAGTAGGAATAGATGGACTAGGAGATCTAACGATAGATATACCTACAAAAGAAATTCTAAAGTTATTATTAAAAGAAGGACGATAAATTCTCCTTTTTTATTTTTTCTATAATTTTTGCCATAATAATTAAATATTAAATTATAAAACCAAACAAGAAGATTTATAAAGTCCTCCTGTTTGGTTAATTTTGTTTTACTTTTTGCCTTTCTTTGTTTTAGGAGCATTAGGATCAACTACTGTAACATTGATTTTACAGAAAATACTATTATCTTCTGGAATAGTTGCTGTAACTGTGATTACTGAACTTCCAGGACAGCATCCCATCAATCTACCATCTTCGATAAATCTAGCTACTCTAAGATTACTGGATTCATAAACCAAAGGAGGTAAATTAGACATAGCAGGTTCACTTACAATTTCAATAGTTTTAACTTCACCTTTAATTAATTCCAAACTTTCTCCACCAACAAATTTAATACCTTCTGAATCAGTAATATTAATTTCTTTATCAGTCGGAAGAGGTTGTGGAATAGTAGCATCTTTCTTAATATCAAGACTCTTAACTACTTCAGTTACTGGAAGTCCTGCAGCGGGAGAATTCACATCACCTGCAGCTCCACTCAATAATGCATCATTAATCATAATCAAAAACGTTTTTAAAAATTATTACAAATAAATTCTATAACCTATTATTTCTTGTATCTCATCTAGGTCATAATAGTTAGCAGCATGTTTTCCTAAAGATTCTGCCATTTCTTTATATACTTCCATCCCAGCTCCTTCAATTTTCCCTAAAGCTGTTAATCTGGTGTAAAGTTTATTTAATTCGGAGTTCTTTTCATCTCCAGAAATATCTCTATTCATAAATGCCCATATTCCAGAACATCCACAATAGAGACTTAGATCGGCGAAGTATAAAAGTTCGGGCCGTATCATTGTCGGGAGCATATTTAAATGATTTCCCAAGTATTGATCAGTGGCTTCGTAGAGACATGAGAAATAAATCTGATCTTCTCTTGTCCAATCATGATATTCTCTCCCGATAAAGCCGGCCCAAGAGTAGTTCCATTCGCCGTAAGTTCCATCTCCATAACAAAATCCATAGAAATCAGGATCCCAAGAAGAGTTCATGAAAGGTTGAGAAAACACTGGAAACTTAATATTCCCACTAAAATACCTCTCAAAAACTTTCATTCGCTTTTCCATACATTTCTTAGCATCCTCTAATTCCTTGCTCACTGTACAACCCCATCCTATAGAGTTCATAATTAACCTACGTCTTAAAGATTCATAGGCACAACTTAGGTATTCCCCAGTATAACTCTCTTCAGGCAGTAAATTTCCATGAGCAATATCTAGTTCAAATCCAAGAAGTGTTCCGAGTGTTGTAATTTTCCTAGGATTTGAAATGAGAGTATATCCGAATTGTTCAGCTATCCATGTGTAAGTTATGTTTTCGAAATTCTCAGATAACACTACAGAACATGCTTGATAGTCAGAATCTCCGGCCGATAATGAAAGCTTATAGGAAAGAATATTATCAAGGATCGAAGTTCTAACAATACCATTACTATCCTGGAAATTTTCAAAACATTCAGATAAAATTTTTCCTAGACAATCTCCTGGCTGTGGATTTGTTTTATACTCGAGGTAATCTGTTTTACTATATAATTTCATTATTCTTTTATTTTACTTATATAATCTAAAATTCCTTGGACATGAAGATTAACTATTGCTTCTTTTCCTTCAGGCGATAATAAGAAATCTACATCTTCGTGGTTATCTTGGAAGAGATTTTCTGTCAAAACTGTACTTGGTTTAGTGTTCTTACAAATATAAAATCCACTAGTCCAATAAGGAACTCCAGGATACTCATAACGCACTCTAATCCCTTCTTTTTCAGCCGCTTTCGTTAAACATCCAGCAAGTTCTTTTGTTTTCTGTCCAGCTCCTCTATAAATAAACGCACTCCATCCTTTAGCATTCATCCATTCAGAACCATTTCCTGCTGCATTTAAGTGAGGCGAAATACAGAAGCAATCCCCAGAACATTCATCGTAGATTTTATTAATTATTCTACATTGTTCACTAAGAGATAATTCTTTTTCTGTTTCAGGTATAGGATTAATAGCTTCATATCCTAAGCCTCCCAATCTTTCTATCATCTCACTAATAATTTCTCGAGAATAAGAATACTCTCGTAAAATCCCATCAGGACTTCTTTTTCCTGGAGTAGTTTTATGATGCGCTGGTATTAATAATATTTTTGTCATAATCTATTTTATTTATTCTTCTGGTTTAAAATCTCCTGCTGTTCCATGTCCTAGACTGAGTACGAGTCTTACAGCTTCTGGGACACGTAAAACATACTAATTTCTGTATAAAAATTTAGTCCATTGATTTAGATTTGGCTCTATATTTTCTAGTTTTAAAGCTTTTTGATATTCCTCATTATATATAATATCTGAAAGATTATCTATAAGATAATGATTAGTATAAAATTTATTATCTCTATTACAACATAGAAATAAATTATCTTTTTCATTAATTAATTCGATTAAATATTCTATACTTCTAATAAAATTATAACCACACTTATTCAGAGTTTCTTGATCGAAGTTAAAATCATTATTAATTATATGAGAATATATAATATCTCTATTCAGATTTTCATTTTTAATTTTTTCAACAACTTCATCCACTTCCCTACCGGTTTCCGGAATAGTATGAAAAGTTACATTATCTAAATTCTCTACTAATCTTTCAAGTCTTTTTACATAATCTTTTAAATAAAATAACTTATGATTAAATATCCCTAATTTTTTCTCTAAAGATATTGTATAATTTCTAGAATTACTCATTATTATTATCTTCTACATCTAATAAACTCATATAACGAATCTCTTGCTTCTTGATCAATGAAGTAAGGTCCTAGATATGGCATAAGATCCTCTGCACTATAATTACTTGAATAATAATAAGGTTTTTTTACAACACGAGATAAATTTTCTTCCCAATCTGACAATATTAGTTTATCTGAATCAGATTCTGCAATTCTGTTTAACGCCCTTAATACATCATAAGCATATCTCATAGATAAATCATATAGTAAGTTAAAATTTATATCCATTAATTTTAACTCATTATTTTTATATCTCCCAATATAGTCTAGAAAAATATCTCTTGCTTCATGATCTTTCAAAATTCGATTCTCTATTTCATCTAAATCTACAAGATTAGCGGATGAATAAGATCTAAGTGATATACTTAATTCATAGTTTTTATATTTTTCTTCAAGATAGAAAAATTTATGTCTAACTTCCTTTAATAAATCTTCAAACTCAGTAGCTTCTTTATAAGATGTTTCTACCTTATAGTCTCCATAGTTATAAATTCCAAGATCTTTTCCGATGAATCTAATTTCCTCTTCCAAAGATTGATACATTAGATCCTTTTCCTTCTTTCTTTTCCAACCAAACATGATTATTTCTCCTTATTTTTCCTAAATGATTGAAGTTTATTAATAAATGGAGACTTATAATACATTTTATGTTCTTCTTTGTAACTCTCCAGGGATTTATCTAAACTCTCTTTTGCAAGTTTCAGTTCATTCTCACTTGCTCCAGATTCCTTCAATAGCTTAATAGCATTTTCAGAGGCATTCTTTTCATTATTTACTACTTTCTTACCTTTGAAAAATCTTTCTACTGATTTCCACAGACCTTTAGAATTATCTCTTCCTCCTGGAGAATCTGCTGGTTTATGAAATTCTTCTATTATATTTTCAGCCTCTCTATCTATTTTTGCGGCCTTTTCTTTAGAATTTCTATTTATTACATGTCCAATCTCATGAGCTAAAGCTGGATTACCTGAAGATTCTTTAAATAAAATTAAATCATTACTATTATTAAAATGTTCCATATCTTTTCGACCATCGAATTTAAGCTTTTTTCTAACAGCTTTCTTTATTTCTGGATTTCTTATATCAATAGTTCCATTTTCAAAAGATTTTCCTGAAGTATTGCTTTTATCTTCAAGTATATATGCTTTATTTTTAGCAGCTTCATTTTTTAAATTATTTTTGATAGATTTTGCTGAATCTTCATTAGATAAAGATAGATCTTTAATGGATTTATCTAATTCCTTAATCTCTCTATCCAATTTAATTCTTTTATCTAACGAATCTTCAATAGAATCTTGCGTTTTATCGATAATTTTCTTTCCCATTTTCGACCTACTAATCGGCTTTACTATTAAATTATCTCCTAAATCACTAATAGCATTAATTGCTCCTTTTGATAACTTTTTTACTCCAGAAAGTAATCCATATTCTCGTTGTTCTACTTCCCAACCTTCAGAGTATAGTTTTTCAATTAAATCTCTGCCAGTAAAAACTCTTACTGCTACAATATTATTTCTTTTTACTCTCATCACGTTAATATTTCTTTAGATTCTTTTATAAGCTTTGCTCTAATTCTACTATTTCCATCGGCGATATTGTTAATTAGATCGAGAGTTGCTTGAAGTGATTTGAGTTGATGAGGTTCCCAAGATTCACTTTCGAGAATTCCAATCCATACAAAACCAGTACCGGTCGATAAACATTCCCATACCGAATTAACCATCTCTGCTATACTATATACACCACTCATCTCCGGGGTTATGATATAGAGATGTGTATTACAAAGTTCGGATTTTTCGATGTTTTCTTTTTCTATACATTCAGGAGTCCAATCAGGTACAACGGGATTAAAATATTCAAATCCAAGTCTATCAAGTTCTGGAATTAATTCATCTCTCCAGGCCGATCCACCACAAGTACCTCCCAAGAAAATACGTTTAGGTTTGTCTTCTTGATCAAGTCTTACGTTAAAAGTAGATTCAGTTAAGTATAAACATGCATATTCTGAAGTAGATTTAGGGATAATACTTTTAACTGCAGAAATCTCAACATGAAGATTGTCGTCATATCTCTCAATACCCAGATCCTCTTTAACAAATCTGGTCCAAATATCCTCTATATTCTTATAGTACTGAATATCTATATATTTAATATAAAAATAGACTATATCATCTAAGGAACTTCCCCTTAGTCTTATATTTAGTCGTTGAAAAATTATATCTTAGTATAATTTCTGCTGATTTATTCTCCATCACTTTTTATAACCTCCCTTTATATTATGGGCGGAAAATATATGTGATGTAATTTTCCAGCATTTTAATAAGATTTTCCTAAACAACATAGTATCATTTAGGCAACTACTTTTTAATTGGATGTATCAGAGTTAGTTATATTTTTCTTAAAGATAAATTGAATATGAAGTTTGAATCCGGGGGTGGTTCGGAGCCATTCTAGATAATCAGAAAAATCGATTGCCCTGAGTTGATCTCTAATTTCTCTCTCAATTTCTACTGCTCTCGGATTTTTATAAGTACTGGGGACTGGTCTACCTCCTACATACATAATTCTTGCTTTATACAGAGAGTTAACACTGACAAATCTTTTTTTAATTTGTACTACTACCTTAATTTCTTTCTTATTGCTCATAATAGATTTTAATATAAATTAATGGATAAACAAAAAGAAAAATATTAAAATCAATTCATAAATTTTACTTTATAAAATTTTTCTAATATTTTTCTGCATATATAAGGGTTTTATTCTATAGAAAGCGCAAAAACTTAATTTCGACCGTCTGAAAAACCGGGAAAATCTTATATGTGATAGGATGTAAGATTAACTGCAGAATCTTATTAATATTAGATTGCTACTTACTAATATTCTAGATCCTAAGTAGCTACCTTGTTGTATATGGTTAACAGATAAGAAGTCGATAAAGATAAGGGTCGAGTATTCGGACAAGGCTTTAAGGCAATATTAGGTAGAGGTAGTAGGAGGTTGAGAGACCCTTGCTACTTTGTTTTTTTTTAACCTTTTGACATAAATAACAAATATGTAATATGGATTTAAATTTGATTAGAAATTACGTAATAAGAGATAAATTTTATACAAGTTGTATAGGAATGTATTTTATTCCTAGAAAAGTAAAAATTAATAATAAATTAATAGATATAGTGTTTAATCGTGAAAAAGCAATATTAAATGATAAAAGTAGCTATTCTATTAATTTTAAAAATTTTATTGATAATAATTATAATATTAAAGAGTATAATTATATCGAAGAATTTCCAATAATAATTGAGAATGTAAGTTTATGGAATAGTATCCTGAATTCTTTTTCAGTTAGTTTAGATGATAGTATTAGAAACACGAGATATTTCTTACTAGACTATTTCTTCCCTTATTTAGGAATAGCTGTGGAAATAGATTCTAAATATCATAAAGTAAAGGTAATTTATGATAAAGCAAGAGATATTTATGTAGAACGTGTTTATGGAATAATTACTTATAGGTTTTATGAATTCGGAAATAATGATGAACACGCAATTCCTTACATAAATCTATTTAATAGGATAACTAATAGTATAATTAATCGTTTCAAATCTAATAACTTATCTATGAGAGAAATTCCAATAAACTACTCGAAAACAATTATTGGAAATTTTATAAAAGATAATAAAAAGGCGTTGGAATTTGTAGATAACTTAATTAAATTCATTGGATTTACTGAATTTTTCTTAAAAAGATCTATAACCGTAAATTTAAAACAATTGTCAAGAGTTACAAATGAAATTAGTGGTATTCCATATAATAAACTTAAACAAACATCATTTGAAAAATTATTTCTAGATAATATATCGAATCTTGTATGTGGTATATATCAGAAAGTATTAAACTTTATATAAAAGTATTAAATTAAAAGAGGAATAAATTCCTCTTTTCTTTTTTTGTAATATAAAATCGAAGACTAAGGAACCTAGTATTCATATCCCCTTCACTCCATTACATTCCGTTTCGGGCCTTCAAGAAACTGAATAAGATATCCCAATACATAATAGAAAATATAAAGGGGAAAAAGAAATTGGATAGAAAGATAATATATCTCTAATGGTTCTTAAAAAGTACGAACGTTAGTGAGAGTCCCCGCCCTCTTCAAGGGCGAGTGGACGGTACTCTTTTAAGGTTCATTAGATTATTAATAAGATATATTAATAAAGATGTATTGTGAACCTTCTAAATAAGACGACCACGCTCTCCCTGAAGGGGAGGCGGGTCTCTCATTATATTCGCTTATTTAGAAGAACCACTACAACTTTTTATAAACTTTAAATCTATATTAATACTTGTAGGTAAAAAACTGATTCAAAGTTGTATTTTGCTCTTATAATACCTTTAAACTCTAATTAATGAAATAAAGGTATCCCTAGTCTTCAGATTTAGGATACCTAAAGAAAAACTGGATTCTGTATTAGAATTCAATGATTAGATTTGTGTAATTTAAAATATTTATTAATATGATAAAAGATAAAATTATAGTACCTAGAGGAATTAGGTATATAGGTGAATGGGAGAATTTTAGATTTAACAATTTCCCCGGTAAATGTATAATCAATAAACAACTTCCAGGTTGTGGATTTACTGAATACTGTATTAGAAGTAATGAAAATGTTATTTTATGTAGTCCTAGAAAGATGTTACTAGAAAATAAGAAAGATCAACATGAGTTTGATGTTTATCTAGTAGTAAATGAAATGGATAAGGAGTCTAACATAGATAAAGATTTATCTAAGATTGATAAAAATAGTGCTTCTTTTACTAATGATATCAATACAAATAGTATAAATTCTGAAATTTATAAAAGACTATACAGAGAGATTGAAGAGTATTGTATGTCTAGGAGTATTAATGGATTACCTTGTAAAATATTAGTTACATACGATTCATACCGAATTGTAAAGGACATCTTGGAGAAACTGAATAGATTTTATACATTTTATACTATAGTTGATGAGTTTCAATCAATACTTCATGACGCCCGTTTCAAAAGTAATACTGAGCTTAAATTTCTGGAATACCTTAAACAATCTCCTACAGCTTATTTCGTATCTGCTACTCCTATGATGGATGAATACTTAGAAATGTTAGATGAATTTAGAGACTTACCTTATTACGAGTTGGATTGGCATACTGAAGATCCATCAAGAGTTATTAAACCAGCCTTAGATGTATTCGTGATGAGGTCTGTAGGAGAGAAGGCTTCTGAGATAATTCAAAAATATTTATCTGGAGATTTTGAGGAGATTACGGTAATGAGAAATGGGATTCCTACTAGAATAGTATCAGATGAAGCAGTATTTTATGTAAACTCTGTAAATCATATTACATCTATTATAAAGAAAAACAACCTCACCCCAGAACAATGTAATATATTATGTTCTAGGACAGATGATAACCTCAAAAAGATTCAAAGGAGATTAGGTAAATCTTTCATAATTGGAAAGGTTCCTAAGAAGGAGGAGAAACCTAAGATGTTTACATTTTGTACTAGAACTGTATACCTTGGGGCAGATTTTTATTCAAGATGTGCTAGATCTTTTATTTTTAGTGATTCTAATACTGATTCTCTTGCAGTGGATATCTCTGAGGACTTACCACAGATTTTAGGTAGGCAGAGATTATTCGAAAATCCTTGGAAAAATTCAGCTACTTTTTATTATAGATCTACTGCTGATTATAGAAGAATGTCCGGAGAATATTTTCAAAAGATAATAGAATCAAAAAAGAAAATGACGGAAAGTCTACTTAGAGCATACTCTACTTCTCTTAAAGAGGATAAGTTTGCATTATCTAAAAGTTATCAAGATTTAGCTAATTTAAAAAATTATAAGGATGACTATGTAGCAGTAAATAAAATCCACACTTCCGATGGTAATATTATTCTTAAACCAGTTATTAATAATTTAGTACTAGTAAATGAGATTAGGGCTTTTAAGATACAGCAGATTGATTATAAAGATAGATTTACAGTATTTAGTACAGTTCATAATACACTTACACCAGATGACATAGTAAATCAAGAGGTATCTGAGTTTTTGCAGGTATATACGGGTTTAACTACAATGAAAGAAAAATTAAAATTATTGTGTGAATATGGATTATCTGATAGAGCTATTGATATGGTTTTAAATCAAATATCTAATTCAGATGAAATTAAATCTTACTATACTACATTAGGGCCTGAAAGATTGAAGTCTCTTAGTTATAGTAAAACCTTTATTATGAAAGCTTTAGGAATAGTAACTTTTAGTCAAGAACTTTTAGAAGCTACTATTTATAATGAATTTAAGGTAGGGGATAAAATAACATTATCTGGAATAAAAGATAGGTTAGGGTACTTATATTCTAGTATTAATTATAATAAAATAGCTAAAGCGAAGGACCTAGAGAGTTATTTTGAGGTTAAATTGATTTATATATCTATTTTGGATGAAACTACTGGAAAAAAGAAACAAACGAAGGGATATGAATTATTAAAAAAGAAAGGATAATAGATTATGATATATTTGATAGAAACAACATATTATAATAAAGATACAAAAGAAGTATTGGACCTCTTGAAGATAGGGTATACAGAGGATTCAAAGAAAGATAAACGATTCATGGCATATAGGATGCATAACCCTGGGCATAAATTATTATACGAGGTATTAGGATATGATGAAGATATAGAAAAGCAAGAGAGTTGTTGAATGTTTTAAATGGTGATTGATTATGAGTAAATATAGATACAGAGAAGTAAAGAACTATATCCACAACGAATTAAAGTTGACTAAAGAGGATATAAAGGAAATTATGATTCCAATCGTGAAAGAAGAAGTAAAACGTGTCTTCCACAATACCTACGGAAACGACGTTGATATAGAGAGGTGGGTTCGTTGTATGGTTTCTGACGAGATAAAAAGAAACGGTGATTACTCTATGATAAGGAATTTGTGCAGGGAGATAATTAAGGAGGAAATTGCCGATAGGTTGTCAATTGATATAAGCCTTAAAAGAGAAGGAGATAAAATTATGTTGAATGAACAAGAACCATAAAACACATAGGAGGTAATTATGAAATATACATTTTCTAAAATTCATATTTATAGGTGCTTACCACCATATAGTAAATGGTACAGCATAACAACTGATAGTGGAATAACCAAAGACAACATTGTAATTGTTGGTAAAAAGCGATTATTGAAAGTCGCCTTTGCCTTGATACTTATGGTTTTATTTAATAAAAGAACTACTATAACCAGATGATTATGGAACAAAAGGACATAACTATTGAATGGCTTAGATTGGAGTTTTATAAATGCAATCATGCCAAGTACAGAAAGTATGCTGATGAATGGCTGAACAACCTTACTGACGCACAGATAGAGGGATTTGAAAGACAGCGTATAGGACAAATTGATAAATCGAAATGTGTATGAGTGGGAAAGATGTACTAAGGCTATTACTTATCAGTTATGGCTTTTGCCGTAATATTGAGATAAATACTTATATGGGTAACGGTGGATGGATTGGTTATGAAGTATCTGCCAACAATGACGATGGCGTTGAATACTACGCAGTAGATTGTGAAGGTTTGCTTTTTCATATATACGAACTACAGAAATTTATGAGAGATGAAAATATTGAACCTCGTATAATGTTGGGTAATTTTAGTAATAAGCATCTGCTTTCAGACGAACATTTGAATAATATTTTAAAACTGAAAGAGAATGAAAATTATTGTAAAACAAATCCGAATAAGTTATGAAACAGACAGTAGAAGAAGCTGCAAAGAAAGCAAGAATGGCAAGTGCTGAAACATTGACTACCTATGGTACACATAGGTCACTTGATGATTTTACATATTTATCCCATGATGAAATTGCAGCAGCTGCCATTCCGATTGCAGGAGCTATTCTTGGTGCAACCTATGGATATCAAAATAACCTTAAGAAGCAGCGGAATAAGATAGAGGATGCGGCAGGAGATAGGGTTGCTGGAATTATTAAAGGTAAGAAGAAAAAGGAGTAAATTATAAAATGTTATATTTATTTGGATCTGGCGCATGGAAAGGAATAAGGAAGGTTGTAAAAATTGGATATACCGGAGACTTAGAAAAACGAAAAAATCAATATCGTCTTCATAATCCTCTTGGAGAAATAATATCTACACGAGAGGGTTCAGAATTAGACGAACTTAGACTTCACCTTAGACTATATGATTTTAAAGTTGAATTCTTAGATGAATGGTTTTATGATGAGCAACCAGTTTTTGAAGTCTTTGAGCAATCCTTCGAAGAGATAGATGAGTGGCTTTGGAAACATAGAAGTGAGACGTTGCTGTTTCCACAAATTCCTCTCCCTGGAACACTAAAAAGAAAATTACTTGACGAACTACAAAAGAAACATAGGACCATAACTGTAGAAGGCGAGAAACTCTTATAAGTGTAGAAAAATAAACAAATAGAAAAATGGATGAAATAAATGAATTAATTAAAAATGATTTGAAAGATAGATCATGGAAAAATCATTATGATAAACTGGACCTATCAAAACAACCTCATCTTCCAAGGATATATTTCTTTGGGAGTGTTTTTGGGGTAATACTTTTCTTAGATGGTGATGGGAAAGATAGAAAAGATACTAGTTTTTCTATTATTATGAATCACTCAGCAGACATTCCAAGTTCATGGATATTAGTTGAGAAAGATTGTACGGCTAGTACTTGGATAGATGATCTCATAAAACAATTCGAGAGAGCAAAAAAGTGGATGAAAATTTAATTTATAAACCAAAAAAAAATATGGCAGAAATGAAATTAAACAAGGAAATTATTGCATTTCATAGAGGATGCGTATTAGTAGAGAGCAAGGAGTTAGTAGATCCTAGAAACATGGAGGAAAAGAGTAAGAGAGTATTAATCTCACTTCTTCAAGAATTAAAGAGATATAGATATTTTCTTTCTCCCGAAGTAATATGTAGGATGACGATTAGTGATATGGAAAATCTCCATACAAATCTACTTCCATACATCCACGAATTGTATCATTCTGGGGAAAAGTTTAAACCTTTGTATCCAGGATTTCCAGAACAAGTAATTTCTAAGGATAAATCGGAATTGTGGTTAGATCAAAAAAGAGTTTATTCTGGTGATCTTGAAGGATTTCTAAGAGATAATCCTTGGACAACTAAAGAAGAGAAGGAAATAATTGATGAAGAGCCAGATCGACAGCTTAAGATTATGACTCCTTCTGAATTTATGGATATTCCTCGGCAAATGATGTCGGCCGGAAATTCACTAACAGGAGAAACTAGGGAAGAGTTGGCATGGTTCTTAGAGAATTATCCAGAACTTAGCATCCCAGAACGTATACCATTTAAAGAAACAATGTGTATAGTAGCTAAACATCGGCCGGAATATAAAATTGCCGAGATTAATGATGTCTTGAGGTATAGTTTGTACTTGATGGGAGCTGATCCAAGTCTTCCACATGTTCCAAAAAAGATACAAGTTAACTCTTGGTCTGGTAAAAAGACTGATAATCCTGAATGGAGAAAACTTGATTCTCTTCCTAGATCAAAACGTAGAGAAATTTGTGGAAGAATAGAAAAAATAATTGAGGCTAAAGGAGTAGAAAACTGTATACGAGATGCAAAACATTTTTATGGACATTGGGTATTACTATCAGAACGTGTACATCCGAAGGAATATGTAGTAAATTATCCTGAGTGTGCTGATTTCTTTGTAAAACTTAAGAGTAAGGGTTTATCAAAAGAATATCGTACATTTAATTCTCAAGTACAGAATATGTATGATACTGGTAAAGATATTCTAGAAATAGCTAAATTTATTTCTACTCATCCAGGGGAATTTATTAGAAAATTTGATTCTCTCTTAAGAAGAGCTCTTGAAGAAGGTAAAGAATCTGATATAATGGATATCTTTATAAATACTTCAGGGATGAAAAATAAAACACTCTTAGAAATTCTTAGCTACTACGATATAAGAGATCAATCAGAAAGTACTCCTAGAGTGGTAAATATTCCTGGAAAAGGTTTATATATACTAGATGGATTAAAACCAATTAACCCTGGATTCTTAGAAACTATAAAAGATAATATAATTCGAAAAATATTTCTCAACATAGATTCTAGAATTACTGAGAAAGATTTAGTAAACGAGATTGTATATATCGATCCAGAAATTAAGAGAATACCTATTCCGAAGGGTATGAGAAATCAAAATGTATCTGTCCCCAAAGGAACAAGATATAAAATCTCTGGAAATATTGTTAGGTTTTTTGTTCATTGGATTCAGAAAGATAGAGAGGAAGACTTAGATCTTCATGCATTCTTATATAAGTCTAATGATGATATTAGCAATATAGGATGGAATACTTCACTTAATTCTAATGTTGCTGTTCATTCTGGTGATGTATTAAACCGTCCAGGAGATTGTGCAGAGTATGTAGACGTTGATCTAGATAAGTGCAAAAAGAATGGATATAAATATGTGGTGATGGATGTTTGCAATTATAAAGGTCGAGGAATGGATACTCTTCCTGTATGGTTGGGGTATTGTACTAGAGAAAAATTACAGGAAGGTGATAAAACTTGGCATCCGCAAAAGGTTGAATTAACAGTTCCCGTTACATCTAAGACTGATTCGATAGCAGCAATGATGATTGATATCGAAAATAGAGAAATGATTCTCTTAGATTGTGAGACTTCCGGACTTCCAGTTAATAATAAAGATAATTATTCCTTACAGAAAGCAATAGTTAACTTTTTCTCTAAACAAGAAAAATACTCATCTTATGATATCATTAAGCAACATTATGAATCTAGAGGTGCTGAAGTTGTAGAAATATTACCGGATGATCCAGATATAGAAGTAAAAGAAAAAATATTATTTGAAGATATATCAAAGAATTATGTGAAAATACTTGATATTATCGGCGAATAAAAAAAAATAAAAAGATAGGTCTTGACTAATTAAAAGTCAAGTTAAATCCTATCTTTTTTTATTCTTCCTTTATTCTTCGATTATCGCACCGAAATCTTTAACAGCATCTTCATATACTTTCAAAGATTCAGAATTTTTATCAATCGAAGCCATACATTTATTTAGGAACACTAATTTTCCTGATAATCTTTGTTCCTTCATCATATCTTTCACCGACTCTGCTACACAATAATCCTTTGCAAAACCAGCTATATAAACTTTGGTATAATCTTCTCTAGCAATTTTATCTAGGAATTCATATCCCTCAGATTTTTTAGCGCCGTTTGCATAAGAAAAGGCAGAAAACATCTCTAAGTGTGGATTTCTTCCCTTCTGAATTAGCTCATATTCGGCGCCATGATTACTGAGGGACCATAAATTTAATTCCTCAACTAGATTTTTGGGCAAACTCCATCCCCAAGAACCAGCGATACAATGTTCAGGCCAAATAGTATGAACTTTTCCTGTCTTCTCTAATTCTTCAAGGTAGGCGATAGTATTTTCTTTATTATAAAAAGCTGGAGTATATTTTCCCGATTTTACCATCCCTGAAGTAATAGTTGTAAATGCTTCAGGAGTTTGTTCCCAATACATAGAATGCCCAATATGATAAGACATATGAGTATCTTGTGTAACTATGATTTTTTCCAAGATTTTTCGTTTCCCAGATATCCATTTACACAATTCTTTCGTTGCTTTCTCTGCTCCAGGAACATAGAGAGTTCCTTTGGGGTTACAAAAATCATACTGTGGGTCTATTATCAGTAATAGACTTTTTTCTTTTTCTTCCATAATTTAATTCTGATTTTAAAATTGTTCTTATTATATCTTCATTATCTCTAAATATCTTTTCATCTCTCAAACAAATTTCCCAATGATATTCATTAACATAATCATTAGCAGAAAACATTAAATCTCCAATATACTCGGCAGAAATCTTAATAGTTATTTCCTTGAGATCATCTTTTTCAATATATTGATGTTCTTTAAAGTATAGCGAATGAATGTAAGAACTATTAATTGTGCATTTTGTTTCAGAAATTAGATCATCTTCTGTAATATTTTCAAGATCAGTTATTAATCCAAAGACTACATAATTTTTTCTAGTTATTTGAAATTTCTCAATCCTACTAATATCATATTTATCTTTTATATTAGTAAAAGTATCTTCCATCATAAAATAACTAAAAGCTGGATCTTCATCTTCTTTTTCTCTTCTAATGACTGCTCTGAAAAATCTTGGATCTCTTTTGAATTCTATCATAATCCTTCAAATAATTCTTCTCGTGACACTTTTATTACTCTGGAAGTTCTTCTTTTAAATTCTGATCCTTGAACTCTATTCCAAATCTTCATTACAGTATCCATCCCATGAATTTTAGATAATTCTGAAATAGCTCCCGAACCTTTACAAATCAAAGGAATCAAAATTTTATCTACTTCAGTATAATCCTTTCCTCCAATTTGTTCAAGATCAGAACTAGAAATTCCATTACCATCAGTGGGTGTAATATTAATAGCTTTCTCTAGAGCTACCATCTTATCGTACGAATTTTTATTTATGATTTCAGTATCTAAATAAGATTCTGAATAATACTTCGCATGTAACCACTTAAGAATAGAGTATACTTCTGTTTTCCAGAGACCACCCATAGGATTAAAATCTCCTTCATCTCCGTGAATAGTCCAAAATCCAAGATAATGTTCAGTTAAGTTATCAGTATCAATTACAATACCTTTCTTAATACCAGCTTGATTATATAGGTACATCATTCTAAGACGTGCCATAATATTTCCGTTGGCTATTTTTGTTTGTTCTGGCATCATCCCCTCTATCTCGGATATACTTTTTCCAGATAAATCACAAAGAATATCTCGATCATTATCACAATAATCGTAGTTATAGAGATTTTCTATATAACTTTTATAGAAATCATACTGTGCAACTTCTCTATAAAAAGTTTTAACACAAAAAGCATTTCCTGTTAGATCAGACGAAGTAAGTTCATCTGGTTTATTCTTTATTGGAAGTGAATATCCGTAAAAAGGAATTCCAGATCTATTTCTAACTTCATTACATACAGCAGCCATAAGAGTACTATCTGCTCCTCCTGAGATACCAAGAATTAATGCTCTTATATTATTATCTATCACATATTTTTCGGTCTTTTCAACCATCTTATTAAATATGGCTTCTTGTTCTCCATAATTTAATTTTCTTTCATAAATGTTTGTTTTCATAATTATCAATGTTTTATTGTTACATTAATAAGGATTTGTCGGTTATCTTAAGGAGAAAAATAAAAGGGAAAATTTATTCCCTTTTACTTAAAAATTTTATACTAGATCCAGAGTTTCTTCTAAGCATCTAAATATATTAAGAATATTAAAATAACATAATTTAGTGCATAAACTTGGAGAATAATCCTTATCATAAAATAAACCAGCCTCTCCCGCAAGCTCAAACATTAAATCCATTGTAAAATCTTTGAGTTTATTCTTAGAAATTCTAATATTTTCTGATATTATCCTAGTATTGTCAAGATCTCTCAAATTTATTTCAGAATCAAATTTAACTTCATAGAATAAGCACAAGCCTTTATCAGATGTGCGCTTTTTCAGAAATTTTGTTCCAGGATCAATTAGAAAATATACAGATTCTGTTTTTAGACAATCCTTATACTTTTCCTTCAGATAATCGTCAATATTTCTTAGTTCCAGCTCATCCTTGAAATTTTTCTCAGAAATTAATTCTTTATCGACAAGAGCTAAATTATAAACTGGAAGATTCTTGATTTCTAAAAATTTAGATACCCAATATTCTTCATTATTGTCAGTATAATAAACTCTAACTAAGATATCACCTTTCAATCCTTTGGATCCATAATTTCTAATCCATTCTTCTCTATCCATTTATATCTCATATATTTTAATAATTTAAATTGATTCTTCTTAGCAAAAATTTGTATGTGTTCTGGAGATAAATTCTTTGCTTTAAATTTCTCTAAAAGAATTTCAGAAGGAATATCTATAACCTTAACATAAGAACTATTATAGTCTTCAAAATGCTGTCCTGTTCGTTCCGACCTCACATTATATGATTCCGAGAATCTAATAGATTTCCCAAGTCTTTTATAAGGAGAGGAAATAAGTGATATTGCAATCTGAATAGTATCATTAAGTTCTCCATAATAAGATTTGAAATAATTATCAATATCTTCATTATTTTTTATAAGATCTAGATTAACATGTTTTAGATCTCCACATTTTGCATAGAAGTAAATAATGAACTTAGGTTGTCCGAAAGAATAAAATTTACGTACTAAATATACTTTCATCTTTGTAAAATTAAATCCCCAAGAATATTTTACTATCCTTGAGGACTTTTTTATTATTATCTTCTGCGCATTCTATGTATCCTATGAGCTCTAGATTTCTTCCTAGTATACTTCTTTTTTGATGTCTCTTTAATTTGTGGTTCTTTTGTTAAAACTACTTTCTTTTTAGGAGACACTCTAGCTTTTACTCCTTCTAAAATACCTGAACTTATAGATCTAGGTGGAATCACTGTTTTTCCTGATCCATCTGTATAAGAATTTGTTTCAGGGTAATATCTATATCCTCCAGAACCCAATACCCATGCTCCAAGTGCTGCATTATAAGCCCAAGAATTATTATCTCGATCACGAAAAATTTGTCCTTGTGTTGGTTTCTTTGGAAGTGAATCTGAAGTAGTTGTCCAAGTTTTTCTTCTCTCAGGAGATTTACTACATCCTCCAAAAATCAATAATAATCCTAAGATGAAAATTATTAATATAAAATCAATTGATCTCTTCTTGTTCATCTTTTCTCCTTTCTAATGGTTTAACTCTTTTATAATTATCATAAAACCAGGATAAAAGTTGTTTTGTTGCATACTCTACTTCATCCGGTTCAAGTTGAGATGATTTATACCTTATCGACCAATCAAGCATATAAAACTCAAGAGGCATAATGAAACTGTCTGAAGTCATTACTACTTTCAAACATAATCCTGGGGAAAGAAATCCTCTACCTGAGACAAACCTCTCTTTCCAGATATTATAGAGGTTGTATGGTACTTTATAGGTTTCATCATATTCGGTTGGAACTTCTCCTGTATCATTTACCTCCCATTTAACATCTTCAATCTCATAATCATTAAAGATCATTTCGAATTCCGTCTTGAAGTTTTCCTCATATATTCGATCAAGAGCTCCATAACCAGTTTCAGAAACCACGAGAATTAATCTATCGGCCGAATCAACTGCTATCACTTGACCTTTATATAAGAAACAATTTCCAGGTTTTAATTCAGGATCTTCACCTAAGAAATCTCTAAGCTCAGTTCTTACTTCAATTTCTTCTGAGTTTTCGTCGGCCGGATCTTTTTTCTCGTGTTTAATCTCTTCTGGAAATCTGCAAAAATCCCATTCTATTACTGCATTAAGTTTTACCAAGATTCCAGGGATAACTAAATCAGCCATTCCTTTCTCACAACCACAGCGATATTTCTGTGCTAATACTTCAATAATCATAATATAATAAATTTATTTAACTATATAATTACCATTTTCAGAAATAAAATCAATTTTTATAGCAGGATAAGAACCACCCCATATATTAATCTCTCGCTCTTTCAAAATTTTTCCAAGTGAATTAATCTTAAAACATGAGAATTCCATTTCCATTCGGATATTACTAAGATCGAGAGTAGAAAAATTAGGTTTATTAAGAATTGTTCTAAATATTTGTTTAACATTCTCTAGAAAACCAATCTTAAGTAATTCTTTGGCATAATATTCAGCTGAAGATTGATTATCAAATACTTCATCCGGAATTTCAAAAGATCTAATTTTTCGAAGCATTGAAATTACTTGACTTTTAGAAATTATATCATTGGTTGATAATTTCTCAGTACATTCATGGATTATGCTATCAATATCCTCAATAGATTTATCCACTACTATTCCTGTTACTTGTTTTGTTACCATAATTTATTTTGTTAATATTATACATCATATATAAGAATCTCAAGGGAGAAAGAAAAAAGAGAGGGAAATTAAATCCCCTCTTTATCATATAGTACTTTAAATCCAATATAATGAGACCTTGGAACAAATACATCTCCTACTAAAGGTATAAATCCAATCTCTCCAGTAATTTCATCTATATCTTTTGACTGTCTTCCTTTCTCTATATATAAGGTAGAACAATTAAAATCAAACTCCTTAAGAACTTTTCCACTTTTTGAATAAGCTGTAATCTTAATTAGCTTTTTATTTTTCTTCGTAATAAATCTACCAATCATTTTCGAAATTTTCTCAGTTCCTTGAATAGATATTAATCTAAGGTTATTTTCTCCTGGTTTAATTGTCTTTGAATTTATCTGAGTTAGTGTTGTATATAAACTAAGACCACTCATTTCTGGTTTAAAATTACTAGTTTCGAATAATTCATTTAATTCTGCTGCTTCTTCTTTTGTTAATTTTTTCATAATCTTTATTTTTATTTATTCTTTTCATTAATAAGGCTTTCACGGGAAAAATAAAGAGCCTCAATCCAATGTTTCCAAAGGATTAAGACTATCTTTTTTATTTACTATTTCTACTCTATGTGGCATCCAAAATTTCAAAGAATCAATCTCTTCATGGTGCAGTAAGAAATCAATTCTATTTGTATGCTTAGAACCCATAAGATCTTTTACTATCCATTCACCATTTAAACCTGGACATTTCTTAGACTGGATTAGAACTGTATCTCCAAAGTTAAATTTCCCACTCCTTCTGAGATCTCTAGAGACTGCAATCCATCTATGTTCACCTGTTTTAACTTTTTCAGGATGAACTTTACTTCCATCTGCTGTAATGCTTCCCGATCTAGCATAATAAAATGTAGCTAATGGAGTAGAATCTAAGTCCTTGGAGGGGCTATAAACACTCCAACCAAGGACTAGAACTATTATGATAATTAATCTACGCAAATTTCTTTTCTATTAAAACTTTCCCATTCAAGCTTTTTCAATGCTCGATTCAATTCAGAAAGTTTACCCTTTGTAATAGACCATCTATCGGTAGGATAGTCTAAAGATTCAAGATTTACTGGAAGAGGATTTTTCATATTCGGATCTGTATTACTATATAATCCGACCGGTTCAATCCAAACTTCCTCTTTTCCTTTTTCACCACAAAGTTTAAATACTGCATAAGTCTTAGCAGTCCAGAGAATATCAACATAATTTCCAGGATACAATTTATAATACTTCCATCTCATTGTATCTCTAAGACCAATAATTACTGATTTCTGGATATTATTACCATTCTCCATTTCAATCAACGGAAATCCAGGAAAACCATTATCAATTACTGGTTTATCTCTCCACAGAATTCCTTGCAAGAACTCAACTGCCTTTTCTTCAAGACCTTCACGACTACCAAGACACATAGAAATAACATCTAAATGTTCACGAATAGCTTTTTTCTTTTGACTATCACAGAATTCTTTTGGATTTCCAATTTTTGTTCTTTCACTAATCTTTTCCAATGATATATATGGAATAAGATCTGGACTTAAACTAGGACTCACAATTCTGTACAGATAGTATGATGGATCTTCGACTAGTTTGTTATTACTCAAAAAAATCGGATAAATATTACCGATCATACTGTTTGTTACGTTGTACTTAATCATTTCTTTTTTGATTTCTTTTTGTTATTACTACTATTTTTGTTATCACTATTTTCTATAAGAGATAATCTAGTAACAATCCGTCCTTTTGTTAAATCATAAGGACTTACTTCAATTTTCACTTTATCTCCTGCTAGAATTCTTATATAATTTTTTCTAATTTTACCTGATATAGTACATAATACTTGATGCTCCATAGAATCTAATTCTACTGAAAACATAGAATTCCCGAGCTCTTCAACAACTTCTCCTGTAAATGATAAATTCTCTTGCTTAGCCATATCACTCTAATACTCCTTCTTTATCAATTAACATTTGAAGATTCCAAAATTTACTTGATATAATTTCATTTACAATAACTTCTGGAATATTTTTAATACCTCCATAGTACTTAATCAAGTCTAAAATATCTACTTCAATTGTTGTATATATTTTCGGAGATTTTTTAGTACCGGTATTAGTATCATAAAAAGTTCTTACACCTAATCCAAAATTATTTCTAGCGTTTTCTATCAAATCTTTAATATCCAATAATAAATTAGGTGTAGCAGAGAATAAATCAGATAATTTAACTACCTCTAGAGTATAATTTATTGATTTAATTCTTTGTCTACTAATCTTTCTGGAAGCATCTGTAAAGTGATTTTTAAAATAAATACTTCCTAAAGATACATAATTCTCAATTCCAGATAGTATTAAACTTTCTGGATTACCTTGACTTACTACCTCTACTGCTATTTCATTTATATTTATTCCAAGATCTATAAAGAGTTTTCTGTAATACAAATTTCTCATTGCATTTCCATCTTTAAAATCTTGATAAAATCTCCTTACTAAGTTTTCTGCATTCTTATCATTATTATTTCCTTCACCAATATAAATGTCTTCTCTACTCTTATTCAAATCCCAAGAACATAATACAACTTCATGTAACATATTCTTAATCATTTCAGAAACAGATTCAGGAATAAGATCTGCATAAGAATCTGATTCACTTGATTTCAATGAAAGAATATCAAGAATATATTTAGGATTTGAATAACTAGAAAATCCATAATCTGAAGTAATTGTATATTCCTTCATTGAATTATCAAAGATATATTTTTGATAATCTTTCAGACAAGTTATATCATTCTCCAAAACATTTCCAGAATCTACAGCGCTTGGAAGAGAGTACATAATCTGAATATCTTCCGGTCCAGAACCAATTTTTCTGGTTTTTAGAATGTCAGAGATTTTTTTCTCATCTCCAAGTTCAGAAACATATAGATACGCTGGAACCATTGAAGAATCTCCAAGAAAATCAGAATTTAACTCGTTCTTTTTTCTACTCTTAAATTCTCCAAGATAATAATACGTATTTGTTAATGTATCATATCTTCCACCAGGAATCCACTTCTTTACTTTTTTATTTAAAGTACAATTCATTCTACGCTTCATCTCTTCGAAAGCATTTTTATATTCCGCCATTTCAGGTGTCATAAAATAAACACTTTCTTGAGAATCTTCTGAAAATACTGCTTCAAATACTGTGTCTCCAAAATTAGCTTTATCACTCTTAACCTGAGTAATTATATTGCCAATCATAGGAACTCCAAAAGCTGTCCGATACATATTACAAACTAAGTAATATTGTTCTGGATCAGGAAATTCATCACACTTTACATAAACACTAAGATCATTAGATACTTTTAATTTAAATGAATTAGATTCAATAATCACTTCATCAAAAGCAGATTCGATATTCTTTTGTACTGCCGCTTTATAAGACTTTTTTTCAGGAGAGGCTAAAAAAACACGCTTCCCTGCTGAAACTGATAAGTCACACGGAAAATAAGCTATCAAATCACTTGTTAATCTCCAAAAATTTTTCTTCATAATTTTTCTCTTTTACTCAATTGTAAACTTAATTTTTTTCTTAACATTATTGAATTTTATACAAAATCCTCCAAGATAATCATGAATCCTGTATATCTCATTAATAAGATTTTCGTTTGCTCCTATCAGCGTTTTTGGATCTACAAGAACAACTGATGCAGTAGTAAACCTTCTTTTTGCTGTATCAGGATCAATTAATTCTGTACAAGAAAATAAATGTCCGTCTGTTGCTATTACTGCATCATATAATTCTGGAATCTTAGAACACTCATAATTAAACCTAGCTTCTATGTATTGTTCAAAGCTAACACATCTCTCTCGCTCAGCATATGGAGTTCTCTTAACACTGACATAATCTTTCTCATAATAACTAAGAGTACTATTAACTCTTGCTATCAGTTCTTTGATAATTTCTTCCGTTTTCATTTAATATAATTGCAATTAAATCTTCAATTAGTTGTAATTTAGGTTTATCTGATAACATTATCTCTGATTTCTCTGGAAATGCTAAATATGTACTTTTCCAATAAGCATCTGGATCTCCAAGATTATTAGTTAACGAAAAATCCATTGAATCTTCAGGAAAATCAGAATTAATCAACCTATATTTCCCAGAAGTATACACAATTTCAGAAGTACTTCTATCAAGAAGACATTGAAAGTTCCCTATTTTAAAAGTATTCAAAATATAATCTTGCTTATGTTCAGAGGGTTTCAGTTCTTTTATTAAACTTACCTTCCAATTACTTAATGTTGTTTCTGAAGCTAAAATTTTATTATATAAGTCATCTGAATTTTTATACATTCCTGGAATTAATAATACTTCGAGGGAAGGAATATATACAAAAACTTTATTTTCCTCTTCCAAAAGAAAATATATACATGAAGACTCTGAGATACTAAGAAACTTACTCCATCTCTCTTCAGGAAATACTACTTTAGAATATTTTACATAGTCTTTATAAATTTCCTTTCCAAGAATTTTATAATATCTACTCTTTGTTATTAACTTTATCATTTTTATAAGTATTAAAAAATTCTAAAATTTTCATATCATTCCAAGAAACTCTAAATGAATCTCTAGAAGTAGGTGCAAATATTTCTGAAACTGCGTCAACGTACATAGTATGAGTAAATTCATCTCCCATATACATTCTCTTCCAATCAGCCTCTGTTATACAATCACGTACTCCAAGCTGTTCTATCGCTAAATTATCAAATCCTATAGTAGCTGATAGATTATTTTGTCGAGTATACAAAATTCTCTTTAAAGTCTTTTCCCACTCCTTAAGATCATACTTGGGTGGATTGCCGAGAGCTCTTCCCCAATTTTTATAACCAAGAATTAATACTTGTCTTCCAGACGTTATCAGTTCTTGGAGATCTTCTGGGGGAAATATTCCGGCAATGATATGATATACTTTTGTTTTAAAATATGTAGTATATTCGTCTTCTAAAGTATTTATTAACTTTTTATCAAACCTATCAATACTTACTCCAAATACTTTTACCATATCAAGTTTATCATGAAATTTCTTACGTTTCTCTTCAGTATTTAGAGACCTAGAATTTATGGTAAGTCTTGGAACAAATCCATTATCATCTGCCCACTTACATAAAACAGCACAATCATCTATAACAGAATCTTCAGTTACATCTCCACCTCCAATAGCTAATTCTATTCCAACTTTAGGAAGCTGAGATAAAACATCAATAGTTTTCTGTAGGTCAAAAGACTTTCCTTCAGAGATACTAGATTCATGACAAAATGGACATCCTATAGAACACTTATTTGTTATTTTCAAGTCTATAGAATCAGGAAACTTTGAAATAAGCTCCTCTCCTCTTCTTAATGCTCGATAAGTTTTTGTACCTGATAAATTATTAAGAGTAACATAATAATTTCCGTTTATATAAGAATATTCATCTGTTATCATAGTACTTTTCCGAACTCTTTTGTCATTACTGTATATGGTAAACTAATCCAATGAGATCCCCAAGTCTGAGTATCTTTTATTAACTCTTTAAAGATTTCATTTTCATTTGTAGAAAGTGAGTATAGTAAGGTTGATTTTTGTTTTTTACCATCACCTTTTATTATTGTTTTATTTATAATCTCTTTTTCCAGACTTTCACTAATCCAATATAATTTTCTATCACTAAGAGAAATAGGTCTAAAAGTAAGCTGATTATCACTATGAAATCCTCTCCACTTTTCCATTCCAAGATTTTTTTCAAATTTTTTGGTTTTGATATTATAAACTATATCTGAAATTAAAGATTCGTTTTTCAGATAATTCTCTATATCACAACCTACTGATTTATTATATTCAAAATCAACTCTACCTATATCTCCTCCATAATCAACACTAACGATAATTTCTGGGTCATCAGTTTCTTCTTCATAGAAACCCTCTGGAGCATCTGAATTATCATTTCCTAAATATAGCCAAGATCTTGAATTAAATATAAAATTCTTAATTGATCTAGCTGATTCCATAATTTCAGGAAATATATCAGAACTATTATGATCTATCTCAGGAGCACCAGAATCCCAGTAATAATCCTCATCCTTTTCAACAATATCATCACTTGACCTGTTTTCTTCCCAGTCAAATACTATATCCTTTGCTCCAGTATATCCTAGGACAATTTCTTTTAAGAGTTTTACTTTCTTCCGATTACTCTTATATTTCCAAATTATACCACATACATACTGAAGTTTAGTCATTGGATCATTATATTTTTCATACTCCCAACCAAATGATTCAGATCTTCTAGGAACATGTATAACTCCCTCTGAATCCATAGGAAGTGTATCAACCAATGAATTAGGATCAACACAGATTACTACAGAGTGAGACGAACTACTATTAGTCTCAGGTAGATTTTTTCTAATTACTTGTTTTAGTTTTATTCTTTTCATAATAAAAATATTTCATAATCATTTATAAGGAAAATAGGCTCTTCTTCAAAGCCTTATTAGTGTATAAATTAAAATTTAAAAGAAGATGAAAAAAGAAAAATGGATTACAAGAACTGATGCTGCAAAGTTAGCAAAAGTAAGTACACAAACTATTACAAACTGGGGTAAATCTGGTTTAATTACTATCAGAGTTATTAAAAATATGACATATGTAGATAAGAAAACTCTGATTGATTTATTGGAAAGCAGTTTATCTAAAAAGACAACTGATTTAGGAGAATTAGAACGCCAGCTAGATGAAAAGATCGAAAAAATGAAAAAAGAGATCAAAGAAGTAGAAGATGTTACAAGAATTATAAGAATTGGATATAGAAGATACTCACACTGCAAAGAATTAATTATTGCATCTTTAATAGACAATATTCATTACTATAATGATAACTCAGATTTTCACCGCATCAATGAAATTTTATGGAAATACTTAACTTTTCTTAACTCTATTAATAAAGGAAAAGGAGAAAAGAATGTTGATGAAATTAAGAAATTAGCAGATTCTTATGGTTTGACAAAAAGTGATTTTACTAAATATATTAATGATAATATAAAATTTTTATATGATAACAATAAACTAGTTCTCGAAAAACTTGAAAAGTTAACAAAAGAGAACATGACCAAAGACATAGAATTAGCTGAACTTAAGAGAATCAAAAATGTAGAAAATATTGATGTTACTTTAAGTGAAGAGCAAGAAAAGAGAATGAGATTATTAAAAACTAGTATAAGAGACTTAAATCTTTCTCGTAGAGCACTTAATACTTTAGTAGATTATGATATTCAACATAAGAATATGAAAACATTAGGTGATATTGCAACTCGTACAGTAAAAGAAATAAGGTCTATATATAATCTTGGTTATCATACTTATATTGAATTAAGTGATGTAATAGAACATTATGGTCTTTGTTGGAATATAGATATAGATTATTTCATTTTAACTGGAAACGTAAATGTAAAAATAAAGGAGGGTTAATTCCCTTCTTTTTTCTTTCTCCAAATGATGTTTTTGCGCTCCTAGGAAACCTAAACCCTAATACATGACATAGAACAATTATAAAAGAAATTTTGTAGTTGTTCTTTTGTTTTCTTAAGAAATGTGTAGTGTTTATTTAATATATAATAATTATTAAAATATTATGAATGATTTTTGCAACTGTGGTTGTGGATTCAACCCTGGAAGTGATTACAATGCGTTCGGGGATATAGGTTACAATCTTCCGCTGATTTATGAAGTCTATTGCAAAACTATTCAGGAAGTAAATGGTACAGATCCAGATACTCAAGACAAAAATAATAAAATTTATGTCAAGAATGGAGTATTATACCTTCCTAATAGTTATCATGCAAGTTTCAAATCCCCAGATACATTGATGATCTACGATGAAACAGTAACTTACAAAGATTCTACCCTAGGTCTTGTAAATGATTAAGAAAATTTTATTAAACGTTTAATTAAAAGAAAGAATAAATTATGAGCGAAAAAATCTCTAAGATTAGTGTTGACGGAGTTGTATACGATATCGCGTCTACAGGTGGTGGAGAAGTTCTAGGTGATATCCAAGAACAACTCTCTGCTCTAGAAAATAAGGTAACTGAAGAAGCTAGTGCCCGTGAAGAAGGTGACGCTAAGTTATCTGAAAAAATTGAATCAGAAGCTTCTCGTGTTGATGGAATGGTAAATCAAATCAACGAAAATGTAGCTTCTTCTATCGAAACTCTGAATAATAATCTTGTTCAGGCTATCGAAACTATTAATAATGGTATTGCAGCTGAAGTAACTAATCGTGAAGAAGGCGATGCTAAACTTCAAGCAGCTATTGATGAATTAGCTGAAAAAGTAAACGGTGAAGGTGCTGATCTCACTGAACTTGAAGGAAAAATTGAAAAAAATGCAGCTGATATTGCAACTGTAAACAATAATCTTGTTGAAGCTGTTAATAATATCAATAAGAATGTTGCAGACGGTTTCAGCACCATAAACGGAGGACTCAATAATGAGATACGTCCAGAACTTGAAAAAGCTGTTAAATATGAAGATACAGCAACTGAACAAAATCCTGGACGTAAGACTATTTTCCTAAACAATCATGATAATATTTGCGGAAAAACTACTGATGGTAGTGCTGTGAATATTGCTATGGTTTCTAAGTGGAATAAAGTAAATCTAGGTTCTAGTTCAGTAGAAATCAACTTAAACGGTTCTGCTGAAAGACCTACTTATAACGATTCCAAACAAATTGCCCTTCTTGAAGATGTTCATGGCAATATGGAAACTATTGCATTAGTTAAGAAAGATGACTTAACTTATGAACTTCAAGTAGGTGATAAAATTGCTGGTACTATTAATATTCCTGCAGACCAATTCTTGAAATCTGTTGAGTACTCTGCAGAAGATAAATCATTGACCTTTGTATTTAACACTTCTGAAGGAGAACAAACTTCAGTAGTTGATCTTAGCTCTTTGGTTGATACTTACGTAGCTGGTAATGGTATTGAATTGATTGAAAATGGATTCTCTATTAAATTAGATCCTTCCAGTGAATCTTACTTGAGTGTATCTGAAGCAGGTATTAAAGTAGAAGGTATCAATGAAATTAAGAAGAATGTTCAAGAAGTTGCTGCTAACCTAGTAACAGTTAATGAAAATCTTGCTTCTTCTATCGATGCTATTAATAAGAAAGCTGTTAAATATGAAGATGTAGCTGACTCTAATCTCCCAGAACGTAAAGCTATTGTTCTTAAGAATGGTGATGTTATTTTAGGTGGTAACTTAGAAGGTGGTACATCTAGTCTCGTTCAGCTTAATCGTTGGGGTGTAGCTGATTTTGGTTCTTCTAGCGTCCCATTTAATATCAATACTCCGAAAGATGTACGTCCAACTGTACAAGAAGCAGGTCAGTCTGGTGAAGAAGCTCATAAGATTGCGTACCTGAGTGATGTTGAATCTAGTTCGGCACAGATAGAAGAAGTTAAGGCTGCTCTTGAAACTAAAGCTGATAAGGCAGATGTTGATAGTGCAGTAGAAAATATAAATTCAGCACTTGATCAAAAAGCGGATAAGATAGCAGTTGATACGATTACTGAACAATTAGCTACTAAGGCTGATGCAGAAAGTGTTGATAATCGTTTTGCTACAGTTAACGAAGGTCTTGATTCTAAGGCTGATAAGATTGCTGTTGATGCTATTACTGAAAAGGTTGATGGTATTTCTGCTGATCTTGAAGGTGTTGTTAAGTATCAAGAATTCGGTGAAGGTCGTAAAACAATTCAACTTTCTAATTATGACAATATTTCTGGTATCGATACTAAGGGAGAAGGTCATAATCTAGTAATGTTGTCTAAGTGGGATAAAGCTGATTTTGGTGCTCCTGGGGTTGAATTGAATCTTAATGGTTCTGCAGATCGTCCTACTTATAATGATACTAAGGAAATTGCTCTTACCGAAGATATTGAAGCTGCAAAAGAAGGATTGATTTCTTATAAAGTTCTCGAAGATGGTTCTAAGACTATCGAACTTGCTAATGGTGATTCTTTGAGTGGTGTTAATGCAGAAGGTGTTGCTGGATTTAACCTGGCAAAAGTAACACCCGAGAATAAAGTAGAGATTGGCTCTGTTGGTATGGATCTTAACTTAGTTGGATCTGAACCTCGTCCTCTATTTAATGGTTCTAAAGGAATTGCTCTTTCAGAAGATTTAGAAACTAAAGCAGCCGAACTTCAAGATAATATTAATCTTAAGGCATCTCAATCTGATCTTGAAGCTTATATGAGTGCTACTGATACTAAAGTTTCTGAACTTGAAGAAAAGATCGGTAATGTTCCTACTAAAGTATCTGAATTTGAAAATGATGCTAACTATCAGAGTGCTTCTCAAGTTGATGCTAGAATTCAAGAAGTAGTTGCTGCTGCTCCTGAAGCTCTTGATACTCTTAAAGAACTTGCAGATGCTCTTGGTAATGATCCTGATTTCGCTGGAACTGTAACTACCGAACTTGCTAAAAAAGCTAATTCTATAGATGTTTATACTAAGGAAGAAGCTGATGCTAAGTTTATTACAGAACATCAAAGTCTAGAAGGTTTGGCTACTGAAAAATTTGTAGAAGAGCAAATTGCTGCTATTCCTCCCGTAGATTTAACCCCATATGCAACAAAAGAGGAGATTGAAGGACAGGTAAAATATAAAGATATTCCTTCTGAACAATTACCTAATTGTAAAGCTGTTGAGTTAGCTAAGGGTGATATGTTATTGGGCGGAGGAAATAATCTTGTTCAACTTAATCGTTGGGGAATAGTAGATCTTGGTACTCCTGTTTCTCCGATTAATATGAATACCCCTAAAGATGTACGTCCTACTGTACAAGAAGCTGGTCAATTAGGAGAAGAAGCTCATAAAATTGCATACTTAGAAGATGTAGCTGGTCTTAGCAATACTCTTGAAGCTTTGAATGCAACAGTTCAAATTCTTCAAAGTAAAGTTGATGTTCTTACTAAAACAAATACTGAAGTTGTAAGTGTTGACGGTTCTGCTGGTGAATTGAAAGATTCTTCTAAGGATTATATCGTATCAGGATCTATTAATGAAAATGCTGAAATCGTTGGTAAGTCTATCTCATTAAAATCAATTAAAGTAAGTGATAATGCTAGACTTAAATTGAATGCTGGTGATGTAGAAGCCAAAGATCTAAATATTTCAGGTTCATTCCCGAAAGCTAATGGAAATACTGTAATAAGCGTAAATAATGCTGAATTTATCGTATTCAAAGATATGGTATTTGATGCATCTGAAGTTTATAACGGTATTGAGATTGGTCTAGCAAGCAATTCTGTACTTCCGAAAAATATCTTGTTCGATAATTGTAAATTCCAAGGTGAATTCAGTAATAATGCTATCTTAGTATTAGGTACTCAAGACAATGCTATTATTACATTGAATAACTGTTATTTCGAAAAGATCAGTAATGCTCTTAGATTAAGTAATAAGTCTAATGCTTCTGGTGTAGTTGTTAATATTAATAACTGTACTGTAGATCAATGGGAAACTAGAGCTCCATGGCAAGGTTTCTTGATTTGCGAAGATTATACTAATAAGACTGAAGAAGAGGTTAATGCTAATAACTTGTTTGGTGACGGTAAGATTACTGTTAACTTTAATAATTTAGTTCATGCTGGAGTAAAGATTAATCCAGCTGATCCTGCTTCAGTTTGTGGCACTAAAAATGAAAGTCAAGTAGTTATGGTATGTCAAGATGCTGTAGCTGGTCCAGAAGGTGATTACTGTTTATCTTATGACGCGGCTAAGTTCCCAGTTGTAAGCTTTAAATAAAAAAAATAAATGGAGAGGGATTAAATTTCCCTCTCTTTTTTCTTCTCACTCAATAACCAAAAATCTTTAGTTATTTTCTTCATTATAACAGATACCATTCCAGCTAAGATAAATAATTTAGGTAATGATTGGTGAGTTATTATAAACCAACTACTTACTATTATATCTGCATCCCTAGCATAATTTTCTTGCTCTAGTGACATCTTTTCTCCAAGATTCTTAAATTCATTATATTTAGTGAGATACTTTTCTGCAAATTCTGCTCTTTTCTTTCTCTGCTTTCTTATTTTCTTTAAAAACTCTTTCTTTGTCAGCCACTTCTTTTCATAATATTCTTTTAATCGATTCTCTCTACACTGACATTCATGAAGTTGTTTTTTTAAAGATAGTTAAGCTTTGTTTTGCTTGTCTTGTAATTTCTCCTGTTTCCATTTTTATTCTCTTTTAAGTTTATTAATAAAAAATCTCCCTAAGCTATTTCATTGTTAGCTTAAGGAGTTTCTTTCTCTACATTAATAAGGCTTTAAAGGACTCAAAAAGGAAGAAAAATAAAATCCATCTATCTTCACAGACCGATGGACTAAATAGGGTACAACAATATTACAAACTTAAAAGAACCCGTTAATTCTTTTCTTTATCGTTTAGTAACTTGTCTTCTTTTTCCTTTATTTTTGTTTCTAAGTTCTTATTAATATCTTTCATCCAGTTAATTGCTTGATCTTGTATAAAAGTGTTCATCTTATTTTTTACTTCTGAAACACCATCTATTACACTATTCGTCTTCTTAACTGCTTTATATATTAAATATATACCTCCAATAATTACAGAGGTACCTACAATTACTTTTACTGTTTTCATATTATTTCTCACATTTATTTTTATTACATATATAAGGCTTTTAATCCTCTTCTTTTACCTCCCTTACAAGAAGATTCATATTCCTTGCAAGAGATACCATATTCTTAGTTCCTTTATTCTCTGCAACCGAACTAAAGAAAGCTATACATGCATTAGCCACTTCTGCCATTTGTTTATTTCTCCTATACCCAGCACTTTTTCCATATCTATCCCAATCAGCTGGATAACGCAAAACTTTATAACCTTTTTCTTCAGCATATTTTTCTCCAAGTCTATCAGCACCTCTAGCACATCCACTAACAATCACAATCTTTTCCGTTGGGTCTGCTGCTTTTCTTGATAAAATAAGATCACACTTCTCCTTAAGAAGATCGTAATCATCAAATTCTCTAGAACCACAAATAATTACTCTAAACATCTAAATAACCCTCCAATGTTTTAATTATAGAATCAAGTCCTTTATCTTCTCGCTGGGTAGATGACAGCCCAGATAAATAACCATGTAAATAATAACAAAAATTCTTAGGTAACGAAATCATGTCATCTTTTGAAGAGATTTCCGGGCTGAGATAATCCTCCAGCGGTCCATTACAATTATACCCATTATAAACATACCACTTTCCTGATTCGAAGATATATAAATACTCTTCAACTCTCTTAGGTGGTTTATCTGAAAAAGCTGGTTTGCTATTCTCCCAACTCTCACCTCTTCGAACATAATAGTCACAACCCTCAAGAGACTCTGCGATGGAACTGATATCACCACCTAGAATTAACTCAAAAGCTTTCTCAAATGAATCATAATAACACTGCAAAATCTCTCCAACACCATCTAAATAACCGTCAAAGTGACAGTAAATAACCATATACTCTCCTCCTAGATAAACTTGATGTCCATGAATGTTCTCGTATACCTTTCCAATCATTTCAGTAGGTATCTTAACTGAAATAGTACTTCTTGTTGACATAATAATTTAATTTTTATATTTATTTTTCTTTCTTTCCTCTAACAATATCTGCAACTCTATCTCCTGCAGCATCTTCTATTTTATCTCTTTGTTTCTTGAGATTATTATCACGACCATAAACTGCACCAATAATAGCTCCAGCAATTGGGATAGCAGCTGTCGCAATTTTTAGCTTTCGTTTCTTCTTTCCAACTGTTTCTATCATATTTTTACGGCTATTATTAATTATATCATGTTTACCTCTTCTAACCTCATCTATTACAGATTTTTCAAAAGGATCAACAGAAGCATTAATTCTCCTTTGCATCTCTGTTTCTACTTTCTCAGTTCGATAGTCATGAACTTTATTTATTCTAGCATTAGTAGCATTTTTTAATTTCTTAATTGAATTAATCTTCTCAAGCTTCATTTTACCAGCAACTCCAGCTGTAGCACCAATACCAGCTCCTAAAGCAGCATCCCATCCTTTATCAGATTTCTTTCTCTCTACTTCTTTAGAGAATAATTTACGTTTTATTACCATTTAACAACTTATTTAAATATTTAAAAAATTTACTACTAAATTCTGGATCTTCTGACTGAAAACACCACCTAAGGATCTTTCTATCATAATTTTCCATACTTGAAACTTCCCCATTTAAGTACGTTTCATTTAATTTTATCACTCGTTTCCTAAAATATTCCAAATCTTCTTTTAGAACTTTATTTATATTTCCCAAACAATCTGAAGTTCCTTGATATAATATAAGAACCTTCCACGTTTTTCCAGCTCTTATATTATAATAATCCTCTGATAAAATATCCATCTCGAGTTCCTCAATTTCATCTAATATATTCATTGCCATAAATCCAGGAAATTGGGATATATAGACATAAAACTCAGTCTTATGCTTATCTTTTAATTCTTTTTCTGTTGGTGGATTAATATAAGAATCTATACAAGATATTGCTTTAGAAATTAATTTACCTAACTTCATAATTAACACACCTCCTTTCTAGATAATAATTCATAACCTCTTACTCTTTTTTTCTCTCCATCTACAACTTCAGTAGATTTATACTCCTTTACCTCAAAGTAATTTAAAATATCATTAGCTTTTGGCACTGCAGTATAAGAAATACTAGAATATAAATCTCCTAGTTTTGCTTTAAGATTAGATAGTGTATATTTCTCTCCTGGATTAAAGTTTTGATGAATTGTATTATTAAGTAATTCTGGACTAAATGTTACTATTCCAAGCTCTTTCTTTATTTTATGAGAATTGTATGATAACGCTTTAAGTTTAGTAGGACCTAATGACAGATAATAAGACTTAACTTCATCAGAATCTGCTATTTGTCCAAGAACTATATCTATCACTTCTCTAGAAACAGGATATTCACATAACATTTTAAGTTTATCATGAATTGTAGTATAAGTATCATAAATACAGAAAAATCTAGTTACATCCCTATTTACTATATCATCAGGAGTAAGTTTAGAGTGTACACTACTAAATACACTAAATCTATCTTTATAATCAATTTGCTGAATTTTAAATGCTCGAATCTCATTAACTTTTACAAGCTGATTAATAACAGGTTTTAAAATAATATTACCTGTACTGGTAATTATTTTATTTACTGCTACATAATTATCTTTATAACTTGCTGACTTAGCTACATATAAATAATTTTTCGCTAAATCATATCTTTCTTCATCAGTTCCTTTATTATATACTGATAATAAGTTTTCTGTAGTTTCTGTTTTCTTATTTAAAATTTTCTGAAAATCAGACTCTTTCATTTCTCTATAATCTGCTGTAGTACGATAATAAAAAGTTGCTGAATTGTTCCAAGGATTACTAAACAACCTTTGTCTACCTAGTATCTGTGGAAGATCTTCTGCAATATCAACTGCTAAACAGTCTGAATTAGAATCTGAGAATATAAAACTACGTGCACATAAACTATAAAAATCTGCTCCTAAGTAAACCGTTCTAGTACAAAACGTAAACATCCTAGGTTTAACTCCTTTAAGAGGTACTTCTCCTATAGTAAAACCTTTTCCTAATTTCTTTTGTATTCTCTTTAGATTTTCTGGAGTATTGCTACATAATATATTACATTGTTCTGGAGTTAATTCATTTTTCTTGATGATAGATATAATATGATTAACACTGTTTACATAAAATACTGCTTCATCTGATATTACTCTAGTAGGTACACTATCTCTAAGAACAACAACTTCTTCAAAATCTCCTGATAGATAGGATTGAATTACTTCTTCTGCTTTTGTACCTACTGATTTCATTGTAAGTACTTTTAATGAAGGTTTGATTACTCTACTAGAATCTGAACTATACCAATCTAATTCATAATATGGGAGATCCTTAAATTCATCTAACATTTCTAGATATTCATCCATCATAGGAGTAGCTGATACAAAGTATGCAGTAGGTGATTGTTTAAGATATTCCAAAAATCCCATTTCAGTATTGCTTTTAAATCTAGAATCGTGTAAAATACTCTGAAACTCATCTACTATAGTTATAAACCTATCAAATATTCTAATTTTTTCAAGAATATCTTTAACGATTCTATATGAATCATATGTTACTAGAATCTTAGCTGGTTGATTATTTAGATATCTTTGATAGGTATAAGTATCAATTTCTCTATATAATCTTTCATAGATCTCAGAATTATCTTTCTTTTCTTGATAATCTTCATCTAAATTAGGATTTTTAATATCCTTACTAATATCCTTATCCACATCTGGATCTTTATCCATCTCATTAATTACTAAATAAATATCATTTTTATGTTGATCATATTTATTCTTTAAAAGCATTTTTCTAGGAGAACAAAGTATTACATTCTCAGGACCATTAATACAGTATTCAGTAAAACCACATCCAGGTAATTGTTTATTAATAATACATTTACTTAGAAAATTAGAAAAGCAGAAATCTTTCCACTCTCCTATATACCTAATTCCTCTAGGTACAATAATTTTATCTTTAGTCATAATTTTATAAAGTTTTTAATTAATTTATTATTTATAGATTCTTTTTAATACAGAATCCAGTTACATAAAATCGAAGACTAAGGATACCCTTTATAATCTTCATTCAATTGTAAGGATTTAAAGTTAGTAGAAGCGCAAAATTGTCATTTAAATAGGACATATTTGACCATATATAAAGTAAATCTATTTTCGATTAAAAAAGTTCCACTTAATATATTCGATCTCCCTTTGGGAGGAGATCGAATTCTTATAATCTATTTATTCCCTATATAGTTTATTCAATCTAGAGCCCGTAGGGCCCTGGAGTGAACCCTTTAGTGGTGAACGGAAGGTATGATAAAGGGTTCCTTAGTCCTCATAAAAATGTATCAAGAAAAAAGAAACCAAGGAAATAAAATCCTTGGTTCTTATAAGTTTTAAATTTCACAATCCTCTATTAAAGTCTTGAATTGTTCAAAGTTTAAAGTACCACCTCCAGCACTTTTATGTCCAAAAATAATGCCTCTATATCCAGCACAACTAAATTCTGGAATTCGATCAGGTTCTTTATACATTGATATACTATATACTCCTTTATCTCTTCGATTACATACTATATAAATATCATAATCATTTAAGACAGAATTAAAGACTGTACTTGAAAATGCAGTTCCTATTACACAAACTCCTCTATATTTTCCAGCAACAGTAACGGGAAATGAGAATGATTTAACTACTCCTTTATTAATTTTATCCTGATTTTGTTTAAGAATAGTTCCAAGTTCTATTACTTCTGTCAATCTATCTTCCCAGAAACATAGATTAGGAAATTCATAGAGCCACGTATCAGGATTTAAGCCATATTTAAATTTCAAACCACTCTGTAAAGGAAGTATTACATCTTGCCAATCATCTTCCCCAACTTCATCTTTTCTCCAAGTATCATATACTCCAAGAAGTCGAATAAATTCTGGAATATCTTGACCTGGACAGAAAAATCTCCAAGTTAATTCACAAGCAGCTGGTCCAATCTCACGAATACCTTTAATTCCGGTGTAGTTATTTTGTATAGAACTTTCGATGGATGATACATGATGATCTATGAATATAAAGTTATCTCCATAGTGTTCCCAAACCTGTAACATAATTTCAGGAGGGAAACTTATATCAACCATACAGATCAGGTCATAGGGTCTTCCATTCTTATCTACATACATTTCTGGAATTTCATCTCCATAATTATATCCGGTTTTATCTACTTGGTACCCTTCATCGTATAGTGATTTTACTGCTATACACATACTGGATGTTCCATCAAAATCTACCCTATGAAAGATAACTAACGCTTTTTTATTTCTGTTCATATCCTAATAATTTAATTAATAAATCAATTTCACATTCTAGTTTTGTTAATAATTCTATAGCTTCAATCATAATTTATAATACGTTCTATAAATTCAGACTTCATAATTGCTCTCGCTTTAAGATCTACTATATGATTTAAGAGATCAAGTTCCGCACAGTTATACCAAAACCATTTTCCTTCAGAAGAATATTTAGTATCTTCTCTTTCTCTTCGTTCTTCTATAATTTTTATAAACTTTCGATATACTTCCTCTTTTTCTTCTGGGAGGTATGCTATTTTATAATCAAACGTACTAGGATATAGTTTTAATTCCTCCATAAGTTCTCCGGCCGTATATCCAAAATCCTTAGCTACTTGTGAGAATGTAGAAATTTGATATCCGCGTTTCTTTAAGTAGTTCTCCATTATTTCTTGGGAGAGAGTTATACTAAATACTCGATTTCTACTATTATATTTCGTTATCATCTTCTTTCTATAAATTTAATTTCAGATTCGATTATACCACGGCCGGATTTTTCATGGAGGGTTTTTGTTTTAGGTATATATCCAGAGTCCATAGGTTCAGTCATATAAAATAAACTAGTTCCTCTAAATGTAGCTGTTATTACTTTTTGGCCAGGTTCTACTTTTACTTCCATAGTTCCTCCAAACAATACAGTTCTTTTATTCTCTGGGAAAATAAATACAAATACTATATATGCTACAGCTATGATTATAATTCCCCAAAATATTAATGTTCTCTTTTTCATTGTTGTTTTATTTTATAAATTAATATTAAATTTTTATTGGTAGGAGAATATAAGTATACATTAATATTTCCTAAAGTATCAGAAGTTATTAAAGAGTTGTTATTTGGTTTAAGATCTATAAACTTTTCGCCTTTAGGAAGATTAATTGTTACTGTTGTTGAAGAACTAACATCTTCGACCTTTTCAACGGATTCACAACTTACTAACAATAATGTTGTTAACGCTAATAATGTTAATAATTTCTTTTTCATATTTTTTAATTTAAATTTCATATATAAGAATTTCAAGGAGAAAAATGAAGAGGAAAACCTTAGTCTTCCTCCATTACTAATAATACTATGTTATACAATTCAAGCTTTCTTTTTATTTCGTTCTCACCATTTCCTATATTCCATAAAAACAATGGTCTTAGTTTCTGTTGATATCTATATTCACCCCAATCCATCTCTTCAATTTTTATACCCAAAGTGTCTTCAATCATCTTCTTTAATTCTAGATGATTATAGGTTATTTGCATTTTCTTATTTTCATGCATTTCCAATAATCTAAGAATTCCAGAAGACGCCCTAACAGATACTATTTTCTTAAGATATTCACAATCAAGTTCGGTAAGGCTATATATCTCCAGTAATATATTTAATTCTTTTTTTAAGTTGTCGAATGTATAACTTCTATAAATCTCTAGGGTATTTGATACACTTCTATAACACCCCATTCCATAACTTAACCAACAAATAAACCTAGTTATTGTTGCCTTTAATTGTAATTTAATTTTTCTAATAATTTTTTCCATATTCTTATTTTTTTTAAATAAAAAGTCTACCCGAGTTTTTCTTCGAGTAGACATTTCACTTATGATCTATTATCTTTTCACATATAAGGCTTTGAGGGATTCTGATCTGATAACATTAATAATTTTTTAGGAATATCATCTTCTGGATAAAGATAGGATAATACATCTTCTTTTTGATATTTTTCAATCATTTCTTTCCATGATGTATAATCAATTAACCTAAATCTTATAAACCTATCTTCTACTGGATACTCTCCTCCAATTATATATTTATCATTCTCTTTTACATACCAAGATGTTAATGGTCTTTGTAAGAAACTCTCAAGTTGATGATGTGGATCTTCTCCATAACATGTATCTAGTACAATCTTATAGTGCTTATCCACATGTTGAAGAGGTATAATATCAGGTCCTAAACTAGTTATCATACATATAGACATGTAAGTATTAGGAACTGTACAACCTGATTCCTTAAGAGCTTCTATAGTATGTATCTTAAGAAAATTAGTGAAAACATTTTTGTAATCTTCTATATTTATTTTATATCCTAAGTATAATCTTTCAGATGGTTGATCACTTAGGATAGATCTTGGATTTTGAATTTCTATAATATTATCATATGTCCAAGATTTTTTATTTTTCCAGTAAGTATCAAAAATTATATTAAATAAATCAACACTAACTTCAAACCATTTACTAATCATATATTGGTATTTTAAATAATTCTTTTTCTGTAACCCCATCCAGAAATAATAATTCTCCAAAAGATATTACAAATATTAGATCTGGATTATTAAAACCTTCCCGATAAAATGATAAGTCCCCTGGATAATTTTTGGTCATTATATGATCTGGAATAAAGAATTCTACTCCATCATCAAATAAGAATCCCATTTTTATTCCATACTGAAATAAGAACTTATCAACTTCAGATAACTCAATATCAGGATAAATGTTTCTTCCTAGTTTTATTTGCTTCATAATGGTAGAATGGACAATCTTCGCTACATTCATCAGATAAAATGCAACTATTATTACAAAATGTTTTTATATCATTATACATATCTTTTATTGTATATATTCCTTTTTTCTTCTTTTCTTCATTGATTCCACAAATTGTACAATATTGAGAACTAATCTGAAAAACTTTATTCAAGTATTTACGACGTCCAGCAACTTCATAATACTCTGCATAAATTAAGTACGTTATATCGTTATCAGACATTGCTTCTTTCTTACTAGAAATATAAGATCCAAGTACTGTCCCAATAAATTCAGCACAATCAAACATCCAAGCATCATTTATAGGAATATATACTTTAACTTTAGTACCAATCCTATAGGTTATTTGTGGATAAAAATCAATCTCTCCAGTTGATATATTTTTCTTGATGATATTAATCTTTTCATTGATTTTAATATAATCCTTATCTTTCTGGCGATTTATTATCCATAATATATCCTTTAACCATTCATAGATCTTTTTCGTTCTTCCCATTTTTCTTTTGCTAATTTTTGTAAATCTTCTACAGTATCAGTCTCATCTACTATTTCTATTCCTAGTAAATTTTCTATAACATCTTCGAAACTAGCTACTCCAACAAATGTTCCATACTCATCTACTACTATTGCTAAGTGTTGTTTAGTTTTAAGAAATTTTTCGAACAATACATTAACACTAGATGAATCTGGAATAAATATAATATCAGAATCATAATCTGTATGTTTTATTGTTAATCCTGGTTGATAAACATCATAATCTTGATATATATCTGACTTATATGCTATTCCGACTATATTATCTTCAGTATCTTCCCATATTGGTATTCTAGAAAATTCAAATTCATCTGGAAAATCCTTAAGAAAAGTATTAGCATCAAAAGATTTTACAACAGTTCTAGGAGTCATTATATTTCCAACAGTTAATTTATCAAGAGCAAGTAGATTTTTAATTATTTTACTTTCTCTTCCTGTAAATATCTTCTCTCGCTCTCCGATTGTTGCCATACTAGATATTTCTTCTCGAGATATAGTAGCTTCTTCTGTTTTTGGTGAGAACATAGCCATTATATATCTTGACATCCAAACTATAGGATATGTTATATAAATCATCCAAGTTAATATGTTAGCTGTAATTGAGGTCATTCTTTTCCAATAATGTGCTCCGAGTGATTTTGGTATTAATTCACTAAGTACTAATATCAAAAAAGTCATTATTCCAGAAATAATTGCAAAATTTTTCATCCCAAAAATCTCAACTGCCTCTATACTAGCTAAACTCGTACCTACTGCATGAGCAGCTGTATTTAGTGTTAAAATAGCAGAGATAGCATCATCTACCCTTTCATTCTTCAGCTTCATAAATTTTATTGCTGCCTTAGAACCAGAATCGATTTTAGACTGAATAAATGAAGTCGGTGTGCTTAATAATGTTGCTTCAAGAACACTACAAATAAAGCTAATTGTTATAGCTATACTAAAATAAAAAATCATTCCAAATAAAGGATCCATAATTTTCTGTTTTAAATTTATTTTTATTAATAATATCATATATAAGAATCTCAGGGAAAATCTAAAAGCATTATTGATTTCTTTCAAAACCTTTAAAAATCTTATAAATGTAATAATAACTTAAAAAATTTGTAAAAATGAAATTGAGTAGAAAAGAAAAACAGGCAAAGAAGAAATTAATTGGTGTTTACAAACAATGTATCGATGTAATGACAAGATATATGGAACCAGTTGCTGTTATATCCACTACAAAGAAGGGAGGAACTCAGATTACAAGTATGAGATTTCCCGATTATCATTATAAGAAAATTATTAGGGAGAGAATTCAAAAGGTTACTGCAGAATTAAACAGTAGCCAAGGTTAAAAACTCAGAAGACTTAGCACTTAGAAATAGGTGTTAGGTCTTCTTTTTGCTCTTCTAGAACCTTGAAGAACTTATAGATGTAATCATTAAACAATAAAAAACAATATGAAAATCGTAAAATCAAGTGTATCCATTCTCCCTCAACAACCTGGGGTGGATGGATTAATGAAACATGTAGAGAAAATTGGAAGATTGGCTTATAAATCTGAAGATAAAATCACAGAAGATTCATGGGAAAGGTTTGACAACATGCTTTTTTCTAGAGGTCATTGGGCGGTTTTTAACTCAGGAACTGTATATCTCAGTATCCCAGAAGAGGATAGATACTACTTGGAGATCTTTTTCAAAACTGCTCCTTACACTAGATGGTATCATAACTCAGTAACTGGAACTTATGAGGTTACTACAGATCTAAGAATTATTTATCAACATAATCTAGAAGGAGTTATGAAAAAATATTGGTGTGAACCTACTGAAAACCATTATCACAGAGTCACAACTAGATGGATCTGTAGTAGAGGTATATCTCATGAACTTGTTCGGCATAGAACGTTTTGTGCCAAGTAGTGGAGACACTACAAGAATAATCTAGAGAATTGCTGAAAAGTATTAGATTATACTAACCAGCATCCAAATCAATCAATAGAATTGAATGGTTCAGAGACTAATAAGTACTAGACATCTTATTGATAATAAAAGATGATGATATAGTCCAATTTTTCTTGAAAAAGAAATAAGTAATGAGAGCGTTTTCATTTCTTCAAGAATCTCAACGTTATGTAAATTATTCAAAAGATAGATTTGGAGGGGAACTTACCTTTATTCTTCCTCAGTGGATATATAGAGTTAGAGAAGATATTGCATCAACTATAGATTCTCAAACAGGATTATCTCGAAGTTATATTCATGACATAGATGGGCAGGAATTATGGGAAGATCTTACAGTATGGGATAGAACTATTGCAACTTTTGATAGATCATGGAGGAATACAGAGATCGATTATTTATATGCAACTTCTACTGACGAAGGAGAAAAACTAAAACCAGAAGAAGCTAGAGGATTACTTCCAAATGATATAAAAACCGAACTATGTATGACTGGTTACATTGAGGATTTTACATATATTCCTTCTGAAGATACTCCTGAAAAAGCTGGATTCTTTTCATTAAGGTGTGCTAAAGATGCTCATCCAGATATGCAAATTTTAGCAAATGATTTAAAGCAACAATTTATTGATACAGGATTATATAATTTAAAATAAATGGAATGTATTTGGTGTGGATTCAAAAGTAATGATCCAATAGAATTTGAAAAACATCTATCCGAAGAACATTTTTTAAGTTATCAAGAGTATTGTGAAATTGAATTAACACATCAAAAAGATCTTGATAATTTTTGCTTCAGATGTAATAAATATAGAGGTCCATTATCTACATTAATTAAAGATTTTTATTATCTTCCTTGTAGAATATGTAGTAACTCTATTACAAAGAAAACAGAAAAACAAGAATTAATTAAGACTATTATAAAGAATATAAAATCTTTTTATGATTATATTCTTAGTGATAGATATTTACAACTATTTTTGATTGATAGTATTTACCATTTAGCTACCTATTCTCATGATTACTTAGAATTCAAGAAAGTCCTAAGTAAACTAGATCTCCCGGATCGAAATGATATATGGTTTTTAGATTGGGTACCAGGATATCCAAAAATTATATCTATTCCGAATTTGACTGGTATAAAAATAGTAAATCTATCAGAGAAATATAGAATAGTATCAGGAAAGAATAATATAGAGATTAATAATTATAAAATTCTTTTCCCTGAAATCGTTCCTTACGATAAACAACATTTTAGTAGATATAATATTCTTAATCTTAATTCAAATAGAAAAACAAAAAGATTAAAATTAGATAATTCTCCTAATTGTGTTAAGTTTTTCAATACTCAAGGTTATGATACAAAATCAATATTTAAAGTTATTGATACTAAAACAGAAGAGCCAGTAAATCTAAAAGAAATAAGTTATCAAGATTATACTATAATAAAGTTAATTCTTCTAAGAAATAAGAATTATATGAGATTTGTATTTTCTATTTTCTTAGAATTACTTGGAGCTTGTAAAGTATTTAAGGATTCAGTATTTCTTAAGAACAGTATTAATTTAAATTCTGAAAAAGAACCAATAATTAATATCTCTTGGCTCCCTGAGAAAAATGAAACATTATCTAATAACATAATTAATATATCTATTTTATGACAACAACATCAACAAAATTTAAAGTACAAGGGGTAGGGTTAGATACTTCGAATATGACCATTAAACCGTGGGTAGATCCTGAAGATGAATACTCTTTTGATTATTTTCATACATCTATCTCAGCTAATAATGATTTTTTGATTTCTGAATTTATAAAGAGTTTTTCAGAAAGTAGCTTAATCACTTCTATTGATTTTTTAGATAATCCTGAAAGAGCACTCCTTGGGCATCTTCTTGAACTTGGAAGAAAGAAAGTCGACTTGTTATTGATAGATTCTGAAGTAGTTCTTAAAAATCTGGAAACTATTAAAGAAACTATTAAACAACTTAGGGAATATAAAATAATTGGAGAGTTTGGGGTAAAGAATCCAAAGACCGCCGAAGATCTCAAAGCCATAGAAAAAGCTATTGAAGAGAAAATTAAATTCGTCTCTCTTGATTTATGTCCTTTGAATTTTAATTATGATATTGTTAATTACTGTAAGGAAAATGCAATAGATTTACTTGGCTTTAATCCTCTCGGCGGATATATTAACTCAGCATCTGTAATCTCTAGCTTTACTATTCCTTATCTTCTTGGTTTTGCTGGAAATTATTGTTCTGTTATATTCTTATCTGGACGTGATTTGATTTTATCCAAAGAATCAATGTTGTATATAAAGGATAATATAATTGGATCTGAATGTTCTAGTAAATTTTCCCTTAAAAAGAATGTGTCTAGACTTCATAAACCACTTAAGAAAGTTGTGGATACTTCATTAATATTTAATAAGAATCTAGTTTTAAGTGTAGATTCTCCTGAGTATTTATTTCCTTTAGAAGATATTAATATAAATCTAGGTTCTCCAGTAAATATTGTTGATGGAGTTGATCCGAAATTAAGAACGGAATTAGAAATGTTTGTGGATGATCTTTTGGAGGTTACAGAATTTCCGAAAGATGCTACTCTTCAATCTAAATATGCTATAGTAAGGTATCAAGTTTTATCAGCTCTTCGAATGAAATTTCCGGAAACTGATGGATGGAATATTCATATAGTAAATACGGGAAAACTAATCTCTGGAATTTTAGTGCATAGAGTAATCGAAGAAAAAAAGAAAAGATTCTTTAAAAAGAAAAATTCTCAAAAAACTGAATCTAAACATTTTCTTTGTGCACTTCCTAAAATTGATCTTCCAGTATTTATAGAAGAGCCCGATGATAAAAACACAGTCCTTGAGAACTCAAACCCTAATAATTGAGAAAATCCGGAGTTAGTTGTGTACCCCGGAAAATAAAATAGAAAACATTAATAAATAAAAATTATGAGAGTTTATAACGGAACAAAATCACAAATTAATTTACCTTTATCAGGTACTCAACGAATTACTATCCCAGCACATTCTGTTTCTGGTGATATTATGCCTAGTAATGAATTTCTAAGTTTACTAGTAAGTTCTTATGATTACAATGAACTAGCATTAATTGTATCAGGACCATTTGAAATAAATATGTGTGCAGGAGTATCAGGATCAGTAGGTTTTGTAGTTCAATCCCTTGATGAAGCTATTGAACGTTTTGCACCAAAAGAATGTCCGAAGTGTAATCAAGATCCTTGTGTTTGTAATAAGGAAAAAGAAAAAGAACCGCAGCCAGTAGATAAAAAACCGGCAGCAACTCCAACAAAACCGGCTGAAAAAGAGAAAGAAAAATCAGTACCTGAAACTAAAGAGGAAAAAAATAAATAAAGTATTATAAACTATTGGAATCTCATAGAATTTTATCTAAGGGATTCCATTTTTATTTCAAGAGTGTAAATATCATGGAAGATAGAAGTTTTATCTTTAAATTTGATAACAATGAAATTAATTTTTCATTAAGAGGAGATGGTAAGGGAACAATGATTAATGCAACTGAAATGGCTAAACCTTTTGGGAAGCTATTTGCTGATTGGTATAGACAGAAATCTACAAAAGAATTTCTGAAAGCATTAGAAAGCGTTATGGGAATTCCCATAACGGATTTAATTGTAAAAATTCAAGGAGGTGTGCCAAAATTTCAGGGAACTTGGCTACATGAAAACGTAGCCCTAGAATTCGCTAGATGGTTAAATCCTATGTTCTCTATTTGGTGTAATGATAGAATAAAGGAAATAATGATTAATGGATATTCTATTATTGATCAATCTAGAGAATCGTTTGAAAGAGCTTATATGGATATTCAACAAAAATTAATTGAATCTAATAACGAAAATATTTACCTTAAGAATATATTAGATTCCCAAAAGGATTTAGTAACCTTTGCAAATCTGGTTCTTTCTACCTCAGAAAGTCTATATACTATGACTGAAATTACGAAAGGATTAAATTTATGTAAGTCTAGCAAAGATATTTATAGTATTCTAGAAGCAAAGAATATTATATATCATCAAGGTAATAAATGGTTCCTAAGATCTCCTTACGATACTCTTGGATTAACAAAAGATGTAATGATTGTTGGGAAGGATGGAAAACCTCACAATCAAAGAAGATGGACTGAGAAAGGAAAGTATTTTATCATGTCAGTTTCATTATAAAAATTATGGTAGACTATAAAGAAGTAAAATTAAAAGATGGACGTGTATTAGTGTTTTGTAACTTCGAAGAACTTCTTAAAGATTTTTATGGAGTATCTAGTATGGAAGAAGTAGAACCTCATGCAAATTCAACAGGACACTATATTATTCATTGTCCATTTTGTAGAGATTCTGGACATACAAAACATAAATTATATATAAAAACTGACTTAACTGTTGGTACTTGTTTTGTATGTAATCGAGCCTATATACATGTGTCTGATGAAGTTGATACATCATTTAAAGTACCTGATTTTATGTCATTGTATTATGGATATTCAGGTCATCCAAATGTAGTTAAACTTACAGAAGATCCTATATGGACATTAGATAAATACTGGAATGAATTTGATAATTTTGATCAAAGAGGCTATGATTATCTAATGAGTAGACATCCTTTTATGAACGACATCTATAAACTCCTAGACTTTAAATTTGTTGATGGAAATGTAGTAATGCCATTTAAATATCATGGGGAAGTATTTTATTACCAGATTAGATTTTCTGGAAAGACAAAAATTAGATATCTTTTCCCACAAATATCAGCAAAGCCTCCTTATGTAATAGATCATGGTCAAGGTCTAAGAAAAATAATAGTAGTGGAAGGGGTATATGATGCTATAGCTGCTTTAATTATGGCACCTGATTATATACCTTTTGCAGTTTTGGGAAGTTCTATATCAGATTATCAATTAGATTTTCTTAGTGAGTACGTTCCTGAAAAAATTTTATGTTACTTAGATGATACTGAAAAATCTATGAGTGTGGCTAAAAAAATAAGAAAAAGAATAGATTATTGCCCTATTAATATCATAAAATCTAATGGAGAAGATCCAGAAGAATGTATGAAACGAAAACTTAGGGCTGGAAATAATTTACAATGGATTAAATAAAATGATAACAGCATCGATAGATAATACTATAAATAAAATAGTAATAAAAACCGATGACCCTAGTGTAAAATGTCTTTTAGAATTTAAAAGAAAAGTAACTAAGTATTCCCCTTGGTTGAAATCTTGGAATACAACTGAAGAAATAGCAAAACTTTATGATAACCCTAGATCATGCGGACCTAAGAAAGGAATATATACTTTTATCTTAGGAATGGGATGGGCAGCTTATATTGCTAATGTATTTAAACCAATCCTATCAGATACGGATTATAATACAATTCTTAGAACAATATTTGCAGATTATTATCGAACCTATCCATTTCCAAATCTTAGGGATTATCAAAATGAAGATATGTTACATGTGTTAAAATATAAGAGAGCAATTATTCAAACTAATACCGGATATGGTAAAACTGAAACTATAGCAACTCTTATAAACTATGCACATAATGAACTTGGAAAAAAAGTATTAGTTATAACTCCAGGAAAAAAAGCGAAAGATGAAATTGTAAAAAGATACAAGTCTAGATTTGGTGGTAAATTACCTACATCAATAGATGGAGATCTTGGATGTATAATTACTTCAGGATTTCTAAATCAAAAGAAAATAAAAGATCCAGACCTATGTATTTTAGAGGAAGAGAAACTTAAGAAATTCGATTGGATTCTAGTAGATGAAGTAGAGTATACTATTAATCCTTCTGGTGAATGGATATATGATAGACTAGTGAATGCTGAAGTTATGTATGGATTTTCTGGAACTGCAGATCGAGATTCAGGAGTTATGATCACATTTGCACAGGGAATTACGGAAACAGTAGTAAGAAACAAGGATTTAATTAAATATTTCGGACCAGCATTAGTTTATAGAATGCCTACTAGTCTGAAAATAAATAGTATCCACATAAATACTATCGCTTTAAATAATATTAAATTTACAGAAGAGGATTTTAATGAGGATAATAATGTCTATAATACAATAATGTCAAAAATTTGGGTTGATCCTGGAGTATGTGAATTGATTGTAAAGATAGCAAAAAAATATCCTAAATTATATATCCCAATAAATAATTTAAATAATATTATTTCAACTTGGATAGATAACTTTTTTATTGGAGTATTTAGAGTGCTCTTAATTTGCGGCGAAGGATATATTTATTATGACTTGTCTGGAAATAAAACAAACCTAGATCTTCAACAATCATGCGAATATATTAAAAATGGAATGGTAGATATAATTCCTAGTACCGCCGCAGGATTTAGAGCACTAGACCTTCCTGGATTAGAAAATATATTACTAGTTTCTAATATCAACGCTGGATCGGTTCTTCAACAACTAGGACGAACAGCAAGAGGAACTAATATGAACGTTCTTGCACTAAAACCTAAAATACCGAAAAGAATCCCGGTATATACAAAAGGATTCGAACAAAGAGATGAACTATTACATAACTACTATAAGTATTGTGATATTCAAGATATAGTTATTAATGAAGAAAATCTTTAAAAATATAGTATGGATAATGGTAGTGTATTTGATTTGATTTTTAGCTGTTTTAATCAATATTTATTTCAGGATGCTAAAAATAATATATTAGATCTTCAATATTATTTTCAGACTAATCCACAAACAGCCGGAAATGGTATGGTCTCTCAACTCGTGGATGCTATAAAGACTTATCCTCTAGAAAATATAGATGAGCCTTTATTTAGGAGTATCTTATTTAGATCTCAGAAAACTCCACAAGAGACTCAAGAGGTGATGAATGAAATTATAAAATGGAAAAAATATACAAAAAGTCAAATTGAACCAGCCAGAAAGATTTTAACTGATGTAATATATTCAGTTAATCTTCAAAAAGCAAACAGACTCTATTCTCAAAATCCAGAAGAATATGTTAAGTTTGTGAAAAATATAAATGTTAAAACTACTGCTGATCTAGATAATTTTAGTGAGATTGGATTTACACAAATAGATATTAATTCAATCATCGCTGAACAGGCAGAAGGTGGTGTACCTAGTAAATTTGAATGGATAAATAATTGCTTTTCATGCGGAGCTTATGAATTTGGACAACTCGGACTTATCGCAATGCCTCCAGGAGTTGGAAAGTCTCTTTTATCCATGCAGGAGGCATTGAACATGAGTTTACAAGGTTATAAAGTACATTATTTAGCTCTTGGAGATCTTAAAATGAAAGACTTTAAACGAATGAAGCATAGATATAAGAATCTATGAAAATTCTATTAAAATGCTAGAACTATTAGAATAAAATAGAATTAGCATCTCTATCTTTTATCTAAGAGATAGAGTTCAACGACTAAATATAGAACTATAAAAATATAGATGATATAGTCTAATAGTTTAATGAAAATTAAATTTATAATGATTATCAGATTAGGAGCTCAATTTACAGGATTGTCATTTAATGAAGTATCTCAAAACATAGGACCTATATACAATAGTATGTGTCAAATGATTGGAGATAATCTTAGTATAACTATACTACCAGCTGGAAAAATTTCAGTAGATGAATATATAGAATTCATGAAAACCAAAGATTATAAAATCCTGTTTATCGATTAATTGCTTAGTCGCTTAAATAATAAAATTTAAGAAAATTATACTAAAATGCTGGAAAATGTAAGACATAAATCAGCATCAAGGAATATTAGTTACTTGTTCAACGACTAAATGTATAACTATGAAAAATAGATGATATAGTCTAATAATTTAATACCATATTAAATTTAGTAATGTATGATGCGGGATTTAAAAACGCTCACGGTGGAGAGGATGGATCTATGTATAAATCTTTCGGAGATATTTATGATAAGCTTACAGAGTTAACTGCAATGGGAAAGTTAGTATTTATATTGTCTCAGTTAAAAATTGGAGCATATAGTCAAGAAGTATTAGATATGTCTTATATAGCTGGGTCTAGCCATAAGGTTGATGTGGTAGATTTTATTATAACACGCTCTAAGGGCGGTGAGAAACCCAACCCTAACAACCTAGGAATATCAACAATTACGAAAAATCGACGTGGAGAAACAAATATAATTGATTATAATATAAGACTTCAGAATGGTAGATTTAGAAGTTTACCAAAGAAAGTATATGACGATATAAGAATGATTCAAGAGAAAAGATGTTTTTCTGAGGCAGATATAGATTTAATGATTAATAACTATAATATTCAATATAATCAAGCTCAACAGAGTATATACAAACATGGAAGTGGGCTACAACAAGGAAACAATATTAATATACGACAGACTGTTTCTGGACCAACTCCATTTAATAGACCTTAAAGTGAATTTTTGCGTTTTAAGGAAGATTAAAACCTAATATATGAAGAACATTAGAAAAATTTATAAATAAAATTATAAATTAATCTAGTGTTCTTTTTATTTAGATTTCATAAGAATAGGGAAAAAGTAAGATTAGTAAAGGTTGCAAACTTTATTGACCTGAAATTTCCCTTTAGTAAAATTCTTATGAGGTTTATAATTATTTTAAATATTTTTTAATTATGAAATCTAAACCAATAGAAGGTATAAAATCTACCGAAAATCCAGGGATGAAGTATAGTAGTTACCTAGATGAAAAAGATTTTAATGAGATGATTCTAGATGGGAGAACTGAAGAGGAATATCTAGAAGATTACTGTAAATTAATAGATCAAGCCCTTCAGAGAGGATTAAAACGAGGAAAAATCGAATTTTATACAGAGAAACATCATATTTTACCTAGGTGTATGTCAGGTGAAGATGAGAACTATAATTACGTACTTCTTTCTGCTTTAGAACATATAATAGCACACGTTTTATTATATAGAATTCAATCAGATAATAATAAAATATTATCTGCTCTATTTTGTATGATTAATGTAAATTCAGTATATACATCCGAGCGAAAATTAGTAATAGAGAAATATAATATTACCCTTTCTGCTGAGTTAAGAGAAAAATATATACGTTCTATCTCATATCCTGTTGTTTGTCATGATTTAAATAATAAAGTTTATAGAGTATATAGTAGTATTTCAGAAACTGAAATGGATGGTTTTAATCACACTTCTGTTAGTAGTACTGTAAAAGGAGATTACAATACTTCTAGAGGATATAAATTTTCTTTATTAGAAGATTTTAAAATTAATTATCCAGAAAAATTAAATGAATTTTATTCATTAAAAGATCTACCAAAATTAAATTTAACACCTTTAGAAAGAAATACTGTATTAGAATATAATGATTCCGGAACAAAGATAGTATGTTTTGATAAAAACTTCAATGTTTGTAAAATATATAATACAATATCCTCTATTAAAATAGATGGATTTAATCCAGAGTATCTTAGAAGGAGTATAGAGAATAAAACATTATATGGAGAATATTACTGGATGTATTACAACGATGCTATTAATTTATATTCGAATAGTATTCAAAAATTTTATGAAAAAGGAGCAATTTCTAATATAATAAAATATATTCCTAGAGAAACTAAGAGAAGTAAAAAGATTATTTGTCATGATAAAGACTATTTAATATATAAAATCTATGATTCAGTAAAAGATGTTATAAAAGATGGATTTTCTGAATCTTCAGTATCTGCTGCAGTAAATCGTAATAAAACAAGGACATCTTATTCTGCTATAGGTAAATACTTTGATTATTATTGGACTAGCCTAGATGAATGGGAATATCCAGATAAATTAGATGAATACTATCTTAATAAAGAAACAAATAATTTACCAAAGTTAGTTGTTAAGTTATTTAGAAATGAAATAATAAGAACTAATCGGAATCATGAGATTATAAAAATATATAAAAGTATTGGAAATGTTAGAGAAGATGGGTTATTTCACCAGAATGTATGGAGAATCTTAAATAAAGATAAAAAATTAAATGCTGAATCCTTATATAATAATTCATATTGGTTTAAATTTTCAGACTTTAAAGAAAAATATCCTGATAAACTTGAAGAATATTACAAACAATAAGAGCAAAAATAAATTTCATTTCTTCTATTAACTCCAATTGGTTAATAGGCAATAAATTTAATAAATTCATAATAAAATTAATCCCAACCTCCTGTAGTGATTATAGTGGGTTGGGCTCTTTTTTCTCCTCCAAATCAATAAAAAGGGTGATTTCTAAGGGTGATTTTCTTATATATGAGTAAAAATTTAAAATAAAATTAATAAAAATGAAAGTAATTCAATCTAAAGTATTGGTCATAGTAGATAAAAAAGATACTATGACTCAAAAGATAGGAAATTTTGTTGTTCCTGCGAGTGAATGTGAAAAAGCTGAGGTTATTGGAGTAGGTGAAGAAGTTAGCGAGGGAGTATTAAAACCTGGTGATACTATCTTGATTTATCCAAACACAGGAAAATCATTTACTCAAGATGGAACAGAATATCGTGTTATAACTTTAAATGAAATTATTGTAGTACTTTAATTAAAACGAAACATGTCAGAAGGAAAAATTATTAATCACGGCTTTGAAACTCAGGCCGAAATTATTGAAGGTGTAAAAAAATCAGTAGAGGCAATTAAGAAAACACTTGGCCCGTCAGGTAAAGCCGTGTGTATTTCAGGATTTACAGGTCCAGAGGTGTCAAGAGATGGAGCTACTGTTGCTAAGTCGATTTCATTTAAGAATCAACTTCAGAATACAGGAGCTATCTTTGTAAAAAATGCTGCCGCTCAAACAGAAAGATTAGCAGGTGATGGTACAAGTTCGACTTCACTATTAATCAAAGAAATGTGCGAAAAAGGACAGAAAGCATTACGGACTGGAGCTAATGTAAATGAGGTGAAATCTGGTATGCTTAAGGCCGGAAAATGGATGGCTGAGTATATCAAAAATAATTCAATTCCAGTAAATGATGATATGGAAAAGATCAGAAAAGTGGCAACTATTTCAGCCAATAATGATCCAGCCATTGGAAATCTGGTAGTTGAATGTATGGAGAAAGTTGGAATGCTTGGTATTATTACAGCTGATTTTTCTAGTGGTCTTGAAACTACTATTGATGTAACTACTGGAATGAAACTTGATCGTGGTTGGGCTTCTCCGCAATATGTTACAAATCCTACTGATGGAACTTGTGTAATGGAAGATCCTTATGTAATTGTAGTAGGAGAAAGATTATCTAGTGTGCAGCAAATTCTTCCGTTAATGGAACAGCTTGTACCTACTGGACGTCCATTCTTGTTTATAGTAGATGATATTGATGAAGTAGTAAATACAACTCTTGTCATGAATACTCTTCAAGGTGCAATTAGATGTTGTGTTGTGAAAGGTATTGATTTCGGAGATTCAAGGAAAAATATTATGGCAGATATTTCAATTTTAACTGGCGGTAAATATATTTCTCCTGAGAACGGATTATCAGTCACACAAGCAACAAAAGAGGATCTTGGAGTAGCTAAGAAAGTTGTAATTTCTAGAGATTCATGTATTATCTATGAAGGTGGTGGTGATTCTAAAGAGATTGCTGAAAGGGTAGAAATTCTTAGCACCAAACTTACAGATCCTGGAATATCAGATTATGATAAAACTAAATTTGCGAAACGAGTAGCAAATCTTAGTGGAGGTATTGCAGTAGTGAGAGCTGGAGGAGCTTCTGAAACTGAAAAACAGAACCTTAAACAAACTATTGAAGATTCTATTCTAGCATCTAAAAGTGCTATTGCTGAAGGATGTTCTTTAGGAAGTGGTTATATCTATTACAAAGGATCATTAGAAGTGAAGAAAGATAAGACATTCTGGAAATCTTTAGTTGGAGATGAAGTAGAGGGTGCAGAAATTGTATTCTCAAGTCTTCCAGTAATTCTTAAAACAATTGCAGACAATTCAGGAGTTTCTGGAGAAGTAGTTCTAGAAAAGGTTAAATCATCTAAACCAGGAATTGGATATAATGCTAAGACTCGAAAGTATGGTAATTTACTTGAGGAGGGGATCTTAGATAGTTCTAAATCTCTTCGAGTAGCTCTTGAAAATTCTATTTCAGCAGCGTCAATGATTCTCTTAATTGATTGTACAATCATTGATGATAATATTTCCGAAACTAAAATAGAAGGTTAATAAATAATAATATACTACACCTCATCCTGGTTTTGATATTTTATCCCAGGGTGGGGTTTCATTATTTTATGACAAAGATAATAATTAGTAATACCAATTCAGTTTCAATTGGATTTAGTGACGAATGGTTATATATGTCTTTAGCAGATGGTAGATATCAAGGTTATATATCTAGATTAGCATATCTTTATCGAGAAAAATATAGATCAGATACCTCAAAACTTCCAAATTTTGAGAAAATTTTAAAATTAATTAATTCTCAGGATTCTTTAAGAGGTTATAGGTTTGAAGCTAAAAGAGAGAAATTATTTTATACGATTACTCATGGAGATAATTATAAAAGGATTGGAGTGGAATTTGTTAATAAATTTTTAAAAAGTGATTTATACAATTTCAATGGAATTTCTTCTGAATCTGAGATATATTACTATAGAACAATTCAAGGAGCTTATGAATTAACCGACAAAATTTCTATAAATTTTCCTGATTTTATAGAAAATATATTATCAAAAACAAAAGATGATATGATCGATCGTTTTGGAATAAGTTATATTATAAATTACATGCTTAATACGCAGCCGAGAAAGCTTGATTTTCTAATTAATGAGGTTAAATAAAATAAAAAAAATTATGAAAAAAGAAGATGATAACGACTTTCCTCTCTATGATGGGGAGGAAGGAAATATTAATTTTGATGAACAAGAAGATGATTTCGATTTTGAGCCGGAAGATTTACCAGATTGTCCACTTACTGATTTAGTTATTAGTAATATGATGATGTCTAAACCTTTCGGAATGCACTGGGATTATGATAAGATGAAAGAATTTTTAGTAAAACTTGGATATAAGATAATTACTAGATATTCTGATCGTCGAGAAGTTGAATATGAAGTTGCAATAAAACCTAACTCATCTTTTATACCAGAAGATGACTTTAGTAATATTAAAGAAATGTTTGACTTAGAAGTCCAAGATATAATGATTGGATGGCTATTAAAAAATAAATAAATTTATGTGTGTTACAAATAATATTACAGAAAAATCATTAGAAAAATGGAAAGACCTTATTCTTGCATGTAAAAACTATTATATTGATTCAGTACCTACCGGAATGGATGATGCTGTATATGATATGTTAGAAGCTAGAGCAGCGCAAGAAGATGGATTTTTTGTCAGAGATTATGTTTATCAAACATACTTAAAAGGAACTAAGACAAAAAATTCTTATATAGAAAAAATTAAAAAGAAAAAAGTTGAAGAAAAAACTATGTTAAGTGCTCTTTCAGAGTTTATGAATGAAAACTCTGGAAAATACTGTGATCTAAAGTATGATGGATCTAGTATAGCAATTTATTTAGATTCTTCAACTGGTATTCCAAAAAGAATAGTTACAGTCGGAAATTTAAATTTGGATAACTATGGGGTAGATCAAACTTGGAAATTAATAAACTTCCTTCCAAAAAGATTTCCGAAAGGTATAGTAGCAATTCAGGCAGAGGCATTAGTTGACATTAATCGACTTTCTGATACTGATCCTGAAACTGCTAGACAAAGAGCCAATGGACTAATAAATTCTAAGTATTGTGAATCTGAGGTAAATAATTTATTAACTCTTAGAGCTTATAGATATTATACTGATGATTCAATAGAAGGACAAATACTAAGAAAAACAGACTATCGTGAAGTTTTAAAAATGTTTGAAACTGTATGTTCAAAAACTGATGGACATATCTTATTTTCCCCTGCCGATGTATGGACTATAGAAGAACTTATGAGCGCCGGAAATAAAGAATATACAGAAACAGATAAAACAGTTACTTCAACTGGTTACTTCTTAAATGATGGTTGGGTAGTATATGATGAATTTGGAATATGTCTCGGCGCCTTAAAATTTGCTGGTGCTGGATCAGGAACTGAAGCTTTAAAAACTACAGTAAGAGGTATACAATGGAATTCTCAAGTAGCTAAAGGAAAAGATTCTTGGTCAGCTAATATTCTAATCGATCCAATTCAAGTAAAAGGATGTACAGTAAGAAAACCAAGTGCTGGAAGTGTGGGAAAAATGGTAAAAAAGAAAATTACCCCTGGAGCAATAGTAAGTATTATTATGGCTAATTCAACTATTCCAATGGTAGGGGATTCTTTTACTGAAGGTAATGGAGATTTTATGTGGCCAACTTGTAGCTGTGGTTATAATATGTCAGAAAAAGATGTTTATGGAAGTCTTTTGAAATGTGGAAATCCTATGTGTACTGAAAGACTAGATCGAATGAATAATTATATAGGATCTCTTAGTAATATTAAACAACAACTAGATCTTAATAAATTACTTGTTATAGATCGATTTAAGTGGGAAAGTACTAGGATTAATATAGATCAATTGTTGGGAAGTGTTGAAAGAAATGATCCTAATAGTTACTATAATCAATTAAGATCTTACCTTAAAACAGATTTACAAGTGAGAAATTTAGATTTAGTTTGGAAAGCAAGTTATACAATCTTAAGAAGTTATTATGAAAAGTCTATTGGAATTTAAACAAGAAGCAATAATTGTAGAAAAACCAAAAGAAGAATGGAATAGACTTTATCTTGAACTCTTAGACTTAATAAAATCTTGGGGCTTGGAAGATAAAGTTAACTCTTTTAAGTATGAATGGAAAGGATCAGGAAACTCATTTAATAAATTATTCGAATTATCTTTTCTTCGAGAATTAATATTTTACGTACTCGATATAGATTGGAGAGATCCAATTTGGGGAGATATATTTGATATTGAAAGGATAAGTAGTACTCCTAAATCCTATCACGGTTCAGGAAATGATATTACTATTGAAACTTACCTATTTCAACTTGAAGATAAATCAAAGGTATTAAATAGTCTTAATGGAAATTGGGTATTTGATCATTATAAAGAAGTGAAAGATTTTATGGATCAATATAATGATAAATATTTAAAACTGTTTGAAATTAAGAGATTATTTCCATTAGAAGTAGAGATAGAAAATGTTTGATTTAGAGCAAAGAAAAAATTATATAAAAACAAGAAATGATACAGATTATACTGATACAGTGAAAGCAGTATATAAAATCTTAGTATCTAAATATTCCTACCGAGCAAGAATTTCAGATATTTTTCAACTCCTTAAGGATGCATTTGGAATTAATGAATTTATTATTCTTGATTATCAGCAAATGAATAATGCACCCTTCGAATCTTGGTTAGTTGATCAGTATATATCTTGGAAAAATGGTAAGGAGATAGATTTTATAGAAATATATAAAGCTATCTTAACTATTGGAGATTTTACTACATCTGAAAAAGAATTGTTTGAGTCAGGTCTGATTGAAGAGCGTTTATGGGCTATTTTCTTATTAGTTGATAGCCCCGAATTAAATATTATATAAAATAACATTAAAATGATTGAAGTAAATTTGTATTCTATTCCGGCCCAAGAAATGAATTCTATGGTAGGCCGTTGTGTTGCTCGTAGCCGTTTTGATAAAGAAGGTATGGGCGTAAGTGTTATGGAATTTGTTAAGGGTTTTTTAAAGAATAATTTAGCAAATTTCGAAAATAGTATTGGTAACGCTGAATTAGTAAGCTTTATTAATTCAGAAACTACAATGAGTACTAAGGATTTTTCTTGCATTAATTATTGGTTAGCTCAAGTTGGTTATCTTGTTCAGATTCAAAATGTAGCTGATGATGAAGAAAATGCAACCGGTATCCCGACAGGTGATGTAGTAGAGTGGAATGTAATCGATTACAACTTTATGCAATATGATTACCCAACTGCAACTAAAATTATTCCTGGTGAAGGTCTTGAAATTCCAGCTATCCTTAGGCAGATTGTAGAACAGTCTGGTTTGTTTGATCCTAATAAATTAAGTGGTGTTAAAAATCCATTTACATTATTGTTAAATAATATGGATAAAATTAAGAATACTACTGGATCTGTATCACCAGCTATTACTACTCAGATCTATAATCTTTTAGATCAGATGGGTATTAAAGTATTTTGTGCAACTTCTGAAGATTAATTACAATGACTACTCTACAAAATGATATTCTAGAAATATATAATTCCTTAGTAGAGTTTTCTGATAATACAGTAAAAACAAACTTTCCGATTCCAATTAAAGTAAGATATGAAAAAGAAACTAGATTACTTATATTTGAACAGAAAGGAAAAACGGTATATCTAGGTCTCCCAGTTTATTATTGTTTAGCACTGGAGGACTTAGAAAAACCGACTTATCTATTACCAGAAGATTATGATTATCTAATGTCAACTCTTCAATCTTTAATAGCATCTGGAGAATTGATAAAACCTAGAACTTGTCTTGGCCCTGAAAACTATGGATTTAATGTTTATTCAACTAATATTAATGAAATGTATAAAGGACCTGATGTAATTGGACAAGTAAAGTTTATTTCTGGAACATCTTGGTTATTTAAGTTTAGAACAAGAAAAAAGTATAAATTATGAATTTTAACGGAACGATTATTATCACAGATCCCTGCTATATTGCAGAAAATAAGGATTGGGGAAACGGATTTAATTATAATAATATGACTATCTCGGAAGAAGTAGGATTCTCTGATAATTATATTTGGGAAGATACTGGAGTTGGAGATGGAAGATGGAAAGTATCAAAACTAAAAAATATTCTTGGCTTACTTGAGCTTGAAAAATTCATAGATGATATTGAAGAAGCTTACTATAATCTTTACGATAATCCTTCAATTGAAAATCAGATTAATCTTGAAAAATTAGTTAATCAGAGGGAAACTATTGGAAGATATTGTGTAGATTCTGGGACTTTTGGAGTATTTTATCTTGACGAAGTTTTAAAATATAAGCCAGATTTTTTAGTAGAACATGGAGATTGGTGTTATACAATTATTAAAGACTTTATTGGGGATGTAAATGTATATACTGATTTTCGTGAACAAAAACATTTTTTAGGTATAGGTAATAAAACATTTTATAGTAATACAGTATCATGGTTGTAAAAATTATTAATAAATCAAAATTTCCACTTCCAAGTTATGCAAAGCCTGGAGATTCTGGAATGGACCTTAGAAATATCGGTGAAGAATTTACATTAAAACCGTTAGAAAGAAAATTAGTTCCTACAGGCATATATGTTCAACTTCCCCCTAGAACTGAAATCCAAGTTAGAGCTAGATCTGGAGAAGCCTTTAAAAAAGGATTAGGAGTTTTAAATGGACCAGCCACTATAGATTCAAACTATAGAGGAGAAATTGGAGTAATTTTAGTTAATCTTAGTCCTGTAGAGGTAACTGTAGAACATGGAGAAAGAATTGCTCAGATGGTTTGTGCAGAAGTAACTCATATGGAATTAGAGGAAGTTAGTAAACTTGATGAAACAGAACGAGGAGGATCAGGTTATGGCAGTTCCGGAATACAATAACGATATAAAACGACTTCTTGGATTAAAAGGAAATACTAGAAGATTAGAAATTCAAAATCAATTAACCCAACGAATCTTAGAATATGATTATATAGATAAAACTCCAGGAATAGGATTGAGATTTTTAGAAACAAAGAAAAGAAATCGAGAGGCTGGTGAATGGATTTATTATAATATTCTATTCGAAGCTAGAAAATATCAAGATACTCCTGAATATTTAGCACATATTCTAGGATCACTATCAAAAGTAGTAAAGACCTGGGGAGATTATTCTAATATTGATGTAGTTGGAATTCAAGAAGTTGATTGTGAAGAAGCAGATTATTATTATATACTAATTTATATTTTAAGTGATGGAAAAGACAAAGAAAAACTCGAATCCGATGGAGAGTGAAAAAATGTCGGAAAAAGATTATGAACTTCTAGAAAAAAGAAGAGTATGGGGATGGGAAAATGCAATGTCTGTAGCAAATGATTTATGGGCTAGTATTCATAGTTCATTACTTGCTGGAGATCTAGTATTTGCTTATAAAGATACTACAGGAGAGTCAGGATTAACTCAAATTGTTATAGTAGCACTTAATCAACCAACAGAACACTTTTCAGTTGGTATGGTTACATCTGGATATACTGCACTTCTCCCACATGTACCATTTGATTACCTAACTAATACTGTTCTAGGAGATCTTAAAAAGTATAAAGTTGATAAGAATATAATAAAGGCTTACGAACAAATTTTAGAAAATTATAAAAGATGAGCAATTTGAGAATTTTAAGTGTTGATGTTGGTTTCTCTGCTATTAAGTGTTCTTTTAAGGATTCCAACGGTTTAATAAAATTTGAAAAGTTTATTAGTGCAACAGCAAAACTCCCTGAAAAACCACTTGAAAGTGATGATGATATGGTATTTCCATTAGGAGGGGATTATTATGTATTAGGACCTGCAGCATTAAAAGTACCTAGATCTTATTTACTTAAACTCGAAACTTTTGAAGATTTAAAAGCAGTTTATGCCCCATGGTTGTCATATTTAATAAAAAAATATGGCGGAGATGAAGGAATAAATGCATTTGATAAATTAGCTATTGGTTTATCAATGGCTTTTAATACCAATGATAACGTAGATGAATTATTAGATTATTTATATGAAACATTAAATATAAATAAAGAAGATTATATATATTGTTTTTGCCAAGGCTTATCATGTAAATATACCTATAATGAATATGGGTTAAATGTTCGTGAAGCTTCTAGACGTAATGATGTTAAGTTAAGAAATGCATTAATACTTGATGGAGGATTTGAAACTTTAGATTTCTGTAGTATTATCAACGGTACTTCTTCAGCAGGTGCTGCTGTAGGAGTAAAAGATTCTGGCGTAATTAGAATAGTTTACGATCTCGTTGATTATCTATATAAAAATTATTCGATATCAATTTCAATTAAAGAAGGCCAAGTAATTTTAGATACTGGAGTTTTAAAACGCAGAGGAAAAACAATAGATTTATCTAGACAAGTTGAAGAGTTTTCAAAAAAATATATTATCGAAGTTTTTCAATATTTAGATAAAAATTATGGAGAGGTACTTGATGCTTTAGATGATGGTATTATTGTTTTAGGAGGATTAAGTTATTTTATGAAAAAATATCTCCATGATCCTGAAGTAGAAAAAGAAGTAGATAAAATATTTAGTGTATCTGAAATAGTATATCCAGAGGAAGACTCGGAATACTATAATTGCATATCATACTTAAGATTAGCTGAAAAAGTAGCTAGTGATAATATGAAATGATAAAAATGCACTTAGAGAAAGGTTAAAACCTAATATATGAAAGAACATTAGAAAAATTTATAAAAGAAATATTTATAGATCGATCTAGTGTTCTTTTATTGTTTCATAAAAGTTATAGGGGAGATAAGTTTAATAAAGGTTGCAAACTTTATCATTCTAAATCTCTCCTTTTTATTAATAACTTTTATGATATAAATATAATTAAATAATTTTAATTAAACAAACTTTTTATGAAACATCACACAACAGAAAATCAAGATGAAGTGAATAATAGTAGCTTATACCTTGATGAAACAGATTCAAACGGAATATCTCTTCTGAAACGAATAGAGAAATATCCAGACCTTCCAGAGAATGAATTTATCCCAATAGAGTATACTCATTCTAATGGACATACTGTAAAAAATATCTACTATATTAATAAATTAGGACAGATTAAAAACATAGAAACAGGAAAATTATTAAAATCTTCTAAAATTAGAAATTATTATTCAATACATCTCTTTAGTAATAGTGATGATAAGAAAAGATTAGGTATAAGATTACATAGAAGTAGCTTCTACATTTTTAATTAATCCCAATCCAATTATTTATAGTGTAGTAAATCATATAGATTATAATTCAGAAAATAATAGTTTATTTAATCTTGAATGGACAACACAAACAATAAATAATAGTATAGTAAAAGGAAAGCGCAGATATATTTCTAAAGATAAGTTAATGGAATATACTGCTTTAGATGATAACAGAGAAGAATTATTTACTGTTAATAGAGTAGATAATAAAGGATATAATGTAGATCTTATTGTTACAGCTATTTATAGAAAATATAAATATGAAGGATACTACTGGAAGAAGTCCAAATTATCCAAAAAGAAGAAACTCTTAAATTAATAGGATTTTCCGGTAATTTAGATGATTATGAATGGCATGAACATTGGAAATATCCTGGATTATTTGTATGTAAGGAAGGATTTGTTAAGAAAATTATTCGAGGAAATCATAGGATTTTATGTACAATGAGTCAAGAGGGATATATTAATATTATCATCGGAAAAGATCATGGAAAAGAATATAAAGCTCATAGAATAATAATGGAATATATTCTAGGAAGAGATCTTATGGATGATGAAATAGTAGATCATATAAATTGTATTAGATATGATAATAGTTTTTCTAATCTTAGAGTAACCGATGCAAAAGGAAATATGAATAATCCTTTAACTATAGAGAAAAGAATTAAAAGAGTAGTAGCAGCTGATTTATTTGGCAACTTTATATGTTATGAATCTGGAAAATATATTTCAAAAAATATACTATCTTTATCATCAACAATATACAGTTCAAGTGCTTTAGTAAAATTGAAAACTCCAGGAGAAAAGATAATTGTTATAAAACCTGGAGATAAAGAAGGGTTATTAAATAAGATGAAAACAGTAACATATGTTTTTAATAATGAAATGAAAGCTATTGGTGCATTTATTAATATTAAACTATATAAACAGAAAGTAGAAACTAAAGTAAGTTGGGCTATTATTAATAAATATCTTAATTCAGAAAAGTTAGCACCTGATGGAAATTATTATTTCAGAGGAGATAAAGCAGTTGAATTAATATTATCTCAAGGTCATGGAAGAGCTTGGGAATTTGAACCTGAAAATAAATAAATAAATAAAAAATTGATAAACAATGAGTAAATCAAAAATAATTAAAGGACAAGCATTTATTATTGAAAATGCTTTAGTTCAAGAACAGATTTTATTAACTCCAGGACAAGCAAGTACTACTAATATTGTGGAGCTTATTAAAAATATATGGGATGACCTTAAGACAGAAGGTACATATAAAAGTAATAAAAAGAAAAACTACTTTTATTGGGAATATGAAATGACTGATACTGAAAATGAAGATTCAGTTATTAAAGTAAAAATGGAATGCCCCCAGCCAAGAGAAGGATTATTTGAAGAACCATATGATCCTGAAACAGTAGAAGGCGACTATGCTAAATATTGGGTAAAAAAACTTAAAGAATCTACTGAAAATTATGAATACAAGGCAGCAATTCAGAAAAAAGAAATAGTTTTCCCTGGCACTAGATACGTAAATCAAGAAGGTGAAGTAGTAGAAGTAGAAGGAACAAAAATCAGTAATACAGATATAGGAGATATTACTAATTTACTTGGATTGTTTTAATAGAAAATAAATTATGGAAGAGGAAATAATAGAATCAATCGACGAAGAAAAATTACCAACTATCATTAGTAATGATGAAGATGTCATAGAAGAGGTGATCCCTGAAGAAATCCCTGGAACTAGTGGCATAATCGGAGGCAATCCCTTCGGAAACATAAGAATACAGATCAATGGTCAAGATATTTTTATGTAAAATAACATAGAGAGGTTAGATACATTTTCTACCTCTCTTATTTTTATATACTTGAATTTTATATTATTAAAACTTGAAACTTACAAAACACGTAAAATTTAAGTTTTTTCTCTTATATGTGTGATGAAAAAGATGTTTAATTTAGAAACTATTTTTGTTATGTGTAAAGAAAAACCATTTAATCGCCAAGATCAAAAATATCCAGATCTCCCTGACTATGAATTTATTCCATTAGTATATCCAGGTATTAAGGATATATATGAGATTAATAAAAAATCTGAAGTTAGAAATAAATACACTAAACAACTATTAAAACAACAACAAGATGAATTTGGATATACTACAATCTCTCCACAATATATAGAAAAGCATGAAAGAAAAGCAAAATCTATTCATATAATAATGGCTACCATTTTCTATAATAATTCAGAACCAAAAATATATAATATAGTTAATCATATAGATCATAATCCAAGAAATAATAACCTATCTAACTTAGAATGGGTTACTAAAAGTGAAAATAATAGTCCAGATAGACGCTTACCAGTTCATAAAGATAAACGAATTAAATATACTGCAATGGATAAAAAGGGAAATGAATTATTTACAATAGATTCTTTAGATAGTAAAGGATATGATATACGTTACATTTCTTCGATTGCTAAAAAAAGTCAATATAGCTATAAAGGATATTATTGGAAACGACAAGAATCATTAAATAATCAAAAGTTTTTTGATCTTATAGGATTTTCTGGAAACTTAGATGACTATACTTGGTATGAACACTGGAAATATCCTCAATGGTCTGTGTGTAGTGAAGGATTTATTAAATCAAATAGATTTAATAAATTAATAGGAACACTTAATAATAAAGGATATATTATAGTTGATAGTAATAGTACTAAAGCGCATACAGTTATTATGGAATATCTCTTAAGAAGAAATTTAAAAAAGGGAGAAATAATTGATCACATTAATACAATAAAAACAGATAATAGTTTTTCTAATCTTAGAGTTACTGATCAAAAAGGAAATATGAATAATGTAAATACTCTGGAAAAATTATCAGAAAAAATAGTATTAGCAGATCTATATGGAGACTTTTTAAATTTTGGTTTTTCGAGAGATATCCAGAAACTAGTTGGAAAAGACAATATTAAAAGATCCAGAGTAGATAGGTTATTAAGTAGTAATGTAATTTCTACAAAATATATTTGTATTAAACTTGGAGACAAAGAGAAATTACATAAAAAGATGGAGAATATAATATATAAATTTTCTAAAGATAAATTAAGAGTTCTTGGAGCATATAATTCAATTACATCTGCAAAGAAGGAATCAGTTATTTCTACTAAAAGTATTAGTAAAAATTTAAATTCTGAAAAACCTGCGCCAGACGGATATTACTACATGAGAGGTCCTGAGGCAGTAAAGTTAGTACTATCGTTAGGACATGGAACAGCTGGAGATTTTAAACCTGAAAATAAAAAAAGGAATCTCGAAAACCCCTAAATTCTTATATATGGAAAAAGGAATTTCAATTCTTTTTTAATTCTTACAAATGTATGTAAGAAAAAAAAGGAATTTTTGAGGGCCTCAAATTCTTATATATGGTAGAGAAGATTGAAAGATATTATTTACAGAATCTGGAGATCTAATTTTTATAATAGACCCTGAAACTATTATAAATAAAATCTATCAAAAAAGACACAATATAACAACAAAAGAGGAGCCCTCATGGCGGAATAGGTAGACGCAGCAGACTTAAAATCTGCTTTTCTGAAAAGAAAGTTCCGATTCGACTTCGGATGAGGGTACAAGACATAATTATAACAAATTCCAAGTGTATCCCCTCAAGCTTATACCTTGTAGAAAGGGTAATCGGTCGCATGCAGGTTCAATCCCTGCCACTTGGACAAAGACTGACTAATAATCATTAATTTGATTATTAGTTTCTTTTTTTATTTCTCCAGTAAAAGCCTTATATACGTAAAAATAATTAATAAACAAAAATAAGAATTATGGAAAAAGATTACGAGAAATTATTTGCAGTAAAATATGTTTTACAAAAAGAAGGCTTAGAAAATTTTAGAAGGAACCGTAAACATATTACTGAATTTGAAAATGTATTTTTTGAAGTTGTAAGTAAAGAACCCAGACCTATAAGAAAATATAAAATTTCAAGTAATATACAAAACTATATTCGATTTTATTCACTTAATAAAGAACGGCTATTTTCTAGCAAATTAAGAGATATAGTCAGTAAAAAGAACTTAGAAGACTTATTTAGAAATTCAGAAAAGAAAGCTAAATTTGGATTGATATATAATTCTAGTACGAAAGATAAACAGGAAACAGACTATAATGCCCACTCTATTTTTTGTATAACAAGTGAATATATTATACTATATGCATTTATTGGAAAGTGTATTATGGGCAATGATAAAAAAACATTTAATTCATTAGGAAGTGTAGTAATAAAAAAGAGTGATTTATTAAATTTTTCTGAATTAAACTTAGAAGGTTGTTTATATAGCATGGATGAATTTGTTAACTCATACAAACTTTGTAAACAGTTTAATTGTTTGGATAAATTTTTTAAAAGTATTCCTTCAAAAATGATGAATGAGTTTACTTCATTAGGATGGTCAGATACATTAGAAGATTACTATAAAGAGGTAATAGATAGTCAAGAAGATTTATTATCAAATAATAAAACTATAGATGATCTTATTAAATATTTTAAAAATAATTATAATCAAACTTTATATTCGGTTGAAGCTAAGGAATCATTTAGCATAAAATACAGATTTATCTATGAATCATTTAAAAGTTTTATATTTTTGATGACTTCTGAAATAAAAACTGAAACATTTGAATCTGTGTTATCTGGAAAAGTAAAAAAATCCACCTACACAATTTGAAGATCCTAATACTGGCCGAAGAAATCAAGGAGTAATTATAGTAGATAAACTATACGATACTGAAATAAATATAGATTGTCCCTTTGGTGTAAGAGGTCATTGGAGAAATCAATACTACGGAAAAGATGCGGCCGGAAATCCAATACATAAAAGAATTTTTATTGAAGCATTTGAGAAAAAAGGTTATCATAGAAAGGCAACAAAAGAATTAATAGAAAGCAAATAAAAAATTAAGAGAGGAAATTAATCCTCTCTTTTTTAATTTTTCTGCTCTTTTTTATAAATATTCCAAAACTTTTCCACTTCAATCTCTACTTCTAAATAATCCTCTTCAGTAATAACATTAGAGAGTCTTTTATTAAGATTCTCAAGATCTGATACTTTAGAAGTATTATTTTTTTGATTCATAGAATTTAAACATTACATTTAGTTTTGGTTGAAGAGCATCAATTTTCTTTTCTACTTCTTTACTAGGATAACCACCTAAAGCTCTACTTATAGCTTTTCCTGTTCCATAAAGAACTTTTCCAGCTAAATAACTAGCAATCATAGTTGCTATTACTCCTCCTGCTTTCATAAATTTTCTATATTTAAGTTTTTTATTCACATATAAGGCTTTGACATGAAAAAAGAAGGGATTTAATTATTATCCCTTCTTCTAATTTTATTTTCAAGAAATAAATCCCTCGAATTTGTAATAAACTATGTATTCCTCTTGATTTTCTCCTTTTATATAGCGAGAAATTCTAAATACAATACTTTCTAATGGTTTATATTTCATAAGAACATATTCAGTTAAGTGTCGTATTTTTTCTCCCTTTACTTTCTTTTCAAGTTCACTCAAAATCTCAAACTTTCCTGTAGTTCCTATCGAATGCTGAGTTCGGTTAAAAAACTCATTAAGATTTTCTAACTCAACTCCAACAACAATTCCTTTCTTTGGTAATTTAATTTCTGATTCCATAATATTAATATTTTGTTTATTACTACACTTATAAGGATTTGATTCGTTCTATTTCTGCCAACAATTCTTTCTCTGATGTGTAAATATACCAGGGATATCCATATTTTTCTACTAATAGTTTATCATAGCTAAAGTATAACAAAGTAATTCCTTGCTCTCTACACCATCTATTTTTCTTTATATCAGATTTTCTTTGAAATAGATATTGCTCTAATTTTCCCATTACTGGGAAATGGTATGGACCCTGAATTTCAATAGCTATGTTTAGATCTGGTATAAAAATATCAATCTTAGAATAATTTGAATATGATACTATTTCAGATTCTATAGTATAATTATTCTTTTCTAGAAATATCTTAAGATTAATTTCCCAACAAGATTTAATTCCATCTTCTTTGAAAATTAAATCCTTCATCCAATTATTTCTATAACATTTATCAGATAAACCACTAAAGTTTTTTGTAAATAATTCTCTATTATTTATATTATTAATATTTATAAAATTTTGTGCATCTATAATAGAATTAATATTATTCCAGTTATTAATCTTACCATTTATATAATTTAAGTAAATACTCCATCTATTTCTATCACATTTACTTAATAATCCTGGATATTCTTTTGAAAATTGATCATGATTTAAAATATTATTTGAATAGATAAAATTTTGAACCTTAACTATACTATCATAGTAACTCCAATCTTTCATATCTTTTTCAAATTTTATATCATGTATCCAACCACTTCTTACAGATTTCCAATATAATCCATTATATTTTTTCTTAAACTCTGTTCTACTTTTTATATTATTATTTATAAATACTCTTATTGAATCTATATTATCAAATTTAGATAGATCATTTCTTTTTATTATCTTAAATTTTAAATTATCTAACCAATTATTTAGTCTAGCTCTAGTATATAAAGATTGATATTTATTTTTAAAATCTATTTTACTGCTAATATTATTGGAATTTATGAATTCTTGAACTTTTTCAATACTACTATACTCTGACCATTTTGACTTTTTTGACATAGTTAATTTTATAAAAACAATTCCTCAGCAAAATTATTCTCCAAGTAGAAGAAAATATTTATTTACTGAGGAATTTTAATTTAATCTAATTCTGAATTTTCTTTTCTCATATTTTCTGTATGAAAGAAGTAATCAATTGCATTAAATGTAGTTAGATTATATCTCAATCTATCTACAGGCGTATTACTAGGTCCATAGGAAATAACAAGATCTTCGAATGATACAAAACTTTCTTCTAGAATTAATTTAATCTTAGGATCCTCGAGATATTTCCTTGCTGTTCCTGGTTGAAGTTCAGCGAGGGATATATGAGGCGTATAGGAATACTCAGAAACAACTTCATATTTTGTTCTTAATCCTTTATTAATTAATCCAAGTGTTTTGTATAATTCACTGGTTTGTTTCATTTTCAACACTATATAGTCACTATCATTCTCAAAAGATCCGATCTCAAAATTATCTAAGATTCTTTCAGTATTCTCAGATTTTATATATTCAATAAAATCATCAAATTCAGATTCCCCTAAAATAGTTTCAATATCTCCAAGAATATTCATCTTAGGGATTTCTTTTCCTTGAGCATATAATAATGTTATATGCGATTCATTTTCAATTCCAGTATCTTTAAGATCTTCTCTACTAAATATAGCAGATAAGGATACTGGAAGATAAAGCGAGCAATTTAGCATTAAACAGCTATTATTTTCCATATCAATTACCTCCCATGTTTAATAGGTTATTTTTACGACGGAATTTAATCTTTAAGTCATTCAATTCCTTTTTCAGACTTGATCCACCTTGGTTAAATCCTTTATCATCTACTCAATTACGTTACTAGATTATTATTAATCTATGTTCAGACTATATCATCTAAATTATATTTCAAACTTAGTTATATATTTAGTCGTTGAGAATATCTTTTTCTTAGATATAATCTAAGGTAAGATATTTTGCTAATATATTTATTATAAATATTCTAGCATTTTAATATAATTTAAAACCGCAAATAGTTTACGGTTAATCCTAGACCTAATAAGTTATTCTATTCATCTTTAATTTTATTTAAAGTAAGACTATATTATCTAAAATAAGTATTCTTTAGTATCTACTATAGTCGTTGAACAAGCTGTTAATTATAAAACAACAGCTTGATGCTGATTTTCTACTTTGTTCCAGCAATTTAAGATATTTTCTAGTATCAGTTTGTATTGATACTAGCCTCAATAATTTAAGGAACATTTGATTATCTTCCTTCGCAGTGTCTTTTCTAGCACCGCTGATAAATTGATCCGCATTTCTAGAAAGTAATACGGCCAATTCCATCTCACCAATTTTCTGTCCTGTCTGTCTATAGCGTCCCTTTCCAAGTATAGGTTCATCTCGTTTAGCATTAATATCTACGCCATATAGACTTGATGTAACCTTATTACTATATGATGGTATATGGTATAACTCTTCAAGGGTCATGAATCCCGCCTGCAAAGGTTTATCTACTTCTCTAAACTTACCAGACATTCCAGAAACTAATTTATCATATTCTTCTGGTTCTAGATTTTCTTTTAATTCATCGAGATCTGTTAATTCAGTCTCAGGCATAAGAATTTTACTCTGACTTTCTACACCTAAATCTTCAGCCCATTGATTTACAAGTTCTGGAGTAAATTTAGTAGAGAAGCAGCCAACATTGAAATAATACATATCCTCGATTTTACTAGTATTATGACGTTCTATAATTTCTTCTACATCCATACTAGTAAAACGTCCGGGGTAATATGTTTCAAGAAGGGGCTTAATCTTCTTTTGCCCTGTTTTTGTTTTCTTATAATTATCTACAAGATCGTGCAGTTTGTGTGCTATATTTCCGAGTTGTAATTCCATCTCTGGTTCATTAATATGTTCTATTAAGGAAGACTATATTATCTAAGTACTTACTATAGTCGTTGAGAAAGGATTTTATTACTTAAATCAAGCTAAGAATATCCCTTTTGCTGATTATCTATTGTCATATATTACATCCGCTCTAGATAATTAAATCTTTAGAGCAGGAAATTCCTATGACGTAAGTTTTCCAGCAATTTAAAGTATTTTCCTAAATAATTAATGTTTAGGCCTCTAGAATTTAAAGGACGCTCGGAATTTTCAATTATGTTAACTGAATATTTTCTATTCAAGTTCAGACTATATCATCTACTATCACAGTAGTTATGTATTTAGTCGTTGAATATAAGTATAATTTTGATAAATAAAGACGACGAAGTTTCAATCTTTTATAAATTTATATCCTTTTTCTGGAGAATGATTTACTATATAAGATAAGTTCTCTCTACTTAATCCATTAGCTTTAGCACATTCTGTTATAGAATGAAATATTCTTCCACTAGGATCCATTATCTTTTTAGAATTTGGATGTTTTTCTCCTACTCTATCTCTACATAATTGAGCTTTCTTTTCTCTTAATTCATCTGATAGATTTGGTTTTTTCTGAGGCTTTTTCTTTCCTGTTTGTGCCTTAGAAATATTTTGTTTCCATTCATCCGTTATTATTCTGGCTTTCATTTTTTCTCCATGTAACCTCCTTACTTCAGGATCTTTATAATACTCTTTTAGTGTATTTGAAATCTTTAATCTCATTTCTGATGTTTTCTCAGGATTTTTTCTTGTTTCAGAAAATCTTTTTCTAATATAATCCACCTGTCGAGGAGAAAGATGTTCACCAGTTTTACTAGTTGATATTCGCTGAATAGCATAAATTAGTTTAGGATTATCTGGATACATTCGTTCTAATAGCATATGACATATCACATGCTCTCTTCCAGTTAACATTACTAAATTAGATTCATCATCACTACCTCCCATACATTTAGGAAGAATATGATGAATTTCTACATAATAATCCACTGTTCTTTTATCTAAACCTCTTTCAAGGCCTCTTATTATAATAGATTCATATATCTTTTTATATACTAATCTATTATTCTAAAATATCTTCTTTATTCATCGTCTTGTTTTTATTTATATTTGTCGCGTCTTTTTTTATAAAATTTAACTTATACTGCTAATTATCTATAAGACTTCTAGCATTTTAACATAATTTAAGAACCGCAAAAATTCTACGGTTGATTGTTGAATACATTCTTGCTTAATAAATTTTTATTAAGATTAGACTATATTATTTAAGCTTGCCATAGTCGTTGAACAAGTAATTAAATACTACTATACTACTTGATGCTGATTAAATTTTAATATTTTTCCAGCATTTTAAAGCTTTTTCATAGATTTCAAAAAATCTAAGTCCCATTCATTAAATAGGATTCATCACAACCTCTACTCTTTTTTGTTTTCCATCCTTATCGACCATTATAGGCATTAAATCGTCAGATTGAATTTTTGATACAACACCCTTACCTCCATATCTGGAAGTAATTTTAGAACCAATCCATTGATAATCAATAACTTATATATTGATATTAGACTATATCATTTATATCTTGTCCTTAGTCGTTGAACATCTTACTTTTGTTAGATGATGCTGATTCCTTGGTTCCAGCAATTCACAAAATTTTCTTGAATATCAATTAAGTTATTCAAGGGACAATTATAATTTATCCCGATGGTTCTTTTAATAAGTCTTACACGAACAGTATACACAACTTTATAAGCATCCGGATCCATATTAATAGGATCTAATGTATCTGCTGCAATATACTCTGGATATTTTTCGTAGATAATTTTTCTAGATTTTGTTTTTTCATATTCATCTATAACATCCTGAGAAGTATGTGTAAATGAATAGTCAGGTGATTTTACTGATTTAGGAATTTTAGGTTTTTTCATTTCTTGTATCATAACATCAGAAACTACCGCCTCGTCTATATTATTAGGCACAACTAAATGATCCTCGATAGTATATTCGGAGAGATCATGTCCTTCTCCGAAAAGTCCTCCGAGTTTTTCTTGTAGTGCCTGATTTATAGCATCAAGACGAACAGCTTTATATAATGTCACTACTGCATCTTTTGATTTAACCTTTGTTCCAATAGGGGCGATCCACTTAATAGCACTAGTACTCTTAACATTAATCATTAAGTCAATTATACTATAAGATGCTATACGATTTGCAAATGATTCTGATATCACCAAAGCATCCTCATTTACTAAACCATAATAGGCGTGGAAAAGTACCAGAGCATTAACGCCGGCCTTATATGTTTCAGGAGTATGTCCAACTGCACCAGTTATAATATCTCCCTGTTTTACTTTTTGGCCGATTTTTACTTTAGGCTCTGTAAATACCGCCACGTCATTTATACTCTGAATCGCTGTTCTTCGTAAAATATTTGTCTCAGTTCCATCAGGCAATTCAATTATAACTTCATCATTAGTTATTTCTTTTACTTTACCCTCTGGATAACTGAACTTTTCATTTAATATATTATCTTTCAACTCTTCATTCCTTCCAGTGTCAACAAGTGCACGCTCCGCATTAATTAGAGGTATACTCTGTTTAAGCATTGATGTCAAATCTTCTATAATATACTTTTAATTATAGTTTAGAATATAAATTTAACCTTTATTTTGGTTAGTAAGTCTTTATTCGTTACACTAAAGAAATCTATTATCTTTAGCTCGGTATTAAAGCTCAGTCACTCTTTCACCGAATTTACTTACTGGTTACTTAAAATATTACTACTTTAAGCGGCACATAAATTAGTACCCATGCTTATTCTGACACTATCTGTATAATTGACAAAAGGAATTCTTCGAGTTGTGCTAGACAATCTATAATCAGGATGTAAATCGATTAGTTCCACTTCTTCGACTGGAACCATTTTTCTTTTCATCCTATATTTAACTTCTACCTGACCATCTTTATCAGGTTTTAAAGTATTAGTTTCATAATCTACATACTCACTGGCAGCTACTTTTTTATTAAGATAGTCTATATATTTTATTGTTATTTTTACGAAATTTATATCATATACATCAAATAATACATCATCATCTGTAATATGACATGAAACTGTAAGTGAGTTCTGAAGATTAGTATTATTATTTATAGGAGTGTCGGCAATATCGACTAACGAATAGATAAAGTTTTTTACTTTATCACTAGACTATATCTTAAGGAATTTCCCTCTTTGTACATAGTCGTTGAATATAAAATAAGTATTAAATTTCATTACATTGAAAGGAATTTATAGTAATGATAAATTTTTTAATCAATAAATTTAAAGCCTTTTTCTGGGTGATTTTTAATCCAGCTTCGAAGGGTACTATGAATATTAAATTTCTCACAACAAAGTTTCATAGATTCGTAAATTATTCCATCAGGGCCTTGAACTCTTTTTCTCTTAACGCTAGTATCAGACATCATTTTCTTTGTTTTTTCAGTATGTGGATGTCCTTTTCCCATCTTACTTTTAGATATGTTTTGTCTGTGTTCTTCGCTAAAAATTTTTCCAGTATTAGCTATAGAAATCTTCTTTTTGACTTCTTCAGAATGTTTTCTTCCAGAGGACGCTAGAGATCTTTTTCTTAGTGTTTCCTCGGATAAATTCTCTCTTTTTCTAGCTTCTGACATCTTCTTTCTCGTTTCAAGTGAATGTTTCTTCCCTAAATTAATAGATCTTAACTTCTCTACTAGTTCTCTAGGGATAACTTTTCCTTTGTTAGATTCAGAAATTTTTCTCCTTGTCTCTTCTGAATGATGAGATCCTATTCTAGACTTTTTAAAATCTTCTCTAATTAATGCAGCTGTATTCGTAGATACAACTGAATTATTCACTGAGACTAGAACATGTGCTGCATAAACTAATCCATTTATTTCTGGATATACTTGTGCTAACAATAAATGTGCCATTATATGATACCTAACTGGCATTCTTACTAAGTTAGACTCATCATTTGTCCCACCCATACATTTAGGTAGTATGTGGTGAACCTCTGTATACATATCTTCAGGATAACCTTCAGACTCCATCTGTATACACTTATCTATTAACTGATTATATGTTTTATAATACCATAGTTGATTGTGGTATTTAATTTCTTTTACATGCGTCATTCTTAAATTCCTTTCAAAAATTTTTCCTCTCAACGCATAAATAATTATACTTATTTTATACTGCTAATTAACTATCACTAGTTTTCTAGCAATTCTCAAAGTTTTTATTATAAAAAATATTCTATAATCAGACTTAATTTAAATCTGTAAAAGTCGAATTAAAGGCTACGCTCGCAGGGATAACAATTTTTTGGGAAATAGCCTCTAAGTTAATGGAATTTACTCCGGGGGGAACTTGTAGGCTAGAGTCTCCTTTGTTATCACTACTTCCTTTAAAATAACGGAATGCTAATGTACTAATTGCAGTTACTTGATCTTGAATTTTACCATACTTTGTAAAATATGATGTAATTCTTCGTCTAGCTGCAAAATAGTTACGTCCATTATTATTCCTAAAAATATATTGCATAAAACTGTTAGGAACTGATTCTAATGTTTTATCAATGATTAAGTCTTTTAGTCTATCATCTCCAAAGGCCAAACATTCCTGTATTAGTTTTTGTGTAATATATTCAGGTTTATAATCCAAGTCAAGTTTGATCATTAATTTCTTGGTTTGTCTTTCAGTTAACTTCAAGATCTCCTTTTTATCAGTTTCCAAGTATTTATCAATGTCTTCAAACTTTATATCAATTGGTTTATCTGCAATTCCAAGTTCCGGATTAATTCTTTTTATCTTCAGAATCTGTTTTTGAATATCGTAAACTCTATCATAGTCGAAATTAACTTTATAATCTCCTGTACCAGACATTTTAATACGACAGTCATAATCAGATCCCATTCGATTAGTTGAAATACGATAAGCGCCTTCTATAATAAATGCACCATCAATTTCTTTAGGAACTTCGAACTCTGCATACTTCATTTCAGGATCTTCTTTCCCATCCGTTATAGTTGTATATTCAATTCTTACTTTATGTGTAGCAGTTAATCCATTTTCAATATAGTAAGAAGCTGGTTGAGGAGGTTCTTCTATAAATGAATATCCAATTTTTCCAACTTTTACTTTAGGATTATATGCATCAACTTTATTAAAAAATCGATCTACTATAATTTTTGCTCCAGTGTTTCTGAAATATTGATTAAAATTACTCATTATACTAATGGTTTTATATTTAATTGCTTATATTCGCAATCTACTGAATTAAAAAATGTTTCTAATTCTGATTTAATACTATCTTTTAAGCTACGAGCCTCTACATATTCTCCCATAGGTTTACCATCAAGAGATCTAAAAAAAGCTTCATAAGTAACAAGATAATTGAAGTTATCTTTAAGTTGATGTAATGTAAGCTTTACCGAAAATCTTTCATACTTCGGAAAAATATCATCTCTAAGTTTTTCATATAATATTTCTCTCGCCTGTATAATATTCGGATCTTGACTGTCTAAAATGTTATATGGAATTTCATATGATAGTATAATTTTATAATAATTATCGTTCATAACAAAAAATTCTCTTCTCTGGTTTTAATCATCATATATCCAAGTTCATCAAATTTCCTCCCCTTCGAGATGTAGTTGATGCTTTCTTGGGTTTTTCTTCTTTTTGTTTATCTCCATCCACAGAGATACATTTTTCTTGCTCGGGTTTACTTCCAAGGCTCGATAAAAGATTAGTATTATTAGATTTATCCACAGAGGGAGATGAGGTAGTAGTATAAACCACCTCACCGTCTCTATGAATAGTTACATTAATACTTAACTCTTTTTCAAATTCTGGAAGATCTATTTCAAATTTAATAGTTCCCATAATTTGTTTTTACTTTTGTTTTTCGTCAAGTTTATTATTTAAAAGTAATCCTAATATAGTTTCTGTCATTACGTCACCAGAAAGATTTAATTCCCCTTTGAGAGCTTTAGACACGACTCTAGAGCTATAACCGTAAGACAAAACAGTATAGAATGACTTCTTATTTAAAACACCACTTTGAGTACCTAGATATTGGATGTCTTCAATCTTCTGTGTTTCTGGATCTACACTTACATCAGTTAAACCTGTAAATAAAAGTTCAATAAGTTCTTCCTGTGTAGCATGAAGATCTGATAAACCAGTTGATACAAATCCTCCATCCGTTAAAGTATAAAATTGTTTTCTAAAGATTAAGTAAATATCATTAATATTAGAACCCAACTCTGCAATAACATGATTCATATTGCAAACTCCGCTGGAAATTCTTTGAAATTTCTTAATCTCTGTACCATCAGGAAAATAATACATACACTCTGGATTATAGTCATACTGAGTATCACCAATCCAAACTTCAGTATCACCTTCCTTGGTCTCTTTGTAATGAATAACCCCATCATTCAAAGCATAACAATCAGATACAATAACATTATCCTTCTCAAAATATCTTGTGCCATCACTCAATTTATCTATAATTTTCTTATTATAGTTTAGAATATAAATTCAACTTATAAAAAAGTTGGTAAGTCTTTATTCGTTATACCTTAAGATTCTAATTATTAATCCAAGGCTTGGTATTACTAGTTACTAGCTTCACCAAATTTACTTACTTATAATCTAGAGAATTACTTCCTTAGACGGCAATTTTATATTCACCTTTGGCACGCATTAGCTTAATGAGAGCGTTCAACTTGTAAATGGGCGAGGTAGTATTATAAGCTGACCCTATTAAGTCACCTTTCTCAAATTTTGTCTTACCTACTCCTACCCAATTATTAGGTCTCGGATATTTTAATTCTCCTCCTCTAACTTTTAGGTAAATCCATCTACCTTCCTCTCTAAACTCACATTGTTTTGGTGCTTTAAGATTTCCTTCTGTATTAAGCACACGTTCCAATTACTCTTATAATATAATTTATAAGTTAGACTATATCATCCAGAAATTCATCTAGTTTCATTTATAGTCGTTGAAGGGATTTTATTTTCCCCTGCTGATTTATTTTATTACAAATATTTCCAGCAATTATTGAAATTATACGCCACAAATATAATCTATGGCCACCATGTTTCAGACCTAATGCTGCAAGATTATTCATCCTTTTAGAATGAATTTAGACTATACCATTCTTAAATTAATAAGATCTTTTTTTATAGTCGTTGAACAAGTTATTAATATATTCCTTGATGCTGATTATTTTTTTTTAATTTCCAGCATTTTACAAAGATTTTCTATATAATACTATTTTATATAGCAACCAATTTTAATTGAGTAGTACCTTCAGTTAATGATGTAGCAAATGATACGATTAAACCTATACAAACTTTATATAGATTACTAGACTATATCTTAAGAGTGTTTTAATCTCTCCTTCACACATAGTCGTTAAGAAGATATATTTTCTATATCTTTTGCTGATTATCTCTCGCTATATAATTTTCGCCTTAAGTTTTTTATTTTACAAGGCGAAGAATAAATAGCGATAATACTCCCAGCAATTCTTGAAGTTTAATAAAAGTCTATAACAAACTTTTATGGACAATTCTAAACTTATCCTATTGCTGCTCCATCAGTAAAACTAAATTTCTTTCCAATCAGGTCTGGTGTAATTGTGCTTAAATCTCCAGTTCTTTTTGTAACAATCGAACGTACTGGAACAAGATCATCCTCAGAACCATTTACTATTGGTTTGTCTGGGTATACCTTTCCGTTCGGTGCTGTTCTTCCTAATGCTTTATATCGTGGAATGAGTAATCCTGTGTTTTCTGGATCTTCTCCTTCATGATATATAAAACTATTTAAAAGGAATGAAATTTGTCGTGTTAAATATCCTGAACTAGGCCATTCAAAGAGATTAGATATTATAATTTTTAAAAGACGTCTTCTAATCTCTTATCCTGCTTACGCTTATTCACGTAAGATTAGACTATATCATGATTAAAGAGTTTCCTTAATCTAACAATACATAGTCGTTGATCTTATCTTTGTTTTCTTCTACTATTATACCTTTTTGGTCTTGGTAGATATTTTACATTATTTTTCTTATTCTCTCGATAAGCTTTTGTTTCTTGAATTTTTCTATATTCTTCAATTCCAGAGAGTATAGTTCTTGCTATACTTCCAACAAGCCTTAGAGTTTCTAAGAATTTTTCAAATCTACACATTAAGTTTTAAAAAGTACTAATAATTCATCTTTTTCTCGTTGATAAGTTGCTGATTTTAAAAAACTTTGACTTCGTTTGTTTATTATTATTTCCAGCATTTCTTTGTTATTTATAGTGGGCTACCATAAAGTTCAGGTTTTATTTCTAACTCCACTAACTTTTCAGTGATATCTTTATTTATTCATAAAGACTTAGACTATACCTTTCTTATTCACATAAGTTTCTACATATAGTCGTTGAATTAATACAAAACTAAATCTTAATTAAACTATGTAATCATAAATATTAAATGAATTAACTATTCCTAAACTTTCAGATAATTTAGTATACTTTATATATCTAGTTGTGAATAGTTCATTTTCAGATAATATAATATATTTTATATTTCTTTTTGCAAAGTATTTCTTCGCTGCTATTCTTTTGGCTAAAATCACCGGATCTTTTTCTATTAGATTTGCTGGTTTTAACTCAATAACAACTTGAAGACCTGATTTAAATTTGATGTAAAAATCAGGTAGATATCTATGTTCAGTTCCATCATCCCATTTATAAATAATAGAATCTAAACACCTATCAAATATTTTTATCTCACTTTGCCATTTCTGCTTTTCAAAAAATTTTATAAAATTAATTTCCCAAGATGAATCATAATTAAAATCTTTATTCCAAACTTTAGAATGATATATACCTGTTTTATATTTACCTCCTGTTCGTTTGTTATAATAAGACTTATCTTTCATCATTTCAATATTTCTTTCAGATAATAACCTACTAGAATTCTTTCTCATTTCTAATCCTTTTGGTGTCTTATAGAAATCTTTCATTCGTTGAGAAATTTGTTTTCTTTGTTTTTCTGAAGGACTCCATCCTTTATGTGATTCCCTCTGCTTTTCTCTAGACTCTTTTGTCTGTAATTTGTGAAAATTTTTTAATCCTTGTTCAGACATTCTACTATCTCTTAATAGTTCAGAACACTTTTCTGAACATGTTTTTAAATAACCTCTTTTAAATCCATCCCATCTAGATATTTTTCCACATATTTCACATTTAGGACGATCATTAATATTAGTCAAACCTAATACTATAACATCATAATAAATTTGAGGTGTTATTTTAACAAATTTGCTATTATCATTCAAATGTTTATATAAATGAGATTGAGTTACATAAATATCTTCATCTAATCCAGTAAACCATTTATATAAACATATTTTATAATGACCGCGATTGATAACTTTTAAATAATTATCAAAAGATTTTCCAGGTTGCGGATTTAAACTAATTAATTTATTAAAAGAATCTATTTCTTCTTTATCTGTTAATATAAATTTTTCCAATTTCCCTGCCATAATAATTTCACAACTTTATGACTTAGTTTTGTATTAACTGCTGATTCTCTTCACAGAATTCCAGCATTTAGTAGAATTTATAGTCAACTAAAGGTAAACTAAAATTGACTGTAGTGATCTATTCTCGATTGAATGAAGCTGATAGTCTTTTTCTGTATATCCTGACAAAAGTGTTCCTCGTGTAATAACAGGTTTTTCATCAACTCCACTAACAATAAATTGCAATGATACTTATATTACTTTATATAAGTTTAGACTATATCTTTAATATTATGTATATAGTCGTTGAACAAATAATTTAAGCTTTTACTTGATGCTAATTCTATAATTCTTACAGTTCCAGCAATTAACATAATTTTAATATAATGAGTTAATTTTCATTATATTGCCCAATTTTTTTCTTTAGGCATTGACATTGCTACAATCGAGTTTAGTTTTACACGATTTGCACGTGCTAATTCATTTTTAAGATCTGTACTAAAACTTTTAGAAACTTCTTTTTCATATTTCACTAACTCTTTATTCAATCAATAAAGGTAGACTATATCATTTTATAATAAGTACATAGTCGTTGAACAAATAGTTAATACTACTTGATGCTAGTTCAGTATTTTATATATAGTTCTAGCAATTCTCTTATTTTTCTTAATAATTAAAATTATTAAGTCGCTAAAAATAATTAACGAAATTCTTCAGTCATTATAAGAAGTTTTTGTTTATCAGTAAGATCTTTTGAATCTGCAACATTACATATTCTTTTATACGTCTCAGTATCACAATCAGCATATAACGTTTTCATTAATTCTAAATCTTCTTAATTTAGATAGACTATATCATCTGTATATAACTTCATACAGTTCTATATTTAGTCGTTGAACTCTATTTTATCTAAGAGATAGAGATGCTAATTCTACTTTATTCTAATAGTTCTAGCATTTTAATAGAATTTTCTCAAGATAATTTATTTCTTAAGCTACAATTTTATAGTCAAACGTAACTACTCCTGCTAATGTAACAATTCTGAGGGCAAGCTTCTGTAATGCTTTTCTTTTCTCAACTCCATCAGGAAATTGATTAAGATATAAAGATAATTTCGAAGCAGCTTTAGCACTGATACGTTCATATTTATTAGATAAAATCCCAATTTCATCCATATCTGCGTCTAGAATCTTAGAAATTCGAAGTCTACCATAACTTGTTGTTTTAGCGGTATATTCAACATTTCCAATTTTTCCAGTGAATGTAATTGGAGTACCTACTTTAATTTTTTTCTCTACTTCAACATCTTTAAGAAGTTGCACATAATCCGTATAAAAGTGTCTAGGATTTTCTAATTCATCCTGATCATCAAATACGTATTCTGATGCAACTGCAAGACCATTCAAAGTTTCGTGGTTAAATTTAAATATAGGTTCATTATTTTTCTTATAAACATTCACATATCTTGGCGACATCCTAAGATATGTTTCTTCTGCTGCCTCTGGAGGGACGAGTTGTATGGAGCACGTATCGCCATCGAAGTCAGCATTTAAAGGCTCACAAACAGCGATGGGAAATTCAATTGCATATGAATCATTAAGCTTGAGCTTCATGCTAAACATACTGTACTCGTGCAAAGAGGGTTGGCGATTAACTCTGTGATAATCAATACTTTAGCCAACTTATATTGATTACCCAAGATATAATTCTATCTTGCAAAGACTATATTTTCCATGGTTAAAACTAGGTTATCACAACACTAGCCTGGTTTTGTCCATAGTCGTTGGGTTGAATAGTTTATATTTACAATGAGTTTTGTATTAAAAATTCTAGGTCTTTATTTTCAGAAACTCTATGTTTTAGGAAGTCGTATACTTGTTTTTTGACTTTTAGATCTAGAAATTCAGTATATTTTGTTCCGGTTTCATTAAGTTTCGTATAGTCTTGAAATTTAATAAGTGTATCAAATTCGAGGTCAGCTAATTCGGTTGTAGGTCCAGAGATGATTGCTATAACCTGTCCACCCAAGATATGATTCATGTGTGGAAACTGATAGTTAATTCTGCGATCCCAGTCCTTAGAGAATCCGATTTTAACTGACTTAGGAAATTTAACGAAGTACATATATCCTTGTTCTCCTTGAAATTTATTAAAAAGGAGGTTTCGGTTATTTACTCTCATTGCATATTCAGATCCATACCCTTTAGCATTTTTATTTAGGGCATTTTTAGTCATAATCTGAGCCATTCTTAATCTTTTCTCTTCGCTAGAATTCCACAGCCCAATTTTAGAAGTTCCGGTATATCGTCCTTGTGCGTGAAGCGCTTTCATATGTTCGGAACGATTCCAGGGGCTGTTAGAAGATAGCGAAGATGAATATAATTTTCTTTTTATCTTCATAAGCTCTTCTTTTTTAGGGTTTTGTTTTCTTGTAAATATAACTTTCAACTGCTGATTAGAAATAAGATTCTTCCCAGCAATACACAAAATTTAATACTACAGTTTTCAGGTACTGTAATATTTTAGGATTCACACCTAACGTACCAATTAGGAAACCATTAGTACGATTTGTTTTTCCGCATACTCTTTAAACATTTTCAGAGTTTCCGGATTATTATATTCTTCTTTTGTTGCTTTGAGTGCTTCGTTTTTGGTAAAATTCAGCTCTTTCATTAAGTAATCTAAGAAACCTTCCCGACACATTTCATAAGCGATATGTATTGGAACAGAGATTTCATCGATAGCTAATGTAGTACTAGGTATAATTGGGCATCTAGCAGAATTTTTAGTACGGACAGAATACAAGTCACGTGCTAGATTTTCTTTAGATGTATTAAGTAGTGCTGTAGCTTCTTTTTTCCCAGCATTTAGGAGAGCACGTAAAAGGGCTGTATATCTAACTCTTTCTCCAGGGGTATTAAATTTAGATGTAACTTCCTCATAGTTCAAGTCATTAGATTTTTTATCTTCTACGCAACAAAGTCTGATAATAATAGAGTACCAAATACTAAGTTTATGAGATCCCATTACTTTTTTCCCGTTTTTAATTCCGAGAGTAAAAGGTCTCATCATAGCAGGTTGTACTAGGTAATACCGATTAATTAATTTTTTAAATTCTGTAAGACGAGCGGGAAAATGTTCTTCAATAATTTTAATTAATCCTTCGTAAGAACATAGAGCTTCATCAGTAATAAATTCTGATATTTTTAGTTCTTTTGTTGTTGGATTATATTCGAACTGGCAGGTATCAAAAACTTTAATACCTAATTTCTTTGCTCCTCTTGCACTATAACCATTTCTTCGAAGATCGTCTCCAAAGAAATCTAACACAATTTTACTATCTTTAAAAATATCTTCGAAAAGTTCTTTAAAGATATCAAAACGTAAATCATTCAAGTAATAGAAAGGAAGTTCAATTCTAGCAAATCTTCTCAATCCCTCTTCTCTTGTAAATACTCTTGCCCCGCAATGAGGACAAGGTTCAGCAGAGGGTTGTCGAATTTTTCCACAAATACATCTATCTTCCATGGGTGAGCCAAAAATATCGACATCATAGACTCCACCGGCGATAGGTTGTATTCCATTGTACTTCAGGTCCAAGTCTCTATGATTAAATAGGACTTGATCTTTTCCATCACTTTTAGTATAATCGATGATAGCTTCATCGGTTAGTAACTCAAGAGATACTGACATAAAATTTTAATATTTTTACTGTTTAACCATTCCTTCGACATCTTTCCAAATTATCTTAGTAGCTAGTTCAGAATCGTCAGGATTATTTTTTGACCAATCTTTATATACTTGTTTTACATCTGATATTGCATCTGATCTGGTCTTGTCTTTTAATCTTTCATAAACTCCTGCTTCTTTATCTATAACTACCTCAATCATATCTGAAATAATATCTTGAGTAATAGCTCTTGATGTATTAGTAAATCTGGATCTATATTCACGATAAACCAATACGTCGTCATAAGTAAGTTCGAGATCAGAGTATTCGGCTGATGATCTAATTTCGGCTGGTTCTTTATTAAACCATGATAACTGTAACTTTCTAACTCGATCTGCCACAGCCTGTCTACCCATTTCTTCGTACTTCTTTGCTAATTCTTCGACGATATCATACTTAGCTTTTAGGATTTTTCTCATTGCTTCTTTTATCTGAGTTGCATATTCTTCGGGCATAGTAGGACATTCAACAATTAAGTCATACATACCAGAAGAGAATAAGAAAATAATAAAAGCTGGAATTTGTCTTTGTTTTCTTCGCTTTGATATAATAGAGTCTTTGCTAATATCACGAGTAGCCAAAAATTCTATGAATCTTGCTATTTGGTTTCTCGCTTCTTCAGCATATCTCTTATTAAATCCAGAATCATCCTCATCTTTAAAGTCTATATCAACATCTTCTCCGCGTAAAGGAGTATCAGGTGTATAGAGGCTATTAACCATACGAGAGTGACCTTGCTTATGAAACAAATCTTTAATAATATTTCCGACTGTATTAACTGAAGTATGTTTAGGATTAGCCCAAACTATAGTAGTAACAGCATCTTCAATTGCATTATCTTTATCCAATTTTCCTGCTGCTATTATGTCATCGTATGCTGTAGATAACCAAAGTTCGTCCTTAGTCATCTTACCTTCATACTGAGACTCATCTACTTTAATTTTCTTCTCATCCTCGTCATCTCCAATAATACTCTCATCAGAACCTTCAGAGTCATCGTCGTCAGAATCATCTCCTGTTTCGTCTGGACCTAGATATCCTTGATTTTCTAGGTCTTCTTCTTCTTCATCTAACAAATAATCGTCTTCCATTCTTTATTAGCATTATTATTTTTAATTAATTAGTATAAACCTTGAGAGGACCTGAAATTTCCTCTCAATTATTAGGGTAACACCTTCTGGGATACGTGTTTTAGAGGTTTAGAGGAAGAAAAATAAAGAGGGATTTGTTATTTCCCTCTTTTTCTATATTTATTTTCTTTTTAATAATTCATAACCCTTTGTTTGTTTCTTCTTTCCTGTAGTTTCATCTAAAATTGTAACATATATCAATTTAACTTCAAAATAATTTTCTAAATCTTTTGCCTTAGGAGTAGCTGTATAGGAAATTGATGGATAAAGATACTCTAGTCTAGATTTTATATTAGCTAATGTCAATTTATCTCCAACTTTAAATTCTGAATAAATAGTATTAACTAAAAGTTCTTGACTAAATGTTACTACTCCAAGTTCTTTCTCAATCTTATATTTATCATATCCTAAAGCTCTGAGTTTTTGAGGTCCGAGTGCTAAATAGTAAGACTTAATATTATCATGTTCTCCAATCTGATCTAATACTACTCCTATAATTTGATCATTAAAACTATATTCACAAAGAAGTTTAAGTTTGGCTTTAAAAGTACCTAATTCTTGATATTCCTTTAAAAAATCTGATATTTCCTGATTTATTATATCATCATTACAGTATTTACCTGTTTTTCTACATTCCAAAAGATCCTTACACTTATCTATTATGCTCTTATCAAATTTCAACTCTAAGAACTCAAATACTGAATCTATATCTCTAAGTTTCTTATCTAAAATTTCTTTAAACACAGATTTTACATTGTCTCTACCCTTCCCTGGTAGATTAGAGGATATTCCAAGCAAAATTCCTAAAATTTCTTTAACACTATTCTTAAATTCAGTTAATTCTTTATTTATAATACATGGATTTATTGGAAGATTTTTAATATTCTTCACTACTTCTGGATTTTTAAAAAAGTTTACTATTTCATCATTATATTCAAACCATTCTCTACCATAATCTATATACAAATATTTTCTAAACTTATATTGAATATTCTTTTCATCTTCTTCAGTCAATTCAGGAAGTTCATATAAAATTTTACAGGTTGGATTATGAAGTTTATATGCATTAAATCTCCCTTCTTTCTTTGTGTCTTCTGTATATCCAATTTTTAACAAATCTATATAATTGTTATCCTTTCCATAACCTGCACTCTTAATTAAATATATCATAATTTAAATTTCCTTCTTTTTAATAACGTATAACACTTTATCTTTTTCCCATCTTCATATATACTAGAGTTTTTTATTTCAAAAAATTTCTCTAAATCAGTAGCCTTAGGTGTTGCAGTATAAGAAATAGATTTATATAAATAATCAAGTCTATCTTTTATACTAGATAACGTTAATTTATCCCCTACTTTGAATTCTGAATAAATACTAGACTCTAATAGTTCATAGGAAAATGTTACTATTCCAAGTTCCTTCTCAATTTTATATTTATCATACCCTAGAGCTCTAAGTTTTTGTGAACCTAAAGAAATATAGTAAGACTTAATATTATCATGCTCCCCTATCTGATCTAATACTATTCCTATTACTTCATCTGAAAATCCATATTCACATAAATATTTCAACTTACTCTTAAAGGTTCCTAATTTTTGATATTCTCTCAGAAATTCAGATACCTTTTGATTTATTATATCATCAGAAGATAAAGTATTATGAATAGTACTAAATACTGTAAATCTATCTTTATAATCTATTTGTTGAATCCTGAAAGCTCTAATCTCATTTACTAATACTAAATTATTAAGTACAGGAATTAGAGTACCTCCTCGATGTTCATTAACTGCTATATAATCGTCTTTATAATTATAAGATTTAGTATTTTTCTGATAAGTTTTAGCTAAATCATATTTAGCATCATCTAAGGCTGTACTAAATGCAGATAATAAATTATTAGTAGATCTTTTCTTTCTTTCTATTTCCTTATCAAACTCTTCCTGACTAATTTTTCTGTAGTCACAAGTAGATCTATAATAAAATATAGCTTCATTCTTCCAAGGATTTTTAAATAATCTCTGTCTTCCCAATATTTGAGGCAAGTCTTCTGATATATCAACAGCTAAGGAATCAATATTACTATCACTAAATATAAACGATCTAGCACAGGTAGAATAAAAATCTGCTCCTAAATAAACAGTACGTGTACAAAAGGTAAACATTTTAGGTTTAACTCCTTTTAATGGAACATCCCCTATTGTAAAACCTTTCCCTAATCTTTTTTGTATTCTCTTGAGATTTTCAGGAGTATTACTACAAAGAATATTAACCTCTTCTGGTTGGAGATCACATTTCTTTATAATACTAGTAATATGATTAACAGAGTTTACATAAAATACAGCTTCATCCGATATTACTCTAGTAGGATATCCGTTTACCATTCTAATAGCACTTTCAAAATTCCCAGATTTATAAGAATCTATTATCTCAGGTAATTTAGTACCTACTGATTTCATTGTTAACACCTTAAGAGATGGTTTTAATACTCTAGTAGGATCTTGCGAAGCCCAATCCATATTAATATATGGTAAACCATCAAACTCATCTAACATATTAAGATATTCCTCTAACATGGGTGTAGCACTAACAAATAAAGCTGAATGAGATTGATGTAGGTGATAAAGAAAGTCTAGTTCTGTATTAGACTTAAACTTAGAATCATGTAAGATTGTCTGAAATTCATCTATAATAGTATAGAATGATTGGAATATACCAAGACTTTCTAGGATATCTTTTACAATTCTATAAGAATCATATGTTACTAGTATCTTGGCTGGTTTATCTCCTAAATATTTTCTTTCATTTAGGTAGTCTTTTATTTCATTCATTAATCTATTATAAACTGTATCCTTTCCATGAACTATCTCATCCATTTTTTCCATAAATATCTGAGATTTATCTATTTTAGAAAGATCCTTATCAATAGCTACTTCCTTTTCTAGTTCGTTTATAACCAAATAAACATCCCTACCATGCTGGTCTTTCTTATTTTTGAGCAACATTTTTCTAGGAGAACAAAGTATAACATTCTCAGGTCCTCTTAAGCAATATTCAGTAAATCCACACCCAGGGAGTTGTTTATTAATAATACATTTTACAGGTAACTTGTAAAATCTAAAGTCTGTTCCTAATTCTGATATAAATCTTATTCCTCTAGGAACTACATAATCATTTAATTTTAGTATTGGCATACGTATAATTTTATCAAATTTATTATAATCTAATAGAGAATCCAGTTAAAAGAACTACTATGTCTCTTTAAATTGAAGACATAGGAGGATTCCCTTTTCAATCATAAGGAATTGAAAGGATATTATACGCATTTTGTCACTTTAAATGGAGTAGTTTTAGTACAGTACTATATATATTTTATCTGACAAAAAAGTGACACTTGCTCATATAGATAAAGAACATAAGATCATGTCGGAGACATGGAATATTTATGTTTAGGATTTCTATGAGCTTTTAATCTAGAAATACCACCCCTGGCCCTTTAGAGGCCAAAGGGGTGTCAACTTAATTAAAATAATATTATACTAAAATTTCCTATATATCTTATTCAATATTTCTTTTCTAAGACACCTCTAGCGGTAGCGGTTAGAGGTGTAGGATAAGGGAAGCTCCTTTGTCCTCATAAATAAGGGACAAACCTATATAAAACCTCCCTTTTATCAATTTGAAAGCCTAGTATATGTAATATAAACTTTAAATACGTAGAATCATGAAAAGAATAGTCAAAGAAGCGGTAATTGAGAAAAAACTTACTGATGAAGAGAAAGATATAATAAGATCTCATTTAGAATGTAATTATAAAATAGTAATGTTATATCCTATTAACGAAAATACAGAAGTACCTAAAAATGCATTACCCTCTGAGATATGGAATATTCCAGAGGGTTATTATGCTATTGAGATTAAATACCAGGTTTAATAATCTTTTTTTTTAGAATATTATTTATAAAATAAAAATCAATTTTAAATTACAAGTTATGAATAAGAAGATTAGAAAATTTGAAATAATTAAGCAAAAGGATAAGATTGATAGATTACTTAGGATTCCTTATGCAATGAGTTTTGAAACTAAAATAGTAGATTTATATCCTGTTGATGAGGATACTATAATACCTGAGGAAGCACTAGATCCTGAGAAGTGGGATGTTCCAGAGGGTTATTATGCTATTGAGATTGAATGATAGTTTTATATACCTTCAATTCTTCCATATGAAATAAGAATAAAATATATAAAATTATGAAAAGAGATAAATTAATAAAAGAAATTATTGAGAAGGATTCATTTATTTTTGAAGATCCTTGTCCTTTATCCCATCAAGAATTAGAAGAGATAGACTCTACTATAGAGAGTACATCTTCTATGTTAGATAATATGAAAATTGACTCAACAGAGGATGATCCTATGCTAAGATTTGAAAAAATAGTAGAAAATCTTAATAAATCTAATAAAAGTATGAGAGTAAAAAGAAATGAGTTAATCTTTTTAAAGGATTATCATAATACATCAAAAACTCCTTGTTCAGATTGGCTTGATCATAAAAGAGTAGACTTGTATCCTATCAATGAAAATACAGAAATACCTACAGATGCATTAGATCCAGGGGTATGGAATATTCCTGAAGGTTATTATGCTATTGAGATTAGAGATTTGGATTAATTTCCAAATCTCTTTATTTATTCTTATATTTTCCGAGTAATCTTACAGTATTATCAGTTATCATTTTATTAGCTGTATTAGATTCATAAGTTCTAAAGGAATAATCCAGACTTTTATTTCCTGCTTTTTGTATTTCTCTGGGAAGATTATATTTTTTCGCTAATGCAACAGCATGATATGATGCATTAGCTTCATTCATTAATGTAGATAAATTTTCTACATTGTTCATAATAGAATTATGTAGATTATGTGAATTATTTACTTTTTTATCCAAACTTCTATAATTACCATAATATTTACCTCCTCTTAATTGTTCTCTATTATCACTTACACGATGTCCAACTTCATGAAGAATTGTATATGGATTTTTTCTATGTATATTATTTATATTAATAGTATCATTTTTATAATTATATTCTGTAGTTAAATTAGAACCTACTGCAGTTTTTATATTATCTTTTTTAAGATCTTTTAAAATTTTTTGAGCAGATTCAGGATCATATCCTAAAGTAGTATTTAATTTCTTAGCTTGATTGTATTTAGTTTCAAGTTCTGAGAATTCATTATCATAATTAGATTCAATATTTTTTCTTTTGAATCTATAATTTTTTCCAGCTCTTTCTTTTTTGATTTTATCTAACTTTTCTAAATCTATTCTATTTTGTTTCGAATTATCTTCTATAATTTCACGTATATCATAAGTTCCCTTTGCTTTTCGTTCTTTATAAAATTTTTTATTATCAAGTGAAAGGTTAGTGAAAGGATCAATGACATATTGGCCGGAATCTTTTACATTTTGCCTAGCTATTCGTAATCTATTATTAGAACTAGCAGCTTGAATTCTCTTAAACCGATTATGAAGTTCTGGATTAGCTATAATTTCAGTTATAGCAGCTTGGAAACTTGGAAAAGCGAAAGGATATAGTGAAGGCATTGAGGATATGTACAAGTATAAAGAAGATCCGGATAGCCTTTCTGAACCTGATAAAATCATCCTTGAGGCTGTGGGTGATATCCTCAAAGAAGAAGGAACGCTAAAAAGTATGAGTGTGAGTGATGGTATTACTTATACAAAGAACCTCAAAAAGAAACTCGAGGCTCTAGAAGCAAAAGAAGAGAAGGTTGAAGTATAATATCACCTCAGAGAAGATTGACAGAAATGTTGATCTTCTTTTTTAATTTCCTGTCTTCTTTTTATATTTTGCTAGAAGTGGAGCTTTTGAATATGCATCTAAATCTTTTTCATATCCTTCGAGTGCTCTATCAAAACTTTTCTTTGCATGATTTAATTCTTCAGGTGTTGCTCCTTTTTCTTTCATTAACTTTAATGCTCTGTCTGAAGCGTCTTTTTCATTACTCAGGATTAATCTTTTGTCAATTAATTTTCGTTTCCAAGATTTTAACTTAGGAAATTTTGAGTTATTACTATCACTTTCAAAATATGTATCGCCATCTCTTTTATCTGCTTTATTAAAACTACCTCTAATAGAATCAGAGTTTGCTATTCTATTTTTAATGCTATCTTTTTCTCCTTTTATATGACCTACTTCATGAGCTAGAGAAGCAGGTCCTCCTTGATTTCTATTATAATAAATCGCATGATCTCTATTATCTATTAACTTAGATAATTTTCTTTTATCTCTTTCAGAAACTCTATCACTATTATTAATCGAGTTTTTAAGTACTTCTTTAATTTTCTTATCTTTAATATCTACATTACTATTCTCTGCGTATCTAGTAACAAAAGAATTTTCATTAATAGCTTCTCTTTGAATAGCTCTTTCTAATTTCATATTTTTAGGAGCTCTTTCATCTAAGTTACTCAATTCTCCTTGTATTTTACTTTTTTCATTTTTTAATCTATTAAGTTCTCCTTTATATCTATAATATTTCTCTAAATTTCTTTTTGAAATAAAGCCTTTCATTTTAGAGAGTAATCCATATTCTCGTTGTTCTAATTCCCAACCTTCAGAATATAGTTTTTCGACTAATTGTTTACCTGTTATCATCCTTTTTCCAATTGATTAGTATATACTTTCTTACTCTATTTATTTCTAATTCAGTTTGATAATCTAATTTTCCGGAAAAATCAAGAATTGGAAATCTAATAAAGTCATAATTATTTAAATTACCACATTTAAATAATGTGGTTAATTCTTTATCTGAAGATAACTCTTTGAAATTGATACCTTCTGGAAGTTTAAATAATTCTTTTCTTAGGAGGAAACCAACTTCAGTGGGAAAATTACCAGAAATTCTGGTTTGGATATGCCAAGTTTCTAGAGTAGGTATCACATCCTCATCTTTTCTAGTTATAGTTTTTAATTCCTCTAAGTAATCTTTTCTTGTTTGAAGCGAATTATTTCTAATATAATGTGGATCATAGAAAAGAGTTTCTGTATTTCTTTCGATTAATCCAAGTTTTTCTTCAAGATTTTTTATCTCTTGGTCTAACATTCTTCGTCTAGGAAGTAATATATTTAGTAAGTTCATAATAATTGTTTTAGTTAGTAGAAGAGTAACCGATCAAAGTTACTCCCCTTTATTATTTTTATACAATAGTAAGTATATAATTATTTAGGTTTCTTTTTATTTATTATTTTTCTTCTTAAATTATATTTCTGTCTTTCAGTTCTTCCTTTATCTCCAAAAAGTTCCATTAAATCTTTTTCTTCTTTATGAGATCCAGGAAATACTTTATAATTATCTATTTCTTTTGGATGTAATTTATTTAATAGCTTTTCATTTAAGTTATTTCTTAAACTATTTCCTTTTCTATATGTATCTATTGCAGCATTTTCTAGATTTTTAGCATGTTTAATCTCTTCTTTTGTTGCACCAGCCTTTTTTAAATCTTTTATTCCATTCTTCCAAGCATTATTTTCTTCTTGAATTCCAATAGTTCTTTTCCCAATATCAGCTAGTATCCCTTTACTATTATTAGATTTATCAGCTAATTTTTGAATTGCAGAATTAATAGATTTTTTACTATTTTTAACATGACCTAGTTCATGAGCAGCAAATGGGGTGTCTTTTCCTATTGCATCAGCGTTGAGATTTATAATTGCATCTTTGGTCGAACTTGATTTGGCCAATTCTCTACTAGCTTTATCCAAACTTTTATCATTAGACATTTCCTCGAGTAGATTTTTCTTTTCTTTATTGAGAATATAGGATTTGTCTCCTTTAGGTTGATATATCAGTTTAGAAAATTTGTTATTAGGTATTATATCAGCGTTTACTTTATTAGCTTCTTTTTTCAGATTATCGGCTATTAATTCATTCTCTTTTGTTTCTTTTCGAAGATTAGTCAATTTTCTTTCTGTTTTCTTTGTTTTTGCAAGAAACTCTCGTTTATTCTGAATTAATTTATTCACTATATCTCTTTTTCGTTTTCTGATATAATTTTTTGTTCCTTTCTTTAAACCCAATCGAGATATTTCTGAAAGTATACTAAATTCTTTCTGTTCTTCTGGGTACTTTCTTAATATAATCATATTAGAGATTTAATAAATTTCTTAGTATTTTCATCCAACTCTCTTATAATATAGTAATCCTCTATATTATCACATTCAGAGTTTGTACTTTTTATTTTATATTTAGTACTGTTCTCTATTTTTATTGTTTTTGGAATATTAATAGTTTTTCTTATTAATACTACATACACAATCTTACTTGGTTTAGGTAATTCTTTTATGATGGGATTAAAAGTATCTTTTTCATTAGAATTATCTGGATTAAAATATCCACTAGCTCGTATTACATTTAAGCTCTTATATCCATCGTTTAATCGTTTTCTAAGGTCTTCTAGGTATTCCCTTCGGCCTTTGAGATCATATTTTCTTCCTCTATTTTGTTCATAAAGTGGATCATAATAAACTTCTGTTCCAGTTCTTCTGATTAATCCAAGTTTTTCTTCAAGATTTTTTATTTCTGGCTCTAGTTTCTTCAATTCTTGCCTTTCTCTTTTTCGTCTAGGAAGTAATATATCTAGTAAGTTCATAATAAATAATTGTTTTAGTAGAAGAGTAACCGATCAAAGTTACTCTCCTTTATTATTTTTATTTTTTAAATATTATCAAAAGTTCTTTCATACGTTAATCAATGAGTTTTACTTCATGACAGACTATATCACCTAAGGAATTTCCTCAGTCTACATACATAGTCGTTGAACCTAGATTTATGTTATTATCTAGGATGCTGATTATTTGTATACAAAGATACAAATTTTCCAGCAATTCTTGTAGAAAACACCATGAAATTTTCCAAAATGTTCAAATTGCTTCAAAATCATTAACTATTTTTATTAATGAATAGACTATATCATCTAGGTTATATTTCTTCCCTAGTTCTATATTTAGTCGTTGAGAAAGGATTTTATTATTATCCTTTTTGCTGATTATCTGTTTGATATTCCAGCATTTTATAGAATTTTTCATAAAGTTTATATTACTTTATGCTTCTTCATTTGAAAAAGCTGACTTGGATATCTGCTCGCATTTGTTAATATACATTAATATATTATAGACTATATCATCTTAAGAATTAATACTTCTTAAGTTATACATTTAGTCGTTGAGAAGCTATTTTTAATAGTTTTTGCTGATTTATACTTGGTATAACCAAGATTTTTCCAGCATTTTAGTATAATTTTCCTATTATATAATAGGCGACTAAGCAATTAATCGGTTCCGTCTTCTGTTTGCAATAGGTTACTATAATATTTTATTATATGTTCAGAATATAAATTTAACTTATATTTCATTATAAGTTAGTAAGTCTTTATTCGTTACGCTAAGAATTTTTATGTTCTCAGTTCGGTATTGGGATTATCCTTTCACCGAATTTACTTACTACATTCTAGAGTATTACTATTTCTAGTGGGCCTTAAAAATTTTTTTAACCATTTTCGTCGATCGGTGCATCCTGAAGAATACAGTTATAGAAATTAAGAGTACGAACTTTGATACGGCTTGAGTTAGTTAAGATTAATCTAAGGTCGCATACTAAGTCATCCTTTCTGAAAGAATATTTAGTATCACGATCTGCAATTTTCTGGCGATAGTCCTTATGGTTTTTGTTTTAAATCATACTAGACTATATCATAAAGAGGAACTATGGCTTAACCCTCTTTCTTTGTACTTAGTCGTTGAAAAATAGAATCATATCTATTTCTGCTGATTATTTTTCGTTATATTGAGTTCATCGCTCTTAATCCTAAATCTTAAGCGATGGGGATAACTATAACGAGATATTTCCAGCAGTTCACAAAGATTCATTAAGGAACTTTTAATTTCTTAATGGACAACTTTTAAATTATCAAACCAGTAAGTAATTGCTTGATCTTCCTTATCTACAAAAGCCAATGACAGGGTTCCAGCTGTGTTTTGACCTGTCTTCTGAATGATAGTATAATTACCACGCATTCTCTTTTCAAAACCTGATACACTATAATCAATACCTACCTGAACGGCATTTAATCTAGCATTGAAAATATCAGTACCAGGGAAATAAACTATCTTAGGTACATTAATGAATTGAAGTTCCCACATGTCACCACGAAGGAATTCTTTATTATTATCTTTATATGTACTTTGATAGTCAATAAACTTCATGTATCCGTCGCTTCCACGGACTAAACTTGCTACGCTTGCCATAGTTTTTATTATTTTTTATCGTAATTTAAAGTTATATCGATCGTCATATTATTATCTACTAAGTCACTCATTCTAGATTCCACTTCAAGTCCTAGTCTATTATTTGGTAAGTCTAGGTAAAATCCAGTAATAACTAATGAATCTATATATGAGTACCCAGTTGATATTCTATTTAAGATCTGTTCTATTCTAGCTCTTATATCTCCGGCTGATTTAGTACTAAGAATTTTCCATTTATTCTTTTCCAATTCTCTAGCTACTTTTCCTATACAGAATCTCATCCACCCTGAAGTATTGAAGTCTTGTCCATTTTGATATTTTTTATAGTAATATATCTGGTTATTGAATACTAGATAATTACTTTTGTATTCCTCAAGTTTATCTTCTGGTGATTCAAAGGTGTAAGGATCTGTTGTAGGTGTTTGATATAAGATTTGATCGCTAGTTATTGAGTAAATATCTTGTAAGAGCCCTCTAATATGTAAGTAATATCCAGGTCTATCTTGCCCAAAAATTGTCTGCCCTCGATAAAAATATAAGAGTCGATTATCAGCATCAGAGGTATAATTAAAGACGTAGTTATTTCCGGCCGTATTAGTTTCCTCAGGGTCAGTTGTTTCTATTAAGTTTCCATTCTCCACTTTATAGAATTTTACTCCTCCAGTGGGTTGTGATACTATATAAATTGTTCCTGAGGTTATATCTTCGGCCGATGGAAGTTCTTGAGTTTCTACGTAGGTCCATCCATTATCAAAATTTTGGAATAATACTTGAAAACCTAAACTCTTCGCATATCCTAAAAATCTCTCATATTCTGGATAATAACTAGTCTCCGAGCCTGTCTTCATTCCGGCCGAGTATTTATAGATATCAGGGACTAAGAAATAATCAATAATTCCAGCGTTGTCAGATCCAAAAATAGCCTCTGCCGCTTTCCAATATTCCCCATTTATATCTTCGGCCGTTTCTTTCCAGGCTCGTTTAAGATACCATGTTCCAGAGGGTAATTCAGATTCTTTAGAACCTTTTTTATACTCTACCTCTTCATCTGTCTCTCGATTTACGTAAGATGTTGAAAGAATACATCTAACTAACTTAGACTCTGAAGTAATTATAGTATCAAGCCTTTCCTGTCCAATAGTAAATAAACCACCTTCATAAATTTCTTGATATTTATACCTCTCGATTGTTACTCTATATTTATCATCTTCCTTCAGTTTCTCAATATTTACACTAATATCACTATCTAAATATTCGGAATCTCCACCTTCAGTACCAGTTGTTTTCGATATAAATCTCATTCTAGTACTTCCACTCGAGATTTTTGATAGTATATTGTGTGTAGTGTTAAAATCTGGTTCGAATAATAGACCAGTAATATTAGTAAAATAGGTAACTTGAATAGAATATGATGTGTATATTTTGTAACCCTCCGAGATATTTCCTTCGATAGTATAACCTAATTGACTTGGAATTATAACTTCTACTAACCTCTTGAAAATTTCCTTATTACTTTCTTTTGCTTTAATTTCAACCTCAATTGCTTCATCATAATATTGACTTGGAATATTAGGGATACTATTAATTTCCTCTTTAAACCAAATCATTATATTTTCATAAGAGTCATTTTTAAGTTTTTTCAGGATTATATATTTAGAAGTTAATCCCTCGTCTACCGGGTAAAAATCTATTTCAGGGTTATATACTAAGGAATAAGCTAAAGTTTCATACCCTTTTGATACTCTTAGCAGATCAGGAAGATGAGATAATAATACTTCTTCATCAATTTTTTCAGTATAATCAACATCTCCTTCCTCTATATATTTCGGATAACAATATTCAGGTCCAATAAAACCTGGATAATTTATATTTAATACATCTCTATTTTCTAGAGAACTCGTATTATTAGTGTCAAGATTTTGTGGTAATTCTAGGATTTTCATATATTCTCCTAGATAATATATATAAAGAGTATACCACAAATTTCCTTCTTTATATTCGCCTTCTCCTGTTACTACTTTATACAAAACTTTATCTTCTCCGACTTCTGGAAGTTCTGTTAAGTTATAGTATAATTTTTGATCTATAGAATATTCTTTTAGATCAATATAGTCAGGAGCATTAGTATTTTGTTCAACCTTAATTGGTCTATATAAAAATAAAGTAACTCCAGATTCTAAAAGTTCATCATAATAATCTTTCCCTGGAAAATCTGATCCAAACCAGATGTCAAGTTCATCAGGAGTTCTCACAAGTACTGGTTTCTCATATGACATCTTAGAATCTACAACTTCAGAAAATACTGTAAAATCATCTTGTTCAGTGGAGTACTTTATATTAGTTGTTCCTAATCTTAAATACATAATCTTATTTTATTTAATTAGTTTCATTACTGAATTTACTCCACTTTCTACTATAGAACCATAATCCGTTTTTGAAGAATTATCAGGAGCTTTATGCTGTATTACTTTAACTTTTGGAATTTCTCCTTCATTTGGATTCTCTCCTACAATACTAAATGATACTGTAAGATCTCCTGCACCATCTCCAATATCTCCTGTATATTCTTCAGAAAAATCTTTCATTACTAAAAGTAAATCAAATTTTTGAATTGTACTATATTGCGGTGTCATAACGTATATTCTACATCTGAAGCATATATTTTTATACATAGCAATACATACATTATTAGTATCTATTGCAGTTAATCCTAAAACTCCTTCAGTACCGCCTTCTTTATAATAAGATTCATCATGTCCTTCACTATTATAAATTGCAGCTTTAGCACATTCTTCAAAATATCGTCTCCAAGACTTATATTGATCGTCAGCTATAGTTAATCTAAATTCATTAGTAAATTCCATTGAAACAGGATAACTGATTTCACCATCATATAGATTGAGTGTTTTATTTGTTAATTTAGATTTTTGAAGATCAAAACTAACATAAGGAATCCATCTATTATAAGCAGTATTTACTCCGTGTTGAGCTATATTTCTAGTATTGATTTCATGAATTCCAGGAAGATAATTAAGATTTCCATTTTCAGGACCTACATAGGGTTCTAAAACAACTTCCCAGTATGCATTAGTATCTAATGTTTGAGTTCTATAATCTGAATATCCAGTTGAGGTAAATTTATCTGGAGTAGTAATAAATGGGCTAGATTTTAATACATTATACAATCCTTCTACAGTATTTGCATCATCTGTGCCAGAAATTCCACATAATTCCTCTAACGTGATATTTATTCCTTTTCCAGATACATAATTAGATTTAAATTTATAAGTTGTTTCTCCACTGCTAGAGCCTAGAAGCATATCTTTCGCTGCACTTCCTACTTTTTTCCAGAATTTATTACTATCCCCACTACTTCCACTACTTTTAGTTATCTTGGATAATAGATTACCTTCTTTTTGAGAAAACTCTGAATGACTTTGTGTTGGTAGAAATGGATTACTTCCTGATGGTCGTATATTTCCTTCTTCCCATCCATCTCTATGCTCATTTTTTTCTGGTCTATTTATAGGATTAGAGATATCTACAGATTTGCTTCCAACTATTGTATTAACTGCATTACCTAGTTTATCTCCCAAGTTATCAAGAGCACCAGAAACTCCTCCAGATACTAAATCACCTAATAAACCTCCATCATTTCCAGGTAATCTATATCGATTTGATTTAGATAATTTTTCTAACTCATCTCTAGCTACTACAAGTGCAGCTATTGTTTCGTTAAGAAGAAGTTGTCTCGCTGATCCATGTACTCCAGTCCATCCAATAGTTTTCTCAGCTGTCCACCTAAGATAATTACTTAAGTTAAGAGATTCTAATCCAAATTTTGGTAATTTCATAGAAGGACCTTCCACTCTCGAAGACTCTTGTTGAATTAAGATCTCCTTTCCAAGTTTATTTATATATTCTTCTGCTCGATCAGGAGATATGGCTTCTGAACTAAGATATGCACTTACTAAAGATTGCATTTTCTTACCCCACTCTCCAGCTTCTTTCTCACTAAGTAAACGAATAGTTTCTTTATAGAGATCATCTTCGGTTAATTCCTTTAAATATTTCCAATCTTTTTGACTTTCATCTACTTGTGCTTCAGGAATTTTTTCTTTAATATCATCATTTAGCTCTTCAATAATATGTTCAGTATCTTCTGGAACTTCAAGAATAGAATCGTAAAAATTTCCAAGATCTCCACCAAGACTATCTAATTCTTCTGGACCAAGAGGAGTATAATCCCCAGATTGTCTAGGAGCATCACCTGTTTCAGGAACTTCGAGAAGAGAATCATAGAAATTATTGATATTCCCACCAAGACTATCTAATTCATCTGGACCTAATGGATTATAACCTTCATACTCATCTCCAGAAGTTTCAGGAAGTTCAAGTATTTCATCTTCAAGTTCGGTATCTCTAGAGTCTTCAAGTTTATCTATAAAATCTTCAAGACTTCCAGGTTCGAATTCCTCTGTACTTTCTAGATTTATCCTTTCATCCTCTAAAAAACTCGATTCATATTCTTCAGTATCCTCTAAGTCTATTCTCTTGTCTTCTAAAGATTCAGGTTCTGCTTCTTTAGTCCCAGTTAAGTCTATCCTAGTATCCTCTAACTCAGAAGCTTCATAATCTTTTGTATTATCTAATTCATCAAGATAATCTTCAAGTTCGGATACTTCAGCTTCTTTTGTTCCTGTTAGGTCTATTCTAGTATCTTCAAGAGAATTATTATCTTCTACACTTAAGTTTTCTCTATAATCCTCTAAAGTAGATATCTCAGATTCTTTAGTGCCATTTAGATCAATTCTTTCATCCTCTAGCGCTTTAGGTTCAGACTCCTTTGTATCTTCTAGGTCTATCCTTTTATCTTCCAGACTTCCAGGTTCGAATTCCTCTGTTCCGGTTAAGCTGATTCTGGTATCCTCTAATTCAAAAGTTTCATAATCTACAGTACTTCCTAAATCTATCCTTTCATCCTCAAGAGAATTATTATCTTCTACACTTAGGTTTTCTCTGTAATCCTCTAAAGTAAATATTTCAGATTCTTCAGTACCATCTAAGTCTATTCTAGTATTTCCTAGTTCTTCTAATGTTTCCGCAATACCCTCAAGAGCTATTTTATCTTTAGGTAGGTTTTCTAATTCTTCCCCACTCCTAAGAGATTCTTTGTGATTCTCTAATTTATCTAATTCTTCGGGAGTTTTCTTAAGATTTTCCCTATAAGTTTCTAACTCCTTATCTTCTGCAGTTCTCTCTAAAGATACTTTGGTTTTAGAGAGTTCAATATCACTTACTGGATTTCTAAGCTTAACCTTAGTACCATTAAGCTCCTCTAGTTTATCTTCTATATTCCCCAAAGACTCTTTATAACTCCCTAATTTATCTAATTCTTCGGGAGTTTTCTTAAGATCTTCTTTGTGATTAGATAATTCAGGATTTTCCGTGGTCTTCTTTAATGATATCCTAGTAGTATCTAATTCATTTTTAGAATCTACCTCTAGTTGTTCTTTATAAGATAAATCTCTAAACCCTTCAAGATCTATTCTCGTTAGGTCTAGTTCTGGATTATGATTATCAATAAGAGATTCCTTTTCTTTTCCTAGTTTTAGATCTTCTTCTGGAACCTTAAGTTTTTCTTTTGTATTTATATAAAGATTTCTTACATCCCTAACTCCTTCTAGATTTACTTTTTCTTTGTTAAGTTCATCTATCCCCGAAGAATCTGTATCAAGATTTTCTCTGTGTTTTTCAAGTTTAGGATCCTCTAAAGTATTTTTAAGATCCTCACGTTTATTCTCTAAGGATATTTTTCTTTTATCCTCTAAATTTTCACGTGACTTTTCTGTATATAATCCTGTAGGTATCTTTTCTCCTTGATCATCACTCAAAGATATTCTACTACTTTCTTTATATAAATTCTTTACACCCCTAATTCCATCTAATCCTTCTACATGATCTTCAAGAGAATTGATTTCTGGAATTCTCCCTGTTGTTCTTCCAGGGAGTTCTAAGTTATCTTTCTCTAGGAATGTATGATTTTCTTGAGTTGTTCTAATACTTTTAAGATATTTACTAAGAGCTTTTACTTCCTCGGGTCTAGTAAGTTGATCACATCCAGGAATTTTATTTTGCTTCAGAATCTCATTTTCTATATTTCTTTCTCTCATAATTACATATCTAAAGTTTCAATAATACTATTCAATGTATAAACATAGAATACTTCAGCTACTTCAGAGTAACCCATTTTAAGAGATATTTTAAATCTGAATGTATATTTTCCACGAGTATATTGTAATTCATCCCCTACTTCAAGAGATCCATCATCTGTATATACTTCTAGATTATCTCTGTTTCGATTCCATACATCTCTTAGTTCATTCTGATTTAATATCAATTTTGTAGTAAATTGATCATAATCGTTCTCTAATGTACTACTTGATGAATATGTACCTCCAAAAACATTTTTCCATTTTGAATTACTCTTTGGTCTGAGTACTACAAATTCAGTCCCAAGAAGTTTTAGTTGTAATTTTATATTTTTCATTCCAATAGAGTAAAGCCTATTTGCCTTATCTAAGTTTTTTGAAATCATATCCGCCATAATAGTATGTATTTATTTAATCACAGTCAATAATAGTACAAAATTCTTCTGTATCAATTATTTCACGTATTAATTTATATATCTGTTCAAAAGTAAGAGATCCTGATAATTTCATTACATATATATTCCTCTCCAAGATCGTAGTTGTTCTAATATGAGCTGCCATAGATCTAATAAAATCGTCAATCTCATACTGACTATATTCAAGATCTTTGGGAATATATATTTTAATTGAAGAAGGATCAGGATATATACTAATCACATCGTTGGGAATTTTACTAGAAACTTCATAATCCCCGATACGATCTTTATCCAATTTCTCTGTTAATTTCGTTATCATCTTTCTAGCTTGTAAATCTGAAAAATATCGAATTCTAGGTACTATCATTTTTCAAATATATTAGGTTTTACATCAGTTGACATGAATTTTTTTAAGATAAAATCAAATTCATTTCTTGTTTTTATTGTGTAGTTATATACAACTACTTTTCCAGTATCTACTCTATTTACCATTGTTTTCAAGTGACTCCAGAAAATAGAATCAATCTTTTTAAGTTCATCGGTATTCTCTTTATTCACTGTTATTACGAATATTCCAGAGATCATTGACATATTAATACCAGTATCTTCACCGAATTCTCCAACAGTATAATCTAAACCTTCAACATAACGAAGTCTTTTAAGGCTATTTTCTAAGTACTTATTTCCAAAATCCCCTCGATATGTAGGAATTATATCAGGATCATTAGAAAAAGCTACCGCAGCACTATAAATTAAACCCATAAGATCTTCAGATTTACCAGAGAATAAAAATTTTCCTGTCTTTCCAATAAACTTCTTTAAATCATATTTATTTAAAGATTTAACCGAAAAATCCTTCTGTTCAACTTCCTTAATTCTATTCTCAACTAAAGCTTTGTTATCAAGTAAATTTATCTTAACGTTCAGGATTTTACTTAATTCCATTATAAAGTTGGCAATGACTTGATAATTTGTAAACACAATAGCTACTGAATAAGAATTATTTCTAGAATTGATTGCATAACTACTATACTCCATTCCTGTATACTTCTTACAATAATAGTCTAAACTATCTGAAGTCTTTTCCAATTCCTTAGAAGTCATTCCAAAAGTATACATGGTAATGGAATTATCTTGTATTGAGAAATTTAATTTATAAGCTGTTACATTTCGATCATTAAAACTAAACTTCTCATCTATTTTTGCTCTTTTATCTAATGAATCTCCTATAGTTACTCCGGAAGCTCTATAAATACCAAATTCACGACGAATTAATTTATCTACTTCTTGAAATTTAACAGACGACATCGGATTGTGTAGGTAATTTAAGAAGAATTTTAATACTACACCCGCTATAGTTCCATATTTACCTCCAGTTATAGCACCACTAGTAATACTAGCATCTTTTAGGAGACTACCAGTAACTCCCCCTATCCCAGCACCAGCTAAGGCAGATTTTCCGATTACTTCTATAGCTCCTGGAACCTTATCCATATCCTTTGGACCTGTATAGTGACCCTCTGGAATTGTATATTGTTTTTGTCTAAATTTTGTCATACCATAAGATTTTTTAAATAATTAGTTGAGCTATTTACTACATCTTCTACAACTCTGCCTCCTTTACTATTTACATACTTAGATGCAGCCTTAGACATTTTATCACTGACTCCAATCTTCTTCCACATAGTTTTTTCTGGTTTTCCTATTACACTAACTAAAGCAGATGTCCCAGGAATAGGTACTGTTTTCATAGCTATAGAAGTTATAGGTGCTTCTATAGATGGTTGAATTACTTTAGTATTTACAACTCTTCCTGGATTAATGGCTGCTTGATTTGCCGCCATTTTTACTCCTTCTACCTTATTTAAACCTCTTGCTACTCCAGAAAGAACTTTATTTTGTGTTTTTATGGCGGATCTTTTTGCAGCCATTGGAGCCTTTCTAAGAACTTTTTTATTAAATCCAGCTAATATTCTAGTTCCTGCAAGAGAATACAACTTTCTTTTTATTATCATAATTTTATATATTAAACAAGTAAATCTCCATACCATCCAGATTGGAGTATATAATTATCACACCTAGATCTAAGCTCTTGATATGCAGGGTCAATATTAGATAAGACGTCAATAGAAACACCAGGGAGCAATAAAGAAGCTTTGAGATTTCTGATGTAATTCAATAAATGACATAATGTAAGGTCCATGAAAAATGTACCCCTTGATCCTTCTTCTATATTCAACCAATAAATAGCCGCCTTAGATGATCCTGGATTAAACGTTTTATCAGGGAGAAAGTCAGGAATTATTGGTCGACTACATATCCCCCTAACATAAAATTGATCATAACTAGGCATATCCATCATAAAAACATACGGTCTCAATCTTTAAATTTTCAGGTTAGACTATATCATCTCTAAAATTTTCTTTAGAGTTATACATTTAGTCGTTGAGAAATCATATTCGTATTATGATTTTTGCTGATTTGATTTTATCTTTCCAGCATTTTAGTATAATTTTTATACCGCAGATTAAGATATTTTACGGTAATCTGTAAAGTAAGTATAGTTAGATGGAGCAGGATACGAAATAGATCCAATTCTGTACATAGGAAGTGAGTTTGGAACTAGAATAATTTGATCTTCTGAGATTTTACAATCTAGAAATAATGTAAAATTACTCTTTATCTCACAATATCCTTCAAGTCCAAGATTTTCGCAGCTACACATCTGAGAACGGTTCATTTTCATCTCTAGGATTAATGGTAGCGTATTTTCAAATTCTCTTAATGACTCCTTAATTATTTCCAGCAATATTTCATCTGCACTAAGGTAGTCATTTAAATCTAAGATCTCGTCTAAAGAAGTTAAGTTTACTCATTTTATAATATATTTCTATATATGTTAGACTATATCATCTCCGGTTTTTATCCTAGAGTTATGTATTTAGTCGTTGAGAAAACTATTTTTACTTATATTAATCTAAGTTTATAGTTTTTTGCTGATTTATACTTTGGTATAACCAAGATTTTTCCAGCATTTTGACATAATTTTTCTATATAAATATTTATATAGACCTCAGTAAGCTAAAGGCTGCTCTAATAAATAATTTTCTTTTGAGATCCACTAATAATGTTTTATCCATAATATAATATAGGTAATAATTTAGGTTCTACTTTTGTTGTTATATCTAAATTATATTGAAAGAAGTTTTCGAAGATTTGGTTAAATTTCTTTCTATCAACGTAAGGAATTCTTAATAGTGTAATATTATTAGTCCTACAATATTCATCTAACATTAAATCTCTTATTCGTTGATTTACAAAACCTTGATAGTTTTTATGAAAATATCTTATAAATTTTGTGTGTTGTATTCCATCATACTCAATAAATATTATTTTTCCATTAAGTTCTATTTTCATATCTACATATATAGATCTTTCTATTCTAAATATACTACTTTCCTTTTTAATATTTATTTCATAATGGCTTTCTATATTATCTCTATCGATATAATTTAGCAACGTATTATAACATATAATTTCAGTTACTGAAGTTGCTCCACAATTTTTTGTACATACTGGACAATTCCAACCACTATATAGAAAACTTTCATAAGTAGTTTTATCTCCTATATAATTGTGTTTTCTGCATTTTAAAATTAATTTCGTATTCAATCCATGCCAAGATTCTTTAAATCCTAAAAACTCAATAGACTTTCCTAAATTATTTTCTGATTTTATTTTATCATTTATTCTTTCAATGGCTATATTTTCTGGTAGGTAGTGCGGAAATTTTTCACGTGTACATTTTATACAATTCCAACCCTCTCTCATAAAAACAGAGAAATATATGGAGCTTGTATAATTATGTTTTTTACATCTTAATATAACTTTTGTTTTCTTTGTTCCGCACCAAGGTCTATCAAATCCTAGAAATTCAATAAATTTTCCATTATTATTTTCAAGAGATATCTTATTGTAAACTTTAGAATAAGCTACTTCTTCTGAGAACCTTTGAGATTCTAAAATACATTCATCACACCTCCATCCAAATTCTTGGAATTGTCTGAATTTTACTACTTCAATTCTTTTATGTTTTTCACACAATAATTTGAATTTAGTATTTCTACCTATCCAATCATGATCAACAAACTCAACAAAAGAAATTTTAAATTCTCTAGAATTATTTAAATTATCTATCATATCTTGAATCATTGCTTTTGCATCATCTAAAGTTTTCTTTTTTCTTGGCATATTATATTGTTTAATCATGTTATTTTATAAAGGATAGTATGTCAGATTTCTCCAACATACTATCATTATTTTTATTTGCTTCCCGTTATTCAAGAGCTGCTCCTCTAGTATCTTCGTACTCTGAGACTGCAAGATCCATACCAACGTCGAAAATGTCGTGATATCAATATGTTTGCTAAGTATTATCTACTCATGTTCAGACTATATCTTTTAAAATCTTTAAAATGATTTTAATTATACATCTAGTCGTTGAGAAATAGAATTATATCTATTTTTGCTGATTCTTTGGATTTATTAAGTTCCAGCAATTGGTATAATAATCGCATATATTTTACGATGACATATTTCAAAGCTCTCTGGTATCTAACCAAAACATTAACCACCATTTTATTTTGCATTAATGTTAAACTTAAATATTAATTCTATATTTAAGATCAGGCTATATCATATTATATAAGTACATAGTCGTTGAGAGATTAGATTTTTTCTAACCTTTGCTGATTTTTTATATCTTCCAGCAATTCTCTTATTTTTCTTAAGTTTTATTTACTTAAGGCGCAATTATTTACGCTGAATTTGAACAGGGTTATTTGTCTCATCGATGATAATACGGTAATCATCGATATTATAAGACATTGGGAGAATAGTTGATTTAAACCAGTAATCGATAGTTCCAATCGCACTTTCCCAGAGTTTTGGTGCAATTCTCCAACCTATATATTGCTTAAGTAATATAGGCATAGCTTTTGAGATACGAATAGCTAAACGAGAGTTACCTTCATCTGAAACAATATTATCCACACTTTGCTTAGTATAATTCGTTTTAGAAAATTATTTGGTAATTTCGCTAGACTATATCTTGAAAAATAATAAAATTTATTTATCTTTTATACTTAGTCGTTGAGAAAGGATTTATATTAGTAATCCTTTTTGCTGATTTTTATTTTTTATATAAATCCCAGCAGTTCATAAAAATTCAATTTCAATAAATTGGACAATTTTGTTTATCATTCATGTTCCAAGCATTAGTTTGATAATTCCAGAGTACAGTATTTACTCGTTTAGATAATAGAAGTTGACGAGTTTTTTTATTAAACTCTGTCATAGGTCTCTGATACTGAACAATACCATTAGTTTGTCCAAGTACAGGAGCAAATTCTGCATTATTTCTACGGTTTCTAGCTACAGCTTCCCAGTAAACAACAGCAGGTGAGCAATAATATTTCCATCCAAATGTACCGGAGTCGATATCCCAAGGTGCAGACAGATAGAGTTTATATGAATCTTGTGCTATTTTAGTTGCATTATTAGCGATAGTCATATAATTTGTGCTCTGAACTGTTGATACTGGATAGAAATAGTTAGAATTGATAGCCATATTAGCCAAGTAATTCTGGAAACTTAGTGATGTATTTCCAAGGTCACATAATCCTTCAACCACATAGATTTCCTGAATGTTGATTTCGTCAAGTGCTTTCTTAAGATCCGATTCAGATACATCAAGAATATCTGTTTCAGTTGGATCTACGCCTAATTTTGCATAAACTTGATCTCCACCATTTTCTTGATATTCATAGTACTTATATGAACTTCCAGATCCAACTCGGTAAACATCTCCAACTGACATACCTTTTGAGTTGTAAAGATCAGTCATTGAAGAAACTGTTTGTTTATAAGAACCTGCATTTGGGTCATTAGGATCAAGTTCTACCCATACTTTATCATCAGCTCCGTATCCATAGTAGTTCAATCCAAGCTCTCTCATGTCGTCAGGGAGTTGAAGTTGAATCATACTTAGAAGTTCATTGAGTTCTGATACTTCCATATCTCCACGGCCGGTTACTTTACCTATATTAAAGAACTGCACTTCGTCAGAAATATTAGGATCAAGAACAGCGACTTCATAAAAATCTCGCTGTAGGATACTTTCTGACGGTTCTACTGTTCCTTTCTTGGTATAGGTATCTAGAACGGCCGATAGTACCATATAAGGAGAATCAGAGTTTTCATTCAAAGCAGGGTTAGTTAATTCTTTGGTAACTACTGCATCATGATTAAAACGTCTAATTCTAACTCTCAGATCAGTATTAGAGTTATATTGATTAACTGCATAATATTTTTGTTCTTCGAAACCAGACCAAGCAGAAGCATTAATATCTATAAGTTTTTGATTAGGATTATCACTAGTCCAATCAGGTTCACAAATTACGATATACTGCTTTCCTAGTGGACATCTAGAATCTGAAGTATCTAGCATATCCTGTCCTAGGTAAAGTTCATAGAATACAACTGCCTTTGCTTTATCAGGATCAGTCGTTTCATTTTCAGGAACGATATTATTAGGATCTGTGAAGAATTTATAAGATGGAGAGAAGAATTTATTAGTTTCATTCATCTGATTTACTAAGTCAGGAAGAGTTCTTACATAGTAGTCATACTGAGGACCATCATCAGTTGTACGATTACCAAGAATACCTACTCCATTCAAATTAATTGACCATCCATCTTGATCATGTTCTGCATCATCTCCATCAATATCAAGAACAAATTTAACGACACCTTTATCAGCATCTCTAAATCCCTTCATTAAAGCACCATCTCTAAGGATATATGTACTATAATCAGTTTTAGTCATGGGTTTAGCGTAGTAGATATCGTTAGCTTTAGATGCTCTACAAACCAGCATAACATTAGAGCCTGCTAATCTATAAGCATTCATCCACATTGTTGCAGCTACATTTTTATCTCCTGTATTATTAGCATCATGATAAAGATTATTTAAGGATGCCATATAATCTTCTGTTAAGTCTCCTGAAGCATAAGTTTTTAAGAATTCAGATTGACTAGAAATCAATGTAGGAACTGCTGGGCCTGCATCAGAAATTAAAGTCACTCCGATAATTAAACTTTCACCTGCAGTAGGATTAAGAGCTGCGGTATGTACTCTCTCTATAACTTTTACATACGGTTCGAGAGTTTCAGTCCATTGTGCCATAATTTAAATATAATAATTAATTGTTTTATTTAACCAACTTCTACGAGATATACTGGATATTTATTTCTTATAAATTTTTCACATATTCCAGCTATTAAACCAACATCAGCGGTTCCATCAGATATAGTAGTTATAGAAATCTCATTATATCTACTTTTACTTTCTTCTGTTACTGCACTTGAGTTTGGTAGATTTCGTATTATGTTTTTTGTTATATCTTTTAGTTTATTATCTGCTATTGTATTTACTAGAAGTCTAAGTTCACCAGAATTTCTTGTTATAGCTACACTTATTGCTGATTTAAGAGAATCCGCCGTTTTAGGATCTCTTGTAAAATCGGAGCCTTCTTTAAAACCTGTTTTCTTAAGATCCTCTACTACTCTATCCATTAATCTATTGTCAACTGTTAACTTTCTGGAAATAGCCTCATCACCTTTTTTTATAGTACCAACTAAGGCTCCAAGAGCTGCTCCGACTAATGTTCCGGCGGCTACTACTCCAAGTCGTTTAGCAAATGGACTTAGAGTATTTAATTTTCGGAAAGTAGGGTTACTTCCTTCATATTTAATATTTTTAGCATCTTTTCCGGATAATGGTAAACTTAGAGTAGCTACGTTTCCACCAATTATAGCTCCTTTAACAGTATCAGATAATATACTAAAGTCTTTTCTTCTAAATGTAATCATATTATTATCATTTTTCTCGGAAAAGATTTTTTTAAATTTATAAGAGGTTGTCTTTTTAGGTTCTTTTACTTCTACCTCTTTTAAAGTTTTATTAACTCTTCCAAGTGCTTTAGTTAATTTATCCATTGCTTCTAGTTGTTCTTCTTGATATTTTTTATCAGAATTTTTTCTAGTAGCATTAATAGCAAGATTAGTTCCAGAAAATCCAGCAGTGGCAGTAGTAATTTTTGCCGTAGGATTATTTTTATAAAACTCCTTTACATCTCTGATTATTTTCTTTGGTTTAAATTTTGCCATAATTTTTATTAGTTTTAATAGGAATAACCATCTCTTTGAGTCATATTCGTCTTCCAATCTTGTTTTTCTCTTCGTCTAGCCTGTCTTTGAGCATAATTAAGTCTTTTATTATACCATTCATTATTTTCAGCCTGTTTATTTCTATTTCGAAGAGCCATTCCACCTGCTAGAAGACCACCAACAACTAATCCAGTTTTTCCACCTTTACCCATTCTTCCGAGTAAACTACGACCTGCCTTATTCTTTCCGAAAGCTCCAGCAACAGCACCAACTGTTCCACCAAGAGCAGCACCACCAAGAGCAGCACCAGCTACAGAACCATATCCAGGAGCTTGTTTTGGTTTTTCAGCAAGAATATCTGAATCTTTCATTCTCTTAAGATTATCAGTATCGTCGTATTTAGTGAATAATTTTCTTTTTATAATCATTGTATTTCTTGATTTTTAGAATCTTGATATTTGAAAGCATCTTTATCTAGAGCCCGAGCTGTTTTATTTACTATCTTCTCTCCAGTTCCCCATGTTGCTCCTAAAACTGCAGCACCGACTGGAATACTACCTGCTAAGGCTGTTTTGGGGTTATCCATAATGAATTTACCTGCTTTTTGAGACCATACTGAACCTGAGTGTTTTCCATATCTATTTAACTGATGACCGAATTTGTATACACCTTTTCGACCACCTCCGCCAGATAAATTAGAAAGTCCACCTAAAATTGTTTGTCCAGGAGTTTTAAATATCTGTGAATTTCTTACAGATTTAGAAGCGCCAGTAAGTAATCTTTTAACTGCCATTGTTCCAGGAACTGCATAGTTTCTCTGAGTTGATGCCATTTGATCTTTATATTGAGCTTTTTCAGCAGAGTATCCGAGAGCCATGGGAGCAGAACCTAGAGCAGCCATTGTTATCAAAGTTCCTTTATTCTTTTTTGCAGCTTCTCCTAAAACCTTTCCAGTACCTTTTACTGCTTTCATTATAGATCCAGCAGAGTAGGTTTTTTCAAGAGGCATTCCATTTTTCTTCATATCTTTTTGAATTGCTTTATCAGTAAGATATGAAGCTCCTGCCATTGTAGCTCCCATCATAGTTCCACCAATCAGCTTATTTTTTTCTTTCCATGCAATTTTACCAACATCTTTAGCGAGACCTTTAGCATTTCCTAAAGTTTTATTATTTTTAAGAGTTGCCGTAAGTTTTGCAAAATTTATCTGAGCAAATTGTTTTTGTCCCATTACATCTGCTGCTTGTTGTGCTGCTTGTGGATTATTCTCTGCATTTTCAGCAATTTTATTTAAAGCTTTGGTCATTCTTCTATTCTGCTCTTCTGCCTGTGCTGCTTGTTCCTCAGCTTGTTTCATTTGATCTGAACCCTGTTTTAGAGAAAGACCTGTACCAATAGCCCCTGCAGCATTTAAAGCCATTCCCCAAAAAAATTCTTTTTGTCTAAACTTAATCATAATCTAAATCCTCCTATAATTAAGTCTGCATATCTTGACCGGCAGTTTTAAGACCTTTTCCAAGACCTCTAGTAGCTGCAGAACCTAAGAGATAACCAGCTCCCATACCTAAAATACTTCCAAATGGTCCCCCTATCATTGTTCCAATAGTTCCTCCTAATTTAGTAGCTCCTAAAACACCACCAGCGATTCCGGCTACTTTATTATCAAGAGCTTTACCAACTCCTTCTGTAACTCCTCCAAGTGTATTTCCGGCAGCTTCAGTTAGTGCATTGTAACATTTTCTTTTTAATCTGTATCTTGCCATTTACCTCTTCCTCCACGATTTAATTCTTGATTTAATTTTCTCATTTCTTTTCCTAAATTACCGATTCCAGCTAATTCACGTTGAGAAGTATTCATTCTACCCAGTCTATCCATATCTGTATCATATTTTCTCCCTTTAGTGAAACCAAGAGCTGGGTTATTAGTATTTAATATCTTGGTTTGAGAAAATCTCTTTACAATCATCATGCATTAAGTAAATATATTTTATAACCTAATCCGAAGGGTAATATATTCAATGCATTAATAGCATCTTCGATAGATTTGAATTCTAAGACCAATGATCTTGATTTTTTATCATATTTGATAGCCTCTCCAAGCAATTCAGAAACTTCATAAGATAGATCAAAGGAAGGAGAGAATGAACCAGATAGATAGGGATATTGTTTATCACCGCCTTTACTCTTAAATTCTCTTTGCTCTAAAATTGATCCTGGAAATTCTGAATACTTCTTTTCTTTCTTTTTTCCACCTCTTCTTTCTTCAGGATTATCATTCCTAGGTCCAGAAGTGTCTCCTAAAGAAGTATTATTATTTCCTCCATTATTGTTATTATTCCAATTTGGATCACTATCTTTTGGCGCAAATATAGAATGACTTACGTTTAATTGCATATTTCCAAGACGTTTATCATATGTTTTACCTGGAAGTCTAACCTCATCTGGTAACTTTGCTTTGGCACCAATTTTTAGATACATTCTATATTTATCTTTTCCAAACATAGAAGTACTAATTACAAATCTTTCGATTACTACATTATTTCCTCTAAGAACAGGAATTAATGCACTAGTATCTATTACTCCGAATTTATTTCTATCAGAATATCGCATAAGTTTTACATAAAGACTTCTCATTGCATCATATTCTGTAAATTCTTTCTGTCTAAATTTAATCATGCTACAACTGATAAATTATATTTTGTAGCGAGAATTTCTATAATATCAAAAGCTATTCCTAAGTGATCAGTTTCTGCTGTGATTACTCTAGTTTCTTTATTGATATCAGTTATTCTCATTCTAAAAATATCTTTGATTAATTTTTGAGTATAATTGTATAATTCCTTATCCTGTACTTGAATTTGATAATATCCAGACTCATTTTTTATAAATGAAACTAAAACCATAGCCTTAGAATTAACTCTACTAACACTATCTGCTTGCTCTGGAGTTATAATATTAGGCCGTAATCCTTGTTTCTTTAAATATTCAATAGCGTCCGGCATTAAATTTTGGATAAGGTATTTCTTCTTTCTAAAATTTATCATAACCCTTTGTTTATAATTGTTGTTTAAGTATCAACCGGAACTTCATAATGATAATCTGGATTATTTCGTTCAAACTCTATATTCTGAACTATCTCTTCTAGGAATTTATATCTATCATCAATTACTTCATAGAAAAATAGTTCACATCTGAATTGACATTGATAAGAGAAATTTGAATTATCATCTTGTTGATATGTCTGGTTAAAGTCTTCAGTTATTCCTCCCCATTTTATTGCAGCTGTCCATCTTTGTCCATATCTATCTGATGTTTTGAATTCACAGAAATTAGTAAGTAATGTGACATTCATATATCTATTTTTAAAGTCAAAGAATAATGGCATATCAGTACTTCTTAGATAAAATTCAACTGGTATTTTATGCTGCATTACTTTATCATCAGAATACTTAGGATGATTATCTTTCACTGGAGTCTGAAGAAATTGATAAACAACATGTGATGTTTTAGTTAATGTAGTTTCTTTATTAATTCTAACTAACTCTAAACCATAATCATCTAAAATTTTACGTAATTCTAGAATAAATTGATCTTGATAATCTACAGCCCTTATAACATAATCATTATATTTCCTTCTTAATGTAAATATTGTTTCAGATTCAGATTCAAGTGTAACATCATCTGAACTAATTATAATTTTAGGAAAATTTCTTATCTCATAACAGCTTGGTCTAGGTCCAATAGGTTGAAGATATATAAGATTTCCAGAATAAAATAAGAAATTTATAAACTCAGGATTTTTATAATCTCCTTCCGAAACTACTATTGTTGTATAATTATAGTTTTGGATAACTCTGGATTCTGAGTCATTTACAATAACTATATTAATAGTATGTGGATCATAAGTTAATTTTCTTAACTTAAGTCCATTTAATGTAACATAAGTATTTTTAAATAATTTAGGAAGTCCTGTAGGGAGCATGTCAATTCTTTTCTCAGTACATGGTATTCCTAAAAGATCTGATAAACTTCCAGAAGTACTTCCTGGAGAATAAGTTAGAGTGAGAGTAGATCTTGAAGTATCCTCTACTATAGAGCTTATTTGTCCTTCTTTTACTTGAAAATACCTACATTTATTAGAAGAGAGTTTAAGACCTCTGTAAATTACATCACTCATAAAACTTATTTTAATATTTTAAAATTAATTTTCAGGGATTAACTTCTTCTTTAACTATTAGCTTTATTTTCTGCTGCTAAGAATGTACCAGCACCTAATGCAGCAGTACCAGCAGCAGCAACACCTAACCCTTTACCTAGTCCAATAGAACCTCTTCCCATAGTAGAAGCTAAATTCTTAAAACCTTTGGCATTTTCTCCTGCTTTAAAAGCTCCTTTTGCTGCATTCCAATTTGCTGCTGTTTTGGCGAATGGAGAAAATAATCCAAAATTTTTTCTTTTAAGCTTATAAGTTGCCATAATTATTTCATAATTTTTCCAAGTGCCTGCATACCTTTTTGATCAGCTTTTGCATTAAAAGCTTGTTTTGTCATCTGAGATCCTGTTTTCTTTAAAAGTGCATTATCAATTTGTTTAGCTCGTGCAACTCCAAAATCCTTAGCTCCAGACATCATCATTCTATCTCCAACTTTTCCTCCAACAGCTTTACCAGCTTTCATTAGTCCAGTATTAGTTTTAGCCATTATGTTAGCACCAAATGCACCTTTTTTAGCCCCAAGAATGGCTGCACCTGCTGCGAGGCCACCTAAAGCTAATTTTTTCCCAGTACTCATTCCGCCTTTATCATCAGAATATAATTTTCTCTTTAATCTAAATGTACTTGCCATAATTGTAAAAATTAAAAAGAGAAGGAACCTTAAGTCTATAAGACCTAGGGAATCCCTCTCTTTGTTTAAAATCATTTTATTCTTTAGGGATCTGAGAGTTTAACGATCCAAATGATTTTTTATGGTTTAATTAGATACCGAATTTGAAAGTAACCTTCTGTACCAATTCAGGAGCCATATACTTAGTACCTTCCTGATAGTAGATACCAGAAGCCATCTGAGTTGGGTTATTGTAGTTACCAATAGTCGGAGTATCAGTCAAAGGCATATAGATACCACGTGCAAGCGGAGCCATCTGACCATCTTTTGTTTTGTGAATTGCATAGAAAGTACCTTCACCCGGAGCTTCAGCAATATCAGTAGAACGAAGTACAGGAATACCATTATACCAACCCAACAGGTCATTGATATAAGTCATCTTAGTATTACGTTCCCATTTACCAATCATTCCACCCTTCTGGAATTGATTAGATGCCATATTACCAGCTACATAGGCAGTAACATCAACACCCTTAACAGCTTTAGTTGCCAATGCACTTTCAACATTAATCAAGTAAGCATCGAACAAGTCAACTCTAGAACGATAATCCATGAACTGACCAGTCATAGCACCCTGAGTCAAATCCAAGTCAGCCATAACGTTACCATTATAACCTTCTTCCAAAGTAGAAACCAATTTATAGTTAATTACCTTAGTATACAATTCACGAAGCTTAGTGAACAAGAAAGTAGCCATATCAGAACCAGTTGCTTTCTTCATAGCACCTAAAGCAGCAATGTTATATTCAGCTACCAACATATCAGGTACAGTAGCCAAACCAAGCTGTTGCATCTTAGCGATAAATCTCTTATCATTAGCATGTGCATTAGAAGCACCAATAGTATTACAAGGAGTACCAGTAACATCTTCCTTACCTACAATAGTGATAGTTTCTGTAGCAGCATCACCAGCCAAAGCAGTAGCCAAAGTAAATTCTACACGACCATTCAAATAGTTGATAGTACCGTTAGAAATCTTACCAGCAACAGCCATGAAAGCACCCTGACCATTATCGATCAATTCGAATTTTTCAGTTGCAGTAGCAATCTTAACACGTACTGTACCAGGGATAATCTTACGACCAATCAAAGAAGAGTAGTCAGCATTAGTAGTCGGAGTAATATTCAAAGTAAAGTTACCCATAGCTTGAATATCCTGATAGTTATCCGGACCTAAGTTAGGAATAACAGAACGCATATCAGTTACACCCAAAACGTCGAACCAATAGAACAAACCATTAGGCTGATCAAAGTCACGTTCGATAGACATATAACCTGCGAATGAGCTTACATAAGAAGCTACAGAAGCATTGAAATACTGAGTAGACAGCAACGGAGTTTCTGCATAACCAGAGAAAGTCTTCTGCAGCAAATTACCTGCATTACCTAGACCAAACAAATCTTTCATTTCATCGTTACGAGAGAACATCTTAGCATATTCACGAGAACGAAGGTTAGCATCTTCTGCTGATACTGAGCTATTAATAAGAGCCTCCATCATTGAAGGAGTCTGCATCATTTGCAAATACTGTGTATTCATAATGTATATAATGTTTTTATTATTTTTAGTTTATGTAAAATGGTTTTTGAGGATAACCATAAACCTATCTATTTATATTTAATTACTTACGAAAACTATTTCCAGTCAACCATGATACTAGAGTATCATTTGTATCACTGAATTTCTTTTCTGAGAACTGAGCTTCCTGAAGATCTTGTTCTTGAGCCTGTGCAGGAGCTTGTTTTGCTTCCATAATTTGCTGAGCTGCTTCTTCTGCTACTGCTTGGATACTTTGAACTGCCTGAAGTGCTTTATCTTCAATAGCTTCAACACTAGTAGCACCACCTTGTGCAGGAGCAACACCTGCCGGAACTGCTACTTCCTGAGGAGCTACAGCATTAGGATCAGCTAAAGGAATTACAGGAGTATTAGGATCTACTTCTCCAGCAGGAACAGGAACTGCACCTACAACATCTGAGAAGAATTTATTAAGAATAGGATCTTCATAATCTCCTGAGAATTTCTTTTCTTCTTTATCAATAGAATGTTCTTCAAGTTTGTCAGCTTCTTCTTCTGATAATGGATGACATTCAATATCATCTTCACTCATAGTAGCCTTAGTAAATTCACCATTTTCCTTATCTTCTATAATTGCTTCTGTAGCTGAAATTGGAGTAATGATTTCTTTATCTGTTTCTACTTTCTTACCAGTTTCAATAGCTTTTTCTACTGGACAATGACCATCTTCTTCAGAGAATAGACGAACCATATATTCAGTAAATTCCTCACCTTCAGAGAAGAATTTAGTTTCTGCCTCATTACAGTAGATATCTTCAGAAAATTCTTTTTCTTCATGATTTTCAACTTTATCTTCTACTGCAATACTGTTTGTTAGATTATCGGCTTCTGCTTCTGAGATAGGATTAACATCAAGAACTTCTTCATCCATCTCAGCTTTAGTAAATTCGCCATTTTCTTTATCCTGTATAACTGCAGTCTTAGAATCGATAGGTGTAATAATTTCTTTATCTGTTTCTACTTGTTCGCCAGTTTGGATTGCGCTTTCAATTTCAGCAGAATCAGCTTCTTCAGAGAACAAACGAATCATATACTGAGTAAGTTCTTCATTTTCTGAGAAAAATTTAGTTTCTGCTTCGTCACACCAAACATCAGAGAATTCTTTTTCTTCTTCCTCATCTTCGTCTTCCTCTTCTTCAGAAACAACGATATGATCTGTCAACTCTTCTGCTTGATCTTCGCTTATCTTTTCAAGCTCCATTTCTTCACCTTCTAAACTAACTTTAGTAAATTCATCTTTATTTTTATCCTGTATAACTGCAGTCTTAGAATCGATAGGTGTAATAACTTCAGAATCTGTTTCAATCTCATCACCATTTTCAATAGCATCTTCAATAGCATCCTGAGTTGCACTAATACTATCTACAGATTCAGAGAAGAAACGACACATAAAGTCTGTATTATCAGCTTGGAATTCAGTTAAGTAAATAGTATGATCTGAAAATTCTGCTTGTTCAGGTTCTCCAAGTTGTTCATCTTCAACTACACCAAGACCATTCAAGAGATCGATAGCATATTCACGAGCGTCTTCGGGGTTATCAAAAATTCTAACTCCTGCTACTCCTTTTTCTGTTAAACTCTGAACTAATTCTTGAGCTGATGCTTCGTCATACTCTGGAGCATCTACAATAACATGATTTACTGGATCTACTCCTACTACAAACAACGGATCAAACTGTTCTGCTTCACTAAAATTCTTAGATTCTAGCTCAGTAACATCCATATCTTCACCATTAAACTCTACCTTTGCTTGATCACCTGTAGATTCTGATGTAACAACTACTTCATTTTCACCAGTTTTCTCTACTTTAAGATCACCTACTTTAGCTGTTTCTTCTGATTCAATAACTTCTGAGAATAATCTTTCACAAAATTCTTGATCTGAGAAAATTCTAAGAACTACGCTATTATCAGTACTTACAGAGAATTCTTTTTCTTCGTATTCTTCTACAGCTTCAGGACCTTCTTGTGCAGTAATTTCTACACTTTCTTCATGACCAGCTGCTGGATTTAAACCACCATCAGGAAGATTCGGTGCAATAACAGCACTACCATCCATATGACTTTCAACTTCCTCGTCAACTGCACCTACCTGATTACCCGGAGTTACTCCATCCCCTTCCGGATGAAGATATCCCTCGATTTGTTCAGATTGTTCAGCTGGATACATATCATAAGTATCGTCCTCATCGGAAGCCTTTTCAACGATAGTAACTTCGCCATTTTCTTTGTCTGTTACTGAAACTTTACCGTCACCGATATTTTCATATTTTACTTCTTCAGTATCAACAGAGCCATTAGCCTTAGCATCTTCAATATCTTTGGCTACTTGCTTTGCTAATTCTTCATCCTTATCCTCTACAGCTGAGAATAGGACTTCCATAAATCTTGTATTTTTCATACTGAGTTTTATAAATATTTTATTTCATTATATCAACTTGATTTCCTTGAATTTTGATTACTCCACGATCAATTAATATATCTATTATATTATCTGGAGCATCATCATATCTCTCTTCTAGGATTTTTGTAAATTCTTTGATTCCCATTGCAGAATTACCAAATTCTATCTTTAAGTCTCCAATAATTCCAGAGTCTTCAATCCAATCTTCTACTTCTTCAGTGCTAGAAAACTCAACTTCTTTCATTTCTTCAAGTGGAAGAGAATGAGCTTTTTTAATTAGCATTATACCTTTCGGTCCTAAAGATCCTTTAGATTCTAACATATTAATTATGTCTTCCTTAGGTCCTTCTATTGGGTCTAAATCCAAAATCTTAGTCACTGATACGATTAACTTAGAGAATAATTTAGATTGTAAGAATGCAGTTTCAGGAATAGTAACTTTATTATCTTCATCAATACTAGCAAAACCTTTTTCAACTAAATCTTCGGCGGAAATACCAAATGCCTTAACAACTTCTGATTCATTTAAAGTTTTGCCAGAAAATTCTTTTAATTTTACCTCAAATTCGTTCGACGGTTCTGAAAATTCTTTTTGTACAGCGGCATTATTATCTCCGCCGAATAACGAACGTCTTGAGAATCCTTTTTCTACTTCTTCAATTTTTGATACTTCGACTTGTACAGCTTCAGGAGTATTTTCAGGACTTGGTGTAACTTCTAAAACATTAAATCTATTTACAGCTCCACATTTAGGACATAAGAAGTTAGTTGTAGTGGCTAAAGTATCCATAATATAACCACAATCTCTACACTGAATTTTCTTATATTCTGCCTGAGTTACTCCACCTGAAAATAACTTGCGCCGTGGAGAAATCGAAGAAGAGAATAATTTACGTCTTTCTACTTTCATAATCTTTTTAACTGTTTTCTTCAGGGTTTTCTTCTTCTACTGGCTCTTCTTTCTTCGTACCATTCTTCGGCGCGAATATTTCCTCTAACATTGCATTAACAAAGTCAGAATAAGCAGCTTGAATTTTTTGATATCTTGCCTTAGATATTGCATTAGTTTTAGATACCTCAGACATAGCCATCTTATATGGTAAGAACAATTTTTGTACACTTATCAATGTATTTATAAAATTTATTTATAATTTAGACTATATCTTCTGTCTATTTTGACAGTTTATATACATAGTCGTTGAACAAATCACTTCTTTAGATTTATCTAAGTATGATTTGATGCTGATTTATCTCATTTAGATATTTCCAGCAATTCATATAAAAAACGCATATTATTTACGTACATTCTTACCTAAACTAGAAGCACCAAGTAATGTTCCTGGATTTTTTCCATTCATGATTTCTGGTGTAATCGACTTCATAATATCCAAAAGATCTGTAGTAAACAAAGACTTCATGATTTTAAGTGTTTCTGGATCTATTTTCTCTGGGCCGCCTTGCTGTTTTAGAAGTTGTTTGTAAGATAGAATCAATACACGAAATCTTTGACGAGTTGAATACTTTGATTCACGAATTCTATCTCTTAATGCAATTACTGAGAAATCTTTTTGAACAGGTTCTTTTGGCATCTTACTAACGGATTCTAAAACTTCTTCTACCATTCCATCTGCGGAGAAAACTTTTGCTTTTAACTTTGTAAATTTTCCATCAATCTTGGATGATTTTAACATATCTCCACATCCAAGAGAATTTAAATCAGAGAAAGCTTTTACTTTAAGTCCTTTAAATTCAAAATCCTTTGGAGTATATTCTATATCCGAAAAGTTTTTTTCTTCCCCATCAGATATTAGATTTCCTTCATCATCCCAAGTCTGTACTACTTGAGCTTGTTTCCAAGAAGGGTTCAAAGTAACATCTAATCCCTTGATACTTACTAATTTACGTAATGTATCTACTCCAGAAGTAGATGAATCCCAATATCCCAATTATTTAACTAATTTATAATTAATTGTAGACTATATTATCTAAGAAAATTTCTTAGTGTTTACTCTAGTCGTTGAGAAACTATTTTTATTAATAGTTTTTGCTGATTTAATTTATTATTTTTCCAGCAATTAAAAACATTTTCATGAATTAACTTTGAATTCATGCCTCAGATATTGTTTAAGGATAACTGCACTTACTCCAGGACGAACTCCGGCCTTTAATAAGTACTTTAATCTTTTTATGTTTTGTGCAGCCTCATCATCTGCTAAGGCTTCATCAAATAACTCTATTTCAGCATAACACCAAGAATCAGGCATAAGCTCTAATTTTGTTACATAAAATACAGGAGCAGCAGCCTCTGTACAAAGTAACATCATATCATCTTTACCCACAGTCTTAGATAATGCTGTTCCTGAGTTTTTTGCATTAGCCAAATTTCTTGCTCTGTGAGTTAAACCTCCCAACATATTCTTCGATTCAATAGAGCTTTTATAAGCATCACTATTGAGATAATCTTGAAGAACTTGTGCTGGAATATGACTCCCATCACTTGCTAAAATTTGGCTGCTTGTTGAAAATAATTTAACTCTACAGCGCATAATTAATTTTTTTTATTTATATTTTATATAAACTTTTATAATCTATTAATGTATTTGGATCTATTCCATATTTTATTGTTTTATTTAAAAAATCAGATACTTTTTCATATGTATTTAATATATACGGAACTTCTAAAAGAATAATATCTCCATTACTATTTTTACAATAATCTCTAACGTCTGTATCTCGTTGAAACTGTTTGATAAAATCATCTTCTACCCAATTATAAAAATTTTTAAATTTATTGTAGTGTTGTTCTCCGTGATATTCAATCCAGTAAGTTTGATTATTTACTACTATAGAGAAATCTATTCGAACAGATTTAGTTTTATCTTTTCTAATATTATTTACAACTACTTCATCTAAATAACTTATTTGAAAATTTTTTAACCAGGTTATAATTAATAATTCTCCAGTAGATTTATTGATTATAGGATTTCCCATTTTTCTATGTATATGATCTACTGGGGACATTTTAAATACATCTCCAGTACAATTATCTAAAATAGTTATTGGAGTTACGTAATTGATATAATCATCTAAATATGTATATCTATCTCCATGTACTTTTCTTGCTTCTACCAAAAATTGACTATCTGTCTTTTTATGTTTAATAGCTCTTTTATAAGCTCCTAATATAAAATTATCTTTCTTTTCTACAATAAAATGTAAAAAATTAGTTTCCCAATTTCCTATTGTATCTCCAGTAAAAGGATTTATTTCATTTACAAATACAGAAAACTTACTAGTTTTATTTTTAATAAATTCACATGTATTCGTAAAATCATATTCATATTTATATTCTGAATATTCCCTTGATAAATTAAACTGTTCAATTAAATCACTTTTTATCATGAGAAAATCACAAACATAATTAGGATCTTCTCTTAATCTATTCTTTATGTATTCAGTAGTATGAAAATACTTATCTGAATAATAGTACTCTATTTTCTTATCTATCCAATATTCAGTATATAATTTACTTATTGGCAGTTTTAAAATCCATCTACACTCCCATTCTAGAAAATTAATCCCTAATCTATTTTCAATAGAGTGTTTTAATTTTGAAAAATTATTATACCAAATTCCTAGTTCAGGAACATAAAATAATTTAACTAACTTATTTCCTTCTTTTATTGTTAATACTATCTTATAATTTTCTGATAATTCTATTGGAACTGGTAAAAATTTATTATCAATTGACTCATTAGTTATCACATTATCTACATATTCAAATGAATCTATCCGTTCTACAATAAATTCATTCCCTCTCTTAGGTCTATTAATTTTATAAAGTTTTACTAAATTTTGTATAGTATTAGCAGAAACTTTATAAATATTTCCGATTTCTTTATAGGTTAAATGTTTTTTGATAAGATTTTCAATATCTTCTTTGCTAATATTTCTATCAACTAAAGATATATTTTTCTTTTCATATTCAATGCCTAATCTTTTTATTCTAAGTCTAGTTGCACCTTCTGTTAAGTTATATAATTTAGAAATTTCAGAAATAGTTAGTTTTTTATCAAAAAGAAGTATTTCTATATCTTCTTTAGATATTATAGTTTTTCTTTCTGAGATATCAATTCCAAATCTTTTTATAGCTTTATGAACAGCACTTTCACTTGTAATTCCATAATGATTAGCTATCTCTTTATATGTTAGTTTCTTATCAAATAATAAATACTCCAGTTCTTCTTTGTTCCAATCAATCTTTCTTTTCATTTATTCTACTTATAGCTTCCCAAGATATCAAACTCTAAATTTATTTAATTTTCATTAGTGGAAGAGTAACTCGCGACTTTTACTCTTCCTTAGTGATTTTGAATAAATGAAAATTAAATATAAATTCCACGATATCTCATCGTCTATTTATCTAGGTCGAGATGACACGGCTCAAACGTGCGACTTCTTGGTCCCAAACCAAGCGTTCTATCTACTGAACTACATCTCGAATCTATTCTATTTATTCTTCTTTCTTTTTTCATTCCATTTTCGAATAGCTATTTTCCCTGATACATATGCACCACCAATAGGAAGTGCTGCAATAGTTCCTGCGATAGCTGCTTGTTTTGTTTTTCCAGCTTTTGCAAGTTTGGCAGCAACAACTCCAGGAACAATATCAGATGTTCCAAGAATTATAGCTTCATCTGGGTGTTTCTTTACATACTCCACCACCTTCTTACCAGTTTCTTTAGGATGAGTTACTGTATGTTCAATAGATTTTCCTATTTCTTTAACTTTATCAGTAACTTTACTAAATCTTTTAACTCTCAACATAGTTTTTATTAGTTATTATTATTTTCTTTCGTTGAACTATCCTGACTCGAACAGGAAATCCCAGAACCAAAATCTGGTGTATTGCCAATTATACTATAGTTCAATCATTTCTCCATAAAATATATTTTTGGAGTTTCTGATATAATTTCAAATCCAAGTTTCTTATATAAATTTATCGCATTTATATTTTTCTTTGATACTGTAAGTTTATTAGCCCCAGAAGAATTTATCAAATCAGTTGCTATTCCTTTTCCTCTATACCCCGGAGAAACTTCTAGAGCAATAATAGTATCTTCTTCGCACGCTATATATCCCACCAACTCATCTTTGGCTGGGTTTATTAATAATTTTCCAGCCGTTTTTCCTGGTGTATTTCTTGCGTGCTTTAACATATTCTCCTGTGACTTATATTTTTCTATATTTTCTTTGGTCCAGGGAAGTTCTTTATATTTTTGTTTTCGTAGTATTATCATAAGCTCTAAAAACCTTATATGTGTAATAATAAATATAGAAAATTATGAAAAATTTAAAAGTAGGAGATAAAGTTAAATCTCGTAAAACAGGATTTTATGGAGTAGTAACTGATGTAGATATTACTCCTAATAAATTATTTGTTAAAGTTAAATTAATGTTAAACGATAGAGAAGTAGAAATTCCAAAAAGCGTTCTGGATTATGTTACTCCAGAAGAATGGGAATTTGTAAAACGTATGGAAGAAAGAGATTGAAATATATCTCTTTTCTTTTTTTTTCTGTTCCTAGGACTTGATCGAACAATAGACCACTTTCCTCTGGCCATCCTAGGAATTGATTATATATTATGGAAAAAGAATCTTAAAATATATTTTCCAACATGTTTTGAAGTTCTTTTTGTGACTCTTCTCTTGGATCCGCTGTTATTTTAGTAAGAGATTCGAGTTGTTTAGCTATTCCTGAAGAATATCCCATCTCTTCTCCTTCATCAATAGATAATTTTAAAGAATAAACACTAGAAGCTAAAGCATCCCATAAATCCTTGCTTCCTGGCTTAGAACCATCAGGATTATCAAATAATGGAGATATTGATGCTTTTTTAGGATGATCTACTTTACGTTTTGGACCAACATATCTTAAATCATATGCCTCTCTTTGTAATCTTTTATATTCAGGAATTTCAAGAAGTTCATTGTTTATTATATACTTCAAATAAAGAGCCGGTTCACAAGGAGTATTATCTGTAGAAATTCTCCCATTATTTCTAATTCCTTCTCTTTCACAATATTGAAGTATTTGTTTAGAAAAAGCTTGGTCAGCACTAACTATAATATTAAATTTCTTGTTAAGATCTTCTATAAACTGCTCTATGTGAAATAAACTCGTCTCTTGTCCTTCTAACCTAGATACACCTAAAACAAAATGACACTTAATTTTAGGAACTAAAGTACCATTTATATTTTCCCAATGATCAAAACTAACTGCTGCTATTCCAGTTGTATCATCTACTACACCTAAGTCAAGACCTAGCCATATAGGAGTACCTCTTGGAATAAGATTAATCATTTTTTCTACATGATTAATAATCCTATCTTCTTTATCATAAAAATCAACTGTAATAATTTCAGGAATTCTATTCTTTATTGTTGAACATTTAGATAAGTGTTCTATAGTACCTCCAAAAAAACTATCTGATGATCCTGTATTAATACCAGATTTATCTTGAAGAGCTTTAATCAAATCAGATTTAAATTCTCCAAATAATTGAATAGGTACATGTTCCACTCTATCAGGGTCTTGATCATCTTCTAATTTATAGTTCTCTTCTTTATCATTTTTATTTAATATTCTTGGAGGATATTTACCATCTCCAGTATAAACTGAGAAAGTTATTCCCCTTGAACGTTCGTACAGATTTTTTCTAACTTCATAATGAGAAGGTCTACAATCCCAAGTAAATTGAGGTTCTGCATTCTCAAGAAATATTTCAGTTGGACCACCTGCACCTCTACTAGAACTATCAATTATTAGATTTCCGGCTAATGTTAAACTTTCTTTTACATCAAAACGAGATGTAATACGAATATACGTACTATTTACACGTTCCATGGCTTTTTCTTCGTTAGGCCAAAAATTGACCTCAGACATGATTGCAAAAATCAAGTCAGTTCCTAGTCCACCTGCCAATCTATTTCTATAATACTCTATTATAGTTTAGAATATAAATTTAACTTATATAATTATATAAGTTAGTAAGTCTTTATTCGTTACATCAAAGATTACTTAGATTTATCTAAGATCCTTGACTCGGTATTGGGATTATCCTTTCACCGAATTTACTTACTTTATTACCATATAATTTCTTAATATGGAGGGCAACTTTTTATACTACATTACCCCTAGGACCAGAAGTTAATATTCTTATATTATGTCTGTGTGGTAAATTTCTAAAAAATGGACTCTGCTTTAATACATCATCTAGCATCCATCTTCGAAATTCAGCATTTGCTACATCTTCATCTCTATGAAAGATGATAAAACTAAGTGGTTTTTTACCTAATTTAAATGTTCTCCACGGATTAGCCATACAACTTAACCTAGCTAGTGTATTTGTCATAGCTAATTTAGATACCGTAGACTTACCTATACCAATAGCTCCTGACAAACAGAGTAATGGTTTCGCTGTTGTTACTTCATTTGGAAAAATCATTTTTAATCCATCTTTCCAAAAAGGAAATATTACATCTCCATGATCAAAAAATTCTTGACTTCCTAGATAATAATCATCAGAATACAATCTTTCAATCGTAGGTGGTCTATGTGTGAATCCTTTGAGACGAAGAAATACCATTATCTTTTCATCTTCTGTTAATGATGTGTATTGATCCCTAAGATCTACTTTTGCTAAATCTTTTTCTATATTTTTAGTGGGATCAAAATGGTCTGTGAAATTAATCATAATTTTGATCCTTTCTCTTTTTATAATTTCTCAAAACCAGGAATATATAACCCATTATTTTCCCACCTAGCTTGTCCATTAGTTTTTACACGTTTAACCCACTCATTTTGTCCAGGTGCAGTAGGTGTTACTTCCAAAGATCTTGTTTTATGAGAATTATACCGTTTTAAATTCATTCTTTTAGCATCTAAACTACTAATTGAAGAATTTCCTCGTTTTTTACCTTTGCTGAAACTAAGTGAATATTTCTTTGCACAATCTGAACAACAAAATCTTCCAGAACCAAAAGAACCATCATGCTCTTTACCACAATATTCACATTTTCTTAGTTTCTTTCTATCTGATACTTTTATCCCGTATCTATTTGCTGCTTTACGTATAGCTTCTCCAGTGCTTCCATCACCCCGCATAGCTGCAACTTCTTTATAAGATTTTCCTTCATGAATTAATAATCTTATTAATTCTTCTTTGTTATATTTCTCTTTTCCCATAATTAATTGTTTTTTTTTATAATTTTTCTTATCTTTAAAATTATTGCGGAGAGACAGGGATTCGAACCCCGGGTACCTCGCAGTACAACGGTTTT